GGGAGCCTCAAACCGGACGAGCGCGAAAGACCAGACGAGCGCGAAAGACCAGACGAGCGCGAAAGACCAGACGAGCGCGAAAGACCAGACGAGCGCGAAAAGTATTAGTCAAAAATTTACGTATTCTATTATCTAAAGATTTATTAGTGACAATTCTGGTCATAAGTAAATCAAAATCAAAAATTAACTTTTTAAATCGATGCAACATTATTGTGAGGCAATAGTTCGGGTACCACCCACCAACCACCACCGAGCAGGAGGGGCCGCAGGCCCTGTTTTGTGGAAAACTCTTAAGATTTGATATCGAGATTAACATAATAATTCCCTCTATCCAATTTGGATAGAGGGATATGTTTTGTAATATCAATTATATAAAAGATTTAACAGAATGGTTCCCTCTACTCATATGAGTAGAGGGAATATAAATATGTAATTATCTATATTGATTATATTTTACTTCATCCATCATCATTCTAGTAGCCTTTAAGACTAGCTCAAATATTTGAAACCTATTCATTGTATCTGGGTGGCGAATAATGAGCTGTCGTTCTCTTGTTAAAACCTTTTCACTATAATGGAATGTAACTATAGTTTCTCTTTCGCTATTGTATTTACATGTTACTCCACATAATTCGCTATTGGATGCATATAGGATATATTCAGAGTTATATATCATACTGGTAAGTATATCCAATATCGGATGTCTACAGATATTGCGTATTAAGCTTTTATATCTATTCAGCTCTTCTACTGGTATATGTGGGAGGCATAGTTTATCCATTTTATCATATAAATTTTGCTCATATGTATCAGCTCCATCGTCATCATCTAGATAATACATTAGAGATATATACTGATCATTTATATCAGATACATAATAGATATCATTATTTTTTGTAAGCTCACAAAGCTTAACTCGCATTTCTTGTAAATCAGATCTATAACTAGGATATATAACAATCACATAGTTCTTATTTTTATTCTCATCAAACTTATCTACCATAAGATGTACTCTATTATCGTACTTATCCAGTATATATTCTAGAATAATATTGCTAAAATCATCTAGAGTCTCTTTAAAAGAATATGGTGATATACTGCATATCTCTTTCAATGGCCCCATAATAGATTTCTTTTCTACAGATACGGATGCAAGCATAGTAGTACTCCTTTTAAAAGCTGCTGGTTAATTATTATATTATAATTGACCACGTATTAATAAATAAAAATTATACTCTACTCATATGAGTAGAGGAAGATTTGTTTTGTCTGAGAAGGGAAAGATATAATATGGAATCTGTATATAGAGAAATGATTGAAGAGATAAAAAGAACACTTGCTAACCACTATTATACATTTGATAAGAAAAGTATTAGGTATGGATATATCAATTATTTAATAAATATTATAAAAATATTAGAGCAGAATGAGTTTGGCGAGTCACTTTCTTTCTACAAGATTCTTAATAAAGAAGAGAAAGATGATAATACTATCATTGAAGTAGAATCTATAAAAGATTTTACATATCATATCTCTATTACTAATGATGGGATTGTAGAGATGTATAGACAGTTCAAAGATCCAATTAGACTAACTAGAATTAGTCTAAAATTGGTATAATTAGGAGGACTAACGTTATGCAACCACTAAAGCTAATCTTTATTCTTACCAAAGATCCATCCTTTATTCCTATAGATGAAAGATATATTGTATATAAAAAGAGTGTTATTCCGATTCCCAAGATTATAGTGGATCTATATACATTAGTTACGGATAAAACCTTATGGGAAAATTTTGATCCTGTGTTTACCACTATTCCAGTAGATGAGAATTTTATAAATTGGCTGTATAAAGAGCCGTATCTTATTCAAGAGATTAATTTTATTGGTAAATGGAATCCTAATATGGATAGATTTACAGATATGAGTTCAATAGCAAGCGGAATCTTCTCTTGTATTGATCAATATAAGAATGATACCCCTGAGTCTAAATTTGAACTTACGATGAAGAATGATATAATTGCTGATGATATGAGTATTGTATTAGGTAATATAGATTTCGATAATTTGATAGATCTTCCTAAGCCAGAAGATAAGATTAGAACCGAGTGTAATCTTGTAGTGTATATCTGTAATAAGAATAACCTTGATATTGTAGATCCTAATATAAAGGTATTCTTTGATGATCACTATCTTAACTATGAAGAGAAAGTAGCATTCTTTAAGAATAATCTTACAAAGATTATTGTAGATGGTACAGAAAGAGAAAGATATGGTGAAGTAGCATTTACAGATACTTCTGAGATTACTTATGATATTGATTTCAATTCTGCAACATTGCATAGAGAGAATTGTCAGTTTTCTATTATTAAGAAACCCGTAATACAAAACAATGTTTTAGATGATTTACAGAAAGAGGATGAGTAAATTGGATCCATTTATTAAAGAACTTATGAAGATAGTTGATGAAGAGAATATTGAGGTATTAGATACTATATTAGACAATACTGATGGAAAGAGTATTTATTCTATTTATATTCAAAGACAAGACGGAACTAGTAAAATTTATTCATTTGACATTGGTAATCTTGATATCAATGATATTATTGCTAATGAAGATGGTTCATTTAAAGTAAATATATCTAGTAATGTAAAGCTTATTTATGAAAAAGAAGTTGATATGGATCTTATAAAAGAATATATCAATTCTATGCTTGATGCTATCGAAAATTATATGAAAGATAGATATGATAAGGATAAAGAGTATATTCAAATTGAATATATAGGGTCTAGTAAAACTATGGAAATATTTAAAGTATATGTTTATGATAAAAATCACAATTGTGATAGAATTGATATTCTAAAGGTTGAAAGTGATGCTGATAAGTTTAAAGTAGAATTTATTAGTAGCACCAGATATACTGATAGAACTGAGATAGAGGAGAATTAAGATGAATAAACAGCCTGAAACCATATCAATTGTAAAATCTGGTATAGAATTTATTGTTCCACATAATATGAAAAATATATCTTTAGATGATATGTCAATTACATTTAATATTACAGTAGATCCTGAGACTATCAAGCACTATTTAAGATATATCAATAAATATCTTATCAAAACATACATTAGTCATTGTACTGAAATAACTGATTATGATATCATATTCCATGGAGCATATATGGATCATGATAATATTGCATTCATATATCAAGTAAATGATATACTAATCAATGTTGGTGTCTGGCAATTGGATAATGGGCTCTGTATACTATTTACTCCTAAGAATATACTTAAGTTTACTATCTCTGAAGATGAGATTACTGAATATATAAACAAAGTTTATGAAGATATTAAAAATAAGCTTAAACAGATTGCTAAAGATGTATATGGTTATACAATAAATGATGATCGTATCGGTCCGATAGATATGATAGATAGTAATAAAGATTACTCTGAATATATTATCAAAGCTAATCTTATAAGTGGCAGTTCATTTGAATTTAAGTTTAGATATTATAAAGATACTAGATATATTAAAATGATATATTTACATTGCTATGATAAAGAAGATATGAAGGAAGAATAAAATATATCCCTCTACCCATTATGGGTAGAGGGATGTGTTATCTTAAAATACTATATAGATCTTTTTTATTCTCAAATGCCATATTAGCAACTATATTATTACCTTCATAAAGCTTAATATATTTTATAGTACCGGTACTATTATTGCCACTGGCTCCATTTCCATAGAAAAAGAATTTAAATGGAGATGGTAATGCATAATACGGTTTTACAGCAAAAATGTTATTATTAAAAGCATAGACAACTCTATTATCAGCTTTATTTATATTGATCTGATATACAATAAATTTTTTCATCATTTCTTTAGCTTTATCATTATAAACGTTTCTCATATCGCAATTATATGAATATTGTGTTGTATCTATACTTATATAAATCTGCGGTTCATAAACACCAAACCAAACTTGTTCACCAAATGCAAATATATATAATTCGCTGTTTATGTCTTCTATATTCATTTTGCATACAAATTCTATAGTCATATTATCTGGAGTGGTTTTACCTGTAACTGAGTGACCGCTTAAAATTGTCCTTGGTTTTGTCCATTCGACACCCTCTGAAGTGAATATAAAATCTCCATTATTTATATTATTCATTTCCAGATATTCTTGCTTTACTTTATATCCACTTAAACCTTGGGTAAAGTCAAAATGGTCGAGGAGTGTCCCCCCCCCCATATGAATCGGCATTATTGTTTTACCTCCTTTATAAAAAAAAAATAAACCCCTTGATTTACAAGAGGTTTATATGGACAGAATTTAGATATTAGCTAAATCCATATCCATAAACAATTTTCCATACAGAGCGATATACTGCTCCGTACTTTGAGTTCCAGATACTATATGTAGCCCAAGCTCCATTATTAACCTGGACACCAATATTCTTATTGTCTCCATAGACACCATGGAGTTTTGCTACTTTCCAAATACCATCTTCTGATCGAAGCATGATGTTGAAATTCAGTGGATTCTTGTTTGTAACATAAAGACTTGTTTCATCATACTCGATGAGATACTCTTCTGTCTGAAGCACCTTTGCTTCAGAACAGCTCTGTGCTCCAAAAAGAGCAGCAACCAGACCAACAAGAATAGCAACAAACAGTTTCTTCATGATAGATTCCTCCTAAAAATATCCTTTACTTAGAAATATAACCACCAATGCCTGCAAAGATGAATACCTTTGAGTCATGACGACTACTCATCAACACTTTCTGACCAGGATTATCAGCATCTCGATAGATAAAGAAGTCATCTCCTTCTCTCCACTTAAAGTATGCACGATAATACCGCTCCTGGTTTACACGTTTCTGCTGAACAGAGAACTCCACGGTATTTGGATCAATTTCATGAACCTCAATTGTTTCTGGTATAAAACTACCGACAGTTTTACCATCATCATTTTGGACCGAAACAGATCCATCTTTCTCCATTTTCCATCCCATTTTAGTTTGAGATTTGTTAGAGGTGGATGTATCTTTTACATCTTCCTTCTTTTTTCCACCTTTTTCATATGTATCCATGATAATCTTGCAGCATTCTGCAAGCACATAGATACGCGGATCATTAGGATCGGCATAATAATTCACCTTCTCCCAATCATCGCCTTTTACTTGATAGCGGAAATAGTCCTGATCTTTTACGAACTGATATTTAGCAGTATGCCATTTACCAGTAGGAAGACACTCATAAACTGAAAATGTAAAGGTCTTTTTATCTTCATCTTTATCGATGAGTTCAACAGATCCTTTATCAATCTCCGCCATGAGCTGACCACTGTCACTATGGACAATATAAGACTCCTTTGGAGCCTTACCCTCTTCCTGTGTCGAACATCCAATACACAATACAGCAATAAATACTCCGACTAATAATGCAACTAGCTTCTTCATTATAATTATCCTCCTTATAACTAGTCAGCACAAGATGAGTAACTCTTTCTCATCTCTTCTTACGTCTATAATATATTATCCAATATTTCAAATATATCATGTTTTCGGTATACCATATATATCTTTCTTATTTTCTATACAAGATACAATACTCTCATCAATAATTTTAAAATACTTCATCTGAATAATATTGTGCCAATAATATGGCATCCCATTTACATTTGTATATCCAAAATCAAATGTTGCATATGGTGTATTTATATTATGAATATCTGTATCTGTCTCTCCAATAAACTTACCATCGATATAAAGTTTTGCAGAATGTGTAAATATAGTATCTACAATTAGATTATATTTGTGAAAGTCTAATTCTAATGATTTATCTTTTATCACAATATAATCATAGTCAGGTTTACTATTACCATAGGTTAGTAAAATATAGTAACTCCAACTACTCTCAAAATATAATGAAAATATTAGATTTGAATCACTTTCATTAGTAGACGGTTTTATTGCTTTACATTCAAACTCATAGTTTAACCTAGTATATTCATTATTATATTTAAATTTTAACTTACCTTTTAATCCTTGACTTCTATTACTACTAATATATCGTCCATTATCCTCATAGTATGGTTTAAGAATTACCCCCCCCCCATCATAATCTGCATTTGGAAAATCACATGTTGGATCCCATTCGACCAAGGTTTGTTTTTGAATAAAATTATCTTTTCCTTTAGTAAAATCATAGTAATCTAAAATATCATTCATATTACTACCTCCTTTATAGTAAAAATGTACCCCTCTATCCTATCATGGATAGAGGGGTTGATTATCTTACTTATCTTCATTTGCTTCCATATCATATAGATATTTCCACTTTATACCAAGATGCTCTTGGCATTTACGAGTAAGCTCGATAATCCCTTTATTGATCAGTCCATTAATAATGATACTAGAAACCATTCGAGCATTAACTCCAGAGGTAGTAATGAACCCTTCGACATATTCATCGGGTCTAAAATCAGTAGTAGGCTCTTCTCCCTCTTTAAAAATATCTTTGATAACACCTTTTAGAGCTGCACTATAAACCAATTTATCTCCAATACCCATCTTATCAGTACACTTCAAATAGAATTCAATCATAACTCCATCTGGAGCACCTTTAAGATTTCCTACTGGATCTAATTTATAATCTGCTTCAAGAACCCGATTTAATCCATCTACATTGAGTTTACTGAGCTTATTTCTCTTTTCTTTAATTTTCTTCTCATATGCCATAACAAGCTTCTTAAGAGAAGGAGAAAGCTCATCTAGTTCACATGTACGATATATCTTCACATCCTGAACAATGCCAGTTAACTTACTACGAACATGAATTCTACCAAGATCACTAATAGCATCAATTTCTTCATCAGTAATTGCTTTAAGAAGAGCATTAGCATCCTTTTCTTCAAAAGCATTCTGGAAAATCATTAATGGATCTCCTTCTTCTATAGGAGTACCAGGAGATACTACATTATAGATATTGGCTTCCTTAGGAAGATATCTCTCTTTCTTAATCACATATTCTGTAGTAAGAGAATCTGCAAGAGATTCAGATATGATAGCAGAATCCTCATATCCTTCATCTGTAGTAGCGATAGCAATCTTTGCCAAAGTACCAGTATTATAAGAAATGGTATTCTCAGATGCCTCTGTACCAATAGCTTTAGAGTAGCAAGTTTTGTCAAATGCGAGAATATCGTTATATTTAAGGCTCTGACCCTTACGAACGCAACTAGAGAGCTTTACAGTCACATAGAAACCTCCATCAGAGTTTTTCATAACATTCTCTTTCAAAGAGATTACTTCTCTTTGTTTAGTATCAGAATCTTCATATACAATCCATTCATCTGTTACATCAATAACTTTACCTTTCTTACCCTTAAATTTATAAGAGAAGATATTAGAGGTCATGTAAGGAAGAGCTTCATCCATACCAGTAGTGCAAAGATTAGGATGAGATCTCTTAACCCTCATCTGATGCTTCGTAGATTGAATAAAGTTCATCGCAGAACGAATCGGATCATCATGAGTAGTAGAGAATGGAGACAATGCTTCTCCAATAGTGAGAGTATTCAATGTATTGAGTTTATCAGCACTAGTTTTCTTAATTAGTCCTCTACTATTCAATACTCCAGCATTGATAGTAGCTTGTCTAGTAACACCAACATTACCAGCAAAACCAGTACTAAGACCTAGTACACCAAGCATGCTTTCATCAAAGGTTCTCTTTTCAAGAGTATAGCTTCGTTCACTATTCAACCCAGAGAGTCCTTTAAATGTAACAGCATTAGCAGCTTCTGCTTCAAGAAGAGGTGTACTAATACTCAAATCACTCAATGTAGGATCAAGCATAACTGCATCAATAACAGCACTCTGTTTGATGCTTAATGCAGCCCCATTCTTATTTCTCTTAAGCTGATTCTTATAATCTCCATAGGCATTAGCTATAGCTTTATATACATAACCAGCAACAATCTCATTCGTTCTGATTCTGTTACCAGTAATATCTACATGCTTATTATATTTAGTATCAGCAAGAAGATTAGACGCATATCCAAGCATCTCTATATAATCAGATGGAAGTTTATACAATTCACAAATCTCTTTAGTAATTGGATCCACCATAAGATCATAGAAGTTATCTAAACCATCAGCCTTGATTCTACCGCCATAATCTTCTAAGAAATCTGTCCACATCTCTTTCTTATTGATATCTTTGATTGAATACAGATCTGTATCACACTTAGAAAGACCGCTCATAAGAAGAGATGCTGCTACATCATCCTTATAGACTATATAACCATCTTTAAATTTAATAAAAGATTCAAAAGGTTTAGGTCTAGTCTCTTGGAAATGGTATTGTACTCCACCCTTTGTCATAACCTTCTGTAAACCTTCAGAGTATGCCATAACAACAATAGTTGGTATTTCAGCATTCATGATGCTTGCAGAAGTATAAGATGTCTTATCTGATCCTTTAGTAAAACTAATAAGATCTGTTAAAGCATCATCTTTATTTTCTGCAGCCTTCTGTTGAATTGTGTCTAAAATAAATTTAGACACGTCTCTATATGATATTCCATGAACTTCTCCATCATTCCTATTATAGTAACAGTATACGATATCATCACTATAATCATTAGGATGGTTTTCTTTTGCAAGAGTCTTCATCTGTTCAATATTGAACGAGATATATGAACCATCGAAGAATTCAATCTTAGAATATGATCCTGCTAAATCAGCAAACTCAACAGGAAGCTCATATTTAGAGCATACAAAACTGTTATCTCCAGGATATACAGTCATGGTTTTACCATTATACTTATTCAGTATTTTAGTAAGCTTACTAAGACTCTTGGTAGTCTTAGATCCATTAGATGGATTTACTCGTCTAACAAAGATTTTGTTATAGTTTGTTACAATCTGAGCCGTATTCTCATCTGTCTTAATGATTGGTAGAAGCATAAGTTGTCCCTGAATAGTCTTCAGGTTTCCTCTAAGCTTCATAAACCTACCATCAACAAACTTAGGAACATCCATCTTTATATTGAATCTCTTACCATTTACATCTTCAAATTTTACATTCCATTGTTCCACATAATCTTCTGATGTAGATTTATCCTCTTTATCAATACTCATAATAGAAAGAGGTTCACTCTTTTCAATCATAGATGTGAAAATAGATACCACATCGTCATCAAGATTATAAGATGATGAGAAATTAGAGAACTTTACATCTTTCCATTCCTCATTCATATTATTGATAGGAATCGTATCTGTGGGAATAGGTTTAACCTTAGCTTCTGCAATATAATCTTTAATAGATTTACCATTAAGATCTTTCTCCATAATCTGACTATTGAGACTGTTCATACGAGCAGCACGAGTCTTATTAATATTAATCCCTTCATCAGATTGAAGATCATCGATAAGAGAAGCAAGCCATTCTTTATTTACATCATTATCAAGATTTTTATATACCTCATCTTCAGTAGAAGAATTTTCTGCAGCCTTCTTAATGGATTGAACGAGAGCAGCTTTCTTTTCTTCTTCATCTTCTGGCTGAGTCATGAGTTTGTCGATTTTATATTTAACTTCTTTAGCATCGAGCTTTTTAGTGCCACCAGTAAGATTACGAATCTCAATACCATTCTGTGATAATCTATCTACAACTTTCAATACAAGAGCGTCAGTTGTATCTCTTAGTTCCATCTCTGCATCAGAAATATCATTCTCAATCAGTTTTCTGATCATATTCATGAATTTAGGAAGCGTAAGATTATCAATCTCATTGAGATCACACTTAAAATATGCAACGTCTGTCATGAACACCCAGGTTACTTGACCAAGTTTCTCTACAAGCTTATCTTTATCTTTTCTCTTGATATATCTAAAGATAGCACTCATAGGAGTAGGATGCTGTTTATAATCCCACACCTGTTCACCAGGATGAATCCAATAACGAAGATCCACAAATACAGTCTTCTTATTGTATCCTGCTTGTGGAAGTCTAGCATCATTAAATGATTTAGACAATAACTCTACAAACAGATCTATACCCATATCAAGTCTATAGATATTGTTCTTAAAGAATGTTTTAAGATAATAACTCATATCAATAAACAGGTTGAGCTTACGATAAAGCTCAAGTTTGATATAAGCTTTCTTTATAAACATAACAGATTTCTTAATCTGTTCATATATATCAAGCTGTTCTTTCTGCGTTTTTATACGATCCTGAAAGAGAAGCCTTCTAAGCTTATGATTCTGACCTTCAGTGAGAATTCTATCTACAGCTTCATCAAAAAAGAAACGGAATTGTTTTCCATCTATATTAGCATTGAATCCATCCTCATCAATAAGACTAGTATTTTCCGCCATCTCTTTATAGAGATTAACTACTTCATATGTAGCTTGTTCTTCAAGCATCTTATACTCATTAAGATACTTATCTACTTCTGTATCTTTCTTAATTTCAATACCATATTTAGATGCAGCAGTCTTAATTCTCTTAGCAAGCTTATGTTTCTTACTTTCTTCAGCATGACCAAAGAGCTTAATAGCCGACTTAACATGGTCCTCTGTATCCAAAGGATATTTTTTATCTTCTGGAATACCGAAATCTGATTTATCAATCATATCTCTATCTTTCTTAGTTAGAGATTCATTGATAGATTCTACAGGCTCTAGATTCATCATCTCATTGATATAGAAAGCAATATCCCTTTCTAAGTAATATGAAACGAATGAATAGTTATTAATCATCAAAGGACTTTTCATCAACTGTATAGACTGAATTAAGTCTTTTGTAAGCAGAAATACGGCACTACCACATTTACGATCTTTTTTATCTATCGGCATATAAAATTCTGTACGATATAGTTTCATATTCGGTATATCGTCTAACAATACTGCCATATATAAACACCTACCTCTCACTTGTTACAATACTGTCGAAAACAAGGCTTTTGACACAGATCAAACAAAAAATAAACCCATGGGATTTCTCCCATGGGCTATCTTTTTAGAATCCATTCTTTTCAAAGAAAATGTTTAGTGCAAATGATGGGTGCCTATCCATACATGCCATAAATAGATCATACAGATAATCTACTGTATGCTCTTCAGCATGAAACACACTTGCATAATCACCATATACAGCAATTACCACATTATCATCTGTACATTTATAGATCTTTGTTACTTCTCTATCCATATCACAATAGAACCTATATACATCCATAATATCTGACCATAAAATTAGTTTACCAACATTGACCATAAAATCATTAATATCGGTATTAATGTCTTTGCATATAGAAGATACTGAATCTTCTAATTCTTTCAATATAGTAGATTTATCATTGTCTATTGAAAGATCAATTTCATAAAATTTTTCATTATCATCATTATCATTTTCTATATATGATATATACAATACATGACCCATATTTTCAAAATCAAATCCAAAGAATATCTTCTTTGGATCTTTTCCTATATAATCTGCAAAATTTACCGAAAGATGTTTATCTATGAATAAACTTCTAAAAACAAATTCTTTAGAAATGTTTTTAGGATCAGTAACAGTGAAACTCATAAGCTATCTTTCTCCTTTCAAAATCATCTCTGCTGCATTAGGAAATCTGCACATAAGATTCATAAGAACTGATGCTAATATAGCAGAAGTATAATTCTTAGCTTCAATAAAATACTTATCGTCATATGACCCTTCATCCGCATAATGATCATCAAAGAAATGGCTCTCTAACATGATACCATGTTCTTTAACCTTTATAGAGAATGAAGTTTTGATCTGAAGATGAATATAATAAAGCTTATATAGATCATGCTTTGCAAAATGTATAGCAAACTCAAGCATACTGTTTAGAATATATGCTAGATTAGCTTTATCCGTAACTCTGTCTTTGTTTAATTGATTGATCCTCATACATGATTGCATCACTGATTCAATAAGACCAGTATAATTTAGCCCCATTGGAAAATTTTCATTCAATGATGTCAATTTATCTACACTAACCAATACAGTCATAAACAAAGTAGAGTTTTCATCTTCATCGCGACTAATTTTTATCCCAAAGAACTCTTTATCATAATAGTGGAGCCCTCCTAGAAGCTTTATGAAATTGATATCTACTTGGCCTGTTTTAAACAGTTCTATACAGATATCTTCAATCAGAGAGCCTTTTGTAAAGCTATCATCCTTCGTTATTGTAATCATCATAGATTTCCTTTCTCTCGCCTGAATATACTGGATGGTTTGCAATACAGTACATCAGTTTCCAGAATAGCTTAATTATGTGATTATGGTAGATCTTATTATAGATAATATTGATAAACGGATCATTATGTTCTGGTGACAATTCTACAATGATACTACTCATATTCTTTTTTAGAGTATCCATTCTGATTATATATGCTGGATATCTATCACAGATAATTTTATCTGTAATCCAATTATCTCCAATATATTTTAACATTTGGAATGCTGCACATCCTGTGAGCTGCATAAATACTCTAGATACTTCATTATAGAGATAGGCAAGATCATTGATACCAACTCTTTTAAGATTATCTATATTCTTTTCAATCTTAAGCACCTTTTCAAAAGAGTTTAAAAACTCTATAACCGATCCCCAAGGGTCATAAAGATTTATTCTTCCCGTTGTCCATCTTTCTCCACCATCCGAAGAGACAATAGGCTCATCATCATAATCATCACCATTATTTACACTTACAGGAGTTCCCATATCAATGATGAGCTCTTTATCAAGAATACTCATATATACACAAAGTGCTTTAGGAATACCATCAGTATTAGATTCATCATTTTTAAAATATAGCTTACAGAAACGATCTTCAGGTTCTAACAGTCTATCAATAATATTAAATGAAAGAACCAATTCTTTTGAATCACGAGTAATAATACCCGTTGGAGTAAATACGTCTACAACCATACTCATAATAAAACATCCTTTCAAACTAAACGATATTAGAAGATATCTTTCCTGGTATCTTCTTTCTATAATAATAGTATATAAGCATATTATAGGTTACTTGTTCCTCTTACAGGATATATACATTATTATACTGGAATCTGAATATATTTTATATTTTAATCTTTGTTTTTAAGAGACTCCCAATAAGGGAGTCTCAAACCAGACGAGCGCGAAAGACCAGACGAGCGCGAAAAGTATTAGTCGAAAATTTACGTAGTATAATTATTCTCATACTTATAACTGACAATTCTGGTCAATAAGTAAATCCAAATCAAAAATTAACTTTTTAAATCGACACAACATTATTGTGAGGCAATAGTTCGGGTACCACTCACCAACCACCACCGAGCAGGAGGGGCCGCAGGCCCTGTTTTCTGTAAAATAATTCATTTATGATATTAAGAATAACATTATATTTCATATAGCTCTACCTGTAATGGGTAGAGAATGATTTTGTCTTGAATACTTATATAAGAGGTGATTAAATATGACTAAGTTTCTGAAAGAGTTGTGTAAGTATAGTAGAGAAGATATAAATAAGATACTAAATAAGTATGCGAAGCCACCTAAGTATATAAAAGTGGTATATAGAGTACCTAAGAAGGAAAATGATAAGTAAATAAGTAAATTAGAAACATACACTTTTCTAATCATATCCAGAACTATAAGATTAGAAAATGTAATTTTTTAATCACTACATAACTAATACATAATCCAAAGATAAGCATGGATTGGTAGTTAAATTAAAGCTTTTAGGAGGTATAAAGCAATGGAAAAGGTAGATGAGCTCGTAAAGGAAATCAAAGGTACGATTACACAGAAGACGAGCAGTAAAAAGGATGAAGTTCGTGTAATGCGAGCAATGTTGAATGATGATACATTCAAAGTCGGTATTTATGACAAAGATGGACAGGTTGGAGAATACTGTCCTGCTGAAGCAGCACATGATATGGTTGCAACCATTATTGAGAATGCTGCTAAAGTAACATCTGATGAGGCAAAGATTCTTGCTAAGCGTTATGAGTTTGGTAAGAAGGAAGCAGAAACAATGGTTGACATCTCGAAAGAGTTTGTCATGAATACATATCTCCATACTGGGCGTAAGATTGCTCTTGGTGGACGTGAGAAGTCTGATATTTCTTTGAGTCTCAAAGAGATCGAACCTGGTACTCGTCCGTTCCCGAAGGTAATCGGGATCGATGCTGATGGTAAGAAGCTCTATGGACGTGGAGTGGCCAAGGTTAGTGGTTATGATGGGGTGAAGGTATATTCTCCGTGTCCTGCATGGATTAAGCGTGAAGAGCAGTAAAATAATACTTTTCATATGACTATATAGTGATTGGAAGAGTCGCTCCTTCTAATCAAGCTTCATATTCATTTCCAGCATATGGAAAATCCCTTATTTCGCCCCTCTACCTGTAATGGGTAGAGGGGTATTTTCTGTCTAATCCGCTTATAATGGTATACTTGAGACATCAGTATAATCTTATATGAAAGGAGATGGATAGATTGAGTCCTGTTGCTGAATATATCAAAAATATAGGTAAATCTGTAGTGTATTCCACTATAGATTACACTAAAGAGAATGCACCAGCTACTAGTGAGTTTCTTGAATCTAATGAAGAACTCTTTAAGGATGTATACCATTCTATTAGAGACTTCAGAGGAACTCTGAAGCGTGCTACAGATGCAGTCAAGGATACTCCAATTTATAAAGAAAGTGGTACTGCATTTCGTAATGCCATTGCAGATATTAAATCTGGTAAGCTTTATAATAAAGAGAGAGAAGACGAAGCATTTGATGCAGCATTTAATTTAGATGATAACTTTGATATGGATGGAGATAGTGGATTAGAGTCTAGTGGTGAATCTAGCTTGTCTATGGGTGAAAAATCCATTATGCAAGCAACTCATGAAGCTGCTACGATGCAATCTCATGCTACAACGTCAGCTATAGAAGCTTCTACTCGTTATCAAGTAGAGACTTCTAGAGCTAATGCAAATATGCTTTATGTGCAGAATGCTAGAATGACTAATAGTATTGAGAAAGGATTCACTGGTGTTACTGCTGGTCTTAATGCACTATATCAGTTTAATACTGAAGTGGTGCAGACGTTAGCAGAGAATTCCAAGGTATATTTTGAGACCAGTACGAATATTATGAAAGAGAATAATGCTATTCTTAAAGAGATGCTTGAGATGCAGAGAAATCTGTATAAGCAAACTCCTGAAAAGAATAATGTTACTGATCCTCTTTTCAATATTCTTGGTGCTAATGGTATGCCTAATATAAAAGAATATGGTAAACAGATTGTCAAGAATATCAGAAGTCTTGCAAGTGAGAAGACTTTTGGTATGTCAGATATGATAAATGAAGATATGCTTAAAATGATGGCATCCAATCCGTTGGCTGCTATCCCATCACTACTTATTTCTACTGCTCTTGGTCCTGCTGTTAAGGTAGGATTGAAAGATTTGGATAAAACAATTGGTGGAGCATTTGGTACTTTCTTATCTAAAATGAATTATATGGCATCAAAGAATGAATTTGGAGGGTCTCTTGGTAAAGAGATTCTTGGTAAGATCTTTGGCGTTAAGCTTGGTGGTAAAACCGAAATTGATACTCGTAATACAAAACAGAAAGGTCCAACGCCTTTTGATTGGGCTACGAAGAGATCGATTGTAGAGGTTATTCCTTCATATTTGGCTAGAATCGAATCAGCATTGACTGGTAATCCTGCTCAAGTGTATAATGATGAAACTGGTAAATGGACTAATATCAAACAATTAAAGAAAGACTTCCAGAGAGAAAGAGACCGTGCTGCTGAACTAGGTGGTTTTGAAGAGCTGCAAGAAATGAAAGAGATTATGGCTCAGCTTGTTCAAAATCAGGCTATGACTAGAGAACAAATGAAAGCAATGGAGCAAGTTGCTAAGAAAGTCTCTAATCAAAGATTTAAAGACGGCGGATGGTTCGATAATACTGGAACTGATATAGAGAAAGCTATACGATATGGTGTTTCTGTAGATGAAATGAAAGCTTATGAGGCTCTCTGGAATAAGACTTCTAGACAAGCCAAGATGCAAGCTCCTGGTCAATATATGAGATCTAAGCTTGATTATTCTAGAAGATTACAGCAAAAAGAGGATAGTGGTACGGCTATTGAAAGACTTCTTTTCAATAACTTCGATGCTAATACCTCTATGAGAACTTTTGATAATAAATATCTTGCTAATGGAGATGGATTGATTAAGACCAAAGATGATTATGGTATGAATATCTTTGATTATCTTCGTAATATTGATATTAATACTTCTCTCCTTCTTCCTGGTCTTGCCAGTGTTGGTGGTGGAGGATCCAGAAAAGGCTATAATTCTCAGATCCAAAGACTCATTGCCCAGAGAGAAAGAGAAATTCAAAATGGACAAAGAGTTGCTGCTCGCCAATCGGATAAAGATATAACTGTCGCTACTGGTGATACAGAAGCTCAAAATAGTGCTCAGATTAATGGATATTTGTTCAATGAAGCTACAGTTGGATCTGCTGCTGCAACTGTTATTGATAGACGACGTAAACAGAAATTAAAAGAAAATCAGACTTTCCTTGCAGATATGTTTACCACCCAGGTGGATGATAAGGTTAAACAGATGCAAGCGAATGGTGCTACACAAGAAGAAATTGATGAATATAGAAAAAGCATGGAGAAGATCATCAATGCTGCTTCTGAAGGAACTAGATTTGGTGCATTTGCTGATGCTTTACATAAGCTTACTTCTAGACCTGCTGCTGTTGTAACTGGTCTTATGGAGCAAGCTGATAAGCATGTATTTGATATGCTTTTTGAGGTTAAAGATAAAGATCTTTTAGATGAAAAGGGCAGACCTGTTGAAGGTCTTCTTGGACGTGCTAAAGCTAAATTAGATGAAGTAATGGATAAGATAAACGAAAAGATTGATCAGAGTGATAAAGATCGTGAAGATAGAAAGAAAACATTGGCTCAAAGGGCTAATGAATATCTTGAAGCCCTTACTGGTGTAAACGTAATTGATACGGCTAAGGCTGTCAAAGAGAATGTAAAAGATAGTGTGTTTAATGCTGGAGCTAGCGTAATTAATGACGTTAAAGATGCAGCAAAAGAAGCTAAACAAACATATGATTCTATTCAGACTAAAGCAGATGGATCTCGTAATATCACTAAGACTGGACTGACAATTCTGTCTGAGGGTGAGAGAGTCATTCCTGCTGATCAGAATATATATAATCCTAATATGCTTACTGCTAATAGAGATAAAGATAGACGTAACGAGATGGCTGTTAAGAAGAAACTTCTTGACAATCTTCCGATGTTTAGTGCTGGTAAAGAGTCATATGCTACTCAAGTAGCCAATATACAGCAAGTTATGGCTAATGCACAAACTCTTGCTGGTAAAGAAGATGCGAATGGAAATGATAAGAGTGTAGTTAGCCAGTTTATGTCTATTGCCTTTGGTGATGGTTCTAAGGGTCAGAAGAAGGCTGTAGATATTACTGCTAAGAAAGTATCTGATGCACTTCCTACCATTGCTGGTGGTGGAGCAGTAGGTGCTATTGTTGGTACTGCTACTGGTCTTGGCGGTCCTCTTCTTGGTGCACTTGCTGGTGCAGCAGTAAACTTCGCTGCTAATTCTAATACTGTTCAGAGAGCACTGTTTGGTGAAAGAATCTTTGATGAAGCTGGTAAAGATACCGGTAAGCGTAAGGGTGGAATTTTCTCTCAAGAGACTCAAGAAACTATGCAAAAGTATCTCCCTGATATGAAGAAGATGGGTGTTGCTGGTACAGTTCTTGGTCTTGTTACTCCTCTTGGTCCTCTTGGTGGACTTCTTATGGGTTCAGCAGTTGGATTTGCTAAGAATAATGAAACAATGAGAGAAGCTCTCTTTGGTGAAGCTGGTCTTATTAGTAAAGATACACAGCAGATTCTTAAGAAATCATTTCCGTCTGCTGCTAAAGGTGCATTTGCTGGTATGCTTGCTGGTGCTGGAACAGGACTTGGATTGCTTCCTGGTGCAGTTGTTGGTGCTGGTATTGGTCTAGTAGCATCTACAGATGAATTTAAAGATTTCTTGCTTGGTAAACCCGATTCTCAGGGTAAGAGACATGGTGGTGTAGCAGGAGCAATTAATGATGGTCTTGTGAAACCACTTAAGGAATTTGGCAGTGGTCTTAAAGAGAATGTACTTGATTGGTTTAAGGATAAGATGGCTATGCCTGTTATTAATGCTATGGCTCCTATGGGTAAGCAGCTTAATATGGGTATTAGATCTCTTCTTGGACTTCCTAAAACGCTCTTCAATAAGTTGATGAAGACTGAAACTGGAATCAGTATGTTCAATAGTCTTCGTTATTCTAAGCTTGGTAGAGGAATTGGATTCCTTGCTGGAAAAGCTGGCGCATTAGCCAAGCTTCCTAAGAAAGCCATTGAGATGCCTTCGGCATTGATAGGTAAAGCTGGAGATAAATTACGTAAAAGACATATTAAACAAGGTAATGCTGATTATATGACTGCATCTGAGCGTCTTGCATTCATGGGCGATGAGGATTATGATCTTCGTCAGATGGATGAGACTATGCAAGGTACTGATAGAGAAGGCCTTGAAGAGATGCGTCGTATTATTGGCTCTCTTGATGAAGGTAAAGATTATCTTGAAAGAGAAGAACAAGATAAACTGAAGCTTCATGGTAATGAGATTACTAAGAGATTCAGAGACTCTGGATTGGCTTCTAAGGTTATGAAGCTTATTCAGATGGGTGATACTAAAGCTGCAATAGATCTGGTAAAACGAGCTAAAATCTCAAGTGCTGAGAAGAAAGAGCTCATGGATTATATCAATAAAGCTGGAGACGAGATTAGAGAGATTCAAGCTCAGAAGCGCAATTATACTGATAGAAGATCAGATATGTTCGATAGAATGGGTAAGCTTGGATTCAAAGGTATTAATGAAGATAACTATGATAAGTTTAAGAATCTTTTTAAGAAAGAATACAGTAGCCGTGAAGATGAACTAAAGAAAGCATCTGATAATCTTGATGAAACAGATCCTGCTGCAATGCAGGCCGCTGCTATTAATAAGACATTGCTTAATGGTTTTGAAGAGCAGATTCCTATTCTTAAAGATATGGCAGAGAGTTTGAAAATTCTTTCTAGAGGAGCTCTTACAGAGAATCAGGTAGTTGAACTGAACGAACAAACTCAGAGAGGTATTAATCGAGCTCATGAGAATAAACGAGAAATGAACCGTAATATTCAAGATAGAGCTAATAAAGTTAATACTGCTCTTGGTGGACAAACTTATATTACTCAGGAAAATGCACATAAGCTTTATGATAAGAGTGAGTCTGAAATAGAGTTGTTTATTGATATCGGAGCATCTGGATTTACTGTTGATGATGTAAATGAGCTTCTTAATATGAGTCCAAAAGATCTTGATAGATGGACAAGACTCGCTAAATGTGGTTATAAGATTACAGATCCAGAAGTTATATCTGGTCTTTCTGAGAAAGACTTTGATAAACTTATGATTCTTGCAGAGGCACAGATGCCCATTACAAATATCCATCTTATTAAGAGTCTTAAGATGGACGTTGTTCAAGCAATGGCTTCTATGTCTAAGGCTGGGATGAGAACAGAACTTAGTGGTCTCGCTGAGTTTGCTAAGACTGGTGTTGGTATTGATCCTAATAGCCAGAAGTTTAGAGATAGACAGAGAATGCTTAATGATTCTAATAAGGGAAGATCTATTGAAGATATAACTGGTGCTAACCGTCAAGTTAGTGTAGAGATGGGCCATGGTAATGGCGTATCTTACTCTAAAATGGATCGGGCTAGACAGATTGGAAGAAAACTTGGTAGATTTGGCAGATCTGTTTGGGATGCAAGTATTAATCATACTAAAGATGAGTATTATGATGCTAAATGGATGCTTAGAGGAGACAATAAGAACCCTCTCAGTAGGATACCGAATAAATCATGGAGAGAATCTGGTGGTAAGATAGATGATGATACACCAATTGCTAATATAAATGGTGAATTTGTTGCTGCTATGGCAGACGGTGGAGTAGTTAAGAAAGATAAGCAGCCTACAGTCGTTTCTAAGGGTGAACGCATTGATTCTCCTCAGAAAGGTGTAATGGCTGAATCTAAAGATATTAAGGGTAAGAAATCTGAGACAATCAATACAGAATATGGTCCTCAGACTTATAAGCTTGCTATGGATGGTTCTATGTCTTTGATGAATACCAAAGATAATAAAGCTATTCAAGACAAGATTGCTGATAGAGATAATGTACAGAAAAAACTGCTTGATAGTATTAAAGATCTTACTGATGTAAATAGAGCCTCTATGGATGCTATGATGGGAGCCGATAAGGATAAGAAACCTAAGAAAGGTTTCTGGGATACTATTAAAGATCTTGCTTCTTTCTTGAATCCTCTTAATTGGATAAAGAAACTTGGTGGAGTTCTTACTAGTGCTCTTGGTCCTCTTGCTCCATTGGTTTCTTATCTTGGTGGAAAAGCTTTTGGCCTTCTTAAAACTGGTGCTAAAGCTGTTGGTAGATTTGCTTATAAAGGTGCTGAGATGGCATGGGATAAGGTTAAAGATACTAAGCTCGGTCGTAAGCTTGGCGGATCAAAGATAGGTAGATTTGCTTCTAAGATAGCTGGTAAGTCTCGTGGTATGCTTGGCCTTGATCCCACACAATCAGATGATCCTGCAGAAGCAGTAAATATTCATGGTAACAATATTGAGGGTCTTTTGCAAGACATCCTTGATGCTATCTATGACACTGGTGGAATTGGTGGAGGAATGGATCTTCCTGGTCGTCGTGGTAAACGTGGTCGTGGAAGAAGAGGCGGTAAGCGAGGAAGACGCTCTAGAGGTGTAGCTGCTATTCCAGAAGGATCTGGGTCTAAATGGGGTAGCAGAGTTATGACTGGTCTTAAAGTGGCTGGTGGAGCTGCTCTTGCTTATAATGCATATGATTGGCTAACAGAATCAGATGAAGAGGCTGCTGCTAGAGAAGAAGAACAGGCTAATGAGTCCTTTATGGATACTGCCATGCGATGGGGTAGTAATGCTCTTATGGTCGGTAGTGGTGTTAGCCTTGCTAAAGATGCATATGATTTTGCCTCTAGTCATTCTAATAGTATTAGAGACATAGGTACTGGTGTTAAGGACAAAGTTACTGGAGTTGCTGGTGAAGCAGCAGAAAAGGCTAAACCGATACTTGAAAAGGTTAAGTCTGGTCTTAAGAATGTTATTGAAAAATGTGGATCTATCATGGGTGATAAAGTCAAACCATCTCTTATGAAATTTGGTGAGTTTATCATGCAAAAGGTAAGCAATCCGCAGAATATAAATAAGATCGTTTCTAGAGCAACCAAGAAAATGTCTGGTTATGCTGCTAGTGCTACTGGTGTAGGTATTGCAGTTACAATTGGACTTGAAGTTAGTTTTGCTATTAGTGCATTCTATGAAGGTTATAATAAAGCAGAAGAATGGCTTAAATTGCCTTCTGGTACAGCTACTATGGCTATGAAGATGCTTTGCGGCTTTACAGCTTCTGTACTTCAAGCTATTCCCGTTATTGGATGGGTACTTGATCCTGAGGATGTAATTGATTCTGTAGTTAAGATTATTGGTCCTGCTATGGGAGTTACACAAGAGATTATTGATCAAGTACGTAGAACTGGTGAGAAGGCAGAGACTGCATTCTCGTCTGCTGTTGATAAAGTTATGGAAGGCGCTAGAAAAGCTGGTGGACTCATGTCTTCGGCTTGGGATTCTGTTAAAGGATTTGGTTCAGATCTTGTACAAGGTGCTAAGAATGTAGCTTCTTCTGCATGGGACAAAGTCAAAGGATTTGGCTCTTCTATGTATGAAGGTATGAAAACTCTTGGTAGTAAAGTTGCTGATAAAGCATCTGCTGCTAAAGATTGGGTTGTAGATAAAGCTGGTGCTGCAATACAGGGTGCTAAGAATATTGGTGCTGCTGCAATGCAAGGTATCAGTGATTTTGGCAGCTCGATAATGAATACTATTACTGGTAAAGGTAAGTGGGGAAAAGGAAAATGGGGTAGAGGCACAGATGCCTTCAACCAGTTCCATTCTCAAGTAGATCCAGTAAATAGCATGGGTTATAATGCTTATGGTGATACAGAGATGCAAAGCATGGCTGATAGTGGCTGTGGTCCTGCATCTGCTGCTAATATGGCTGCTGCACTTGGTATTCCTATGGATACTAAGAATGCTGCACAATATGCTCTTGATCATGGATATAAAGAGAAGGATGGAGGTACTAAGCCTGGATTCTTCAAAGATTATCTTGGTAAGAGTGGTATTGATACGCAGAATCTTAGTTCACAGAATGATATAAAGAAATCTCTTAAGAGTGGAAACCCTGTTCTTCTTATGGGCACAGATGGGACCAACACTCCTGCCAAGGAAGCTAGAGGAACATCTGAAACACCATTTGGTTCTAATCCTCATTATGTTGTGGCTACTGGTATGGATGGAGATAACATCACCATTCAAGATCCTGAATCCACAACTCCGAACCAACAGTTTAAGACAAGTCAAGTTCTTAACAAGTCTTCTCTTGCAATGTCTGCTGGTATGGGTAGATGGGGTAGAGGAAAATCATCCTTTGGTCGAGGTGCTAAGAACCTTATTTCTCGTGCAGCTAACTATATTTCTTCTGTAAGAGGAAAATCTGGTAGAGCTAAGTGGGGCAAAGGTGCAGATAATGCTGAAACCATTTGGGATTGGTTGACTCAAGATCAGGGACTTTCTAATCAGGCTGCTGCTGGTATCATGGGCAATATCCAACAGGAATGCGGGTTTAATCCTCATGCATATCAGGGTGGTGGCGAAAGAGATGAAGCTCCACAAGGTAATTTGATGGGATATGGTCTTTGTCAATGGACTGAAAGTAGATGTAATGCCCTTAGAGAGTTTGCTGCTGAGAGAGGAACATCTTCTGGTGATCTGATAACACAGCTCGAATTTATGAAAGCTGAAGCTACCACTGGATATAAGGGTAGTGGTCGTCCTGGAGTATGGGATAAAGTTGCTGCTGCAGGAACTCCTGAAGAAGCAAGTAAGATTTGGGCAGAAGAGTTTGAGGGTTGCGGTGTTGATGGTGCTCGCCATGAATACGCTGTTGATATATTTAATAAACAAGGTAAAGGAATCTCCAATCAATCTACTGGTTCTAAGGGTGGTCCTGGTGGTAATAAGTCTTCTAATAAAACTAAGAACGGTGGTATATTTGGTGAACTAGCCAATATAGCAACAACATTGTCTGAAGCATTTACTCTGCCTAGTGCAAGTGCATCTACTCCATCTTCTAGTGGAAGCAAAGGATCTTCTGGGTCTAAGTATAAATCTCCGACTAGCGGTAAATCTGCACAAGAGGTTACTGAGACAGATCTGGATAAACTCACTGCTAAGCTTAAGAATCAAGAAATGACTGTAGAACAGTTTATTAGAGAAGCTAACAATAATCCTAATACTTCAAGAGATCAGATTCAGGCTGCTCTTACAAGTGTAGGAATGTGGGATAATGATACTAAGACATATTTTAATCAGTTCTGGAAATTGTATGATGAAGGTAAAGCAGATAAGAAATTCATGAGCATTTATGATCTATATCGTCATGGTGATCTTAATGCTAAAGAATTCATTGCTCAAGCTGATGCACTTCCAAATGTTCCTAGAGAAGTTATTTTGAATGCACTTCAGACAGCTACAAATTACGATGATGCTCCTATGTGGGAAGAGAGTGATCTCAAAGCATATAATGAGTATTATGATGCTAAGGATGCTAGTGGTCAAGGAAGAGGTAAGTGGGGTCGTTCTAGATGGGGAAGAAATAAAGCTCTTCAGATGTCTAAGAATCCTACTATTCAAGCATATAATAACTTTGCTAATGGTCGTGGTGGAAAAGTTAGATGGGGTAAAGGTAATGCTGGTCAAGAGATCTTTAAGGGTCTTGTAGATAGGGGATTTACTAAAGAAGGTGCTGCTGGTGTTCTTGGTAACATCATGCAAGAATCTACTTTGGATCCAAATGCACAGAATGCACAAGGATATCATGGACTTGTTCAATGGGATCCTGACTCTAGATGGCCTGCTGCTCAAGCATGGATTACCGCAAATGGTGGAGATCCTAATTCTATTCCTGGTCAGCTTGATTATATTAAACAAGAATCTACTGAAAGATATGATTCATTTAATAAAACCAATGCTGCTACTTCTCCTACTGAAGCTGCAGCTCTTTGGGCTAAGTGGTTTGAGGGATATAAAGGTGAAATGGCAGAACGCCAGAACTATGCACAACAGGCATATGATAGTGAAGGAGCAGCTCTTGGTGGAGGAGAAGTCGACTCTAGTGGTGGAACTACTGGAGGTAATAAGTCCAGTTCTAGTGCTCCTAAGAAAGGTATTCTTTCTAAGTTCCAGGGTATAGCAGATAAGCTTAAGGAGAAGATGCAAGCTGCACTTGGCCCAATGGCTAAAGCTGTTACTGCTGGTGCAGAGAAGATGTTTGGTAAGGATACACTCGCAACTATCTTTGGAGATGATAATCCTTTCGCCTCTATTTTTGGTGGTGGAGAGGAAAAACAAAGAGATGGTTCACATGGTGGTGTTGGTGGTAAATATGGTACTGCTACTACAGAGGCTTCTAAATGGGCAGAATCTGTAATCAATCATCCTACTGGTGGAGTAGTGAATCCTCCTTATTGGTATGGACCAAGTGGTTGTACTGGATTCGTTAATGCATATTTGGAGAAAGCTGGTGCTGCTCCTATTGATGGTTGGGTCCCCACAGCTATGAAAGAAGCACAGGCTGATGGTACATGGGAAGGACCAGATTATCCTGCTAGTGAGGGCGATGTTGCTCTCATTGATACTGATGGTAGTATGGATGAACCAGACCATGTTGTTATTGCAGATGGTGCTGGAGGATTCTGGGGAAATAGTTCTGGGTCGTATCAGATAGTGCACGATAAGTTTGGTTCGTATTTTGGCACAGATAAAAACCCAATTTGGGGTTATATTAAGAGAGGATCTGGCTCTGGTGGTCAAGTGATAAACTCAACTGGTAGCGGAGACCCAGATCTTGCTAGAAAAGAAGCAGGTCCTACATCTGGCGGCTCTAAATGGGGTCGAGGAAAATGGGGTCGTGGTCTATTTGGTCGTAAGGGTAAGAAAGATGATAAAGAAAGCTTCTTTGATAAGCTTAAGAAAGCATCTAAGAAAGCTCTTAATGGCCTTCCGAATACATCCGCTTCTCAGGTAAAAGATACTGATAGTTTAAGTATGGCCAAACAGAAAGTTTGGTATGCAAATCTTGCTAAAGATAGTATAGAGGCTGCTAAGAATACACAAAAGAACAACCAGAATCTTACAAGTCTTGATAATATCAAGGACTACATCAAAGATGTACCTTCTGATATGATTAGTGATGTTAATAAGATTTCTGATGATGATAATCTTGCTGTTGCTCGTGCAAAGGCTCTTAAGATAAGAGAATTGTATGATAAACAGACTATGACTGGTACAGGTAAATGGGGAAGAGGACTCAAAGAGTTCAATGAATATCTCCATAGATATGATACATTCGGTGATACAAAGAATCTTAATTCTATGAGTGAAATCATGGATTATATCAAAGATGTACCTTCTGGTATGATCAGTGATGAAAATAAGATTCAGGATACAGATAGTCTTACTATTGCTCGTGCAAAGGCTCTTAAGATAAGAGCTTTGTATGATGAGGAATTAAAGAAGGGTGGACAGACTCAGCTTGAATCTAAAATGGAAGCACAGACAATTGATGTCAATGCTCCTGCATCTACAGTACAAACTGAGAAAGGTAAACCCATTACTAATGAGATTGCTCCTAATGGTAAACCTTATGAAGAGAATGATGTTCAGCATCTTCTTAATAAGGGATACTCTATGGAGGATGCAATTAAGTTCCTCTCTACAGATCCTAAGTATGCTAAAGAGATAGTTGCTCCTAATGGTAAACCATATGAAGCAAATGATATCAAGTATCTGCTTAATAAAGGATATACACAGGAAGATGCAATTAAGCTTCTTTCTAATGATCCTAAGTACACTAAGGAAAAAGAAAAGGCTATTGCTCCTAATGGCAAACCTTATGAAGAGAACGATATTAAATATCTTCTCAGTAAGGGATATACATATGAAGATGCAATTAAGTTCCTCTCTACAGATTCCAAGTATACCAAATCTATAGATAAATCAAAATCAGATACATCATCTAATGCTCAGTCTGGTACTTCTACAAGCACTCAGACAGATACTTCAACTAATACCAATACAAGTAGTACTTCTACTAGTTCACTTGGTGGTATAGATTATACAGACAAGTTTGATGCTATTATAGCACTTCTGTCTACTATGGTTAATGCTATTACTGGAAATGAGTCTGCTGCTCAAGACGCTATTGGTTCTGCTCCAAAGACAAATCCTGCTCAGGCTAATACTGATGCTAAGAAGGCTTTGCAAGCTAGAGCTACGGCTGCACAGGCTATGGATAATATGAAGGGTGCATTTGATGGTATTGCTGCTATGATGAATGCACTTGCAAGAAATTAATTAGATACAGATTCCCTCTACCCATAATGGGTAGAGGGATGTGTTTTATAAAAAAATAATACCCCCATTACTGGAGGTATTGTTTTTAGGCATATTTCTTGTCCATCTCGTTCTGATATGCACACACGTAATGGTCAAGCCATGGGTTCTCTTCAACCATAGTAGATATGCTGTTTGAAAGAAAACGAAGGCTGTCGAAATATGTTTCATTTTTCTCTGACACTGTATTCATCAGAGCGTTCATTTCACTGATAAGATTATAAAGCTCCTCTTTAATAGAAGTGGCTTTATCCTCTTCACCAATATGGTTTGCATAAATCTCAATCATTTTAAGTTCTCCTTTCAAGAGATGACATAAGATATGTAACTCTTCATATCTCTTCTTTGTCATAGCTATAATATATCATTGAGTATTACTAGTTTTACAAAATACAGAATATTATTATTTCGACACTATCGTAATTGAATGGATTTAGAGGTGATTAGAATGGCACAAAATATCAAATTGCAATCCGATGCGCCTATATACTACGATTGTACTGAAGATGCATATAAGATAGGAAAAGTATACTCTGGTGACATATTTGAATATGAATTTGAATTAAATGGTTGGTATAAGATTCAAGATCACTGTTGGTTATATATAGAAGATGAGAATAAGAATCCTAATTTTAACCACACCACAGAATCTAAAAAGGGTGAAATTGAATTCGATGAGAAAGTAATTAAAGAATTCGATCTTCAGTTATTCGGATGGATGGATAATGCTTGGAAAAAGATTAAGGATGGTCTTGGAATAGGAGAAACTGATTCTCAAAAGGATAAGGGCAGTGCTGCAGCAGAGCAGACGGCTAATGTCTTTGATTGGATACGTGGAAAGACTAAAGAATATGGTGGATACCTACTTGATTCAGCACGAGGTATAATTAATGGTGGAGATATCAAAGTAACTAGTGGTGATCTTCGTATTACTAATCTTTATGGTATATTTGGTATGCCATATCAGTATATGCCTCACCAAGATAGAAGAATAGATGGAGGTAATAATAAATCATCTATTGGTCGTAAGTATGCAGATAAGATAGTGGCTCGTATGCCATTGCTTGTTATGGTTCCTGGTAAACCATCGTTTCTAGCAGGATATTCTAGTGATGAAAAGGCTGGTATTCTTTCTAGTGCTCTTGATGGTTTAGGAGGTCTTGGTGGATCCGAAATAGAGAATATGCTAAAGAATCCAGGTAAGTATTATGAGCTTAAACCAGATTGGGCTGGATATTTTCAGAATGTAAATGCTATGGCACAAGCTGCGTCTATCTTTATGGGTATTGGTGGTAAGAGATTACCTGGTAACCATGAGTTTAGTAGTGGTATGTTCTCTTGGCAGAATTATTCCAATGGATCTATTCAATCTAAGTTGAATTACAAAGGTGGAGTTGCATTTTATGTAAATGCAGAGGCTCAGATTAATGAATCTTTCTCAAACTCTACTACTCAGTCCCAGTTTGCTGAAAAGATCAACTCTATTTCAGATCTTGGCAGAGAAATGCAATTTCTTCTTGGGTCTAATGAAAATCTTCTTGGAGAGAGAATCACAGATACACTTAAGACAGATCCCACTAAGGATACTAGTGTAGCACAAACCGCAGCCAATAAGCTTCTATCTGGTGGTAGTCTTCTTGGTACTATTACTCATTCATTTGATACAGTTATCTCTGGTGGCAAACTTATCTTCCCAGAGATATGGGCAGATTCTACATTCTCTAGAGATTATTCTATTGATATTAAGCTTGTTTCTCCTGATAATGATGATATGAGTGTATATCTGAACATTGTTGCTCCTCTTCTTCACCTATTGGGCTTTGTTATGCCTATCGGTACTGGTCCATCAGCATTTGTATCTCCATATCTTGTACGCTGTTCTTATAAAGGGCAATTTAATATCGATATGGGTATTATAACTTCTATGAGCATTACTAAGGGTCAAGAAGGTGCATGGAACCATTATGGTATGCCCACTATTGTTGACGTGAACTTTACTATCAAAGAGCTTTATGGTGTTATGGCTCTTGCTAATAATAATGCAGGAAATTATAAGTTGGCCAATAATACAATCCTTATGGATTATATTGGAAATCTCTGTGGTTGTAACATTAACGAACCAGATATCGTAAGAACAATAGTTTATCATTCTCTTGCACAGTCTTCTAGACCTGCATCGTTTGCTAAGAAGGTTATGGATTCTGTAGATCAAACTGTGATTGATAGTATGCAAAGACTATTCGATATTCATTAATTAAAAAAGTGGTTACATAAGGCTAAGAGGGAGACCTCTTAGCCATATATTGTATTAGAATGGAGGGAATATGTGAAGAAGCGTAAGCAGAAGTCTGAAGAGTACGAATTGAAGTATTCTCATATACCGAAAGACTTCATGGAGAGGCTTCAATGGATGTATCATGAATATCATATTAATGAACGTATGGAGCAAGAAATTTTAGCTAAAAGAGATGCAATGTTAGCTAGTATGTCGTTTCAAGAGTTCTTTATTATCTTATATGAAGAGCCAGAAGGAACGCCAAGACCAAGATTTAGATTGATAAATAGACGTAACATTAGTAGTGTTCAAAGTCCATTTATACATGTTTACTCTATTACTGGATCAGATGATCAAAGGTTTATGAAGAGATTGATTGACACAGAGGATTTCTTTGGTTTCAATCAACTACTATCTACACCACTAGAAATCATATATGATTGTTATTTTAAAACCCCTTCTGCATTCAATAGAACAGATATATTCTTAGCAGAAACAGGAATAATACGACCCATTACTAAACCAGATTGGGATAATGTAGGTAAGAAGTATAGTGATATGTACAATAGTAATATCTGGTTAGATGATTCTTTTGTTGTTTCTGGAACTGTAAACAAATACTACTCTATATTGCCAAGAGTAGAAATACGCCTTAGATATTTGAATATGTTGTATAACAAGTATCAATATAAGGCAATCGAAGATCGTGTATTGGGAGAGGTTGATTATTTCAAATAAAAAGGAGAATCTTGAAATGAACAACCTTGAATTTGGCACTATGGTGCGAGAGAGTCTTTGCAAGAATGGATTTTATAGTGCTGATAAGCTTGAAAGGCTTATGAATATTATCTTATTCACTAAAGGTATGACTAATAATATCTCTACATTTGATACAGACATGAATACTATGTCTATCAGGCTTCAGCTTAGAAAAGTATATATGAATAAGAATGATGTTGGATATGATAGTATTGATTATTATGACGATGCAAATATCAAATCTGCTATGGCTGAGTTCTATAGCATATATAAAGCTGATATTGCTAGTATGATCCCTCCTGAGCATCTTGCTAGATTCTATCAGGATGCACAGGCTAGCATGTTCTATTATATTACTAGATATGGTGAGAATACAGTTATGATTAGTTTTGTTTAATATTTGATAGCAATTATTACATCATATTGAGAATCAAATAATGACGAGAACACTAAATCATATTTATATAATATGGTGCAATTAGTGAGTTATAGCAGAGTAGAAGTTATACAGATTCTGAGTTTGAAACGCCCTGTTGAAAACGGCACTTTTTACCACAATCTCATCATTATTAGTATAACTTTGTTCTTTGCTATTATTACCCCATTAGCATAATGGATAATGCCCAGACCTTCTAAGTCTGTAATACTGGTTCGATTCCAGTATGGGGTGCCATTTAAAAATTAATACTATATGAACTATATAGTATAGAGATCCTAACAGCAACTAACTATAACACATAATCAGGTCTATGGCATAAAAGCACCTCGGATCCGAGGGAATGCTAAACCCATAAGACGATTTTGTTGGCCTCCTCAGCCAACCATCTTTTGAAAGGTCGCTCCTTTCACCTTTTCATGGATCTCAGATTTACATGTACGGCCCTTACAGCAATCTATCAACTTTCAAATGAATTTATGGGTCGAAACAAAATACCTTACTAGGAATGAATCACTTATCCACTAGGGTTTATCCCTAGTGGGGTATTTTGTCTTTTATATAGATGAGGATTTTTAATATCTATTTCTTAGAGGAGGAAATAATAATGGAATTCATGAATCATGTCGAAAACGCTCTTGGTGTTACAACAGAGAACGGTGCTAAGGTTTATAAAAACACTAAGAATGCGTTGGTTGACTTAAACTATATGGTTGGTTCTATGAGATCGGCGTATATTAACAAAGATGAATATAAACTCAAAGAGTTTTTTAATAAGTTTCTTGAAGCATTTAAAGAGAACCCTTATTATACTACTCTTTGGATGTTCTATCTTCGTGATCCTCGTAATGGGCTTGGAGAAAGATCTTTGTTTAGGTATGTATTTGGTAGGTTTATACTAGGTCAAATGGGCAACTATAAAAGTTATAAGCCTCTTATGAGGTGTATTATTGACCACGGCAGATTTGATGATATTATTAGAATTGGTCTATCTAGTGAGCAAATTGATACAATAGAACTTATAGACGAAGTGCTTAATAAAGACATTGAAAATATGAAAAATGGAAACCCTGTTTCTCTTTTGGCTAAATGGATGCCTTCTATCAATGCATCTAGCAAAGAATCTAAAAGTATGGCTAGGGAAATTTGTAAACAGTCAAAGATATTTAATAATAGTTATTCTTTGTATGCAGAAACTCTGAAAAGATTAAGAGCATATCTAAAAGTTGTCGAAACAAAGATGTCTCAAAATAAATGGCATGAAATTGATTATAGTACTGTTCCATCTAAAGCAAATATCTTATACGGTAATGCTTTCTTGAATCATGATGAGAACCGTAGACGCAAATTCCTAGATGACGTTATTTCTGGTAAGGTTAAAGCAAATACTGGAACACTGTTTCCATATGAGCTTGTTAGGATGATTAAGAATGATAATATGGATGAAGATTATCTGAATACGCTTTGGAATAATCTTCCTGCTCCTAAACAGAAGCTTAAGAATACTTTGGTAGTTAGAGATGGATCTTCTTCTATGTTTGTGAGGGTAAGTGGTAAAACTACTGCTATGGATATTGGAGATTCTTTAACTCTGTATATTGCTAAATATAGTGAAGGATGTTTCCATAACAAATTCATTACATTCTCTGCATACCCAAAAGTGGTTAATGTAGACCCCGAAAACTTGGTTGAGTCTGTTACCAAACTTAGGTACAATAATGCATGTGATACAAATATCATTGCTGTATTCCAGCTTCTTCTTGATACAGCTAAAAAGAATAAGTTGAAGCAAGAAGAGTTGCCAGATAAGATTGTTATTGTATCGGATATGGAATTTAATGAGGTTATTCAAATAACTTCAATGTTTACTAATAATAATCTTGTTACACAAGAAAAGTTGTTTGATTATGTTGAGAAGATGTATAAGGATGAAGGATATGAGCTTCCACATATGGTATTCTGGAATGTGAATAACCGTAATGGAGGAGTTCCAATGATCAAGAATATTAGAGGATTGACACTTATGTCTGGATTCTCTGCAAAAGCATTTGATATGCTTCTGACAGATAAATTGGATGCGTGGGAGGCTTTGAAAGAAATTCTTGATAGCCCTGTATTCTCTGATGTAGCTGAGATTGTTCAGACTGCTGAATCTGCACGATAATAAGACACTATATATCCCTCTACCCTATTATGGGTAGAGGGATATATGCTGTTTAATTTACTATTTTATATTGAATATCTGGATCTCCGTTATTGAGAATATTGACATTCAAGAACTCTGGTACAGTTGTAGATTCTACAAATGCATCTATATCTTCTCTATACATACTCTGTTTAATTGGTCCATATCCATTAAGATCAATAAACTTAAAGTACACTAACTGATTGCGATATTTATTTGTTATATATGTAATCAGATTTGGCATATGAAGATCATTAATACTATTGATATCTTCAAGATAAACCTTAATATCTTTCGATATATCTGAGGTAATATAGATATCAGAAGCCATAACAAATTTAATCTCAAATGTGAGACTAAGATTGGTTCTATTAAGAAGCTTCTCATTATCAATATTATACAGTTTGGAAGGACCATATGTATTGAAAAATTTGAAATCAATACCAAAGCTATCTTCAAGAAGAACTAAGGCAGATTCAAGATAAAGTTTATTAGTCTCAAGAAGCTTAACAAACTTAAGTATTCTCTCTTCCGTATTCATATAAGAATATCTAAGAAGAGGCATCTTATTAATGATATAACTATAGGACTTATTCTCATTCTGGAACAATGTAGTATATGATGTCATCAGATCTGTATAATCATAATACAAATCAATGCCAGTAAATACTCCATAGATATTACACAAACTATATCCATTAAGATTAGGAACATATGCATCAGCATTATGAGATCTACCAAATTCATTGGTAAGCTTAGCCAATACATAGAATTTGACTTCAATATTTCTAGGAAGGTATGTCAATGTAGTCATACCAGTACCGATTTCTTTCATTCCGCTAATGGTAAGCTTGCTTGTCTTACTAATCATATCATTAGTAGTAAATTCAAAAGTATAGATGTAGTTATATGTCTCTTCATCAAACTCTTGAATTACACCCTTAACATATCTTCTAGCAACACCATTTTCAAAGATGATTGCATATACATCTACAGCACATCTAATAATAGTGCCATCATTATCTTTATCAACAAGCTGGAAGTCTTCTGCAACATTCTGCTCTAATGTAAGAGTCATAGTATAAGTATCTCTCTTAGTATAGAACAATCTCTGCATCTGTACATATGTAGCAATAAACTGAACTTCACATTGCTCATTGATATACTCAAAGTTCAATGTCTTTATATAATCCAGTATATTCAGATAGTATTCTGTAAAGAATGGATTCTTATTGATAAGAGTAAGGAAAGGATTGATATATAAGAATCCATTATTATCCATGAATTTGATCTCATCTGGATTGGTAGTACTTACAGCTTCAGTAATCTCTTTATCTGGATCACAGTAAAATTTCGTTCCTGGAGCGATAACGTAATTGATTGCATTGATATTACTGAATATACTCTTAGCTACTTTTATATCTAGAGTATTTGTAGGAAGAATATTAAGATCATCTTTAAGAATAAGATATGAATAATACAGTCGTTCAATCTGATTATGTACCTTCTCTAAGAAGTATAGCCTTCTATTCTCACTATTCAAGAAGTTGAAATAGTTATTAAGATCTGTACTTGTCGTAACAGATCCTCTCATAAGCATCTGTTTAGGGATCTTACGCTTGATTTCATCAACTGTGTCTCTATCTTTAGCGAATTGAGAATCTGTTATAGGTCTAACAAGCATCCATAGATTAGAATCATATGAGAATTTCTCTGAAGATAATCTGACAATCTTATCTTGTTTGTATGAGAAATTACAAACTGTTCCCTTAGTAGTATAGACATTGATAGTTATATTAGCATTTGCTCTTGGCTGATACGAGTTTCTATTGAAACGAATACGTATTCTAGATGCATCTAGATACATATAGTTACAATATTCTGCTCCAGTATCATCAGTAAGACCATCATAAATGGGTTTAAGATAGTGAACCTTATCTCCTTCTTGAACCACAAGATTGAAGTATGCAAGCTGGTCTTCAAAATTGAATGTAATGGTCTTTGACTCAAGAGGATTATTGATTATAATCGTCTTAAAGATCTGTGTATGCGATACTTGGCGTATTGTAGTGGGAACCATAACAAGATTTGTAGCACCAGTAGACATTAAACCTATCGTAGGAAGATAAGGATTAATAATATCAGATGTTTCGTTCTTCTCTTTAGTATCGAAATCATACATTGCTGTATATACATACTTACCACTAGGAAGCAGATTGCGATGTATGATAATATTGTAATCTGTACGATACACGTAGTTATTATTGTCACCAATGAAGATATCAAATCCTCTATCAAATACAAAACGGTTATTCTTCATATTCTCAATAAGGATTTGTTCTGGGAAACAAAGGAATACCTGCATAACTGCTGGCACAGCTCTAATAGAGTTGATACCAAGCGATAATGCATGAGAAAGAACATTGCGTTCAAATTTTGCTCTTGTCGGAGCAGATTCATTTGCATATCGAGCAGCCATGATAGTAGTATTCTCAATGGTGTTCGACATGATCTCTGAAAGATATCCGTAGATACCCATAGTAAGGGTATCTTCAGGAATATCAATGTATTTAGACTTTATGGCATCCACATATGCTTCAATATCATAGATATCTGTGGTCAAAGTCATATTTGTATTAGTTCCTGACATTAGTCATCGCCACCCCACTTTAATCTATACATCTTATAGTTTCCAGCAGTTTTATTCACATCTGCACTAAGCTGTTCTTCTACACTTTCGACCCATGGTCTTTTAACATTCTCCCCATCTACTTGTCGTCTCTGTACATCAAATACAGGTACATCGGGTTTTGTACATGGAATAGAGCTGCTAATGTTATTAAAATCAACTAATGTAGTTGGCTCCATATCTTCTATGAAGTCTGCTTTGAAGTTCACAGTGAACTTTAAATGACCGTCTTGAGGAATATCAGATAGAGCTTCTCTTGGCACACTCAAAGGCATTACGCCCCAGAATTGAGCCCAATGTAAAATTGTCATACCATCCTCAGATACTAAGAATCTAAACATTCCCATTTTATCATGAAGAATCTTATATGCGATATAGTCTGGTATCTGATCTGATTCCCTTGGATCATCTCCTAATGTTGGAGGAGTCAATACACCATACCATTTTCTCTTTTGATATTCATCATAGATCTTGAACAAAGTATATACTTCAAGATATTTTGTATCCTCAAACTCAATAGAGAACTCTACATTCTCATCTGCTGGTTCTGATCCTTTACGATAATGAATCTTTGTATTATACATATTCGCATTTGTTTCTAATACATCCGCTACAATAGACGGAAGATCAATATTAGATGTGCGTCTGTTAGATAAAAGATTCATGAATGGTCTATTAGGATTTAAACTATACTGGAGTTGTTCTAATACGTTACGATATCCACGTCTATCTAGATCAGAGAACATTCGTATCTTCTCAATCTGAGGATTTAGAACACCTTTTGCTTGATATAGATTAAGATCTGGTTTAGTAAAGAATACATATTCTCTTGCAGGAGGCATTGCATTATATGGATCAAGTCTAGGATAGCGATGGAAGCTATCAAACAAACTCATATCATTACGTTTATATATACCATTAGAACGAAGAAATCTTTGGAATTCATCATCAGATGACATGCCGTTAGTTATATTTTCTCTTTCTAATTTAGAATCTGGTTTAATGATACTAGATACATTAATATCCTTATTATCCCCTGGTCTTTTATATTTATCTTCGGGCATCTTCATCCCTCCTTGATTCAGTATTAACCTGATGTTTTGGTGGTAACCTTATACCTGATCATACACATTCTAATATAATCTATGAATATATACTATAATTATGGTTCAATGATATGGAACTAGAATAAAAGAAGGAGATTAGAATTAAGATGAGTAAGTATGATGATGTCCCAGAGTGGGGTAATCCGATGCAACCGCTATATGATCATTGGGATAAATGTGCAAATGAGCGAGAAGAAAATGAAGAGTTTAGACGAAATATTGATACATATGTATCAGAAGTAAACTCATATTGTGATTATCTGCGAAAAGAGATTGAAGATAGAGATAAAAAGATAGAAGATCTAAGCAATAAGATCATTGATCTGAAGTTTGAAAATATTAAACTAGAAACAAAGTTAAACCTTTGTTATAAAACAACTTTAGAGGATCATTATAAAGAAATCAACAAAGCTATTGAAGTTATTAAACGAGATGTAATTGAATAAAGGAACGGTTCTAATTGATGCATAATATGGTCGATTGTGACTGCCTTTAATTTTGCTTACTGCAAAACATACAAGTAATCTAATAAGGAGGGATTACTACGATGGATATTAAAAACAATCCTAAATATATCCACGAGACTGTTCTAAGAGACATCGTCACTCTGCTTACAGATCTGGCAGATGATTCTTTTGGAGTAGCGGATGTAACGGATAATTTCAAGCAAGCCAAAACTAGTTATAAGAACATCGCTAAGGCTAGTAGAGATTTGACTTTGACGTTTCCTGTTATTGTTACAGAACAGATTTCGGTTGAGACAGCAAGCATGATTGCCAAGGCAATCGAACGTAAGGCAGTCACAATGCTTCAAATGTTGTTCTCTGCGATTACTATTACTAATGCAGAGGATGCAATTTCGTATCTTAAGAATTTCCATACAAATCTTGATACTGACGGTAACCTTGGAATTGATGATGTTATTAGTTTTGCTAACAGTATTTCTGCAGAAGAGTCTACTGGAATCGAAGTTAATGATCAGGCAGCTTTCCAGGAAGCAGTAAAGAGTTTTGAAAAGTTCCGTGATTATTTTTTGGATGAATCATATGGTTCATCCAGACCTTTGTCTGACTATCGTGTAGATATGGCTCATGGTATGAGAGTGACTAAGATCAAATCTATTACTGAAGCACCAAATATACAGGTTCAGCCTGTTCTGGTACCTGCAGGCTCTTCTGCTAGTAGAAATGCAAAGAGTGATAACAGGTATGCCGCTGATAAAAATAAGATTGATGCTGAGGCTAAAAGACAGGATATCCTTAGGAATCAGACATTTGCAACTGATATTAAGAAGGCAAATGAGCTTGTTCCTTCTATGATGGTTATTAACTATATCTCTAAGAGCAGCTCTGGTGCTAATCCTATTGCTACTTCAGCGGTCATCGGTGTTAAGGCCAGACTTCAGTATGTTTATTCTGATGATATGCTTGATCGTATTATCGTTAAGAATGATGATAAGAATGGTCTTTTTAACTTCCTTAAGGCTACCACTGGGCAGATCTCTTTCTGGAAAGACTTTATTTTTGCTATTGATCGTGCAAAGCTTGATTCTCTTTCCACTTCTAATAAAGGAAAGTCTTCTCCGATTTGGAAGTTGCTTGAGCATCGTGCTATCAAGTCTCGTATTCGTAGATGGACTGGTACAGTCAATGATGCATCTGCAATTACAACGCTTGTAATCTCTAAAGAGGAAGCAGATTGGCTTAAGAAGGAAGAGCATATCGATGTTATGCGTCCTAATGTAGTTTACTCCATTATGAATGCATATAATATCATGTGCTTCATTGTTGTAGATGAGGCTCTTGAGAAGGTTCATTTCCTCTTTGATGATGGAACAACAGCATATGAGACTGTTTCGTTTAGCCATCTTGAAAGAGAAGCTAGTGACGGTCAGTATAAGAAGATTATCAATCTTCTTTCTAAATCTAGATAAGGAGGTATAATATGAGAAAGCCAATTGAAAAGGCGTTCTGTGAATATATGGATATTCAAGATCGCGATACTCGTAACCAAATCCTTGCTCTAGATGAAGCTGATCAGACATCTATGTTACTTTCTCTTACATCTAAGCTTTATACGATGATTGTGGATAAAGTGACTGATATTGACTTTGGTGATATTCCTGAGTCTAAAGGTGATGTCACTATGCTTGAATCGTATGATAAGATTACTGATGTAATTGAGACTCTTACGGGAATTCTTGAGCAGTATAGACAGCCGACAGATTCTATCGATGTTATTCGCGCTGCTCTTGACAATCTGGAGAATGATAAAGTCATTTATAAGCGTGGATTCCAGGCTAAGATTGAAATTGTTATGACCACATATAACACAATGGTTCTTTCAATCATCAATAGCCTTTCATATATGATTGCAGTGACAATCGAGTTTATCAAGAATCCTGGTACTAATAATGGGTATAAGATTATTCTTGATAAGGCAGGTATTGCTCGTACAAGAGATTCTCTTGTATATGCAAATCTTGTTAGATTCAATAAGTCTTGTGCAGAAGGAGAGATTAAGAAGGCATTTGATCCTCTTATTAAAGCTAAGGCTCGTGGTCTTCTTGGTGTATCACTTGGTACTATTGCTACAGGTCTGGCAGTCGCTGCGATCCTTGTTAATATCCTTCCTATTGTTCGTGAGCTGACTTATTTTTTCTTTGCAATTAATACTCGCATCTCACAATACTTTGATCTTCAGGCAGATCTTCTTGAAATGAATGCTCAGATGATCAAGAATAACGAGGTCACGACTGTTGAGGATAGAAAGCTTGTTGCTAATAGACAGCTTAGTATTGCTTCCAGATTCCGTAAGGTTGCAGAATTCTTTACTGTTAAGACTAAAGAAGCAGATAAGAATGCATATACAGAAATCAAACATGATTCTAAAGTATATAAGATCAATGATGTAGTAGACCAGGCTCCTGATTCTATTGCGTCTACTGGTTCTTTGTTCTAAGAGGGAGGTGAATACAAATTGTTTACGAAGGTTGTATCTAATGCAGAAATTGTGAAACAGCATCTTCAGTCTACTAAAGACAAGAGTATCACCGAATCACAGCTTAATGCATTGAATGAAGCGAAATCTGCAAGAGAGACTGTAGATAAGACTAATACGGTTCTTGAAAACATGTCTCGAAATGCAGTTGCAACGAACAGAAGGCTTGACTTCTCCACTTCTGTTTCGAATTACCTTATGGAGACAGCAATTTATACTGTCTTTGAAAAGGTTCTTGAGGAGTCTGGTGGAGACAACCATGATATGAACATTGGTAGAAATACCATTAAGAATTTCGTTCAAGAAGCAGGTTATTTTAAGCTTGTAGATAAGTTCTTGAATGAGAACCTCGTAACCTCACAGATTGCAAGTCTGTGTGAAGAATATAAAGTTATCATTATGGAAGCTTCTAAGAAATCTGGTGCGATTGATGAAGATCCTGTATATACTATGGATAAAGCAATTGCAGATGATTTCATCAATAATATCAAGGATATTGTTCCTGAGAAGGCTATTAAGATCATTCGTGATCGTGTAGCAGATTCTATGGATCAGTTCCTTAATCAGCAGGCAGAGAATAAAGCTTCTCTTGTAAATATTTACAATAAAGCTAATGAGAAGGTTAAGACTGCTGCTAATGAAGCTGTTAAGGAAGACCTTACGAAGATTGCTAAGCATGAGGCCTCTAAAGTGTATGATAGATCAACCGATATGCTTGGTGCCATGGTCAGAATCATGACTGAGAATGTACATAAAGTTGAAGATCTTAAGAAAGTTTATTATGAGAATAATGAACTTAATATGAAACAGATCATTAACGATAGCACAGTTGTTTATATGGCTCTTGAAACAATGAATAGCCTTGGAATGGCCAATATGGATGAAGCATATATCCAGAAGACCTTGTTAGAGAGCCATATGTAATATCTAACTGACATTATCATACACAAACATATTAATAAATCCAATCTGTTTGATAAGAGTGCCCTTATCAAGCTGATTAGAAATCAAACTGAAAGTTATCTGACTAAAATTAGTTAGATATTGAAACTAAGGAGGAATTTAAGATGATTCTCGATTCGACGAATGTTTCTTCGGCCGTTAATGAGATGGATGAGCTTGAGCTCAATAACCTCGCACTTGAGACGGCTGTGTATGTTGCTGAGTCCTGGACGGATGTCATGGTTGGTATTTCGCAGGATGAGTTCAAGGCTTATGTTGAGTCTGGTGAGCTTCAGCCGATGAGCGAGGGTGCTCTTGAGACAGTTAAGAACTGGATCAAGAAGGTCTGGGAGAAGGTTAAGGCTTTCTTCAGCAAGGCTGTTGCTAAGATCCGTGGCTGGCTCGGTAGCTCGAAGGGCTTCTATGAGAAGTATAAGAAGGAGATCGAGGGTGGCGCTGGACTCGTTAAGGAGTTTAAGGGTTACAAGTACTCTGGGCTTGATAACGCTGGCGATGAGGTCAAGAGAGCCTGCGAGAGCGTTAAGTCAGTTAAGGATGAGGACCTTGTAAAAGAGAAGGGCATGGAAGAGGCTCTTAAGAAGGTATACAATGCTATTGCTGGCGTGGATAGTGCAAGCGATTTCCACAAGGCTTTCATTAAGAAGCTTCGCGGTTCGGAGAGCAAAGAGACGATTACGATTGCTGCTTCCGATCTGAAGGCTCTTCTGTATTCGGATCTTTCTCTTAAGAACCTTTCGAACGTTCTTAAGGCTAACGAAATCAGCTTCTCTATGTTTGAGCGTATGCTTTCGGCGAGCCAGGATAAGGTTGTTGATGAGAAAAAGAAGGCCTTCTCCAAGATGGTTTCTCTTGTTCGTAGCTCAATTGGTATCATGACTTCCTGCAACTCCACAATTATTTCGGTTGCAAGTGAGCAGCTTTCGATGTTTAAGTCTTATGCTTCTGCTGCTGTTCAGGCATACAAGAAGGATCAGAGTAAGAACGAGAGCACGAATCTTGAGGGCGGTTCTTGGCAGGAGTATCTGAAGGAACAGGGTATTGAACTCTGATCTTTGATCAGGATTTGATTAATATCAGAAATTCATCCCCCAGACTAAGTGTCTGGGGGATATTTTATTGCCTAAGAGAGGTGAATATAAATTGAAACTATTTGATGCTGCGATTCTTGAGTATCAGGATCATAGTCTTAATAATACAGATAGTTTTGATTTTGAATCTTCTTTTTGTGAGACAATCGATTTCCTGGTCGATCATATTAGAGAAGAGTCAGAATACAAGATGAAGATGTATGGAGGTCTTTCAGAAGCATCTGATTTCATGGTTATCAATGAATCTATGAAAGACGCTTTAGAGACATTTAAAGAATGGATTAAGAAAGCTCTTGAATATATCAAGAAGCAGATTAGGAAGTTCTTTGAAAAGACTGTTTCTTGGCTTGGCAGTAATACATATATCAAGAGAAATCTCGATATTATTAAAAATGCTCCTACGTTTACTATTAAGGGCGCATATGACTTTAAACTTCTCTGTACTATTGAAGAAGATCCGTTTAAACTTGTAAATCTTCTTGATCCTATTAGAGCTATTTCTGATAAGATTGACGAAATTACAAGCAATATTAGTGCAGATGGTATGAGTGCTCAACAGCTTGTCAAAGAGTTTAGAACTGGTGTGGATAACATGTCTATCACAGATGCTGCTCTTGACAAAATTCGTGGTGGTCTTATTGGATATAAGCATTCTGTCACTAAAGAAACATTCAATGCTCAGCTCAAGAAGTATCTTCATGATGGTAAATCAGAGCCAGGTGACGTAGAGGTTACTAGAGAGTATATCGAATACATCTATTCTGTTTATAGTGGTGATGGATATGAAGCTCTTACGAAGTCTACGTTTAAATACGTTAAAGAGCTTGAAGATATCTATGATCATATTATCAAATCACTCTATAGATTGAGAGACAAGGTTAAGAATATCATTGGAGAAGATGTTGGTGAAGATGCAGAGAAAGAAAATCTCTATATCATTGCAATGGCATATATCTCTAAGATGACTAACTACGTTTCTTATCTTAATAGCGATATTATGCTCTTCCTTAGTGCTCTTCTTGATGCTATTCGGGAGATGGCTGTACAGAATAATGAGATTGCAGTTAGAATTATTAGAGCTGCTGGTAAGGAGGCGAAGTAAATCATGAATTATATGAATGATGTAGAGTACGAGCGCCTTCTTATGGAACAATCTACTGCTAAACAAGAAGTAGATACTTTTGCTCAGATTCTTTCTGTATCTGAGGGTAAGCTTGAATCTCTTAATGAGGCTGCTATGTCTCGTAAAGCTGTTTATGAGAAGGGTAAAAAGCTTATCGATGAACTCATGAATCGTTATAAGATTAAGAAAGTTCCTTATCATGGTTCTGAAAACAAGGAGAATTTCCTTAATGGAACCGAGAATACATGCTTCTTGTATATTCTAGATGATAATGAGTTTAGAAATAAAGTTATTGCCTTTGCATTGCTTAATCCGATTATATCGATTTCTATAGCAGCAGCTACAGATGTTCTTTATACTAATAAATCTACTCTTAGTATGAAGAAGGCTATTAGCTTTTATAATGGACGAAATCCTAATCCTGATTTTGCTTTGCAATCACAGATTACTCCTAAGGGAAGATTGGTTGGATTTAGAGCAAAGGATACTAGCAATAATAGCATTGTTGGTTCTATCGGAAGAACGCTTAGTGGTAGAACTGAATCTGTAACTCCTCTTGAACTAAAAGATCTTGAAGCTAAGGTTAAAGCTATCAGAGAGGGTGATGAACAAGCCACTAAGTCTACATTTGAGAAGTTTAGTAATCTCATTAAGACTATGGTAGGTAAGTTCACCACCTATTCTGAGAAGCAGATTCTTAAGCATAAACCTTTCCTTAATGATATGAAGGATAAGATTCTCGCTAAAGTAAATGGAGAATCTCTGCCTATTGAAATGCGGAACTATAGTGCTGGTATCAATAATATCAAGAATTTTAAGCTTCCGACGTTTGATTCTGTTAAAGGCAGAGTAAAGAATCCTGGAGATAAGAATGAGTGTGAGAAGGAAATGAGAACGCTCCTTCTTCCGAAATATAATGATCCTTCTAAGGATTTTAAAGACTTTGCTAAAGCATATTTCCAGGGTGGAGATGCTAAGATTAAGACTAATATTAATGCACTCAATTTCATGGATATTTATAACTATTGTGATAAGTTCCAGGATATTGAGAAAGCAATTACTGCAGATGCAGATGTGCTTGCTAAGATTAATGTTAATGCTAATCAGATTGCTCAGCAACAGTCTCAGGAAAAGCAGCAGGCCCAACAGCAAGCTCAGCAACAGCAGGCTGCTAAACAAGAAGGTTCTACTGTTATCTCCATTGAGGATCGTAGTAAAATGGTGATGTCTTTCCTTAGGGAAGAATTTTCCATTAATGAAGACGATGCTCCACAACAGCAACAGGCTCAGCCCAATCAGCAGAATAAGACTGATGATGGCAAGATGACTATTGGTCAGAACCAGAACACCCAGAATGGCAACCAGCAGGATGCTCAGAAGAGTTCTGGTGAAGATAAGAAAGAGTCTGCTAAAGAGCTTAATGTTCTTACAGCATATAAGACTGTTGGTATGCAATTGATTGCTGCGCAGATGCAGTCTGCTAATATTATTTACAATGATTATGTATCTATTATGAAGGCAAGAGTAGATAATATGGGATCTAAAGATACCAATGCTCAACCTCAGCCCTCCCAGCAGAACAATGGGTAAAAATAAAAGATAACAAAAAAATAAACCCCTAGGCAGATTGCCTAGGGGTGATTTATTTACTCTTCGAGTTTATTAGTTTCCTCCTTTCATTTTGTTATAGAGATCGTCAAACGCTTTTGATGTCTCCTTTTCCTTTTTGTGGAGTCGCTGAATCTCCGCTTCCTTAAGATCGAGGGTTGTGAGGAGATCCTCATACCATCCAATCATCCGACTGAGAATATCGTTTGATCCCTTGAGCCGTTCAACATAGCGGCTCTTCATATACTCTTCATCATTTTCCAGCGCTTTGACCATTGCCTTGGCGCTTTCAATATATTCGAGTACATATTTAGATGGGTTTTCAACCTCTTCTGCCTTGTTTAAGGCAGAGCGTGTTATTACACGCTGATGCATGATCTGATGATATTCTTCTTTAGCCTCGTCAACAGCCTTCAACATTTCCTTTGCAAGATTAATTTTTGTGATATCTGACATTTTAAGTTCTCCTTTCAAAAGAACCATTATAAGATGTGATAACTCTTTCACATATCTCTTCTATCATTATATTATATCACCAAATATAATAAAGATTACATACTATATATTTAGAAAGTAGTAAATATTTAAAAAATATGCTACTCTAAAGTAATTGAAATGGAGGCGTTTAGAATATGGAAAATACTCAATTTGCAAAAAATGTTGTCGGGCAGAGGTATTATACATATAATGAGCAAAATGAGCTAAAAACAGTAAGAGTTAAGGCAGTTTATAAAGGTAACAAAGTTGCTGTATATGATGAAAGTTTAGGTTTGGATCATAGTTTTATTCTTAGTGAAGAAGAGATTAAGAAGAGTTATTCTAAGATTAGATCTGATATGTCATTTACATTTGGAACCATATTTTCTCTTAAGAGTGGTTCAAGAGATGTAATGATAACAATGTTTCGTCAAGGAGAACAGGTTCCATATCTAGTCTGTAGACAGATGATGGTCATGAATTATGACGAATACGAAGCTAATACAAATTCTAAAGTACCTACCCTGTATAAACCTATTCTTGGTACTGTGTTGATCAATGTAGAAGGTACTGATGGTCTTTTAGAGAATATGCTCAAGGTATCTATGGGTAACAATTGTTCTATTGAAGGATATCTTGATGATAATGAAGAGACCATTATGAAGCTCATTCCTAGAAAGATATTTAAGGAATGTAATGATTTCCTTAATAATACTTATTATAAGCTTAAAGATAAGTATGAGGGGCTAGAACCCACTATACATAAACTTCTAGATGCTAATCACTTCTGGGAAGATGTAGATAATGCCTTTAGTATTTATAGAGTTCCATTTATTATGAGGGAAGAGATGTATTATGATGAAGAACAGTTAAAGGTTCTTGAACTCATTACGTCTCATAAGATGAGTGAAATTGAAACTATCAGATATGCTAAGGATGTAGATCTTACAAAACTTAAAACAGACTACATCCTAGTACGAGACAAATATGGGGTCTTGTATCTTGTAGTGTATATCAAAGGAGAATTCAATATTGCTCTTCTCGATAAAGAAGGAATTCTTAGTGAAGAAGAAGTAGCTAAACTTATGCCTGGTAAAAAATAATATGGGCATATACTATTATCGTAAGAAGGTGACCAGTTAATATATCTGGGTAACTTCAAATAAATTAAAGGAGGTAGTTCTCAATGAGAAAGAGCTACGCAGAAAGACATGGGTTGGTTAATAACCAGCAGGTGAATGACGGGAAGCCGCGCAAGAAGCGCGAGCTGAAGGCAAGTATCGATCTTGTCCGTCAGGAGATGGAGTCACTCTTTAAGCAGAAGCTTATTACGAGTGACAAGCTTTCGGAAATGGTTAACTCCGTTTTCCGTGCAGCATGCCCCGAGTATGAGGGCTGTAATATCACTGTCGAAGGACAGGGTATGATCATGTGTGATATCTTCTTCACTGAGCGTGCAGGAGATGTCTCATTCGGTGATGGTAAGATTAAGATCCTTCGTCGTCGTGATGATAAGACGGATCGTTCTTCTTATTCGATCATCGAGCAGTACAACAATCGCAATCGTATTGCGCGCGTGTATGAGCTTACGGATGAGGGCAAGGATGCTCTGTCTGAGTTTGTATCGCGCAATTTCTTCATCGGAGATCGACTCCAGTCGAATGTCGATTGGAAGAAGTGCTCTGCTGAAGTTAGTGAGAGCGATTGGCTCCAGCGCAGCCGTATCTATATGAAGGTATCGATCGATATCGTTCGTCTCCTTCAGAAGGTATATGGCCACTATAATGAGGATAAGGAAGAGTATCTGTATGTGGTATCCCCTGTACGTCCTCTTATTAGCTTCAACACTGGTGGTGGAAACATCTATGTGTCGAAGTGGCTTTTCCTCATCAATCAGCTCAACAATAATGTGCTGAATGAGGTTCTTGATGAGAGCGGTATGCGTCCGCAGAATGTTGGGTCTCTCAACATTTATCGTGGATAAGGGTTGATCTATAAATGATTCATTAGTAAGATCATTGTGATAGTAGTCAGCTATATTCGTGGCCTTTAATGAATCGTTTTAGATGAGAAATATATGACGAGCACTTCTGTGCTCGTCTATATTTTTTGTTCTATGAGGTGATCACATTGGAGAAGTTTAAATATACTGTAGATCCAGAGCTTGATGAAGTTGTGGATGAAAAAGGCAATACAGCTATTATGCTTCGTCGTATTGCTTGGGGAGATGGAACTCCTAAGATCGAAATTCGTAAATGGTTCTTATCTGAAACTGGAGAACAAGCATCTAAGGGTGTTACGTTTGCAACAGATAAAGGACCAGGAAATCTAGCTAAGACTCTAATCCGTAAAGGATTTGGAGAGACTAGTGAGCTTATTGGTGAGCTTAAAGAAAGAGAAGATTTTGATGATTCTCTTGCAAGAGTTATCGGTAAGCAAAAGGTTAAAGCTGCTAAAGAAACTGTTGTGGAAGAATACTATGATCCTAAAGAGGTGTTAGGATAATGTATATACTCAATCTATTTGGCAGAGATGGTATTGGATTTACGAATATCGAAATAGATAAATCTGGTGCTATCTTGACAAGAGAGAATACTGTTATTAAAGTTATAGATACACATACCATTGCTACATATAGGCTTAAAGATCTAAAAATATACATTCCAGATCTTATATTTGAAGATATGGCTATGGATATGGTTTATGATAAAAGTACAGTTTATAATAGTGATAGTTTTAAAGATTGTGTGTATAAAGCTATATTGGAGTTGATAAGGAGAAATAATGATGGATATGATTTTTATTTTACTGGTTTAAATAAATTTAGATTAGTCAGAGTGTATCTTAAAAATCATATTATTGAAGATGAGCTTAAATATATTGTAGTGGGAAGATTGGGTAGAATAATAGAAGAGAAGTCGGTTTGACTACATTTGTGTAATAAATAGCTTTTTAAATGTAAAGGAGATAATGATTATGGGTAAGAAGTATACGTTTGATCATGCTCGCTGGACTCAGATGGAACTTAATGATTCTTTGATTTCAGTTTTTGTAAATGACAATAACGGTATTCTCAGTTCTGAAGGTATTTGTATTATTCAAAATGATAAAGACGGTATTCAGATTAAGTCACTTGAAGATATTAAATCATTAAAGAATGAAGAGATATGCAATCTTATTGAAGAGGCTATTGTCTCTACTAGTAATGATCTTGTACCCAATCTTTATATTCATAATAGTTATGATATTAATGATTTCATTAATATTATTATTAAAAAGATGAATAGTAATTTTGATAAATCTAACCGTATCTATTTTAGATTGTTCGGATCTGAAGATAATGAGTATAGTATAATCTGTGCTGGAACAATCAATAAAGAGACTGTTTTAGTTGGTGACATTGTTGATAAGGTTATTAATAAACTTGTCTAATGTGATTGTTTATTAGTCTCTAAACCTTCATATAAAGGGGGTTTAGAGACTATGGCCTTATCCGATTCAACAAATGGTGGAGAGAAAGATAAACCACTAGAACAGTTTGAAAAGTGTGAAGTAGATCCACAATGTAAATTTTGTGATACTAACGGTAGATGTATATTTGAAACATGTATCTTTGATAATGAGTTTCCACCACAGATGTTGCTTTGGTATTTTCAATGCATTGCATGCAGAGAGATCGATTCAATTAAGCCTCGTGAAATGAAGATTCATTTTTGTAGGAATTGTATTAGACAGTTACAGACAGCACAGGTATTGCCGTTTAGTTGTATTATCTGTGGTTCTAGTCAATCCCATAGAGGCAAAGGATTTGGAAATCAGATCTGTGATAAATGTTTGAGAGATATTAAGCAGGCGATTGACTGGCGCCACCATCATTAAGAAAGGAGAGTATGTTTATGCATAATACTCCTAGCAAATATTATGATGATAAGATACCTATTGAGCAAGTTCTGTATGGGCAGTTCATAAAGTATAAGAGCTTATTCGGTATGGTAGCTAGAGAGTTTGAAGGGTCTAATGCTAACACAGTCAATGTGTTTATAGATCTTCATCAATTCTTTTTACCAGCATTTAGATGCTTAAAGGTTAAGAACTATTATACAATGACTGCAGTAGCAATTAACTACTGTGCTCATATAAGAGCTTACTTTAGAGGAAGTCATAATGTAGAATCTAATATCATCCTTGTACATAGTTTGAACATGTCTTCAAACAATACAAAGTTTATCGCAGAGTATAATAGCAAATATTCTGCTCGCATGAACTACAATACAAAGATGATGGAAACATTGCAAGATAATCTACAGATGCTCAGGCTTCTGGTTAAATATATACCAAATGTATATCTTAAAGAAGGTACAGTAGAACCAGCAGTCATTATTAAGAGTCTAATTTCTAAAGATTTTAATAATGGAGTCCCAAATATAGTAATTAGTTCATCTGATTACATGTACCAGTTACCATACTATTCTCCTAATACTGTTGTTTTTAGGAAGAAGAACGTGGTGGCACAGACTGGTGGATTTGAGGATGCTTCATTTTCATATAATGCTATTACTGCTCCATTGTATTTTATACAAGATACTAAGGGATTAATAAAAGGAGATATCAGTACTCCTCCATATGCTATATCGGTTCTTATGTGTCTTTCTGGATTATCTGGTCGTAGTGTAAGCAGTATATTCAATATCACTACTGCTACTAAGATAACACGGTTTATACCATCTGAAGCTATAATGGCCGGAGATATAGAATATATCTATGGTGCAATTCAGATGTGTTTGGATAAGAGCAAAACCAAGAATAAGATTGAGTTTGATGAATTTGTTAATAGATATAAAGCTATTGACATTCGTTTTCAAGAAGCTATGTATAACATGCTTCCTGAAGCATCAGACAAACGATATCTTGAGTCTCTTATCGATCCAGAAGCTCTTAAAGCTGTTAATGATAAGTGGTTTAAAGAAGTACCACTAGATTTACAAAGACTTTGATTGAGATTACATTTCCCTCTATCCTTTTATGGGATAGAGGGATAAGTTCTCATAAATCTGACTTTTGATTAATATTTATTTTTTATAGAGGGGGTAGTTTTGTATGGCTATATATAAATACTACATAGACTTGGTATACTTGGCTCAGAACGAAACCATTCATATTCCTAAAGAGAATGTTCGTAAATTATTTATAGATCACAATTATGCAGAAGCTAATATGCCTACAATGTATTGTACTCTTAATATAGATAAAGCCCTATATGATAGAATTATTGTAGGAGCAAAAACAGATGCAATGCTTCTAACTGTATATAAGATCAATACAGAGGCTAACACAAATATCAAAGAGATGATATATAACGCCAAATGTGAGTACTTCTTGAAAGATGATATCAATTATAATCGAGATATAGATTATAAGGATGATAGTAACAAGAAAGATGTATATAGAGAAGTATATATTGGTCTAATGTTTAGAGATCCTATAGAATGGAATAAGCAAACCAATAATACTACATTTGTAGATTCTACAATGATGAATATAGTAGGATCATTTACTGATGGTGTACCACTTCTTATAGAACCATTTGTTTATAATGATACATTCGATCAGCTTATCGTTCCTCCACAGGATTCATTAACTAAGACCATTAGTTTTTTGAATGATGTGAAGGTATTTTATGATACTCAGTATAGATTATTCTATGAACCAGATTGTATGTATCTAGTAAGCAGTTCTGGTAAAGCTACACCTAAGACTACAGATGAATATGATACAGTAAAATTTATTGTATACACGCCAGATGATATTAATGCTCTTGTACAAGGTATGAGTAAAGATGATACTCAAAAAGCCTATTTAATTAATATCAACTCTTTGGATACAGTATATAATATTGATACATATACACGTAAGAAGTTTAATTCTATCTCATCTATCATAAACCCGAGTAAAGAAAATTCATTAGAGACGCTTAGTTCTATGCAAAGTGTTATAGGTGATATAAATAATATAGCATCTAGTCTTCATGATGCTGCTAAAGTAGCTACTGATGCTGTACAAGAAGTTCCATCATTTGTAAATAAACTCAAGTCTGATTTTAAGTTAGAAACAATAAATGTTAATGGTGTTGAAGGAAGCTCAATACAGTCTATTGATCAAGCTCTTGCTAAGATTATGGCTATGCCAGAACCTAAGCCTGGTAGTGGTAAAAACGGTAAAGGTGGCAAGGGAGGTTCAGGAGAATCTGGATCAGATGAACCTAAGGAGAAAACTCTTAGTGCCAAAGAAAAGGCTAATGTTGCAGAAATATTAAGACAATGTAAGATTGCTATTAGTGGTAATACTGCTTCATTTAATGGGATTAATAAAGACTATGGTGAAGGAATGGGTGGTATATTTAAGATTCTTGGTAATATCAACCATGCACCATCATATCTCACTGGTGTTACTGCAATCAATGCTCAAGCTAATATTGGGCCTCTTAAAGGATGTTTTGGGGATATTGAGGGTGATAGCAAGAAATCGGCTACTCATGCAAAAAATAAGCTTAAACCATATGTAAAGGTGGTTGGTGAAATATCTGCCGCTGCACAGAGGGCTATAGATACAATTGCTAGCACTGGAATAGAGTCAGAGAAAGTCGTTAAATTTGTTAATACTCTATATGCTAATAAACGAACATATGAATCTGCTGCCAATATGGTTGCTGTTAATATAGCTAAGTTTAGCGATCTTCCAAATAAGTTTAAAGGAATAAATAATCAGTTTAAACCATATGGGGAGAAGCTATCTAATATAAAGGTTAATCTTAAAGCTCAGTTTACTGCTTTAAAGACAGATATCAATACTCTTGGGCAAAACGCTAAATCTATGCTTAAACAGATTAGTGAATCTGGCAAGAACGCTATTAACAAATTAAAGAGTACTGGATTAAGTCTTAAATCATTGAAACAGCTTAGAGATGATATTCATGCTATTAGAGATATTAGTGGTATCGGTAAACTTGGTGTAAGTAAATTCGATTTCAATCTCAATCTTGGTGGGGACGGAACTGGTACTACCATATACAATATTCCTAATGATAATGCTAATAAGCTTAAGAATATTAAGTCTGAATTGGAAAGCAAAGTCAATACCTTCATTCTAAATAAGAATGATCTTGATGTATCTGTATTCAATATAAATATGAGATATATTATAAAGAACTTTGATACCCATTCAGATAAGGATGGAGCATTTATCTTGGATCGTAAGGTAGAGATATTTATGAGAAGTGATGATAAATTTATTTGTAACTGTAGATTGCATTTCAGAAAGCTTACAGATGATGCTGCAGCAGGAGAAGTACCAGATACTGGACAAGAAAATGCTCTTGATCCTGAGAAGGCTAAAGAAGTAGCTAAAGCAGCAAAAGAACTTCTTGATGATCTTAAAGATAGTGATATTATTAAGATGATGAGTAATGGTGCAAGTATGGGTAGATTGGAAGCTCTTGCTAGTGGATATGAAGCTACCACTAAAGGAGAGCAATCTAATAAGAATATGGCTGCATCAGTGTTGGGAAAATAAAATATTTGTAGATAATATACTATATACATATATAGCAGTATACTTTTATAAGGAGAATTATTTATGGACTACAGATTTACCATATCAGAAAAGGAATTGATTAGTATTTGTACTGATGTAAGAGACAAGATGTCAAAGAGATATGATATCTCCAATCTCGAATCTAGGTATTATAGGTGTAGGGGATTGTGCAATATTGTATCACATGCTATTATTGAGCGAGTAAAAGAATACACCGATATGCATAAAATTACTGTATCTGCAAGAATGATACATGGTGAACAAAGGCATATCTTTGGTCGAAATCCGCAGACTTGGTTTATGGAGCATACATGGGTTAAATTATTTGATGGAGAAAATACGGTTTATGTAGATGCTACATTAGAACAGTTTACAGAACTGTATAAAGATACATATTCCTCCCTTCCAAAAGTATATGTATCCAATAGAATTTTCCCCATGTTTTTACCAGATGATGAGCATCCATATTTTAGTACAAATAATATGATTATGAAAAAGCTTTATCAGTTTTGGTTTAATAATGTTATCTATAATATTGGTATGCTTTGGTATAAGATTAAACCAAAAATAGTTGTTAGTGTCTATTAATATACTATAATATACCCCTCTACCCATATAGGTAGAGGGGATATGTAGTGTCTAAACGTATTATTTTTAGTATGTTTGGGAACTTAGATAGGCTTAAATATGCTCTTAAGCAGATCTATAGTATATTTTAGTGTGGAACGTCTAATTTTGATCTTGGAGTTAGCAAATGGGCTCATCTCATATGCTTTTTGAATATTGAAGCTTGGGTCAAGCTTAGTGATTTTTGGCATATAAGTCTTAATATCATTTACTATCTTGGCTCTTGCATCAAGCAACATTTTTCTTTTTTCCTTATTGCGAGAGTTCATAAACAGTTGTTCTTCAAGAAGAATATTCATATACCAGAGACGAATCATACATTGTTCCATCCCCTTAGTATTCTTTCCTTTCTCATATTGCTGCATTGCCATATGAGTGCGAGAATATTCTCCTTCATAATCAATTTCCCCGCTCTTAGTATTAATAAGAAGATCTCCCTTATCATTAAACTGAATTGGGAACTCTCTTACTTCACTGATGGGAATAAAATCATCTACAATATATTTAGACTCATTGAGTCTCATATCTTTTAGTTTACCTTCATAAATTGCTGCTACAGTAATATTATCCATAGTACGCTGACCATCGGTAGCATCTTCTACAAGAGCTTTGACCATTTCATTACAGATAACACTCTTATTCACCATATCAGCATTAGTAGGGGGCATCATAAGAAAGAATCCTTTAGTAGATTTTACTCCACGTTTATCTAACCTTCTTCTTACCTTTTGAAGAGTGCTAGTCGGTGGGAATCTAAGAGTATATGTGAATACAGTACTATCATGACCATTTAAACTGTTCTTGACAAATTCTCTCTTAGAAAAATCATATTCCCTATAGTAATCCAGATCTTCAGTAAACGATACTCCTACCTTTTTATATCCATACTTACCTTTTTCAGAGAAGATAATAAGCATAGTATTAGAATCATCTGCAGATTCAGTAATAACACCTTTTCTCTGCACACCAACAGATGAACCAAGAAGATTAAATACATTTGCTGATTCATTCTTTAGAATGGATTCAATACGATTCTTAGCAAACAGTCTATTACTCTCATTATATGGAATCTCTGGATTCCATCCAAGATCAAGGATAGATTGTTTTCTATTCAGAAGATCTTGATCACTAAGATCATCAATGTTTTCCATTAATGACTTAATCGTATTTCTCCATTCATATGCTGGGATATAAGATTCAGACATAAATCCCATAAACTTATGGCGATATTGTTCAAACCATTCTTTTACTGGTTTCTCTGCGATAGCAGTAGTATCTGGAGTAGATGAATAGAATGGTTCTTTATCATAATAGCTGATTCCAAGCTTAATCATCTCATCTGGAGTAAAGAATGGTACAGTGGGCTCTACATAGATGGATACAGAGTGATCAAAGATATCATCTTCAAGCATATGAGTGAAGATATTATTCTCATTAATACTCTTCATTCTCTTAAGAGTTTCCATTCTTGTTACATAATCAGATTCAATACCATATTTATACATAGATTCCATCATAGAGCCATAAGACATAGCTTCTTTAATAGGAGAATAAGCCTTATCTATAAGATCATCAGGAATATCATCTTTAAGGAAGTCTGTCTTATACAGTTCATATCTTTTCTGATTATCCATATTAAACAGCTCAATAGATTTAATATCAGATTCTCTCTGATCATCAATATCCATGCTATTGAAGTCAATATAATCCTGTTCTAAGTCATCCAAGTCTTTATATACATTATACAGAAGGACATGTCCTCCTGTTGCAATTCTCCATGCTTTGATTTCTTCATATCCATCTCTAATAATAGGATCTTTGAGAAGTTCATCCATATTATCATCGATGACGATATCTTTATTAACAGTGATCATATATTATCCTCCTTTACACAATCAATAGGAATTTCATTCATAGACCTATAGCAGCTAGTTCTTCTACCAGTAGTCTTGTTAATTGCATAATATCCATTAACAGACTCCATGATCTCTACATCTGTTCCTTCAGTAAGAGAATTAGCTTCTTGAACCTCTTTATTATTCATAAGAGGAATATTCATAAGAGGAACACCAAGTTCATTCTTATATTCTGCTACAAGAGTCTGAAGGTCTGCTTTAATATTGCCAAGAATATTATCTAGCTTAACCTCTTTGAATAGAGGATCGCATTCAATCTGATCATCACTCAGAAGCTTCTTACCAGAAATGGTTTCGTATAAAAACTCTCTAAATACTTCTTCATTAAGTTTACTGAAGATCTTGTTATATATCTGATCCACATTCTCTCCAATATACTTAAATACTTTGACTTTCTTTCCTGTTAAGAAGCTAATTGTATCTTCACTTCTAAGCTTACCATCTGACATAGCAAGTACATTCTTAGAAATAAGATCGTTAGATACTGTATATCCCTCTACATTATCATCATGGAAGCCATTTGGTATGCCATATTGTGTAATATAAATAGAGCTATTAGGAGAAGGAATCCCTCCAATAGCAGCAAGACCCATAGATTCATTTGTATTCATCATTCTCCTCCTATTACAGATTCTTCTATTGCTTCTACTTCTTCATGTATATTAATTATAGCTTTCTTATCCATAGTATCATTATCCATCTGCATTTTGAGTTCCATAATAATACCAAGAAGCTGCTCAAAGTTATTATTGGTTAGTCTAAGATAGTTAAATGTACCTAACTTCTTGACCATAGCTTCTTTAGCATCTTGTTTGGCTCTATAAGAGTTCATCTCTCTATTATTAGGGTTATCTCCACCATCTTTGATCTCAATGATAAGATTGAATGGTATGAGATACATATCGGAGATATATTTATGCATCTTTCCTTCATACTCATATTCCAATACAGGACCAGGGACAAGAAGATCAGAAGATTTAAAATGGAGAATCTTGTCCAAGAACTCTAATGCTTTCTTCTCGTAAGAACCAGTATAAATATGAACTCCGCCATCAGTAAACTTATATTTACCGGAAATCTTACGGTTCTTAAGCATCAATTCTTGTTGTTCAGGATCATTAAGAATATTATCTGTACCTCTAACCCTAATCATATTCTTTCTATAGAACTGTCTTATAGCATCACTGCATTCTTTTCTTCCACAGAGTCTATTATATTTAAGATTATTCTCATTCCATTGTGTTTCTCTCTTACATACAACACAGGTTCCATGATCCTTCTTATTGATATGATTGAATATAACTCTTCCAGCAGTATATCCTTCTGGAATCATTTCTTCATGTTTATCTTCAAAATGGTCTATAAGTTTTTCTTTAGTTCCTCTAAAAGAACATCGAGGACAAGTATAAGTTTTACCCATATCCAATACCTCCTAATCATTTACCCTTGTGTCAAAAATCATACCAATTTATGTAACTTTATACAGCTAGCACTTATATGTAAATATTTATAGGAGGTGAGGTATGAATTGGCTAAGGTATTAGGAACAAATAAGAAGGCTACCATAACAGAAGCATTCCTCGGTATCGATGAATTCAACCATCCTAAAGTGTATACTGATCAGCATGCTACATATATTTTACTGATTAGACTAATTCTTTTAGAACCTGGAACATATCCTACTAGACCCAATATGGGTGTAGGGCTTGTATCAAGATACAGATTTGCTATTGAAGATAAGATAGAGCAGTTGCAGTCTGATATAGAAGATCAGATTAGAGAATACTTACCTGAGTTTCAAGCAACAAATGTAACGGTATCATACAATTCTATCACTAAAGAGGTAAACATTCATATCACTGTGGATGATTATACATATCAGCTTACATATGATCCTGAGATTAATAAACTCAGTTCATTGTAAGAGTTAAAGAAAGAAAGAAGGAAAAGATCATGGCAGATAAGAAGAAGGTATCTTTGGAAGACATGGGTATTGGAGCAAATCCTCAGGAGAAGGCCACCGGTCCAGATAGAGGTGCTACCCGTGTTGCTAAAGATAAAAATATTGAAGTTGTAGATATTTCAGCTATGGTGGATGTTAAGGAAAAGAAGTCTGCTAAACAGAAGGCTGAAGAAGAAATGATGAAGGTCGTAGACGAAAATATTGAACGTACAAAGAAAGATTTGATGGAGAATGTCATTACTCCGTTTAAGGAGGCTTGTATTGCTGCATCTCTTGAAGATGAAGCAGATAAGCTTGATCCTAATGGAGATAAGATGGAAGAAACTCTTGATTCTATTACTCCTCAGCAGGCAAATACCGGTTCTACAGATGAGGATCTTGCAGATCTTCTTGGTACAAAGATGGATGATGATAATTTTGTAGATACAAAAGGGGAGGCTCTCGATACTTTTATGGAAGATCCAGATGAGAAAGAAGAAACTCTTGCTGTAGAAGAAAAGCCAAAGGAAAAGAAGAGCCCTCCTAAGAAAGAAACTAAAACGGAAACCGAACCTAAGAAAGATAAAGAACTGGTTCAAGAGCCTAAAGAGATTGTAGATGCTATCAACACTAAAGATTCTAATGAGATTCAGGAAACCATCTCTGATGCAGATCTTCAGGAATTCCTTGATGAAGAAACGCCTGAACTTACTGCTGATGAGCAGGAAGAACTAAAGGCACAGCAGAAGGCGTTTAGAGAAGAGGTCCTTAGTAAACTTTCCGTAACTCCTGTGATGGATAAAGAAAAGGTTAAGAAACTTCGTGTTGCAAGCAAGCCTGTATCAGTGAATAAGGTGCTTAAGCTTGCTCAGAACAATCTTAACACAGCTACATGGCCTCTTCCGAATAGTGGGCGACTTGCTACATATACAGCTCTTTCTGGCGAGGAAATTGAAAATCTCAATCCTGATATTCATGATCGTAACATGAGTGCAGAGATGCAGAATCGACTTATTTTTGGTACTATCTTCAATCATCTTGTTGATAGCAATAAGCCTGCTACTATGGAAGAGTGGCTTAAGACTATTAACTGGTTTGATATCAATGATATCTACTTTGGAGTTTATCTTGCTACATTCAAGAACAGTAATTTTGTTGCTAATAGCTGTACCAATGATAAGTGTAAGAATATTTTCCTTGTAGATACAGATTATCGTAAGATGATCAAGTATACTGATGATGAGTGTGAAGAAGTATATAAGAAGCTTATCTCTACTGCTATTGACAGCACTCCAGATGAGGTTGAAGAAGAAATTGTCCCGATCGGTAATAGTTATGCTATTGGGTTCCGTGCACCTTCAGTATTCGATATTATCTTTGGTGCATCTTCTCTTGATCAAGCATTTAGAGCAAAATATGCTAATACTATTGGTAATATCTCATATATGGCCAATATCTATTACATCACAAACGATACGCTCTTCCCTGTAGATTGTAAGCCTGTTAAGGATAATCCTGCTAAGACAATGCGTAATAAGATTGTTGCGTATTATAACATTCTTAAGACGCTTCAGTCTGATCAGTACAGCGTCATTGTTAGAACTATTGAAGAGATTAACTCTCGTAACAAGTTCATGTGCTCCTTCCACTATCCTAATGCAACGTGTCCTAAGTGTATGCATACTGTTAAGCGTGAAGATGACTTTGTAAATCCGCTTACAATGCTTTTTACACGTCATCGCTTGGTTCAGTTCGCCAATTCTATGACAGAGTAAATATGGTGTCAAAGTATTATAGAAATCGTATTTCTATGGATACTTTATTAACTGCTCCATTGGGATTCCTGCATTATCTATATTTTACTGCTGTGCAGGAATCTCAAAGCGATGCTGGTAAAGCACAACAACAGAGATATGCATTAGAGGATGCACTGGAAGGAGGTGCACCAAATGACGTTCGTCGAGTTCCAAGAAATTTTGTACTCAAACCAAAACCAAATCAATCACCAAGACCGATGTAGGATGTTGGATGAGAATATGGTGATCTATCAACTTTTAAAATCATGCTTCTCTACCAATATGAATATCAGCATTCATCAGAATGATAGTGGATTCTTTTATCGCATTCATCCTAATGATAACTTTGATCTATCCTACCTCATTTCTTGTTATAATGATATAAAAGTTACGCTCTATTCCCATAATTACTTTGTCAATGTATGGATGGAGGATAGAGATATTTGCATTAAACTTAATGATCAGTGATATATTCAGAGTAGCCTTATGGCTACTCTGTTATTTATTCGACAACTTTGTAAGAGAGGTGATATGAAGTGAAGAATAAACACTTTAAAATAGAGCCATTGAGTATAGATAAATTTATAAAAGTTAATGATTTAAAGGGAGTAAAGAATCCTATATTCTTTGATGCAAATGGACTTCCAACTACAGACGGCCTTTTATCTAATGAGATATTTGGTATTACCAAAGATGATAGAGCTAATATATTCTCTTATATCCATCTTGGTGCTAATGAAGTATTTATGCACCCGCTGCACTATAAGATTTGGACCAAATTGGACAGCAAAGTTAGAGCTTGTGTACATGGAACAAGTACATTCATTATTAAAGATGGAGAACTCGTTGAAGATCCCAATGGTGAATGTGGTATCAAATTCTTGCAGAAGAATTTTGATAAGATTAAGATTAAGAGAACTACATCAAGTAGACGAGACTATAGTATCAATTTTTTAAAATCTCATAAAGATACGATGTTTATTAAAGATATGGTTGTCATACCAGCATTCTGGAGAGATGTGAATAGTACTGGTAAATATACTGGAGTAGGAGATATTAATAAAATCTACAGCTCTCTTATCATTGCCTCTAAATCATTACAGGAAACAAATGATTATGGGTTTAATCTTTCTGATCAGATTAGAGGAAGAATTCAAGAGATGATTGTATCTCTCTATGATTATTTCACTAAAGGGACTTATAATGGTCAACCTGTAACTGGTATTGCTGGTAAATTTGGTCTGCTTAGAAGATCTAATTTGTCTAAGACAACAGACTATTCTTCTCGTCTAGTTCTTTCAGCACCAGAGTTGAAAGTAGAGAATGTAGAGGATATGATTACAGATGTAGATCATGTTGCTGTTCCTCTTGCATCTTTGTGTGCAAACTACTATCCATTTATGCTATTTTATATTAGAAGATTCTTTGATAATGTATTTGCAGGTATGGAGAAGTTCCCAGTAGTGTACAATGATAAGACTGTTGAGATGACAGATATAAAAGATTATCAGATTACATTTTCTGATGAAAAGATTAAGGAAGAAATGGATAGATTCATCCATGGTATGGCAAATAGATTCAGACCTATTGAAGTACCGCTGAAGAATGGTAAAGTTGGTTTCCTTAAATTAGTTGGATACAATATGACTCCAGAGAGATATATTGAATACAAAGATAAAGGGGTCCTTCCTGATACACCGACTTTGGATCGTAGAATGACTTGGTGTGATTTATTCTTTATCGCTGCTCATGAAGTGGTACAAGATAAAGCTGTTCTCATTACAAGATTCCCCATGGACTCCTATTTTAACCAATTCCCAAGTAAAGTAAATGTATCATCCACTAAGAATACTATCCCGATGCTTGTAAATAATATCTTTTATAGATTCTATCCAGATATCAAAGAAGAAGATTATAATACTAATACGACTAATAAGTTTACAGATACTTTGAAACTTTGTAATGCATATCTCCCTAGTATTGGAGGAGACTATGATGGAGACCAAGTATCATGTAAAGCTATATATTCTGAAGAAGCCAATAAAGAGTTGATTGAACAAATGAATTCTAAGGCTCATTATATCACCATCGGTTGTCAGAATATAGTTCAGTCTACCAATGAAGGTAAGCAAGCATTATATGCTCTAACCCTTGTGCTTCCTGATGATAAGACTAAACTTCAAAAAGTAGAATTCTGACATAAGTATAATGGAATGAGAATAGGTTTGGAAGTGACTAGAGTTCATATTTACAATTCGAGAGAAATGTTTAGCTATTTTTATAGCTAAAATCTCTACAAAATCTTCTTTTACTTCTAGCTTTCACTTCAACCAAGAAATTCTCTAGAAGAAGTTCCATTAATTCCCATATGAATTTATAAAAGCTAATTCCCCCGTACTTAGTTGTACGGGGGATTGCTTTGCTGTATATGCTCACGTTCAGATATGATATGTGAACTTCTAGATAATTGATTAAAACGTGTCGAATAAAGGAGAGGGTTAGCAGTGAAAACACATATTCCAATCACAAAAGCTCTATCTAGGGAAAGAGTGACAACAAAAAGCAATGAGTCTGGAATATATCCATTGCTTAACGGGTATCAAGAGAACTATAATTTCAAAAATATTTGTGAGTCTCTTGATAAATGGTATTTGTATTCTAATAACAATCAAAAGAATCTTAACCAGATGCTTAAACTCTATACTCATGTAAATGAGAATGGAACTCTAAGAGAAATTGAGATTGCTGCTGATATTGTAACTAGAAATATCATTTCCATTCCTGGGTATACTGCTGCTGTACCTCAACTTAAATCTATGGATAATACAGAGAATATTCTTGAGGCTATAGAGGAAGCTGCTATCTGTGATAAAGTCGTCAAGAACTATGCAGATCTTAGTAAGAGATTCAATGTAAATCATTATATTCAAAAGAACTGCAAAGACTTAGAATGTTGTATACATGGGCTTTGCTCCTTTGTTGACACCTATAATATTGGAATCAATACTAAATATCGTATTGCCCTTGAAGAAACTTTGTATGGTTTTAATAGAAACGGAGTTCATTGTTCACAGAAAGATATTGTTGAGCATGTGACAGATTATTTCTTGATGACTAATATGGATGCAAAAGACAATTCTGGTGTTCTTTTGAATATCATGGAAGATGTACTCAACTCTAATCCGTTCATAACAGAAACTTCATATATTGATTTTATCAGAGAAGCGTCTAAGAATCATACTGCTAAAGATGAGTTTGAGTCATTGGATGAAGCTGTATTTGTAGAATCATATGAGGATATTGCTGAGAAAGCAATTGCTGCATTTAAGGGTGGAGCAGATAAAGGCGTAAAAGCTTTTACTGCTCTTATTAACAAACTCTTAACTGTTAAAGAAGAGAAAGATATTATTGATGGAACTGTCAATGTTCTTTCTATCTCATTCTATTTCTTTATTGTAATCGGAATTACATCTATCAGTGCATGGGGTGGAATACTTGCTCTTATCACTTCTGCTGTTCTCTCTAAGATGAAAGATTGGGAAGTGTCAAAGCGAGTATTAAAGACATGGTATAAACATAGAAAGAAAGTTAAGGATAAACTTAATAAAGAACGAGACCCTCAGAAGAAGAAACGTCTTGAAGAGTATTTGGAAAAGATGAATAAGAGTATTGAGAAAATTGAGAATCATTATGATAGACTTGCTCCAGAAGGAGATAGTGCAGCTTCTCATAGTGACTCTGATGATCTTGATATGAAGCTTGATTTTAAGTTTGAAAATGCTACAGAGATTAGCAGTTATATCAATACTGTAATAGATACTATGAAGGATATCAAGTGGAACAATGATATCGCCAATAATAGAGTTTTCTGTGATAAAGATATCTATCTTACCTCAACTCTTGAAACAGTAGATTATCTTACAGAATTTGCATGTAAATTCCCATATATGATAGACTATAAGTCTATGAGAATGTCTATTAGTGAAGCTATCGATGAACTAAGAAAGACCCCAACCTCAGAAAATTATGTTAGGATCGCAGCTTTGATTGATTGTAGAGAAGCTGTAAGCGAAATTTCTGATGATCTTGTTACTGAAGATAATATCGAGAAAGTTCTTCAGAATATGAATGAGATTCGATACATGGGTGATGTGATTGGTAACAGTATTCAATCGTATAATGAACTAAGTATTGGATCTAGTCTTACATTAGCTATAGATAAAATGATTGATACTGCTAAAGACCTTGATGTTAAGGCTCAGGTAGCAGCTAGAACCATTGATGCTGCATCTCGTTATATCTCTCATTCTATTGAAAAATCTCTCACTGCTGAGAATAGAGAAGCTGTTATTAGAGGAGAGATTCTCCCTTCTATGAGTAAATGTGTAAAACTTGCTATTCTTACTGGAGGAGCATTTCTAATCAGTCCTGCTATTGCTATTGTAGCTCTAGTTGTACGATTTGTTATCTCTAAACGTATTCAGGCTAAAGAAAGACAGCTTGTTCTTAATGAACTTGATGTAGAATTGAATATGGTTGATCGATATATTCGTCAAGCTGAAGAAAAGAATGATCTTAAGAGAGTTAAAGAGCTTCTTCTCACTAAAAAGAAACTTCAATCTCAGTATGCTAGACTTAGGTACAATCTGAAGATCGAATGGAACGATAAAGATGTGCAAGAGCTTCGTGGTAAAGAGAATGAAGATTGAAGGAGGTGAATGAAAATGGATTTTGGAACATTTGTAAAATATCTGAACGAAGATATCACTATTGGTGGCAGAACTGTCAAAAGTGATGACGAAGATGAAGACAAAGATCAAACTAATCCAGCACAGGATAATCCTCCGCCACCTGAAGATGATGAACCAGAGGAACCCGATGAAGAGGTTCCAGATTATTCTGACGATGACGAGGGACAAAAAAATGAGCAACCAACTGATCCAGAGCCTGAAGAAGATCAAGGAGAAGAGCCTGAAGAGGCTGAGCCTGACGAAGAGGTTCCTTCATATGACGATACTTCTGATGGAGACTCCGATAATAACTCCGAAGATACTCCAGATAATCCCCCAGATGATACGGAAGACAGCGGAGAACCTGAAGCTACAGATGGTAAAGATGATACTGATGGAACCACTGGCGATGAAACAGATGGTGCAGACGCTGGAGAAGATTCCGTTCCTGACTATGATACAGATGATGATTCTAGTGATGCTGGCAATCTTGGGGATGATACTGCTGGCGGTGATGAAGATGGAGATGCCAGCGGAAGTGAGGGTGGCGGCGACGCAACTGATTCTTCTGGTGATGATGACGTTCCTGATTACGATGGGGCTGACGGTGATTCTGAAGGCGACCTCGACGGGGATTCCGACGATACCGAAGGAGAAGATTCAGAAGATCCTGAACCGTCTTCGGACGAAATCAGAGAATTAGAATCAGAGTTGTTTCAAAATATGACTCCTGAGCAGGTTGCTATGATGAAAACTGAGCTTAAAACTCAGTTCGTCAAGCTATATGAGTCTATTGATAAGACTATTGAAAGACTTGCTAAGGTAGATCATCTGGATCAGTTTACCAAACCTATTAATTTTGTGACTAAGAAGCTTATTGATTTGAAAGAAAATCTTAAGATAGCTCTTATCTCAAATTTTGATACAAAGTCTTATATGGAGAATAAAATCATTCTTCAGAGACATATGGCAATATATACATATCTCACTGAGATTATTGAAGAGCTTGGTAAAGCCAAAGATAAGAAAAAGTAAATTCTAATCCTATTGGGATAGTATATATTACAACAATAATGTAAATTGAATGCTCTTAAGAGCTTCAACTAAACTATGATAAGAAATAGGCTAAAGCCTATTCACTTCTAAAGGAGGAATTCATAATGCCAATCGTTGGTACTCGTAAAAGCGAACAGATCGCATCGATCAACCGTGGCTACGCAAATGACCCGATGCATGCACTTGCAGAATCTTTTGTTGATGTAGCTCAGGGTGTGCTTAATGAGTCTGGTCTCGATATGTATTCTGAGCCCAGCAAGTTCCTTATGCATGATAGCTCAAAGGAAGCTCTCCGTAAGCTCTTCATTGAGAATAGCTACCATGCTGAAGATCCCATGTACAAGGGCAAGCCTGGTGCTGTCCAGGAGCTCGAAGAGCGCATGAGCGAGCTGTTCGAGAATGACTGTGAGGCTGTTCAGGAGTCGGCTCCGCTTGGGACGTTCAACCCTGTTATTGGTCTGACGTTCCCGATGCACAAGAACCTTCTGTTCAACTGTGCGTTTGCAAAGACGCTTCCGAACGATGTTGCTCGTTCACCGAAGTTTACGCTGACGCTTGAGACCCGTACGCTTGTCGATACGGATGGTAAGGAAATCGATATCTTCCTGGAGCAGAACAAGATTCATGACGCTGTTGCGAACTCGGTTCCGAACAAGAAGATCGTTCTTGCACTTCCTGAGAATGAGACGACGGATGTCGTTGGTACTCACTTCAGCGGTGTAGGTGATCTCTCGATCCGTACGAACATCTGCGGTGTCGTTGTCAATCAGTTCATCGCTACTGGTGTCAAGTACATCGACGAGCATGGTGTTGAGCAGACTGGTACGGGTGCAGCAGTTAAGGCTGTTTGCCCGATCAATGCTATTGAGTTCGTTCCTTCTTATAATGAACTCGATTTCTCGTGCGTTCGTCGCTTCCGTGCAGTCTATGACCAGGCTGCTGCTGGTGATAAGCTTGGCCTTGCTGAGGGTACGATCACTGGCTACATGAAGAAGAACAAGTTCATGATCATGTGCACGAACACGAACGTCTTTGGTGTTCAGCTTCATGCTATCATGGACGTTTCGTCTGCAATGTTCAAGACTTGCCATTCGAAGTGGTCTGCAGAGACCTCGATCTTCCAGATCGCAGAGGCTCCGCATCTCACGACGACGGTTAGCCCTGAAGAGGTTAAGGATATCAACGCTCTCTATCAGGTTAACCAGGTTACGAAGATCATGTCGATCATGAACCTCGCTCTCCAGAACTACAAGGATGACGAGATCCATCTTGAGTATGACAAGAGCTTCAATGGTCTGCCCGATAGCCAGAAGATCTCTGGATCGTTTGACTTTGCTCCTCCGACGAACTTCCTGCATGACCCGATTACGTGGCGTCAGGCTATGTTCATGGACCAGCTTGACAGCTATGTGACTGCAATGCTCCAGGTCCTGAATGATGAGAACATGACCGTTTCGGTTATTGGTCGTCCTGACCTCATCCGTAAGATCACTCCGACGCAGTATGTCTATCAGACGCCGTCGAGCATTGGTCCTATCGAGCTTGAGTTCCAGCGTACGGTTGTTACGAGTGAGAAGCGCGTCTATAACTTCATCTCGACGAGCAAGATGCGTGATAACAACAACCTTATCATTACGCTGAATCCGCGTAACACGAACCGTGTTATCTACAAGCTGTTTGATTATCAGTTCTATGTCTCGAATGAGATTCGTGATACGGTGAACGTACAGCTCCCTGCTATCACGGCATTTGAGCGCTTCAAGTTTGTCCAGTTCCAGCCTGTTCAGGCTCGTGTCCGTATTGTCAACCCGCGTGGTCTCCGTGAGGTTCTTGATAATAAGGATCCGATTGGTACGTCGGCTATGAACGACTACACTGCAAATGGCAACGACTACACGTCTGCTGTCAACGGTGTTGTCACGACGACTGGCAAGCATTGGTAATTCGACTACTATCATTGCCTTATCATATACGCAAGAATTCGGACCTACCCATTGTGGTAGGTCCCTTCTTGTGTTCAATTTTACTATTATCTGATTGACTTATCAGTAATTGAAATCCATATAAGGAGGATGAGTCGTATGATTATAAATGCTGGTAACCCTACGCCTAATGAAACTACATTTAGTTCTGTTTTTACTGATGGAAATTCTTCTGCCAGTGCAGATGGAATTGATTATAACAGATTTGAAGATAATGATTCAACTACTGAACTTTTTGCTTCCCTATCATCTGATAGAGTTTCTTTTGCTAAAACCGATATCGATGCATCAATTAGAGCATTTCTTCTTTCCAAGAACATTGAAGCTCTTAAAAGTATTAAATATTCTCTTGATAAGATTTTTCCTGGGTCTAAATGCCTTGACATTATTTATACAGAGAATACAGATAAAATGTTTTTTGGTATCAACGTATGTCCTGTATTGAATGCAAAGAGAATCTTTGATATTCTTCAGTCTGACGATCCATATATTGTATCCGAATATTATCTTGAGATTGATAGTCAGATTATGGATACTGTTCATTCTCATAATATTACAGACTGTATTGTATATGATGTAGCTGCCATGGTATCTGATGCTTCTCCTATGAGAAAAGCACAGAGCGTATTAGATGAGTATCTTATTAGTACAAATTCTGTACTCAAATATTCTGATTCAATTCACTATCAGGAGTTGCTCTCTTTTGGTATTAGAGATGCGATGAAGAAATTAACTTCAATGTTCTATGTAGGGTTGGATAATCTTAATGAAGAGCTTCTTAATATATACGGAATTGCCCCATCTAACGTTTTGAACCTTCTTAGGTCTCTTGGTAAGGTTCCGTTTACCAAAGCTGAATCCCCGATTGTTGTACTTTCATGGGTTATGAGACTCTATAACTCTGTACTTAAATATCGTATTGCTGCAAGGCATACAATTAAAAAGGGAATCAAATATACTGGATCTCAGCTAGATCGTAAAGAATTGGATAATATCTATCGCCGTCTTGATCGTATTGATGATGCTGCTGTTATTAGAGAAGATCTCTTTATGGGAGTGGCTAATGCTATCTCTGGACAGCTCAAAGATATGAAAGTTAAAGGTATCTCAAAATATGAAGACGATTTCTATGAGATTCAGTTTGAGGCCAATAACCTTGAGACTCAGGAAGAAGCCATGATTCTTCTTCATCGTATTAACTCTCGTATGGGTGTTATTGCAGATTTCTTAGCTACAGAAGAGCTTAATGCTACTAGTCGCAAGAGATGGACTAAATTGCTTGATGAGTATAACAAGCTTCGTAATGCTATCTCTAGACAGAAGATTTATCAAAATAAAACAAGATTGTATGTCAATTACGGCTACGATGATTAAAAATAGACCCTTGGGGAAACCCAAGGGTATTTTATTTTTGATTTTTGATAGTACACATAAATGAGGTTGAAATATACCTAAAATGGTAGTTATTATGAAGGAGAGGGTATAATTATGGCACTTGGAGACAACAATTACAAGAAGAACAATGATTTCCACCCCACTGTATATGGATATCAGTTCAGCAATTCAGAAGCAAAGCTGGATCAGACAAGTTTGACTTTCAATTGGTGGAATAAGATGCTTAAAGTATCTATTGCACCAAAGATGAATAACAATGGTGATTATGCACAGTATGACCATAAGAATGCTATTTCTGTATATATGGGAGTACAGAGTGCTAAAGCACTGTATATTCTTATGCAGGATTATTTGACATTTCTTAGTGATCCTGTTAATAACAAGAAAGACTACAATCGTGCCATTCAGGTTAAGAGTGGTGTAGTTATTCTCTCAAACGGTAAGTTCATTGGTCAGAATGGTACACCTTGTATGGTAATTGCTAAGATCAATGATAAGGGTAAGATCGAATCTTCATATGCATATGAGTTTAAGATTGGTACTATGTATAGTATTGATAATTTCAATGCTGAGAGTGGTGAATACGAAACCAGTACAGACCAGTTTAAACTTATGGAGATTGAGCTTGTTGCAAACGCTCTTAAGCAGTACGTAGATGCGGTATCTAATATGATTGCAGCATCTGTAGTACATGAGATGCAGCCGTTTAGAAATGAAATTCGTAAAATTGCTGATAAGCTTGGTGTATCTCTTGGTGGAGATAGTGGTAATACAACCCGTACAAGCTATTTTAATAATCAGAGTGGAGCATCCGAATCCAATCCAGTAGTATCTTCTACTCTGGATGAGATTGAGAATATCTAAGAGAAAGATTATATGTCCCTTGTATCTTACTATAGGTACAAGGGATATTTTTCTTTATCATGATTAGTCATAAATCAAAAAATATATTTGACTTTGAGTCTATCGTATGTGTTCCTATCGGATGCGTGGTATACATACTAAAGACAGAGACGGTCAAAAAAGGATATTTTAAGGATTATATGAAAGATCCTAGCATGTCTATTCTGAAGAATCTATATGTGGGATCTCAACATGTAAATCCTATCAAATGGCTTTTAAAAAAAGAATATTATGATAGTGCTGATGATATATTAGCCGATCTATATGATAGGCACTATGAGAGTATTCTAAATGTATCTATACCAACCGATGTTATGAGACTTCTTCGAACCTATCTTAAGGTAGAAGAAAGCGGTATTGATATAACTATTAATTGCCATAACGAGATACAAGAAAGCATAGCAAAAGCTATTGAAAAAGAGTTTACCGTAACTGTGGATAAATACAATATGGATGCTTATACAAGTATCTATACTGCATATTCATCTACAGCCCATAAATATAAACAGGGGTTAGAAGGCAAACATGTGTATATCCATAATATACGAGCTAATTATAATGAGAAAAACCGTTTAGAAGATGGATTAAATGATCTCATCAAAGGTAACGTAATTCATACAATTGACCCGTATATAGGCTATCCTTTGCATTTACCCAGTCTGTAAGGAGAGAGAAGCAAATGGAGTATAAGATCTATTCTAATATAGTCCAAAAGAAGGCGTTGAGGAAGGTCCAAAGTGAAACTTTGGCACTTATTTCTGATACATTGGCTAATTCTTTTGGTCCTGATGGTCAGAATACAGCATATCGTCGTCAGAAGGATATTGCTAGATATACTAAGGATGGTCACACCATTCTTAAGAATATTAATTTCAGAGGTACTATTGAATTTAGTATTCGCGATGATCTTGAGGCAATCACCCGTCGAATCATTACGACTGTTGGTGATGGAACCACATCTGCTATTATTCTTTCTTATTGTATTTTTGAAGGATTGTGTCATGCAAGTGAGCGTCATCATATTAATGAGAAGAAACTTGTTGCTGATCTGAACGAGGCAATTAAGAAAGCTTCTGATATTATCATGACTAAGGCTATTGAGCCTACTCTTGAAAATATTCGTAAAGTAGCATTGATCTCTACAGATAATAATGAGTTTGTCGCTAATCTTATTGAGGATATCTATAGAGATTTTGGTAATGATGTTTTTATTGATGTAACTGCTGCTAATGGTGTAGAGACATATACTCGTGAGTATGATGGCTACAGTATCCAATCTGGCCTTGCAGATATTGCTTTTATTAATACAGATAAGCATACTTGTGAGATTCGTGATCCATATCTCTATCTTTTTGAAGATCCTATTGATACAGAAGAGATGATTGGATACTTTGCTAAGATCATTAAAGATAATGTAGTAGATCCCGTTAATGAAAATCGGGTTGGAGATATCAAGCCAACTGTTATTGTATGCCCTAAGATTGGACGGGATATTGAGAGTGATGTAGATGCTCTTGTTCGTCAGATGGCAGCATTGTCTGTTCAGGATCGTAAGAGGTTCCCGATTAATATTGTTACAAATATTAATGACACCAATTATATCAATGATCTTTCATATCTTTCTGGTGCTACATTGATTCGTAAGTATAATGATATTGCAATTCAGACCGCAGATTATAAGATTGCGAAAGCTCTTACTCCAGAGAATGTACATTCGTATGCTGGTCGTTGTGATATCTGTGTTACAGATAGTGCTAAGACTAAGTTTATTAATCCTGCTCTTATGTATAGTGCTGATGGTGAACTTACAGATCTTTATAAGAATCATCTTAAAGATATGGAAGAGAATCTCAAGGGTCTTCGTGAGAATAATGCAAGCACAACAGATATTGGCCTTTTGAAACGCCGTATTAATGCATATAAGGCTAATATGGTTGAGATCTTTGTTGGTGGTATTTCTGAAACAGATAGAGATTCACTTCGTGATCTTGTAGAAGATGCAGTATTGAATTGCCGTTCTGCTGCTTCAGAGGGTATTGGTTTTGGTGCTAACTTTGAGGCTTTCAGAGCGTTCAATTATCTTCTTGCAGAAGATACTAAGGATATGAGTGAGCTTGATATTCAAAGTATTGCAAATGGAGAGAAATATAATATCTACCAGCTTATCTGTAATGCATATGTATCTCTTCTTGCTACTCTTTATAGTAGTGCTGCAGATGGAGATGTGAATAAAGCAATTGCAATTACTAACACCGGTATTGCAAAGGGGTGTCCTTATAATATTCGCACTCAAGAATATGATGGAGCTGTTCTTAGTTCTATCAAATCCGATCCTGTTATCTTGGATGCAATTGGTAAGATCATTGGTGTAGTATTCCTTACTAACCAATTCTTTGTATCTTCTGCTGAATACAATATTTATCAAGATATGGTGGAAGAAGATTACGTATAAGCATCCATTTACTTTTAAGAACAAAGATATTACGAGAGAGCATATGCTCTCTCGTGTATTTTATTCTGAAGGAGATGAAGTTGTTGTATGAATGAATTTACCGAAGTTTTTAATAAGATTATAGAAGATAATAGAGACAAGTATAATCAAACTTTAGAAAAGTTGTTACGTAAGAGAATCGTTGAACTAGAAGAAGAGAATACCGCGTTACAAGAGAAAATAGATAGACTATCGTTACTTCTTACTAGGAAAATGGATATCTGAACTTTAGATTATAATGGGAATGGAATGGTGGGAATAGTTATGAAAGGTATGTGAAGAATATGAGTATTGAAGATGAGATAAAAGAACGGTGTGCTATTATTAGAAGCAAATCTTATAGAATAGAGGAGCTTGCTAAAGAACTTCTCAATTATTCTAAAAGACTTAAAGAGGTTAGTATCAAATTGAAAAAGTATGGAGAGGAGAGAATACATTATGATTTTACATAATGGCTATTATGAAGATACAGAGCTTAACAAGGCCTTTCTGTTTACCAAAGAATACAACGTCCTCTATGTACCTCAAAAGAAGTATATGGATATCGAAATCAATGAGTCTAGAATCATATCTCCATATAATACTAAAGAGGGTGGCATAAATGAGAAATATATGTAGATCACTCGATTTTAATATTACTAATAGATGGTGATATTATGATTATGACATTCGAAGAATATATACGAAACCCAATGGGAAAGAAAAATGCTGTATATTCACAGAGATTCATGTTTCAAGAGCTGTATACAAATAAATTTAATGCTGTATTAGCAAGAGAAGCTGGACGAGTATCTGTAACTAAGTATAAAGTAAGTGAAAAACATTATATTCTTCATATGATGATTCCATCTGAAGTAGTAGAAAAATTCTATTATGACGTGATTATAGATTTTCAGACCTCTAGTGATTCTATTGCTTTAGAACCTACTTTAAAAAATTATAATGTACGATTCTTCTCAAACGATCCTAGTTTCGTATTCACATATGCCTACTCATTTAGAAGTAATAATATCTTTGCTGAAGATTTTTCTTCTAAGATGAGCAGAATGGCTTTGAAAGAGAAACCTAAAGAAACCAATCCTAAGCTTCTTGTTGGATATGTAAAGTCTTTGTATTTTGCTTATCTATACTATAAGCTCAAAGGATTCGATAAAAAGTCTACATGGTATGATGCTGCTAAGTATAATAAGACTATATTACTTAGAGCAATCATGGATGCTGATAAAAAGATTGATCTTCGTCAATCTAAAGGAGCTACTGCTCTTAAGAAGAAAGCAAAAGAGAAAAAAGAGGTTGTACAAAGAGCTGTATCTAATCCCGTAAAGAATACAGCTTCTATCACTTCAACTAAAAGAGTTGGTACAGTTGGGCACAGTAGTGTCGTTAAACGATCAACTGTAATTAAGAAGAAGTAAAATTGGGAAACAAGAGGGCAAAACTTCTTTCATGAATATACTATATACATGGAAGGAGGATTAGTGTAAGCGATAAACATTAATCACCAAGGGAGTATGATATTAAGATGGCTAATTTGATTAAAGTAATAAGTAGAGTAGATCTAGAGCCATTAGTCCCAGTTGATTTATGGGAACCAAGGCCAGATCAATTGATATTTAAAGAACAGAAAGGTCTAATTATAGCACCCATTGCTTGGTTTATAGGACGACCTCCTGGAAATCCATTTGAATACTTTTCCATGACTCCCAAGAAGTGCTATAATGGACAAACTAAGATTAAAGAAGATGGTACAAGAAGTGTATGTTTTAGAGAGCATTGCTGCAAGTATCTAAACTATTTTGAAAATTTCTATGATAGAGATAAGATTCTTCTTGGATTCTATGCTCAAGCTAAGTTCTTTATGGAAGCTAAGAAAGAAGAATACAGTGTCCCTATCTTTATAAATGAGTTATATCGTCACGTTATTTCGTTTGAATCGAGTCCAATACTTCATTATGCTATTACACGCATGAATGAAGATAATTATAATCAAATGACAGCTCTATATAAAAATACTAAGAATCCTTGCCTTGAATATAAAGACGTTCATGCAAAGATTCTTATGGAAGCTTCATTGATACAGTGTTTAATTATACCTTTGGTTAGTCACTACATGTACATCAATAAGATTTTGAATAGTATAGAGGTTAAAGATTTCTTGCTAGCTTGTTTTAATCCTATCTATGATATGCTTTATAGAAAGTATAATGTAGATCTGAAGAATAAGCTATATGAAACCGTCATTACAAACATTGGTAAGAATAGAACACATAACCCTAAGTTATGGGATATGCAAGCTATTCGTGGTATCAATCCCACTATACATGCAATAAATACAGTAGAAAATCTTATCATACAAATTGTTCCGAAATATAAGTATAGTGAAAACATTGTTAGCTTCAACTCAAACGTTATTCAGAATGAGATTAAGTACAAGGTTACTGAAATCCCATATGAGTTTGAGTTGATACAGAAGTCTAGTAGTAATCGTGATGATGACAATAACTCTGAGACAGATAGATTTGAAGCTCATATGACTAAACAAAATGAGTCTCTTGCTATGCATCTTAGAGTTAGTTGTATGAAGCAGATGGAACGTATCGAACAGACATATGGGCCATTCTCTGAGGCTGAGATCAACTTCTATATTCAAGAACTTTCTAAAGGAGATCGTCAGGTCAAGAATGTATTCCAGTCTGAACTTATATTCTATCTATTCATGGATGAGTTTGGAGATACAAATTCAATCAAGTTCGTGAATGTACGTGAATATATAATTCTGATGCTCGCTGCTAAACGAAAACTGCAACTGAACAATCTGTTCTTACTTGCTGAGATAATCGGTGGTAGAGTAGAAAAACCAGTTGCTCGTAAGACTGTCAATAAGAATATTATGCTTAGGATGAAGATGTCAGAGAATTATCAGAGAGTGTTGAACAATTATGCAAATGAAGAGATACTTGAAAATACTCTTTTCGGGTTTATCGCAAAATGTATTGCATCTGAGTTCACCATTATTGATTTCTATGATCGACGACTACATGGCCAAGTCATTGAAGTCAATAAAGATCTGATTGCTGAGCAATTCCTGTCTTATGCATTGATGATTTGAGAAGACTATTTATCACCCTAGGGAAATAATCCCTAGGGCGGTTATTTTAAATTAGGGGTGATTATTATGGTTAAGAACATTCTTTACATTATTATGGGATTGATGTGGGTTATACTTGTAGCCAATATCATCTATATACATCATCCTAGCTTAGGTAAAGTAGCAATGGTAGGCTGTATTGTGCTTTATATTGTATTAAACAGAATCGATCCAGATCATAAACTAAGGAGTGGTTATGATGGAAACAATTGAAGCAATTCTAGTACTGGTTGTCATCCTATCTGCTATCGGAGCAGTAACAATTATCATATTTCCTGTAATATTGTGGGCTCTTGTATGGACAGTGAAGATACTATGTATAGTTGTCTTCTGCTACATCATATATAGGCTCATACAAGGAGTATTCGGATGTGCAAGGTAAAAGAACTCTTATGGATTGTATTATCTACATTTCTTTTGATAATACAACTCTTTTTACTTTTAGCATCTAGATTGCCTTTTATAGGAAGACCATTTATGATGTTATATATTAAATGCAACATGTTAGGCTGGGATATATATGATAGATGTAGGGAAAAGGAGTAGATGAGAAATGACTTTGAATATTGTATATGGAATCATGTCAGTAATATTTAGTGTAATGATGTTGGTGTGTATAATTATGATGTATAATACATGCATGTATACAGATGTATTTGGCACATGGTATTTTAATGCTAGACTAATCGTCGGTGTTTGGTTTAGTGTTAGTGTATACCTGCTCATTAGAACACTATTTAAGAAGTATGGTATTATGAAATCTATTGATTTAGATTCATTTGGACCTTTGCTTATACTAATATCTACTATTTCTCTTGTTTTGTATATCATGGTAGATATTATTAAAAATATTGCTGGGTTTAGATAAAGGAGTATAGTAAATGAATGCAATGATTGTAGCATGTATATGTTCAGGTATATTTTCAATTTTGGTTTCCAAACCAATGATTGAACAAAATAAGATTGATGGCATAGATATGATGTGGCCATATACGTTACCGATTGCTATCTTTTTAGCAGTCTTTGTGGTTGCTCAATACTTTTTCTCCGATAGTTTTATTAGAGAATTTAAGAATAATCTGAATGAGAATAAGAAGAAGAGAGAGGAAAGAATTAATAAAGCTATAGATGATAAATATAGCACTTACTTTAATTCTCTTCCTGATTTTAAAGAGCAATATAAGAATCATTCCATCAATCTGCCCATTCCTACAAGGGATAGTTATGACCATATAAAGACTTTAGTCAGGTATATTATTCTTTATACGTGGACTATGGGTATTGCTGGTTATATGATATTAGAACTAGATGCAGATATATATAACTATATATTTGCTGCAGTTTTAATTATTTTGAACATTGGGTTTACTATTGTAACCTTTGCTTATGTTTCGAATGTAGTGAATGGTGCATTTATGGAAGGTATGAATAAAGATCATATTCTTATGGGCAAGTACTATAAGGATATGTCTGAAGCTGTAGTAGAAGAGTGTGAGGAAGAGATCAAAAAGCGTAAAGAATCTGATGAATCATCTACTTGAAATAGTAGGTTATGATAATAACATACTATATTTGTAGAGAAAAGATGAGAAAAGAGTTGCTCATCTTAGCAGATTCTGAAAGGAGAATCATCATGTCGATCATTACCAATCCTGAATCACGTTACGCTCTTATCCTCACGGGCCTCGCATTGTTTTACTATAAAATGATGCTGTCGTTCATCTTTGAGGACGCCGTATACCAACTGTTCGTTACAGTTGGATTCTTCTTTGCCGCAAAGGTATCCCTTCATGGATTCCTGAAAGCGATGAAAGAAGAGGGAGCAAAGGAAACTACTGAAAAGTGAGTTTCCAAGAGACACTTAGCAATTATTTACTTCAGACCTTCCCAGATGCTAGATTAGCATCGGGAGGGTCTGAGGTTGTAATGCGGTGTCGTTTTTGTGGAGATTCACAAAAAGACATCCATGCTAGGCATTTGTATATCAAAGTAAATGGCGATACCCCTGTATACAATTGCTTTAAGTGTAACTCTAGGGGGATATTGACTCCAGATGTATTAAGAACATTCAAACCACAATATGATAGTTCTGATACTCAGATGATGGAGTTATTGAAACAACACAATACTGAGTCTTCTAAGACATTGAAATCAATGAGATTGAAAAACAAGAACTTCAATATCACGAATCAATATATCTCGATGACTCATACATCAGAGCTTAAACTCAAATACATCAATCATCGATTAGGTCTTAATCTTACATATAGAGATTTAATAGATGATAAGATAGTATTGAATCTAAGAGATTTACTACGTTCCAATTATATTACAGAGTATACTAGAGATGATTCTGTTCTAGATATATTCGATAGATTTGGAATTGGGTTCTTGTCTTTAGATAATGGGTTTGTTACTCTAAAGAATCTTGCAGATTCCGGCACTGTTCCACAATACTTGGATAATAAGTATAATGTATATTCTATCTTCAAAGATGTAGATGGATATAGATCATATATAATACCAAGTGTTGTGTTCTATAATTCTCCAGAACCTGTGAAGGTTCATATAGCAGAAGGGCCATTTGATATTCTATCTATCTTTCACAATCTTAGAGGAAGCAATAGAAATCAGAATGTCTATATTGCTATATGTGGCAAAGCTTACTTCAATACAGTACAGATGTGTATAATCAATTATGCATTTATGAATGCAGAGTTCCATTTGTATGTAGATAATGATGTAAGCAATAATGACTTTGAGCTTATGAAGACCAGAAACTATTTAAGACAAATTCATTGCAAACTATTTATCCATAGAAACATCTATAAGAATGAAAAAGATATGGGTGTATCTGTAGATAAGATAAGAGAATCTGTAATAGAAATATAGAGATAGGTCTAAGTACCTATCTCTATTATTTTTTGGACCTCTAAGTAATTAAGAAAGGAGGAATTACCTTGGGTAAGTTTATAAATACTGCTCGCAAAGATACAGTAGATAGTCTTGTCAACGGCATTAAGCATAGATTAGATAGTCCTTTCTATATCTTTAATGATAAGAAACCTACTGTTGTTACATTCTATAATGTAAATGATACTAAGAGTACACTAGATGAAGGATCTAAGCAAGTTGCAGATATTAAAGACTATGATAGTCCATTGAAATATAATAAGATTGAAGGTGTATTTGTATATGGACTGGAACGAATTCAGGCTGAGCTTGAAGTTGGAGACTTTGGTATTGAAGCTAATGATATTGAAGGCGAATGCATACTCCCACCTAATAGCTTTAGGCCGTATGTTGACTCGTACTTTACAATAGATCATGTAACTAGAGGTACATATTGGTTTAGAATTATCAAAGTCACTTCAGATACATTAGAGAATGGCTCTAATTTTTGGAAACTTGAATACACTCTTGATGATATTGGTGACGATAGAGCTCTTAAAGTAGAGAAAGAGTTTAGATTCATTGCAGACAATGTTGGATCTAACTATAAATCTGTAATAGAAGATAAAGAATATGAGTTTGTAGAGAGAATGGAAGAAGTAACTAATTCTCTTAGAAGAACTTATATGAGTTTATTTTTTGCTGATTCTCTACAAACCTTTATATATTACTATCAGGATGCTAATTTCTATGATCCTGAGACAATAGAGTTCATGATTCGTAATAGGGTTATGTATGGCGATGAGTATATCTTTGTTGATCAAGCTGTTGCCTTGCCAGACACATTCTCTATTCAATATAATAAGTCTATTTATAGATATACAGAGAAATGTAAGAAAGACTTTGTATTCAAAAGATATTATGGTCTTATGAATGATGATCCTATGTCTCTTCTAGCTACAAGATTAGAAGAATATTATATTGTAACACCAGATCCACATCTTAAATTGGTTGCTGAACCATTAGAAACCTTCTCTAATGAGTTTACTGCAGCTATCCTGAACAATCAGAAACAAGATGGAGAGAAAGAGTTCTATAATATTATAGCAAACTATTTCAACGATCAGAAGCCAATTACTGGTAAGATGATAGACTCTTTAGAGAATATCACTCTTATGAATAATACAGAATTGTATCATGCTCTTCCCATTATAATCTTTATCTTAGATAAAGAATTGGAGAAGCTTATGCTCAATAAGAGGATGCATAAGTCCTTAATGTGACCAATATAATGGAATTAGCCTGACATATAATTAAACCTATGAAAGGGGGTACTAACACATATGATTAGCCCTTTTGATAAAATCTTAATTGAAGAGATGGAAGCTGATGACCTTCAAGCTATCTCTGCAGATAGAGATGATCCGCTCGACGCTATGGCTGAGGATCTTAGCCCTAGAGAAGAAGCAATGGAGTTGTTCCCTCTCTCAGAAGATGAAGAAGGAGTTGACTTAGATGATTGAAGAGACAATTATTGAAGAAGGTCTTATCGATGTAGATGGGACCGAGAATATTCTTGATAATGATATCAAGGACGAGATCATTGCCGCAAATGATCTTCAGTGTGGGAATGCAGATACAGATGATGAACTTTTTGATCAAGTAGATGATGAAGAAGATCCTGAGGATGCAGATCTTGCAGATGACGATGATGATGTCGATGAAGTAGAGTCTGAAGACGATATCATCGAAGATGATGATTCTGATACAGATCAGACCGATCTTGTAGTGGATGCTGAAGAGGAGGATTATTAAGATGCAGAAGCGTGTTAATATTGTTGCCAATACCCCTGTTACGGACCTTAAGATTCCCATTCGTGGAGCAATTCGTAATATCATGATGGATGTCGAAGATATCCGTATGTGCCTTTTCCGTAAGGCTAAGGTTGAGGAAATTATCTCTGATGATGTTACGGTGAAGCTTGACTTTACGAACTATGATAAGGATAACGGCGCTGTTCTTGCTGAGACCGCACCTCCTGTTGCAACCCTCCCTGATCCTGCAGAAGAGCTTGCAAAGATTGAAGCTGAGAAGCAGCCTGAGCCTGAAAAGGTGAAGGAAGATGAGCCTGATCCTGAGGATGAGGGCTCTGATGATTCTGAGGCAGAAGATAAGCCGAAGAAGAAAAAGAAAAAGTAATAAATATTCATATATAATCCCTCTATCCATGATAGGATAGAGGGATAAATGCCGCTTAATCAAGCTAATCCTGAACATTGTAGTAATTTAAATGATTGGGAGGCAGTGAATTAAGATGGAAAAGAAAGATATTGGATATATTATCTGCGAATCCTCCACTAGAGATGCAGAGTTTCAGATTACGAGTGAGATGTCTGGACGAGTAATTGGTGAGGGTGTTCTTCAAGAAGCAGAAAAGGAAAATAGAAATAAGCGTTGTTATGCTACTGCAGATCTTGCTAGAGAGATTGCTGCTCCTAGACAGAGAGAGCTTATTTCTACTGGCAATATGATTGGCGAAGCTGGTCATCCTATGTCTACAGATCTTCGTAGACAGTCTACTATTAAGCCTGATAAGGGACAAGTCCTCTATACTAAGTTCTGGATGGAAGGTCCTCTTGTTAAGGGTCGGTTTATGGGCACATTTAATGCTCTTGGAGAAGAGTTTGATCGTTCTTTGAGAGCTGGATGTAAGCCATCATTCTCTCTTCGTGCTCTTGGGTCTATCCAGACTGTTGGTGGTAAAGCATATGTAAAGAATCTTAAGCTTATCACATATGATAGAGTCATTTATCCATCACATGATAAAGCATACACATCTAAGGTTCTTAGTGAATCTGTTGCTATGTATGAAGGCCATGAGTTCCAACCTAGTGACGAAAATGACAATCAGATTCTTGTTCAGGAAGGATATCAGATTATTGCTCCTGTGACAAATCAGTCTGTTATTGATTATATCAAGCAAGAGTCTGGAAATCTGAATACTATTATTGAGAACTTTGATACATTCTATGAGTCTATCACTGTTTCTCCTGATGGAAAGACTGTATCTCTTATATCTAAGAACTATGATACTATGGTCGTGTCACTTGAGAGACACGTACAGAACGAGATTATGAACTATTGCCTTAAGATGTAAACAAAAAATAAACCCCTCTCTTTTTCGAGAGGGGATATTCATTTATCTTAATGGAACTCTTTGTATCACTTCGTTTAATGTACGTTCAGCATCAGTAGAAGTGATATCTATAACTAATGTATCCCCATCTATCCTATTTATAACATCTACTGTCTTAAAACATCTAATGTTATATATAATAGGATGGATGATATTTGGATCTATAACCTTTCTATTCTTTTTAACTGTTATCCTTACTTCCTCATATCCATTATGATGAAAAGCTAAGATTACTGTTCCAAAAGAGTTATATCTACTACTATTCTTTCCTATCAAATATTTCTCTATAAGAATCTCAACAAGCTCATTTTTTGTTGCAACCCTATATCTAAACCTATTGAAATTAAGCTGTTTAGAAAGGTCAACAAGCGCGTTTTCGTCAAATTCACCAAATACCTGATGTAGTGCACTGATATTGCGAGAAATCCACGAAAACGTGTTATTATTGTTTGCCTGCTCTATCTCATTGCGATAGTTGGTATCATTTTCATATTGATTATAATATATCAACTGATCTATATGAGATAGCTCATGTATCACAATAAAAAGCAAATGAGCTTTGAATGTATAGAACGGATAGTCTTTGAATCTATGTACAATATGAGGTAAGAAGAACATGATTCTTCCACACGCTTCATATGCACATATATTTGATGGATTGAATGAGAAATCGTATCTATAGCACATAAGATTCTTATTTACTCTTCCATTAAGATAATCCATCATCTGATGGATGAGATTCTGAAGATGATAATAATTCAAAACAACTTCCTCCCTTTATACTCTTTCTAATAGTATAGTATATAAATGAGTATAACATTGAAAGGACTGATGAGACATGCCTATGACAAACAGAATGACTAGGCTTTTAAATAAAATCGAACGAAGATTGGGTACAAAGATGCTTAATCTTCCGAAAGAGATCTCTAAAGATACATGGGCTCACGAAGTTATTGAAGGGGATACTCTTGATACATTCTCTCGTTATTTTCCTCATAAGATGATATATATTCTTAATAAGGGTAATAAGAAGAATGGGTACTATATCATTGACGAAGATGTGTGTAAATCCGTAGAGATTCTTGGTGCTGGTGATATAGATTGGCATGAATTTAGTTCCAAATCACCAGCTTATCAATATGGAGGAGGATTTGGTACATTTGACATGCTATCAACGTCATATGATGCTGAAGATATCATGATGACTCAGATGATTGCAGATCATACCTCTCTATTTGCTAATGGTATCTATGTAGCATATATGCCTCCTAATAGAGTTAAACTTAGTGCTATAATCCAGAATGATATAATTGACTTCATGCAGACTATTCCTATTAATCTTTTTGTGAAGCACCCAACTAATCTTATGACCATTGCTCCTACAAAGATGGAATTGTTTGAAAAGCTTGCTATTGCAGATGTAGCAGCATATCTATTTAATGAGCTTAAATATTATGATGGTTTGGATACAGTATTTGCATCTACAGATCTCAAGCTTGGAGATCTTGAGAATAAAGCAAATGCAAGAGAAGAGATTGTGGAAAAGCTGCAAGAATCTTATGTATCTGCAGCAAACTTCAATCAACCTGTTATGATGACTATCAACTAAACAAAAAAAATAAACCCCTAGGCTATTATGCCTAGGGGGGATATAATTTTGTTTCATAATAGTCCGAACTGGTTATTATTACCTTTCTTCATAAGATCTGCCAGTGTACGTCCTTTAACAGGAGATGATACTCCTTCTCCCTCACCAGCATCTCCAACTTGAATAAGGTTATAACCAAGCTTGGGTCTACCGACATAATTAATCAACATCTGACCATACATCGGTAGATTTATAGTATTTAGAATCTCTTTTAGTTCTAATAGTTTTGTCATATCCATCAGAACAAAGTTCGTTGTAGAACTTAGGTTGAGTCTAATACCACCTTTAACTTTACCATCCTTGCTTTCTATTACATCTGGAGTTAGAACCATATATGTACCTACAATATTAGAACAGTTTACCTCTACAGGTTTAATGTTCTGTACTACAGGTTTTCCATCCTTAATCTTAAAGATAGAATTATATTCCTTCTCCAATAATGTATACATGCTTATCAATGCATTTCTGAATAGATACAGATCTGCAGTTCTAAGCTTAATGAAAGCTTTCTCATGTGTTTTTTCATTAGGTTTGAGATTCTCAATAGTCATATATGAATCTATATCTAGATTTATATTAACTAACTGCTTCTCCACCTTTTCGTTATAGTATCGTATTTCTTTATGATAAGAACTACGACCATAACGCTTTGATGTATTCCACATGTTGGCATTAATTCGGACTATAGTGTTTATGTCTAGCCATATGATTGTAGAGGAGATCTTATTGATATCATCGAACTCTACATCCATCTTATACCTCCTTTCACATAAAAATAAAACCCAGGTGTTTCCACCTGGGTAATATTCTTTTGATCAAAAAGGTTTATGCAGCTTTCTGCTCATCAACCTTTTCTTCCTTCTTCTCATTTGCCTTCTTGCGCTTCTGAGTTTCACGATGATAGCCTTTCTCATCGTTCTCATAGCGCTTAAGCGCAGGATCATCTTCTTTGCTGACGTACATGTCATACGTCATAGCCGTAGAATCATCGCTATTGAGGTTGCGATGAATCCATACAATCGTTTCTCCGTCGGAGCTCTCGATCGTGAAGTTGCTAGGACCATAGTATTTGTGCTCATCAAGCACAAACTTCATGTCCTTGAGAAGATCTTTCAGATCCTCTGATTTCTTCAGAGAATCAAGCACCGCATCAATGCGACGCACGGATGTCACAAATCCCTTGAGCTTCTCCTCAGGGAGCGTGACGATGTCTTTGTGCTTGAACTCATACTGAGGACGCTCCTCGCCTTCAGGCTCGGTGTACTTAGCACCCTTCTTGTCCTTGGTATTGTCTACCTTAGACTTTTCCTCATCAGAGCCTTTGGCCTTCTTTTCGGCCTCAGACTTCTTTGTAGTCTTCTTCTCCAGAAGCCCCTCTTCATAATCACGCACCTGATGCATGAACTTGTTGAGAAGAGTCTCGGAAATCCCGATCTGATAATACAGCTCGTAGATATTATTGACCTTGTAGTCAAGAGCAATAATTGTCGCGAACTTCTTGATCAGAGCGTCGTTGTCTTTTCCATAGCACTGATGATGTGCCATGAAAACAGCAGTCTCGTTCTCCTGATTGACAGAAAAGATTTTGAACAGCTTATCGCGGTCAATCTCTTCGCCAATCAACTCAGGAGTCTTGATAGTCTCCCCAAAGTATTGATCGAGGTTACGATTGGTTTCATCCGTCCACCAGGACAGCTTAATTCCTTTCGGATATTTCTTGATCCCGAGAATCCCGAAATACTTCGGAATTGCTTCTTCAGACATAGGGGCTACCATCTTACGATTCTTGTACATCATCATTGTAATCACACTCCTTTTAAGTTTTGTACTTAATCTATAGATCCTTTTTAGATCCTTCACCATTAAAGATGTAAGGCGCCTATAGATTATGATGATTATACAAGATAATAGTATATCATTGAAATATCGTTATTCTACACAAGGTGTTCTATAGAACTCAATAGCTACATTATTATATGATACTCCTATCATAAAAGCATCATGTTCTAGTTCATTGATTCTTCTATTAACTACTTTGATACTAGTATTATCATTAAGATATTGACATGCATCTGGGTCTATATCTCCATTTTCTTTACAAAGAAGACTCTTAAGCCTCTCTATAAGAGATACAGTTATCTCTTTCTTACCCATACATACATCTCTAATAGCTATTTCAATCTTTTTTGCATCATCATAAGTCATTATATTTTTCACCTCTACAACTGTAGCACATTACTATACGTAATATACTTATTATCAAACCTATGCATTCCAATACTTTCCAATGGGAATGAGTTAAGATTATCATGAAGAATATCAGTATAGTCAATAAACGGAACAATCCATTGTGGTACAGGATTGTCCATTAACACGGCTATACTACTAATAGTTCCCTTAAAATCGTCACTCATTAATAGCTTCATCGCTCTTTCATAAAACTCGGGATGATCAACTTGAATCTTACCTACAGTCTTCTTAGTAAGAGTTGTCTTAATAATGATAACTGTATTAGCTTGATCAAGATTGATTGCTTCTTCATTCTCTTCTTTTAATGAATTGAATGCCACGGAAGCCTTAATACCTTGAATTCTCATAGGATCTGAATATGCATTGAATGGTTTGATTCTAGCAGGTTTATAATACTTCGTCTCACCATTGATTAGAGATTCATATATGTTCTTCTCTAATATGGCAAGCTCTTTCAATACTCCCATTTGATCAATATCATCTGCATCTAGAATCTGATCATGTAAGATTCTCTTTAAAGCAATAGAAGTACTCTTTGGGATACCTACCTTATCTAATGGAAGTCCAGTAATAGCCAATCCAGCTTCTTTAGGAACTAGATTTCCTTCTTGAACCTCTTGAATAGAAGCATAATTCTTCTTACCATTTGTAAGCATAATAGACTTGAATAGGAACTCATTCTTCATAATGAGCATACAAGTTCTATTCTTATCCCAAGAATTATAATGCTTTGTGAATCTATCCATATAGTCTAGAATTAATTGACCTACACAATATGACATAATGTTTATGATTGAATGTCTAAATCCATCTGCTGGAGGGGTATATATTGGATTTATTTGTCTCTTAGCTTCTGTGATCTGATCATTATAGAAATCATAATCATACTTTACATCATCTTTAGTGATTATTGGAATCAGTTCAGGATCACCAAAATCATCTGTCTTGACCTTTTTAACGATTTCTATCAAAGTATGTTTGATTCTCATATCTATACCCATAGCACGCTCCAATACAAATTTGTACCAGTGCTCAAGAGATATAATACAAGAATCTGTATCTGTGATAAGAACTGATTGTCTGATCATTGTCTCTGTACGATCAATCTTATCTATCGTAAGATAACCATAATAGACATATTCCTTTATATAAGACAGAAACAATTCTATCTTATCTTTAATCTCTTTTGGTGGATGATTCGGATCAAGGAATGGAGCTTTAAGAGTACAAAGAATATCAATAATGAGATCAGTAATCTTCTGATTATTGCAGAACTCATATAGATTATTCTTGTAATATACTCTATTCAGATTATATGGATCTAATCTAGATACAATCTCCCATATAATTTCTGCTTCTCGTTCTGATGGTACCCATCTATATCCACATGCCAAGATAAGTTTAGAAAAGCATTCTTCTCTTGTTATTGCTCTATCAATAGTAAGCTCATCAACAAACTGTCTTTCATCCTCTTCTTGTCTCACATTATCGATAAACGTAATTACTTCATTCAATGATCCGAACTTAACATTATTTTCAAGAAGAGATTCAAATAGCATGATACTTGCTGTAATTGCACTTTTACCAGACATGGTGATTGATCCAGCACAATACAGATTATAAAATACAGAGCTCATCGCTCCAAGTGCACCGTAAATCCATTGTCTTACGAGGAGTCGCTACTTCCTCTCTCATACATTTCGTATGATGTGGAGACTATATCTTCATCTCAGTGAGATGCAGGGGGCTTCGAGATCGCTTGATCCCTACTCTCCTAACGGAGATAGTCGTTGAACTAACCAAAGTTAGCTGCTGATTACCAATTGTAAACTCTAGTTAGGACTTACTATCATCCTTCTAGAATCCTCTAACTTGTTTCTGCTCTCGCTCTAGTATATACTAGCATAGAGGCTTTATGGTGTCCCAGCAATTCACCCTGTTATCACCAGACCTTCGCAAGCCTGGGCGCCCTTTACGTTAAGCGTTAACATCTACTTTTGCAACCAACTGAAGAAGATTATAAAGATTAAACATTTCAGATCCTTTAGGATACTTGAACATCTCATCTTTCAACTCTCCGCGTCGGCCAACAAAGTTGTGAACCATATCATATAGTGGATTAGGAACACTTCCGTGTCTAGTAAACAGTGTCCCATATGCAGTCATAATAGGTTTCTTATCTAATATAAAATCTACATATTTAGCTAATGTAGTATTTACTTTAGCATGCTTATAGCTATTGTGAATCATCACCTCAGCATCTTTGAATCTTCGTTCTATAGAATAATTCAATGCTCTTTCCAACTCATCACCTGCTAGCGTTGGAATAGATAGTGGAATCATTCGTTTAAATGTATTTTTATACTCTTGAATGAATTTATTTTCAAGAATCTCCATTATACAATCACCTTACCTTTCAATACTCTAGGGTCATAGTAAAATTCTTATACTAAATATCCTATACAATCTTATAGTATGCCATTATTTGGCCTTTTAAGGTTGATTATACGGAACAAATTAATAATGACCCTTAAAGGGTACATTATACACAATATAGCTATAAGGTGTATAATTGAATATCGAAGGAGGTATTAACAAATGATCCTTGACAGAATCAATGAAGGAGCAGATGATCAGATTATCGGCGAAGGTTCGAGCGTTTCTGATATCAATGCTCTGATGGAAAATTTCTTCTATGATGTGGTTTCTTGTATGGAAGAGGATGCTCGTAAGCAGTATCTTGAATCCGATGAGTGCAAGGCGCTGCTTCAGGAGAATGGTGGCTTTGTTGGTCGTCGTACGTTCGTTCGCCTTAATAAGGTTGACGATTTGTCTCGTCGTATTAAGCTTGCTGTTTATCAGAAGGCTAAGGAAGATGGAGACCCGAACTATAAGAAGCTTAAGATCATTCAGAGAAAGAAGCATGAGCTTAATGCTAAGCTTATGGCTAAGTATGCTAACCGTGTTAAGAAGGATGCGGTTAAGGCACAGCGTGCTCTCATTAAGATCACTCCGAATGCATTTACGCGTCCGCTTCGATAAATCTTCTAATTGTCCAACTATATATACCCTCTACCTTATATAGGTAGAGGGGTATGTAGTCTTTTTTATAAAACTTAAGCTTATTGATATACTATATACATGAAGGTATTGAGAACTAGTTGATACAGATTAACTAATTACAATCCTTAAAACTAAAGAATATAGTGCGATACTAGATTTAAAGAGGGAGATGTATGTATGTTAACCAATTATAAGAATTATGGTCCATTACTGCCATTGATTCAGACAGGGAAACTTACTATCAACACGAATGAGATTACAAACGATACTTGGGATGACTATTATACATCTATTATCAATATTATGAAAGATGGTATTGAAACAGATTTTGTCCATCGGACAAAGATTGATATTGTTTTTGGAGATACAGGGGTTAAGTGTAAATTGACCATTACCGATCTTCTATTTAATGTGATTATGTGGTATCTTATTATTCGTCTTGGAGAGAAGATCATGCCAAATCATCTCTTCTTCGATTATGCTATCACTAAAGATACCATCAAAAGATTCATTGATGTAAATTTTATCATCCCACATCGTACAGTTGTATCATTTAAGCATATGAATAACTTGATTGATGATACACTACATAGTTTTATGGATATCGATCATTTCTCTGCTTATTTAGCAAGTACAGTGAATCTGGAAGATTTTATTTCACTTATGAATGCGTCTCCAGAGTTTGATAAACTTATGCATATAGATTTGTCAGATGTACCACTAGAGGATGTAAAAGATATTGGTATGGAAATGACAAATCGTGGTGTAGAGATCATTGAAAGTTCTAAGAAGCTTCTTGGATTTGAGCATTGCTTAGCAGATTCACTGAGGGCAAGAGAAGGTACAAATATTAAACAGCTTAAAGAATTTGCGTTTAATATTGGAACCAAGCCAGATGGCAAGGGCGGAGCGCATCCGATTGCTATCAATAGTTCTTATCTTAATGGTGGTCTTAATCAACTTGCTTATCAGTTTATTGATTCTGCAGCATCTCGTTATGCTCAGATTATTACGAAGGATAAAGTTGGTGATTCTGGTAAGTTTGCTAGAATTGTCGGATTGAATTCAACTGATTCATTCTTACACGATGATCCAGAATATGATTGCCACACTAAGAATCTTTTGGAACTTACTATTACCTCTAAAGATTTCTTGAAACTCTATAGAGATAGATGGTATCGGTTCTATCCAGATGGTCCTGAATACCTTTGTAAGGGTAATGAAACGGAGTTAGTTGGAAAGACTTTGTACTTCAGATCTCCAGAAAAATGTGCTTCTGAAGCTAGAGGACATGGTATCTGTTTTAAATGCTATGGTCCGCTTGCATATACAAATAGAGGCATTAAGCCTGGTAAGATGGCTGCTGAGCTTATTACAAATAAGACAACTCAGATGCGTCTATCAGCTAAACATCTTCTTGAAACTATGATTAAGAAGTTCTATTGGAATGAGAATTTCCGTAGATTCATTGAAGTAGATGGGATTACGCTAACTCTCAGTAAAGATCTTGAGTACAATAACAAATGGTTTGTTCTTATCGATCCAGAAGATATAGTTCTTGAGAATGAAGTGGATTATAAGAAAAACATTGATATGGATGATGATGAAACAGAAGAAAACGAAGAAGATACGAACTATAATGAATATGTGACCAAATTCTATATAGGTCAAGAAGGGTCAGACGGACTATTTGAAGTCGGTGGAGAATCTGAAGAGTATAAGATGTACATATCTAACTCTTTAAATGCTTTGATAAGAAGCAATGGTATTCCTACACCCGATAAAAAAGTTAAGCTCTTATTTTCTGATATAGAAGATATGTCAATGTTCTTTATCCGTATTGAGAATGATGATATTGGTAAGAGCCTTAAAGATATTGAGGGTCTTATGGATAACAAGAAGGTTACTTCTCTTCATAATGCAGAATCCCTTACTCAGGGCATTATAGAGGCTGCTATTGAGGGTAAACTTGGTATTCAAGCTATCCATTATGAAGTGCTTATCATGAATCAGATTAGAAGTATTCATTCTAATCTGCAGAAACCAGATTGGGATATTCCAAATGTGCCATATACGATTCTTACGCTTAAGAAGGCACTATTTGATCATCCGTCTGTTACTGTATCACTTCTGTATCAGAATCTTGGTCTTGCTTTGTATTATCCTCTGACATTTAAGAAGACAAAACCATCATTTATGGATCTTTTCTTTATGCAGAGACCACAAAACTTCTTCTCAGACACTTCTAATATTGTAAATACAACTAAGAAGCCAGAGAAGATCGTTGCTATTCGTCGTGTAAGAGAACGAGAATAAGTTATACCCCTAGGAGAAATCCTAGGGGTATTTATTTTTATATGGAAAGGGCTATATTATGAAAAAAGTTATAGTTGTAGTTCATGCTATCCTTAAGATCAAAGGATTTAGCACTGATGTGAATAGAGTTTTGTCTACATTAGATTTGGATAAAGGAATATGGAATTGTGATCAGATAATCCCACTTAACACTCAAGAAGAAGATGAAATTGAGATGTGGAAGAAATGGGGCTGTCTGAATAAACCACAAATCTTATCTCTTCAACATCTTGATGGAAAGACTAAAAATATTAAGTCTATTTTGCTCAAGATCTCTTGTAAAACAGACAAGTACCCTAAGCAGATTATAGAGCATCTTGTACATAAATATCCGATGTTTATTGACATCATCTATGGTTCTAGACATAGAGATTTGTGCGGAGTAGATAGATATGAAAATGAAGACTATTATTTGCAAGAAAATATAGTACAAGGACACTATCGAGAAGAGATTTGCAGGAGGTTATGGGATGAGCCGAGAGAAGATCATTGTCAGACGAACCTCAATTTTAATTAATAACTATGATATCGGAGATAGTTACAAACTAGAGAAAAGATTCTCTGTATGGGACAATCTTCGTCATTGTAGAACTGCTAAAGGAATGTATTATGATGAATACAACAAAATCTTATACCTTCCTAGAGGAATAGATATAGGTATTCTAGAACGAACGTTCGAAGCCAATGCATTCTATGAAGAATCACACGATCCATATGATGAAGTAGAACCAGTACTTATCAAGTATCTTCCTAGAGATGGTGTACAGAAGGAAGCAATTGAATTTGTCTTAGGAGGAGGAAAATGGATTTCTAATAGATTCTCTAGTCAGTTATCAGTTAATTTGAATACTGGTAAAGGTAAGACGTATGTTGCTATTGCAATGGCATCATTCTTACGACAGAGAACTATGATGATCACCGCTTCAGTAAACTGGATCAATCAATGGAAGAACTGTATAATGGAATATACCAATATCAAAGAGGATGAGATTTATATCCTTACTGGTAGAAGATCCATAATACAGCTTCTTAAAGGTCGGAAAGATATTAAGCAATATAAATTCATTCTATCTTCTCATACTACGATAAGAAACTATGGAGAAGAAAAAGGATGGGAATCTGTTACAGAGTTATTTAGGTTCTTGCACATTGGATTGAAGATTTATGATGAGGCTCATCTTAACTTTGATAACATGTGTCTTATTGACTTCTTTACCAATACATATAGAACTCTATATCTTACTGCTACACCAGCAAGATCAGATAGAGGCGAGAATCTTGTATATCAATTAGCATTGAAATCTATTCCAAAGATAGATTTGTTTGATGAAAAGACAGATCCTCATACAAAATGTATTGCTATACATTACAATTCTCATCCTACTCCACAACAAGTTTCATCTTGTCGTAATATATATGGGTTTGATAAACTCAAGTATATTCGATATATAATCAAGAAGCAAGAGTTCTATATGATGCTCATGCTTCTTATAGATTTCTGCACAAAGAACGGAGAACGTACTCTAATATATATTGGTCTTAACGAGGCTATCAATACTGTGTATCAGTGGCTTTGTTATACATTCCCTCATCTAAAAGATGAAATAGGCATCTATAATTCCCTCGTACCCAAGGAGATTAAGAACGAGCAATTGTCTAAAATGATCATATTGTCTACAATCAAGTCTTGTGGTACTGCAATGGACATACGAGGGTTAAAATACACTGTAAACCTTGCAGACCCAATGGGATCATTGGTATTAACTAGACAGGCTTTGGGTCGTACAAGAGCAGATGATACATATTTCATAGATGTGGTAGACAATGGTTTCGCCTCATTGAGAAACTATTATGGAAAGAAAAGGCCAATATATTTAAAGTATGGTAAATCTCTTAATGATATTAATGTGACTGATGAAGATCTTCTTAATAAACAAAGGGAGATCAGTTTAAGAGTAAATCAGTTATATGCAGAACAAATTCGAAATGAGAATCAAAGCAAAAACTTGATAGAAGTGGTAAAGAGAATATAATAATTATCCCTAATCCAATTGGATTAGGGACTTTCTTTTTTCTAATCGCCAACTTTTGGATAATAACCGAAAGGAGGCTAAGTGTAATGGAAACGGTAAATCAGGTTCCTAAGCGACCAATGGTATTCTACCAAATGTCTACAACGAATCAATCGTTCCTAAACATGCATTATATACTTAAAAGCCTTGGCGTTAAGAATAATAGATTTATGCTTGCATTGCTAGATCCAGATCTTGCTGGAGTTAGCCCATTTGATCCTAATCTGAATCAGATGATGAAACGAAAGATTTTCGTTGAAGTGATGAATAACTATTGGTACTTCCTTCGAGAAGTTGTAAGAGTACCATCTCCAGGTATTCCTGGTGGTGTGCCTTATCAACTTCATCGAGGTAATCTTGCTCTTAACTTCTGCATGATGTATAACTTCAATATCTTTTTAGAGTTACCTCGCCAGCAGGGTAAGACCATGTCTGCTATCTGTCGATACTTATGGATATATAACTTTGGTACAACTGATTCTGAAATCACATTCTTGAATAAGAAGATGGATGACTCTAAACTCAACTTACAGCGTTTGAAAGATATTAGAGATCTTCTTCCTTCTTATCTGCGAATGGATCAAGCATATTCATTCAATAATAAGAAGATTAAAGCTCCATCTACGGTTGAGTCTGTTAAGAATCCATCTAATAGAAATATCATACGTACAGCACCATCTGCTAGATCCGCTATTCTAGCAACCAATCTTCTTCGAGGACGCACCCTCCCTGTTCTATGGGGCGATGAGTGGGCATTTATTCCATATAATGAAGATATTTATCTTGGAGCTGTTCCTGCATATAAGACTGCATCTCTAAATGCAAAGAGAATGGGTAAACCATATGGCATTCTTATTACTACCACTCCAGGTATACTTACCACTAATGAGGGTATTGCTGCAAATAGAATGCGTATGAATGCAACACCATTCGGTGAAATATGGTATGATATGACATATGATGATATCATGTCTGTTCTAAATGCAAATGAGATGTCTAACTTCATCTATATCAAATATACGTATCAGCAGATTGGTAGAGATGAGAGATGGTTTACGGATATCTGTAAAGATCTTGAATGGAACTGGGATGCAATCAGGCGAGAGGTTCTTCTTGAGTGGTCTGAGAATCCAGAGAACTCCCCATTCAATAGGGAAGATCTTGAATGTGTATCTAGACTCGTACATCCTCCTGTAGACGTTAAACCTATTAGGATCTTTAATAGAACATACATGCTTAATATCTATGACAATACCATTCCTCTTAGAGCGGATTATACACCTAAATATCCTCCTATTATTGGAGTTGACGTATCTGGTGGTTATAATCGAGATGCATCTGCTATAACAATTATTGATTCACGTACAACGAGGGTTATAGCAGACTTTAAGAACAATTCTATCAATACAAACGATCTTGCAAGAGTTATTTATCAGATAGTGACGAAGTACTATCCCAATGCTGTAATTAACATAGAGCGCAACGGAGTAGCGGAAGCAATCTCAGCGTAGAGAGTAATCTCTACGTTCCTACAGTGTTAAATGCTTTGAAGAGGGTTAAATCTTTCAGATACCCTTGTTTAGCAGCGAAACAACTCTTTTTTATCTATCACATTACATATGAGTGAAATGGGGTGTGATAGTATGTTGTGGAAACAACTAGACATGTTTGATGGACGGTTTTATATAAGTGAATACGGGGACGTATATAACTCAGTTACTGACCATATGCTTACCCCATATCTATCTAATAAAGGGTATAAGATGGTAGATCTAAACTATAATGGACAAAGACAAAAATATTATGTCCATAGATTAGTTGCATTTACATATCTGCCTAACCCAGAAAACTATCCAATAGTTTTACACTTAGATAGTAATCCATTAAACTGTCATTTTTCTAATCTTAAATGGGGCACATACAGTGAGAACAATAAACAGGCTGTTAGAGAGGGTCATATGATTGTTCCAAAACCCGATAATAGAAAATTATATTCTATATATCATGATCATGGGCAAATAGAAAGAATTTGCTATGGTGTCAATGATATAATAAAGCAGATAGGGTTTGGAAATGATTCTCAGATCAGAAATTATATTTTTCGAAAAACTGAAATACCCTATGGAAATTTCAAAGGATATAAGATTAGAAGAGTATAAAAAATAGTTGTACGTCCAACGATCATCCCCTGGCGGGGGAGTAGAACTGCAAGCTAATGGCAGAAGAAAAATCCTGGCCCTACTCTATTTTATAGAGAGGGATGACAAATGATCTGAACTACGCCCTGTAATGGGGGTGCATCGGAATTGACCGAGCATCACAGAGTTGCGTCTGTGATGAAACAGAATTGGTTATGGCGCTAGCGTTCTGGCAAAACTTCTTGAAACAAATCTGAAAAAGAATCTCTATTATGAAATTAAAGATCGAGTTATTGAAGAAACCAATGATGGTATTAGAATTGTAAGAAAGAAGACTAAGACCAAAGTATTTGGTCTAGACTCATCTAAATCAAAGAGAGAACTCCTTATTCAAATCCTTAAAGAAAGAATGGAGTCTCATAAAGATAAATTTGTATCTCCAGTGATCTTTGAAGAGTTGAAGAGAATGGAGATTAAGAGAAACGGTAAAGTGGAGCACGCTGATAACTACCACGATGACCAAGTCTTCTCTTATCTTATGGCTCTCTATGTATGGTATGAAGGTAAAGACCTTAAACAAAGATTCAATATTGATAAGACCACTATTCAAACCGATGAGAATATTGATGAGGTAGTTACTGGTCTTGAAGAGAAATATAGTGATATCATCACCGAAATCGAGTATATTCAGAAGAAAGATGACGATGATGAGATTACTAAACAGCTTTCTGAACTTAAACAAGGAAAAGGTGTAACTCTTAAAGAATTCCTTATGGGTGAAAGAAGCAAAGAAAATGAACTCTTTAATGTAATGCTTCAGAATAGAGCTATTAAGAGAGCATATGCTAGAGATAATAATATTACACCAGAAGATGTGGATTATATCTATGGCAATGCTGCTAAGTCTATTCCTGATGCCGTATTACTTGGATTCAATACTGATGACGATAGATCTATAGATATGATGCTTGCTGATGATATGAAAAGTTATATGGAACAATTACAACGAGATGCTATCAGATAGAAAATTTGACAGTACATATCCCTCTACCTGGCGAAGGTAGAGGGAGACATGTACACCGATCAAATGTGTGTATCCAGGAGGCAAACCAAAGAAAGAAGGAAAGCATGGATAAATCAATCGAGCTGCTTACTATTCACTCCATTGATTTACATAAATGTTCAACGCTAATCACACACAAAGGGGAGTGATCAAGATGGTCTTGAATAGGCTGGTGAATTTTACACAAGTGGATGATGACGAATGGGCAACGCCAAGATTCCAAATTTTGTACTCTGTTGGACTCTACACAATAAAAGACGTGGGAACGGGAATGTATAAACTTATAAGGGATATCGATACTGGAGAGAATATAGAATCTAAAGAGATTGGGGAATCTGATGATCGAGCATATCTTATAGCATTGGCAGAAGAGGATTTGCTTAAGATTATCAAAGAAACCGACTATCATAACTCAAGAATGCAATATTTTGCAGAGACTATGTCTTTATTTATTGAGCTTATTGATAGAATTGTAGCATATAAGGCTGAAAAGGGACAGCCTGTGTATGATTATGTAAAATTGAGGGAAAAAATAACAGCCTTTATCAGAGTTAAGTTTTGTATTGGATTCTTTTACAGAGGATTCATATCGTCGTTTATTGAAATGATTAAGACGAAGAAAAAGGCAAACGATATTCTCAAATCTATCTTGTTTTCTATGCTCTTGATGGTAAGAAGAGAGATTAAAGAGCGCTTAGATGAAGATACGTATAATGATAAGCAGTGGATTGCTATACTGTATGATATCTCTGATATCGAGCGCAGAATCTTTAAGCTTCGGTTTGGTAAACAAAACTGATTCATTTTTTATTTTTTACACAACTCATCATTAAACTCTTAAAGGAGGAAATGGAATATGGGTTCTTTTTTGCAGAACAACCAAGCATACAATATTAGAGCAGAGGGGCAGTTAGCTTCAATTCTATCTAGCTTTGACACAGATTATGTAATTGGTATCATGGAGGATATCCTAGCTAACCAATTGAACGATTTTAATCCTGTGCCTAAAGCCAATATTATCAATAGTTTTGAAGATAACTTCAAAGCTATTCTGAATGATTATCCAGAAGATAAACCTAATATTCTTGATATTAGAGAATCTACTTATAGTTTGATTCTCAGTAAGATTGCAAAGGCATTTAATTTTGAGTTTAGAGATACAGATCAGATGGATCTATATTCTATCGCTAAACTTCTTTATGATTTCTTTGTATCTAACTATAATGGATATCTTATTAACTTCATGGCAGACTACATTATTAGAGAACAAGATACATTGTATAAAGTGTTGAATATGGAACAGTTTAAGAAAGATAAAGATGTTACCACTATCTATAATAAGAAACTATTTGATAGCATGCAGATGGCTATCATTAGTTCTCATTTAGATTATGTGGTTAGATATATGGTTGATATGGATTTTACTATGGAACAGATTCTTACTGTCACATATCGTAATAATCCTTATCATATCGCTGCATTTATGCAGCACGTATTCCCAAAGATGGATTTTTATAAAGATTATTATTGTAGATTAATCTCTGTTCCAAATATTTATCCTATAATTGTAACTTATCTTAAGATTGATCTGCAACGTAGATGCTTGCCGGCAGATACAAGGATTAATCTTAATTTTTAAGAATATAGGGGTGCTATATTAATGAGTAATGATGTTAAATTTGGCCTTAATCAAGCCATTAAAGCTATGGACGATATCAATATAGATGGCATCTTCTCCGATTTTGATGAAAATGATAGACTTATTATGTCTACCCTTGTCCAAAAGCTTAAAGAGAATAAAAATTATAACCCTCTTTCTGAGCTTCCTGAAAAGGCTCATAAAATAGTGCATATGCTTGCACAGATTGAAAAGCCTAAAGCAAACGACACCCTTAAGCTTATGGAAATCGCAAGAGCTGTTATTGAAGAATATGAAGAGCTTGAAAATCTATATAAAGAGAAAGAAGATATCAAGAATCTTATTTCTAATACGGAAGATAAGATACATGATATCATTACCAATCAGAAAACTATGATGGAAAAGCGTATGCAGGATGCAGCAGATAAAGAGACTGATCCTGAGAAGAAAGAGAAGCTTCTTAATATCATTACTGCTTTTAAAGAAGGATATTGTTTTGATAAGCTTCTGGAAGTGGTTAAAAGCGATTATTTTAAGAAATGCTATCTGAATAAGAAGTATCATAAGCGTTCTATTGGAGACTTTGATTATTTGATTCAGGAGTCTATGAAGAATGATGTTTCAATAAAGAAAGTTCATGATGCTCTTAAGCTCTGTAGACTCTTTAAGATTACTGATAAAGAAATTAAGCTTGTATGTTTGGCTCTTGGAGTAGCAGCTCATAATGTTATTCCTAGTGATAAGCCTCAGTGTTGGTATCTCTTTACATTGGCCAATAATATTATAACTCTTTGTTATGAAGCTGATAAAACTGACGAAACACAAAAGCGCAGAGAAAATTTTGTTTGGTTCGTTAATGAAGCAAATCTTATTGTTGATAATTACTGATTATAATACGGCTCTAACCAAAAGGTTAGAGCTGGACATTTTGGTAAATCTTATATATAAGGAGGTAAATAGAAATGGCTGAAGAGATAGATCACAGACAGATATTAGTGGATGTGGCTACAATACCTATTCTTTCCGTATATATTGACTTTACTTATTCAGATCCTGCATTTGATAAGAGAGTTAAACTCGAAAGAGACTATAGGTATCGCGTTACATTCTTGGAAGATAGATTGATCCAGCGTATGGTTGGCACTATTACTAATATTAGACGAATCTTTGATCCCGAGATTGAGACATCTTCTGGGTTGCCTATGCCTCCAGGGTATGTAGTTACTTTGGATGCATCAACCAAATATGGTTCTAATGTGAAACATATTAGAACATCTCAGATTCGGGATATTAAAAGATATACAGAATATATGGATGAAGATCCGTCAATGAAAGATGCTGAAGTCCACGGGGGCACGACTGTTGGTAAGAGCACTAACATTGTAATTCGTTTTGTAGAATATGATGAAGATAAAGGAGTTATTAAAGGCGGTAAAGTAGATAGTGGCACTGTGTTAGGTAATACAACTAACGGTGTTACTAATGGCACAATTAATAACGGTAAAGTTGTTACGGTAGTTGATAATACTGTAGATGGCGGTAAGATTGATGCTGGAGTGGTTATCCATGCAGAGATAGATGAAGATATGCCACATAAATTTGTGGTAGAACCAGATGGATCAAAGACGTTTCATGGAAGTGTAGTGAATTTCATCATTGTCAATACTCATATCACTGGTGGTAAATCCCTTGGTGGTAAGATTGTTGACATTGAGACTTTTAATACTGTCGTATATGGTGGTATCATTAGTGGAAAAGATATGTATACTATCGGCGGTATTACTAAAGGAGACATTACATATGGAGGCACTATTATTGGAGGAACTGTTGTTGGTGGCGACGCTATCGGGTCTTGGAATGGCCGTGTCATTCACCGCGACGGAGATATTGTCACTGTAGATGGTATTACAACTGGTGGTGTAATCACTGGTGGAACCGTTATTGGTGGAGATAGAATTGGAGAATATATCTATAATGCTGTAGTTATCGGGGGTACTGGGTCTGCTAATGTAACAACTGGTGGACACACAACTGGCGGTAAGATTACAGTTAAAGAATTCGACACTTCTAAATATACTATCAATAAAGGTAATGTTAGTGATGAAGCTAAGTATCGAGCCATTGAGATACTTAATGGAAATGATTCTCGGTTTACTGGAAGACGGACCGATGAGGGATGGGAACGGATTGCTGAAGGTCTGATTGTTACATGGGATCCGAATCGGGGGGTTCGCAGTAATATTGCTGATAGAAGGGCAAGAATTACTGAAGAGATTCAGAAGTATAAACTTACAGCAACAGGCGTTGAAACAGCAAGCCCGAACGATAAGTCACATAATAATGTGGCTGTATCTCCGTAAGGTTTTTAAGCAATATATCTGGCTGAGGGAATCATCCCTCAGCCTTTTATTTTTGAGAGGAGTAAATGAAGATGTATTTGTTTAAGAATGATAAAGAGATTGAAGAATATGCTATTAATAATGATATTGATTTGATTGATTCTAAGATAGATAGCGGAAGAAATATGCTAGAGTCAATATTGATTCTTGGTTTAGAAACAGATGCTAAGAAAGCTATTGTAGAGTACTGTGTAGAAAATCATAAAGAACTATTTGAAGTAAATACTCTTATGCTCTCTGAGTTATATGATGATGGCGTTATTGATGAGGATATATTTAAAAAGATCATACAGATTATAGATGATACATATGGTAATGACTGGGGTTATTATAAAGCTTCATACAAGATTATGCAGCGAGCACCACTATCTTATTTAGACTATATAATTGATCGTCTTGATAGAGATTTTATCGAAGATCAGTTGTATATTGGCGCATGCAGTCATGGTAGATTTGACATTGTGAAATATCTTATCGAAGAGAAGAATGTTGATCCTAACTCTAGTGATGGATTTGCAGCAATGGCTATACTCAAACAGTATGGTGCAAAAGAGTTAAAGTATTTAATAGAAAAAGGACTCAAAATCGAATCAAGAAAGAATGCAATACTTAAGAGACTTAAAATATATGAAGAAGAAGATAATATATTTGGTCAAGAGGGGGAGGACTATAGATGGGTTTGCCAGCATATTTTAAAAGAGTAAACGATTCTCTTATATATAACGGACAAGGAACACTAAAAATCTATGTTCCTGAGAAACAATTCGATTTGAACATAGCAAAGATTCATGGAGATTTTATAGATATTCTTGGTATAGTACCATATGCTATTGAAGATAAGTCTGGTAAGATGAGTAAACTACACAAGATCAATTATCCTACAGTATTTAGTACTAAACCCACTAAAGTAGATAAGCTGACAAATGTAGTGCTTACCAAACAATCTAAAGTACAGGATTATAGAGTTCTTAGTTTTGCTAATGGGGCTCCTATAGTTGTACATATTAAAGTGCCTCAAAGCACAGATTATGTAAAGGCTATGCTTAACCTCTTCATTATCACCGGTAATATACCAAATACAATCCCATATGATAAAATCCATGAATATCTTGATAGAAATATTAGAGCTAATGGTGCTAATTATGGTATCAATGCTCAGTTATGGGGTGTTATATTCTCTGAGCTATGCAGAAGTAAGAGAGATCCAGATATTCCGTTTAGACTCTCTAAAGATACCGATATGTGTAACTATGAGTCTATTTCTGTAAAAGAAGTTTCTAAGATACTTAGTTCTTTTGCTGCTATTCAATCTGAAAACTTTGATGATTCTGTGGTTCATGCTATTATGACAGATAGGGAATCTACATCTCCGTTGGAGAAGATTCTTATGAATGGCTTTTGATTTCATTCCTGCAGGCGCTTTTGGGGATAAACATATGAATAATGTTACTGTCTTTAAGCAAATTATATAAAGGCATGTTACACTGAAATTTATCTCTAAAGGAGGAATTAGGAATGGCATATCCACAGACTAAGTTTACGATTGTAGATAATTCTGATATCCCAAGAGTAACAGTCCCTTCAGAAGAAATCGATCGTCCAGTCTATATGTGTACCTTTGCTGCTCCTAAGGGCTATGAAGAGTGGAAGACTCAGCTTGCAGGTCAAAAGTTTTTTGATATCTATGGCGAGAATCCCTCGTTTGGCACTTATGGTCAGCCCTTGGCACAGGCTGCAGGAATTATCACTGCTGGTGGTCGCCTCACTTGTAAACGTATTGTCGCTCCCGACTCGACGCTTGCTAACCTTCTGATTTATGCAGAAGTGTATAAGGCTACCACTCAGAAGTATGACAGCAATGGAAATCCGATTTACATTGATTCTACTGGAGCGGAAACAATCGATCCTACTCAGGCAGACCCCTCGAAGGGTGTAAATGGTAGTGCAACAGTTGAAAAGGCTCATGTTATTTTCAAGGCTACTCCGTATGGTAACAGCGGTTCTAGCTCACTTGGCAATAACATTTATGCTTATCGCGAAGCTGTACGTACCGACGTTGACTATCCGTCTGATGCAGAAGATGGTAATGCTGGTATCATTGATATTGGCGGTAATATTACTACGACTGCTGCTACGGCTCACTCTGTTTATCCGCTGTTTTTGATTTGTGATAATGGCCGAGGTATTTCGACTAAGACGTTCCGCATCTATGCAGATACGAGCTCTCGTAGACCTGTTGACTACGTTCGTTATATCTTGACTATCGCTGACAACGGTGTTGAGAAAGAGACAATGGCGTTTACTCTCAATCCTGATCGGGTTGAGGTTAGCCGTAACGTATCTCTTGAGAATGTTACGAAGGTAAAGTCGCTTCAAGTCCGTTCGCTTATCTTTGAGGATGAGATTAAGAGATTCGCAAGTAATGTTTCTTATCTTGCTGGCTCTACGTATGATGATTTCATCAATCAGGATATCCTGTTTGGTCTTGATACGTATGGTCGCAGAATTAAGACTCTTGACATTGATGGAACTAGTGTAGCATTTGATAATGCTGCAGGTCTTGCTCTTCTTGGTGGTACCAACGGTTCGTTTGGTAACTCTCCGATGTCTGGAGCCGCTCTCAATCTCTACAATCAGGCTTCCATTGCTGCATGGTCCGGTAATGATTCTGATGAGATCTATGACCTTGATAACTTCCGCGTTGACGTTGTCTTTGACGCTAACTATGATGATGCTATCAAGCGCAAGATCGAGGAGTTTGTAGAGTTCCGTGAGGATGTCTTCTACTTCCGCGACATGCATACAGGTCTTACGACTCTTGATGCTATTCGTGAGGCAGACAAGAAGAACCTTGCATCTCGTCTTTGTGCTACATACCAGAATAGCTGGGATATTGTTGAGCCGTACTCCCGTAAACAGGTTACAGTTACGGCAACGTATAACCTTGCTATGCTCTTTGTACAGCACTATATTGATGGTCAGACTCGTCCATTCTGCGGACAGCTCTATAAGATTACGTTCCCTGAGGTTATTGAGGGAACTGTAAACTTTGCACCGAAGAATACTCCGAGTGAAGACCAGAAGCAGACTATTGATGACATGCGTATTAACTATGCAAGCTATTATAGTGGGCTTCTGACTATGGAAACAGAGTATACCTCTCAGGAGCGTTATACTCAGCTTTCTTGGATCAACAACGTGCTTACCCTCCATGGTCTCATTAGAGATATCCGCAAGAAGTGTCCGAAGATTCGTTACAACTTCCTTGACTCTGATTCTCTTGAGAAGTATATGGATGATGTACAGTCTGTTATTGACAGGCATACCCATAACTTCCAGAGTATTGAGATGAAGTATATTGCGGATAACGTCTATGAGCAGAATAAGATCTTCTACGCCGAGATTGAGGTCAAGATGAGAAACTTCATCCAGTCTGAGTTCTTCAAGATCACGGTTGTAAAAGGTTAAAGGAAAAGGAGGGAAATAAACTATGGCTACTCAGGTAAATAACATGTTTGCTGGTACCATTACACCAAGAGATATTACCAAATATACTCTGTTTCGTGGTGTAACGGACTTTTCGAACCTGATTCAGTTCAACAACTTTGAGTCTGGTTACCCGTTCCTGATCCTGCTCTCCATTCCGAAGTTCCTTGAACAGCTTCGTACGCAGTCTGCAGAATACATGCATTTGATTGATAACTATCGTCATATTCTTGAGTATGAGTTCAAGGGTATTTCTGGATTCGAAGATATTACGTCTGAGACTCAGGAAATCAATAACGGTGTTTCAAACCTTCAGCTTATCACGAAGGTCAATATGCAGTCTGCTTCACAGTTCTCGATGCGTTATACGGAAAAGAGCGGTATTGTTCTTGCAAAGGTTCATGAGCTCTATCTCCGTGGCATCAAGGATCCGAAGACGCAGGTTAAGACTTATAATGGTCTGATCGCTGATGGTCTGCTTGAGCCTGGTTATGAGAATGAGGTCTTTGAGTTCCTCTATTTCATGACAGATAACACTGTTCGTGGTGTTGAGAAGGCATATCTCATTGTTGCTGCACAGCCGACGACTGCAACACTTGCAGAAGTTTCGAATGGTGAGCGTGGTGAGATTCAGTGGAAGGAAGTTGACCTTCAGTTCAACGGCATTCCGCTTGTTGGCCCTGGTATCACAGCTAAGGCTCGTGAGTTCCTTGATTGGGTTAATAAGAACACTGTCTTCGAGGAAGCTAAGTTTGGTTACAAGGCTCTCAGCGAGATGCCGAAGCCTGGTAACACTGGTGGTATCGATGCAGCTTCTCCGCGTATCACATACTAAAAATAAATAGTATTATACGTTTACATATCCCTCTACCCGTATTGGGTAGAGGGATATATTGTGCAAAAAATAAACCTCCATTTCTGAAGGCATATTCTTTCGATTATGCAGCAGTCGAATATCTCTTATCGATTGCCCGCATAACCTTGCGAATGATATCCATCTCAGCTTCAGATGGATTCATTCGGTCCTTGATCAACTTCTTGTCAATGGAATCGAAACGGTCAACATAGCCGTTCCAGCTTGCATGACGTGTAAAGATCTCCACATAGGTACCTCCAAGAAGTTCAATGGTGATATCGCTATCCCCTTGAACCTCAAAGGATGCATTGTTATACTTGTTGAGGAACTCAACAATTGTTTCCTCAGGAGTTGGCCTTCTAACTACAAATCCAACCATGATATATTCTCCTTTCAAGAGATGACGTTTAAGATATGATAACTCTTTCATATCTCTTCTTTGTCATAGTTATAATATATCATTGAATATCATCAGTTTTACAATCTTCCTTTGTACCAAATACTTCCAAATAACTATTAATGACATTATCTGAAATGTGTTTCTTTATATATTCACTTACTCCTTCTTTATGTTCTGCATAGATTCTTCTTATGTTTTCTCCACCATAACCATAAGCCTTTATATCACATTTTCTTAACATAAGAAGCCATAATGCATCATATAATTTATTCCTGGTTTCATCTAATGCTTCATTGATAGTAGGTGCTAAATATAGATTAGGTGCTTTTGACTCACAATATTCCATATTTCCTTTTATGCATTCCAATTTCCTAAGATGCCGATCAAGATGCTTGATATTCTTTATAAACTCAATATAGAAAAGAGCCTCTTTAGTAAGAGATTTTCTAATAACATCATCATCTGATAGTAATGGAGTTTCCATTGTATTTACATTTTCTTGTGCCTTATTCTGATTACTCTTAATATTTATTCGATTAATATGTATTCGATTGTTTGAATATATCTCATATATAATATAGTCTTTACCTACAGAATCTTTATCAGGTTTAAACCCCATGTCCAAGAGCATTCCTATCTTTATAAATGCAGCATCTTTTAACCTAGACATGATTTCATCTACGTTGCTAGATGCAATATTATAACTATGTGTGGTAAAATTATCTTTAGTATCTGAATTACGATATATGGTATCTATTTGCATCTCTACATTATTTCTAAGAGTTTCATATAGATTCCACAAGTCATAGATATCGTCTTTAAGCATTTCTTCAATATTCATCCTTATACCACCTTTCTATAACCATAACTACCTGATGACGTATTTATATTCATTTACGTTCTCCTCGATAGATTTGATGAATTAGTTCATCTTCTACACCATCTACTTCTTTTATTGCAGTTTTAACTATTTCAGAATATCTAATAAGATCATCTCCTAATTTCATATCTTTTATAACTTGTCTAAGTTTTTTATTCTGGCCTATATATTGACCAAGAAGAAAATATATATTAGGAGTATGACATTCAAATTTATTTTCATCTATCAAATTAGATTCAAATGAACCTGTATGTGTTTTAATATCAGATCTATTCGCTTTATAGATTTTATATATAGTAAAATCAATGCCTACAGAATCTTCATTGGGCTTGTATCCTGTGCTAAGTAATATACTCATATTATCAAGCATTTCTTCTCTTACTCTGCACATCGCCTGTACTGTATAACTCACTCCAGTATGGTGTGTGCTACAAGCTACACTATCAATCATATTATGAGTAACTAATCGATCATACAAAAAATCTATTTTTGTGACAACATCTTCTTTTAACATAAAATATACTTTATTCATTTTACAAATGTTCGTTTTTAATAACTCCTGAATTTCCATTTGAATACACCCTTTCAACAAAACAATATCCTCTACTCATATGAGTAGAGGAATATATTATCATATTTATAGTATATTACTGTCTAATTGTTTTACGTTGTTTATTTTTGCTGGTATGATAAAGCATATGACCTTCATTGATCAAATTAGAATTCAGTCCTGCTCCTAAGAAGTATACATTCAATGCATTACGAGCAAGAGAATCTGATGTTTCTACATCAACCTCATTCTGCATAACCATACCTTTATTGTTAATCACAGAATAGAATTTATTCTTAGCATCCATACTATCTGCTCTATATGTAGATAGTTCTTTCATAGTGTTATCTAATCCCATAACTGCAAGAGCTTCCATCTCTCTATCAGTAGTGTTACCATTCTTATCTACTGCTAAAAGAAGACCATCTCTCATATTGCGGTTATTGATATTGGTAGACATACTATTCTTTTTAGAAACAAACTGCTTCATCTTCTTTACAGGAGAATATACTACTACAGCATCTTCAGACATAACAGATACTCCATCTTTATTCTTATACTCAAACGGAATATGCATCTTTTCTGTGATGGGAACGTTAATATATTTTAATGCATCTGCAATTTGTTTCATGCTCGGTTCTACTTCAAACACTTTAGTTTGAAATTTAATAGGAAAGTATTGTTTCATAAATGTTAAGAATGCAGTATCATTCATCTTAGCAAATTTAGCTTTATAGAACTGAGAATTTTGTTCTGTTGGATCCAGTTTATCCAAGAAAGTATAAATCCATTCTTCTACTTCTTGACGCTTTTTAAACACTTTAATTCACCTCATCTATATAAAAGAGAATAACCACCTACTCTAAATGAGTAGGTGGAAAAGTTCAATCAAACTTTTTACTGAGCAGGCGTATACGGCGGATTACCGCTATTCTTCCACTCATTACGATACCAGTTGGCCTTACCACGAAGCGTGTCGCCACCAGAGCACCACTCATCATCATTAGTCAGAATAGCAAGATCCCATCTCTCACAACCATTCTCAGGACCGTATAGTTCATCAGAACCATATGCACCCCAATAGTCATCAAGATTATCTGCTGCTTCACCATGAGTCATAACTCTCTGAATATCGATACTGAGATCCAGAGCATCTGCAAGTACTGCAATAACCTGGGACATCACTTCAATCTGAACCTGAGTCGGAGCCTCAGGGCCCAGATCATTTGATGTAGCACCGACACAGCAATCAAGAGTAATACCAACTGCACCAGTATTACGACGCCATGTATGGGACTTAAGCTCATCCAGATCACCAGTAACATGAATTGCTCCATCACCAGTGATATTCACATGGTAAGATGGAAATACTGTAGAATGATGACCTGCCGTCCAATGGAGATACAGCTTTACATCACGATTGAGACTACGAGCCTGATCCCAAAGACTCTCATACGTATCTCTACCCATCTGATAGAGTTCAGCAAGTGTAACAACCTTATCCATTGATAATTAACCTCCTTTTATATAGACTACTATGATGTCCACCTAATAAAGAATTCAGCAAACCCTCTAATAAGAAGACAAAATGGGGAGGTATAAACCAATGATTATATATGAATCATATTATGGAAGAAATGAAGCAACCAATTATATCAATGACGTTTTTAGTAGACTTTTGTCTATTACAGAAAAAGACCCTCATGCTAATGGGTTACTTAAAGAACTAGAATTTGCTCTTAAGCAATTTTGCGGAGCCACTTTCTATGTAGACGTGGATAAGGATGCTATATGCTATACAATACCTGTTAGATATAGTAAACCGCCATCTGTAAAAGTAACAAATGAAGGAATTAAGTTTATCACTCCAAATGAGTGTCTAATAATGATCACTTATTCGCCAATGCTTATTTTTAAACAAAATGGTGCTTCTAATTTGCTTAGTTCAGAGGAACTTACGGCTATCACATTGCATGAAATTGCTCATAACTTCTTTAACAGTGTATTACCACTAGGAAATGCACTAGAGGGCCTAAAAACAGCAATTATGCTTAAAACTAAGACTAAGATGAAGCTTGCTGTTGGTGGAAAGAAGAATGAGGATATAGATATTGCTAGATTTGTAAAAGATGTAGCAAAGATAGTTAAGAGTGATAGAAAAGGATTCTTAAATGGTCTCAGTAATGCTGTTACTGTGACAGCAAAGAACCTATTTGCTAGAGCACTACCGGGGCAAAGTGTAGAGAGATATGTAGATGAAAAATATGCTGATTCTTTTGCCACCGTATATGGATATGGTCCTGAATTAGCATCTGCATTGAAAAAGATAGAACATCTCAGAGGTACACACGAAGATAAGCAGAATGGTATACTGTCATATGCCTCTGGCATGATTGCTCTTGGAACAGAATTTTTGTTTGATGATCATCCTAATCTTATGGCTAGAATGAATTTGATTATAGAGAATCTGGAGCATGAATTAGACTCTAACAAATCTATTGATAGAAAGACTAAGTCCGATATCAATAAACAGATTAAAGAGACTAAGGCCCTTATGAAGCAATATATGAATCTTCAGAAATCATCCAAATATGATATACCTAAGAAGCTTTATATATCTGCTATTATGAGTATTATTCCTAATAGTACTGAAGGAGATATATTTGGTAACCTGGTAAAAGATCTGTTCAATCCAGAAATGATGGATGTAGCAATGAAAAAATAAAATATCCCCCTACCCATTCCACGGGTAGGGGTAATATTTTTAACCTACAGATCTTAATATATAGTGGTCAAATTAATATTGTGCTTTTGACTTCAAGTCTATAATTCTTTTTGGTTTTACATACAGTGAATAAAGAGTTAGCATGTCTCTCTGTTATCTGTTCAACTGTTAAGAATACTTTATCCCCTTTATTTACACCAAGTATATTACCAATGGTAAAGATAGGAATTCCTTCATAGTTTACTATAGCTCCTCCTTCACTAGCACTCATATTAATGACATCAAGAAACGGTTGATAGTCACTAATATCAAGGTTATCAATTAAAGTTTTCTTGATAGTCATAAATGGATTCGCATAAAACCCATTCATAGCACACATGAATAATCTTTGACAATCGAATGCAATACAACTTGAGTCTCCTCGTTTAACAGAATCACACATATATGCATAATCACTATATCGCTGATAATGTAATTCTAAACCATCTCCAGGAACTTTACCAAGAGCAATAATATCTTTAGACTGTATAGCAATATCAATCTTGGCAGGCATTGCTTCTTTTATTCTTGATACTTTACTATATTCATCGATTACTCTCTTAATACATCCTATATCAAATATCTTATCTCCTTCATTAACAAATCCATTGCAACCATGAATACCACCACCTCCATCAAGCATAGTGATATCACTCTTCATTCGTTTACTCGTTTCAAGAAGAATTTGAAATGATTCTTCATTTATCTTAGTAATATTCATCTTAATATTATTCCTTCCATAGCATTATGTAATATATTACTTTGCTCATCACCAAAAGGCAAATATCTTGTGATAACTTGTCTTTTACCCTCTTCTCTTCTAACTACTTTAAGCCTCTCATTATCAAAATCTCTTCTAATAACGACAAACTTACCTTTAGACAGATATCTTTGTATCGGTACATATGGATGCTCTACAGTATTAAAATACTCATATATATCTTCAAGCATTTCTTCATACGTAGCCAATCCAAACCATCTATGACCAAACTCAATATAATTATGAGAAGCAAAGTTCTCAATAAATGTTTCAGATCTATTGAATTGATCTTTATATATCCCTTCTGGTTTCCTAAATGGATTCTCTCCATCCCATATCTTATTTGGAATATAGAGCATGCCAATTTGTGTATTAGGAGCAATGTTATGCTCTCTCATTAGAGAAGGATACAGTGCTTTATAGTCGAAATCATTGCAATTTCTTGCTACATTGATAGCAGATTCTATACCTTCTCTTCCAAGCTTAACTAATGGAATATCACCAACAAGCATTGGTGGTGCTACATATGCACCAGGATACGTTCTTTCCTTCTTTTCTGTTTCTGAAAGATCATTAAACTTGTTGACATTGTTACCCATGACAAATCCTTTATCCCAAAAGAACATTGCTGCTCTGTTATGGAGATACACGGTTTGTCTATGTACTTTAGCATATGTCGTAGAGTTCATCAATGCTTTATTGAATACGTAGCTTATATCACCAGTCTTCTCTTCAATACATTTCTGAACAATTACGTCTGTCATATTATACATGATAAATGTCTTAAAGTCTTCATATGGAAGATCAGACAGATTCTCTACAATATCATGATAATCAAGTTTTCGTACTCCTGCTACAACCTCTCCAATATAATCCAGTTTGTTATTTGCATAAGCAGATTGTCCTTTGCGTCTAGATGCAAACTGAATCATCTGGTCAAGATATACAGAGTATGATGCAACCTGCATATAATCTCCCTTTTGTTCTGGCAGATTATGTATGTGATCTACAAAGTAATATACATATTTCTCTTTAAAATCTGGATGACAGATAATGTCTGCTGGACTACCACCTAAGATCTTAATACGTTCAATTAAGTATGGAATATCAAACGCCATATTCCATGCAAGCATAAAGTCTGGTTGAACTGTATTAATCAATCTGAATACAGATCTAATCATCTCTAACTCATCTTCATAGAAGATAACTTTGATCTTAAGATCCTTCAGATTCAACCTATGTACATTCTTCCATCCACCAACGTTTTCTTCTGTAAACTTTTTAAACTCTGCCTCAAAGTCATTCTCTTGTACATATTTCTCAAACTCATATGACTTTGGATTAGCAGGATCTTTTAGAATGAATACATATTCAGTATTGGTCTTTTCCAATAATAAAGAAATAGCATTTACTGGGCATTCTCCTGGTTGTGGGAATGCTCCATTGATATATCTAGTATCAACCTCAATATCAATATATCCTCTATCTATTGGACATGGTTGATTCTGATATATCTTATTGAACTCCATTCGATAGAATGATTCTATAGAGAGATCGGATAAGAAGATTCTTGGATCTGTATGCATAAGCTTATTAGCTCCGCCATTACGGTTTCTGCAATTATCATAAAAATCTTCTACATGACCAGTTCTCTTTGCTATCTCCAATACAAGACTATTGTATGGTACAGTGACGGCTTCTACACTATCTTTAGAGACAAAGAATTGATTATATGGCTTCTCAGTACCTTTCTTTGCTACATAGAAAGTATACTTAGGTTCATATATAATCTTATGCTCTTTAACCCCTTTATCTATATCTTTATAAGTCATAATGAGAAAGTCTTTTTCAAGTTTTCCGTTATCATCTCTTCTTGGTTTGGTATACTCTACGTTGAGTATTGTAAGATTATCTCCTACATTATGCATCATCAATTCACCTCTTATTTCGGTGTAATCTATTATTTGAAAACACAAATCCCTCTACCATTTCTGGTAGAGGAAATATGTGCTCGTGCGATAAATTTATTGGGAGAGGGGATCAACGGTTTATGCCATAACCGCTTCACTATGATGTAGTATATGTCATAAAAATTTATCTACCCTCTTCTAGTATTATAGTATATCATAATTATAAGTTTTATCCATAAAAAGCAATCTACAGGACTTATCTGTAATATTCCTAAGCTAATATCGATTAGCTTAAATTTGACATATCTTGTTGTTCTAAACACCTTAAATTTAATATGTTTAGAATAACATAATTTTTAAAAATTGAAAGGATTTGGTTATTATGAGTCTTATTCAAGTGGTAACAAGAGAACAAGATATTGATGGAGATAGTATTAAAAGAATGACAGATGGGCTAGATGCTCTTATCGAAAAAGATCATGATGATGGTGTGTATGTTACAGAAGTAGATGAACCAAAAAAGAAACGTGGTCGTCCTCGTAAGTCTGATGGTAAACTAGAAATGGTCCATGTAAACTCAGATAGAGAAATGAGTATGATGGAAACAAACCAGCCATATTTTAACACATATCGAGATACTACACAGCAGCTTAAGAATACTATTAATGGTATTGATATGATGGCATCGCAGATTGAGCATGATCTGCAGATGGTACGTGCATCTAGAACACTAAAAAAGAAATATGATTATATTTGTGAGCTTACCAGTGCTGCTGGATCTTTGGTAAGTAATCGTATATCTGCTATCAGAGAAATCAATAGTGCTATTACGAACGCACATCGTCTTGATCAGGCTCGAATGAAGCAAAATAAAGAGATTGCTGGTGTGGATGATGATAAAGCAATCATGGATATGTATAATGCATTTGTAAACACTCCTGTTGGTACTATGCAAGCACTTCCTCCTGGATTTAGCATTCCTGCATCGGCTCTTAATGGACCTAATGGTCTTGCTATTAATCGTAATGGAATGACAGAAGATCAGATGTATGATAACTTTGTGCAGAATCCATCCCCAGAGATGAGTGCTATTCGTATGGAGATGAATCCTAATATCAAGACTGTGGTTGTCTATAATCAAGAGACTCAAGAGAAGTATTTTGATATCGTGGATATAAGTACGGGTCAGAGTGTACCTGGTATTGAGCGTCCTTCCGATAGGCTTCTTGCTAGAATGGATATCAATCTTAGAGATGGTATTGCTCGTAATATCGATGCTAACCTCTCATATGATTTGGTTATTGTTGGTAACCGTCGTATTGATGAATATTAAAAAAAAATAAACCCCTGTAGTTTCTACAGGGGCCTGATGTTTAGTAGACATCGAGCGGCTTACGGTAAGTCTCTTGACTCACCATATCGCTTCCATCAAGATCATGTATAGGATAATCCTGGTACAGATCATCCATGACCTGAGGAATATTCAGACCATCCAGGTGGATTGCCCAAAATATCCTCAGCACTTCAAGAATGATAATACGGATATTTCTCACATTATCATTCTTTACGCCGAGATGGTGGAGGGATGAGAAAATCCCGATGATCCCTTTTGTGGTTTTCCCATTGCAGAATACAGGGACAAATGGCATTGTCTCTGCATCATCGAATGCATTGATATATGCGATTGCCTGTGCCTCAATGAGAGGGTTCTGATATTTGCGCTGACCGATACTGATATAGCCTTTTTCAAGACTCATATCGAATTTGATCACAATCATGCGATTAGATCCTGCAATATTCGGGAATGCCATTGTAGCCTTTCCGTCAATAGCAAGTCCCAAATAGAGCTGCTTTGCGATTGAGGAAACGGAATAACTGTTGATGTTGACGTTAATCATGATTAAGTTCTCCTTTCAAAAGAACCATTATGAAATATGATAACTCTTTCATATCTCTTCTACCATTATATTATATCATCAAATATAATAGGAATTACAATTCCCTCTACCCATATGGGTAGAGGGATATATTTTATTTACGTTTTCTTTTCTTATGTCTTCTAGACTCATTCGGATTATCAGGATAATATCCGCCATTGTTATCGGAGATAAGTTTATTATGAGCATCATTAGTTCCAGATATAGACCTAACATAATGGTCTTCATTATAATTAGGATTCCCAGGATCTTCTATATCTGTAACAATGTTATATGTACTCATTAATCTATTCAATCCAGATCTGAATGTCTTAGTCATTTCATGTTCATCTACAGTAACTTGACCACTGATATATCTGGTTAATTTGGTATATTTATCTTCTACTTCCAACTCACCTACAATTTCAGGCGTGTTTGAAACTAGATACTTGTTCAATCTATTGTAATAATGCCATAATGACATATATCCTTCTGGCATATCCATCTTAAACGGATTGATCTCTGGTTCGTATTCTTCAGAAGCACCAAAATTGACATATCCTTTAGCTATATTAGTAAATGACCCATCATCTTTGATAAAGAGTCTAAAGTTGTTTATAGCTTTAAAGGTTTGAATCTTATATGTATAGAAAAGAATCTTGTTGATCCATACGCGTATTAATCCGTTCTTTAAATCTGTTCCAATACCAATAGTTTTACCCTCTTCATTTGGAACAGAGGTGAGAACATTATCAATCACATGTCGATACGAAGAATTCATATTGTGTTCTATATAATCATATTGATGGTTCATTTTATGGTGCATTAGAAGTTCCATAGAATGACCATTTCTTATATCTTCTGGTTTATCAGTAACACCAATAGTGATAGGAATGCCAAGTGTTTTGAATACAGGAATAGCATCTCTTACATAGATCTCTGTATAAATTTTATGTGTACTTGGTACAGGAAGTGATGAATATAATACACCTTTATTTTTACCAAGTTCAAAATTCACATCTTTAGTGATTATATCATCTTTATGGGTCTTTTCTAGTACTATATTACCGGCATTCTTAATTTGCCGTACACCAACAAATCCGCTTATCTCAGCAGACACTTTAGGCTTAATAGATTGCTCTACATAAATCTTACCAATAATAGTAGCTTCTTCAACAGACTTATTATGTGCTTGCCACATAGTAAGATAACCAGGAGGAGTATATTTGCATCCATTCTTACCAAAGTTCACATAGCCTACAAACTGTGCAGGGATACTGGAATATATAACTGCATAGAATTCACCATTCTCATCTCTCATATTAAATAAGGATGGTGAAAAAGTGTACATCTTTCTACCTTCTACGTAGAAGGTAATCTTATTTTCCCATAAGTCTATTGCCACACCAACAATCTCATCAACCGCAGGAGGTCTGAATGATGCTTTTCCGGGATCTGAATTTTTTGTTGATTCGGTCCTGCGATATTTCTCTAATACACTGTACTTACCAGAGACTACAGAAAAGAACAATGATCCGATACAAAAATCATTACTAAGTGTACCAGAAGATGGTTCTTTATGTACACCTGCATATAAAGGATAGTACTTTATAGCAGCCATATCCTTATAATCTCTTATAGTGAATTCGAAGTATACTTTTTCCCTTTTACCAATAGGATGATTGCAAATTAGCATGAATAGCTTATTTGCTTTAAAATCTCTTCCATTTGTAGTGATGGATTTATCTTTAACACCACCTGATATTAGTGGTACCATATATACATTCTTTGACATATTTCGATCACCTCACGTTATTGAGATGTACAGAATAAGCAAAAAATAAACCCTTATATGTTTATATAAGGGCTTATCTCTCAATCAAATCTTCAGTTTTCCCATAAGCTTCTCGCCGACATCAAGGATCTTTTTGTTAGTCTGAAGATCATAGATCATATCATAATGATCTCCATAGAACTCATCAAAGATTGTTTCGATAAGTCGTTTATGATCCTCTCCGACTTCATCAACCAACTTATCCTTGATTTCAACATCAACTCGACTGAGAATATACAATGAACAAATGAATTTCATTGTCTTTGTGTAGATTTGGAACGTGTCGCTTTGCGGTGTAAGTTTACTAAACACTAGCATTAAATTATTGATCGAAGAGTGCACTTTTTCATCATCGATCACATTATCTGCAAGAATAATGTAAACCATATCACCAGTAACAAAATTTAACGTATTGATTACGGGTGATGTGATAGAAGATTTGCCGTATACCACATATACAAGCTTATCCTCCTCATTCTTTGAGACTCTATTTATTCCTTCTATCTTAATCTCATCAAGAATCATATTAAGATATGGAACAATATACCCCATAGACTCAGGATGCTCTGCATTTCTTTGAGCACGCTTAATCTTTCTAGTAGCATAGATATCCTCAAACATATCTATTACTCTAGCATAACCGATTGCCATTATTTCTCCACCTTTCCAATTGGATTGGTTTTATCAACCTTTCCATCACCTAATCCATCATCAGAGCGAAGAGGGATCGCAGCACCATCAAAAGAAATCTTCATTGGAGCTGTAAATCCACATCTACATTTAGCTCTGAACGAACTACTTTCTGAGATAATTCTTCTCATAAAGCCACCATCTGTGACTTCATAAGCCTTCTTTACCTCATGAATGATTTCGAGATGTTTTCCGCACCTAGGACAGATACCGGACTTATCTCGAACAATAACCTCAATCATTGTTTAAAATACCTCCACTTCAACTAAATCACCAAGCACATCGTAAAAACTGATATTGAATGAAATGACATCGCTGTTTCTACGAATATTCATAGATGTTATTGTCATATGAAGATTTGCATGGCTTGTCATAAGTTGACCTTCATATGAGACATTGTTTTTGTGGTTTTTAACCATACTCAACGTCATCATATTTTTATATAGCTTGCCATTATTCATAGGTACAGCCTGTGTGATAATGTAATTGCTACCAATAGAAAGAATAATGAGGCCATACCCATCATTAAAGGCTTTGTTCAGAGCCTCAAACATCTCCTTTCCAAATGAATAGACCTTAACAGTCTCCCCATTCTTTCTGTACCATTCACCTGCCTCTGGATTCTTATTCGGGTTCTTAGTAAACAATATAACAATATCGTCTTCCATAATCATTTGTGATTCCTCCTTTAGAAATCTCACTATATTATATTTCTAAAGGTATAGTATACAAACAAAAATAAAAAGTATATCCCTCTACTCATATGAGTAGAGGGAATTGTATTAGATATAGCTTGGTTTAGTATGTTTAATCTTATAGATATCCCCGCTGATAAGCAATTCAGCATCAGCAAACGGAGCATTGTCCATTGTTGTAAGAATATCTGTATAGACCTTTGGGACACCATTTACGATAACCTTACCGAATGTCGGTGCAGGCTTACCAGTTCTCTTATTGGCGTCCATAATTCTGTCCATCTGTTCTCTCGAATAGATGAAAAATCTTTCTCTAATATTAGACATATTGGATTCTTCCACTCCCTTCTAGTGGCAGACCTTCAAGTCTCATAACTACTTCTTTTCCACTCTTAAGCAGATTATATGTAGTCTGAACTGTCTTTTCTGCCTCAATGACTTCTTGCGCGGATATTTTCGCATCACCTAGAAGTTTCTTCTTCATATCAATAACTTCAATCAATCCCCTTGCATCCTTATATGTACGTAGAAGAGATCTATACTCTTTTTGCCACGTAATCGGTTCATGGAATTCAGAGAAGTAATTTCCTTCATAAAGTTTAACCATTGGAACCACAGATCCTGAAGTACCAGGATCAGAAGGTGAAGAAGCATCTGGATCCAATATACCAAGATTAGTAGGATGAACTAGCTTGTATGCTGTTGGTATCGTCTTAATACCAGATTCACCCTTATACGTAAACTTATTGGCCAACAGCGAATCCATATCGGTTACAATACCACGGAAGTTGATGAGTTTATCTCTACCCATATCTGTAATAAGAACCATTGGATTGGTAATAATGGCTTTACGAATCTCTTTAAGATCTGCATCTTTACCCTTATCGCTAAGACGGTAAATGTTACGGGATAATCTAGCTGCGTAAATAGATGCAATATATTCACTGCACTTCAGCTTCTTAGTAAGAATATTCAGGTTATCCTTGATTCTAAGATTATTATATTCCCATACCATCCATCTAAGAATAGCATACGTATCATACTTATGCTGAATAGGAAGATGTATCTCTTGTTTAGTCTCAATATCATATACCAATTCCAATGAATTAAGAATATTTCTACCTTTATTCACAGGATCGGTAAGATTGTTGAATGCAAGACCTAGTTGCATCAACCAAAAATCATGTGTAAAGAAATCATTTACATTGACTTCTTTCTTAGCAATAGTTGTCAATACATATACGATATGCTGTACAACCTGATTGCTATCAAAGATCATCTTAGGTGTATTAATATAAAACTCCGAAGTCTTCTTAGGTTTAAATGTATAGATATTGTCATCTTTAGGATCCTCTGTGCTTACGAACAAAGAACCATAGACACCCATAAACCTAAGAGCTTCATAGTATCCATACTTAGCAAACATATACAGAATGATAGGTACAGATTTCTTGAAAGTATTGTTGTCATATGTACAACAAGTTACCTTCTCTTCAGATGTAGTTTCAATATCTCTAAAGTTTCTAAAGATACGAATAGGTTGGAAGATAGTCTTAAGTGTAATGAAATGTTTTGTATTAGACTCAGATGTCGTTGTATTGTATGTAGATGCATCCACAATCTGATACATAGAGCTGTACAGAGTTCCATTTAATCTAAAATAGAACTTATCGATTACTCTTGGTACAGCAATCAAAACATCAAGCTCATCTTCTCCATCTTTTGCTGCAATATAGTAAGTTACAATCAAAAGCTTTACATCTGAATGCCTAAGATCAATGTATTGATATCGATTATCTTGAGGGCCTTTGGATTTAGATGAGGGCTTGGATAAGAGATAGTCCTGATATTCTCTCAACCTTCTTCTAATCTCTCTATAGTCTTCAATAACAGTAAATTTCTTCACTTTGACTATAGCATATCCTTCTCTCTGACAAGAGAGAATGATATTTTCAAGGCTAGATATGATCTGTTCATCAGAACGAGTAAACAGTTCTTCGTTATACTTTGGAACTGTTTGTTCAATGAAGTCATGAATAAATTGCTTTTGTGTTATAGGCATATCTAAATCACAACTCCTTCTGTATTGTTTTATCCATAGGATTGACCGCATCTGGCTTATCAGATGCAACAAGTTTGAAATCAATATCAAACTTTTCTCCAACCAACTGGATCTTTTGTACACTAATCGTATGATTATTTGGATTTACAAACAATCTAACGGTATTAGCAAAATCACAGTTGCTGTCAAACCTACCTCTATAATTATCTATATCAATCTTTTTAGCATGGAAGCATTCTTTAACACACTTCAGAGCAGGAGAATCCTCTTCCCTAATTACAGGTGCAAATACCTTACCTGTTTGTGTAAGAATAGCCATCTCTTCTTTTCTTGCTTTATTCTGTTGCTCGATCAACTCTCTGTTTGATTTCACATTAGAATAGTCGATGATTTTACTTGCACTATAACTTGGAAATCCATCCTCACATGAACCCACATATTTAAATACGGGACCCACATTAATGACATAAGGAGTTCTCCTCATCTCTGGTCTGCTTACGACAGGATATATAGTGCCATCTTGTTCAATACAAGTATTCTTTATCATATCGTCGTTCTTCATACTAGATCGACGCTCGTATTCTTCTTGTGTGACGACATCCATTAGTTTGCCATCAACAAACGCTTGTCTTATCTCCATTTGCACAAGCCTCCCAATAAAAAGAATGATGAAGGCATAAAATATAGAGGAGGCTGGTATGCCTCCTCTATATGAATCTTTAACTTATGCCTTATGCAGCAACCTCTTCTTCAAGAGCCGCATCATCCTTTACATACTGCTTCAGTGTTGCTGAAGGAGTAATAGCATAATAGTTTTCCTTACCATCAGCCTGTACGGTTGCAGTAAAGAAATCCTTAAGTTCAAGTTCTGGGTCGACATCTACATTTGCACGGAGATACTCCTTAATGCAATCTGCTGCAACCGCAAATGCAGGAGTCATATAATCCTGACCATCATATGTCGTGAACAGGATACGATAACGATTATATCCCTCATCAGATACAATATGACGGAATACAGGATCACTGAAATCTACGATCTCTGCACCCTCAGGAATATCCTTGGGATCAAAGGTGAAGCTAAGATTATAGCTTCCTCGATTCTCATCCTCATCACTTGGCATAAAGGATACATAAGCACCAATATGGAACGTACCAGTATCAAAACGACAAGCCTTAACAACTTTCTTGCTCTTAACCTGTCCAAGGTACTGTGCCATACCAGAGAACATTGTCTTTATTGCATCAAGACTAAATGCTGAGTCCCACAAGAAGTTATGCTTCTCTGTGAGCACCTTAGTAATCTCATTTGCAATACCTGTCTCTTCAAACTGTCTCATGACTTAATCCCTCCAAATAAATCTTGGTTAGCCTTTATACTAGAATACCTATTATATGGTATCTGGTATCTTTTTGTTATATCCAGGTTCTAATCTCATTAAGATTTTAAAAATCTGCCTGGATATGGATGATAGAATCGAAAATCAATCTAATTATATCTAAATCAATAAATGCATGATCACTTTCATTTTGTATTTCATGATGGTATTTCACCCCCTTATTAAGGATTAGATTTATCTTCTTTACCATCATCTAATTTTATAGTATATCTTTGAATGAATGATTAGTCGTGTCGAGCTAAATAGATTCTTCCATCGGTTATTGGTGTTGCAAATACTTTACCAATGCCATCTAACATGTAAGAGGTTGATCTTTCTCTTGTTCTCATAGAAAGTACAATCCTCTTTATGGTTAGAAATGAAAGTATCCTTGTATCCAATTTTAGTTCGATTGCCATGCCCACATATGTAGGAACTCCATTCATACAAAATAATTTGAATAGATTCATCACTATATCAGGATCTGATTTAAGATTACACTTCTTACTCCAAGATCCTTCAATTGCAATACGCATTGTATTGTCAGATGTCTTCCAAAATGATAAGAAGATATCCGAATCAAGTTGAATAAATTTATTCATATATGGTGAGAATGCATATGTGGCAGATAATATCAGACTACCCACTACTGCACCCTCTATTGCTTGTCGCATCTTTTCATCTGCAAAGGCTCTATCAATGAATGCCTCTACATCTATAAAGTTTGGATCGCGTTTATACTCGCCATTTGCAAGTATAGTGTAGAAATTGTCTTTTGGCACGACTAATTCCTCCAAACGCCAATAGCTCCTCCATACATAAATGGACGAATCACATATGGTTTATCTGCATTAACCACAAGGGCTGTCATCGGATTACACATGATATTTAGTGCAATACATTTCTTAAGAAGATCAAATACATCTTCAATCATAAATGTAGATACACCAAATCCTTCTGGAAGTGACTCCAGTAATTTATTGAACAATTCGGATGATGGAATCTGCTTTTTATATACAGATGCTTTAGTATCAGATACCATCACTATGTTCATTTCAGAATGATCAAATACAATAACTATGTTCTGAAATAACTTGGTAATTGTTATCGTATCTTTATTCTCCTCATTGATCTTACCAATAGCAGTAAAGAAAGCGCGTAGAAGATCCTGATACTCTGTCTTTGTAATATTTGGATACCGATACGTATCCCCTGCAATACAAATATCTTTAACCAGTCTTTCTATCTTTCTAACTTTGATAGCCATATCTATCATACTCCTTTTATCTAACTAGAATAATTTACATATCATCAGAGAATGGCTTGAGAATCAAGTTTGCAACATGTGTTTTAGAGTGTCTATCAAGCATTGTAAATTCATACCCATTATCTGTTTTTGTGATAGTGATAGTCTCCTCACTAATAAACTTTTGTGTAGTAAATGATTCTTTCATAAGTAATGAAAAGAATACATTTACTCCTTTAAAACAATTTACTGCATCGGGGTGAAGAACAAGTTTGTATTCATGATAAAGAATATCAAGAAAATCTTTCTTAATCTTCTTCCAAAGTTTATTCGGCGATACAGCTCCAGTTTCATTATCAGAGAAAACCTCATAATCTGGGATATTTGTATATACTGCCTTTACCAATGCAAATGTAACCAGGTTAACGGCATCAGCATCTGGCATATATAGGTTTTCTTCATCTTTACCCAAAAGCCCGAGAAATATCTCATTATTAATTGTCTCTTTTTTAACTATTACTTCTTTCTTCATAGTAATCTTCCTTTCAACTTAAATATTTGACATGAAGTTTTATTCTATCGATATCAACTTTAGAGTTGGATTCATCGATAGTTTTATGAGTGATGACAAAATACGGAGTTTTCAAGAATGAAAATCTGTTCCCTTTAGATATGGTAAACATTTCATTCTCATAGCTAGAACTAACACCTTTGGTATATACAATATCAAAGAAATTATACATTCCTCGATAAAAGTTCATGTATTGCTCATTAAAATTAATGTGCATACTTTTAGCTATATCTAAGAATGTACTAGAATACTGCTTCCATTTATCCAATGGAAGAATGGTTCTTGTATCCCTATCTATTATTATCGTATTTACCTTCTGCTGTTTGCATACTTTATAGATAGCTTTAAGTATACAGAAGCTTACATCTTTATAGATATCTTCATCTGATACATCTATCATTCTAGGTATACTAGCTGCACAGAATCCTTCTAAGATATCTACGTGTATCTGATCTGCCTTTTTATTGCTCATAAGTATCACCAAATCCAAAGTGAGAAATACTATTGACATAGTTCCATGCAGATTGTACATCTAACACAAGACATCTAGGACTGATCTTAGATGTTTTTGCAGACCTGTAACCAATGAATGGAACGATAAGAATATCTGTACGTTTTGTAACCCCCTTATTCATATCAGCATCACAGCCTTTCTCTTCGAATGCTTCTGCAAGCTTCTCATCACGAACACCAGTAAATCTAACCTTAACCCGTTCATCTGTATCACCATATGTTTTGGCTACATTCTTAAGCCTAGTAATCGTAATCAGATCACCAAGCAAGTCTGGTCGTTCGATCATAATTGTCTTAGCCGCTACAGGACCAATACCTTTAATTGCTGTCAATGTATTATACAACTCTGTATCATCTTTAGCAATAATGGTATCAAGACGAATATTAGCCAAGATCAATTTCCATTTTGCTTGTGCAATAGAAGAGAACCCAATAGCTCCTACAAGACGATAATCATAATATCTTGTACTAAGGAATTGCTCTTGCCTATCACCAAACTTAGCACCATTTGCTGGTCCAAGTATTGAAATAGCTTGCTTCAATGGATAATTGATAAAGTCTGATAGAGATGTAATACCGAGCTTCCTAATAGATTCTTTACTAAAATCTTTGATATTCAATTTAGTAAACATATTTGCTACTCTATTAAGATTACGCTCAGGACACTCTCTATTTGGACACAAAGCTTCCTTATTGGAGAATACAAGTGGAGCTCCGCAGAATGGGCATCTATTCGGGAATTCGATAATGCTGTTAGGATTAGACCTATTATATGCATTATCTGGTTTCGTAATGTATGCCATAACATCATTACGGAATTCTACACGAATTATATCTCCCAATCTAAGACCAAGTTGCTTGAACCTGGCAAAAGAATGAATAGAGATATTATTCTGCACGGCACCAAGGAATTCCACTGGTCTGATTATAGCCATCGGAGTCACCACTCCATTTTGACCAACAGTATATTCATATCCTAGGAATATGGTCTGTTTGACCTCTGTGCTAAACTTGATCGCCATTGCCCACTTATCAACAGAATTGATTCTTCCTAATATCACTTTCAACTGAGGATCAACTAAGTTTACTACAACACCATCATACATAAAAGGCATAGTAGGACGAAGATACTGAGCATCCTCTACAAACTTATTTACCCCATATAGTATCTGAGTATAATCACCAGATATCACCGCATACTTCAGATCTACACCAGAAGAATAATATTTGTTCAAGAATTCTATTTCAATCTGAGGATTCTCGAATTGATAACCAGCAGACCTAAGTGGTACAAGAGTTAGATATGGAACAAATTCTCTTGCATCATTCCTACCCAGCAACCCTATAGCAGCCACTCTTCCATTTGCATATCTAAGTCCGAACTTTTGTTCTAATATAATCATATTCTCATATGTAACTATACATTCGAACTGAATACCAAATGTAAATCCATTTAATCTAGAATCGGTTGCTTTAGGGAACTTATATCCATAAAAGATATGACTGAGATCTTTGGCTTCATTATTAGTTGTATCTCCTCTACTGATTGCAGAGACAATTGTGTCTCCACAGACTGTAGTTTCAATAGCAACACCATCATATTTCAATTCAGCAATCACTGTATTGAAATACATTCCTCTATTGAATATACTAGCCATGAAGTCTCTTTCAAAGATCTTCACAGTGGGGTCATCCAATACTCCTGCTGTTGCTGCCTGTACATCCAATACAAACTTACACTTATCTAGTGTACCAGCAAGCTCTGGATATGTATGTGGAACATCTGTTTGAACTTGTTCCTTTCCAACAGGCGGGGTTCTATTATAAAATCCAGGGATAGGAACGCTATTCCTTCTAATCTCATCAAAATAGAGCATATTAGATATATCGATACGCTCTATAACTTTTATCAACCCATCATCTCTTTTAGGTGCTCCACCTACAACCGTTTCTTGAACAGGATCAAATATAATCGGTTTGGCTCCTACTGGAGACTTACCATTTGTTAAATCATCATATTTAGATACTAATAGATCATACACTCCATCTTCAAGAGGTAATACAGATCTTGTAGTATTATTGTATAAAATATTGCTAATCAGCAATATTCCATACATGTTGCTTAAATCTTCTTGATCGATATCTTTCTTTTTCAGCAACTTTGTTGTCATCATATTGATTTCATTACAGAAATCAAATGTAATGCTATCTAATGATCCTCTATTAAGGCTATCAATAGCATATTCAATGTTTTGTTTCATTCATTTTTCCTCCTTTCAAAAATTATATGTGAGTACCACTATGGGTACTCACATATTTATAGTATATAATTATTGTTAGTTTTCAAATGTTGGCACACGTTCTATAACAGCACGCTGTGCAACCTGAATTGGTTTAGTCAAAGTCTTACCAGAATTGATAAGACTTAGGATATCATCCACATTGTCTACACCATACATATCTTTAGCAAGATCTATGATATGTGCAGTTTCAAATTGCTTAAGCCTTAAGATTTCTTGTTGGGCTTGCTCAATTGTATCACAGTTGTGAATACGATTAATAACTCTTTTAAGGCTATTCCGAGATTCACTATCAGCAATAATAAGCCTGTCCATATCCTTCTCAAGAACTTCATAAGGTATTCTCCTTATAATCTCAAGCGGAGCTTTCTTTGGAACTCTAGATATTACATGTCTAAGAGCGCCTTTCCGCTTCTTGGGAATCTTCTTAATGTTAAGTCGTAGACCCATAGTCTTGAGATATGCTGCCACAATTTCTGCAGAACGAGATGTAGAATTATTGTCTAATTTTACATCCATCTTCAATGGATCTCCAATAAGAAGATTCTCACAAAGTCGTCTAGCTCCAGGTGAAGTAGACAGAAGCATTAGAATCTGTATCATCTGTTCTACTGCACTGATATGGATTAGATCTCCCCATTCCATCTCACCAAATCTTACTGGTGTGGATGGGAACAGAATCTTATGTTGCTTGGAAGCCTTAGATTTAGTATTCTCTCCTCTGATATTTGTAGATGCCAAGGATACAACAGAGAACTTCTCTTCTGCAAACTGCTTAAGTCTATAGATATACTTATGGCCAGCAGTAAGAAGCCTATTAGTAGGAACGTCTCTGTAGTTTCCATTTGAATCTTTTTGTTTAACTAAGACTTTAGCTTGCTGTACAAACGGAAATTCTTTATACAACTCTCTTAGTTTATCTAAACTCATATCATCAAATGGGTTTACAACAAGATAGATGAATCCATCATCTATGATAGAGTTGATAAAATATTCTTTATCTTCATCCATCATATGGTCATATGCAGTTCTAAAAGACTCTGCCTCTAATGGTGATACAATAGTAAGATATTTGTATATCATACTAGACGCTTCAAAATGATTGATATGGTTGTCAGCAATGAACTCAAGAATCTTCTCACTTATATATGTAAGAGATACCTCAAAAAGCTGTCCTGGATTGAGTCTGTTGACGCATGTGCATTTATTATACACAATATCTACAGGCTCATACATATTAGGAGCAATCATAATCTTTGGCATCATATTATCATCAAGTATCTCAGATACGACGCCTTTTCCACCATATCTATCAGTAATCTTATCTCCTTTATGAAGAGGGATAACTCGCATCACCGTAATATCCATGATGATATTATTGAAGACCTTCTCATTGATGTAATTAACATCATTCATCATATCTTGGCATCTTTCCAAGAATACACCAAGACGATATGATGGAGTACAACCTTTATCAAGCAATGGTTTTATGCATTTAACTACATTTGTAGCAAACTCCTTATTGGCAAGATAGTATTTGTAAATCTGCTGATTATAAACAGATTCCTTCAATGCTTCAGGATTGTTGCATCGTACATCCACATCAACTACTCTACCGCCACTAATAGAATAGGGTTCATCTGAAACCATAAGTGTCTTCAGACGTTCCCAACTCTGTGCAAATAGAGCCTCTTCATCTTTCTTTTCTCTTCTGATACAGCAAAGAATACCATCAGTAATTTCTTCACCAATATCAGGAAAGGTTTTATATTCATTGATTCTATCTCCACCAAATAGATTGAGAAGAATGTCATTATCATTAATCATGACTCTGATAGAATCAATCAACGGAGATGCAAACTTCTCTGCAGTACTTTTAGATACGATAACTGGATCTTCTGTTGTCAATCCAGATGCTACATAGATAGTACGAAGATTCAATCCATCCTGACGAAGATCATTATCATCGAATGATCTTGTTTTGGTAGTAATTTTACCTTCAGGGATAATATCCCCTACCATCAATCCATCTAAGTATTTTGAATTAAACGTATATCCAAATGACTCAGATACATGTTCATATGGCTTACGTTCAAGGATATCTATTTCATTAGTCACTGGATCTAATGTAACAATATATGCTCGTCTAGTATCTGATGTATCCCATGGATATTTAGAGATCTTATCAATGACAATTTTATTGGAATCATTGATAATGTAGTTACTAGACATCTGACCATATCTATTTTCATGACCAGTGGCAATAATAGGAGGTTCTGGATCCATCAAAGCTAGACGTTGATCTAGCTGTACATTTTGCATAATAGCTCTTGATCCGCTATTGGTGCCTCTAAAAGGTTGCAATAAGCCTTTGCCAAGAGCATAGTTTTGATCTGGTATACGTGATTCTGCATCTGCTATATATTTAGCAAGATTAAACTTTGGCATAACTATACCATATCCTTTCTTCTCTCTTAATTTATCGCTAGTTTTCTCCTTTCTAAGACTATAGTATATCCTTGAATGGAGAATTTATAGGTGTGGTATTCCTACCACACCTTTATATATTACTCTGGAGACTTCATTGTCATCATATTAGTAATTCCATCAGTTGCAGATGTATCAAGCTCCTCTAGCATACGAGGTTGATTGATAATCTTACTTAATGCCTCGAAGGATACTTCTTGAAACACCTTCCTAAACCCTTCATCTTCTGCTAGTTTCTTCTTGAAATTCTTCTGTGCAAACTTATACTCTGTATGATCTCCCAAATAGTATCCTACACCAGAACCATTTACATATCCAGAGTCTTTCAAGAATACATACATAGATAACTCAGGATCAAATCCTACTTCTTGGTCAAACACCATCTTAGTAACACTATTTGCTTTAGCAGAACGTGATTTTACCAACGAGAACGTCGCTATCGACCCTGAGATACCGAAACCTTCTTCTGGCTTCAATTTAGCAGAATCATCAATCCTAATTACATTGTTTGCAAGGTATATAGGAGTGACTCCTCGTGGTAAAGTCTCAGTATTTTTCAAATAAATGGTCTGAGACTTGCTATGCATCATAGGATTAATCTCAACCTTCTGTGTGATATGATTAATCATTAGAATAGTAATGCCAGCTTCTTTACATGATGGCGTTAAACTACGGAGTGCTGCAGCAATAGCTTTGGCTGCTGCTGTTTGAGACATCTGACCACTCATCTCTTTTTCATCAGCTACTTTCTCAGTAGAGATGGTAGCAAGAGAATCAAGAATAACCACTGTTGGTATCATCTTTATTACGGGTTCACCATAGATATCATGTATCCCTGTATCATAAGAGAATTTATCAATGTTAGCCATCTTAAGATCATGAATAGCTTTCACTCTCTTATAAAAGTTCTCTATAGTGATACCAGAGTTGCGGACAATAAACCGCCTCTTTGTTTCTTCCATAGAGAATCTGCTAAGTTGCATACGGCGTTGCGTAGTCATACCACCTTCAATATTCTCTTCGAATATAGCTCCATCAGGAAATGGTCGTACAATATTAGCAGCACTTTGTACACAAAATGTAGATTTACCAGAACCAGAGCGAGCAATGATAAGATTTATACTACCATCGCAAATACCAGTATTATAATAGGTATATGTTTCTTTGGTTTTGGGATTGTATCCTTCGGCCACATAACCATTAGTTACATCAAAATTCGGAAATCCTGTAGGATATAGAATGTCGCTAGTAGCCTCTTGTTTATTAGCAAAATCTTTATCTTTAGCTACCAATTCTCTAAAACTATTAATAAGAAAACTCATAATTATCTCCTCCCAATACCTATACAAGATATGCTATTCTAATGTAATCAGGATATTAAGAAACAAAAAATAATGACCTGCTCATATGAGCAGGCCTATTTTATTTATCTCCACGTAATTCAGATCTAACTCTCATAAGTGTTTTGCCGAGCATGTTAAAGCCTTTACCATTACACACGCCCCAATAGGTATCGTTCCAAGTATTGCCTTCAATCAACTCTTCATCCTTTGTAGAGAGTAGAGCTTCTCTAAGCCCTTTATGCTGAACAAACTTAGCTAAACAAATCTCATACATAATCCTGTTCTTTACATCTTCCCAGTCTTTACGAAGTTTTACTCTTCTTCCCATAGCTTTAGCTCTATTAGGAGGAAGCCCAACAAAAGCCATTCTATCTCTAGGATTTATACATTTCTGTGCTTGAAATGCAGCTTCATTGTTCTGATATGTAATTCCATCATATCTAACTGGAGCTGTAAAGTAATTAGATAGGTAAAAATTTCTACCTTTAAATGTAGTAATCATGGTAGGATATGTCCATCTCCTTCCAACTGTTCTACAATAACATTTGTCTTTATGAAGATATTCTTATTGAGTTTATGGAAATCAATTTTACAGATCCCTTGTTCATAATTCTTCCACTTATAGTATTCTGCAATACCTAGAAGAACATGAGTAATCTCAATAGGCACCATAGATTCAAGAATAATCATTACAGCATATGTAATGATTTGATCTGCTTGGTATACTTCCTCTGTTACCCATTCCTCTTCAACAGCATTCATAATATCTTTATCAAAGATAGTCTGAATGATCAGCTCACCTACATTATCGAATACAGACTCGTAGATTTCAATAACCTTCTTATCTGTAATCATATTTGGCATTGCAGTAGCGAGAGCAAAATTCAGTCTACGTATATTCAGACCAGGTTCGAATGAACTCTTCAAAGATACAGCCAAGAAGATAGCAAGATTCTCACTAATCTCACAACCTACTAATCTTCGCACAGTCTGTTTATTCAATGCTTCACCAAGCATAAACAGAAGCTTCTGAATATAACTTTCCTCTCCACTCTGATTAAGAATAATAAGGAAGTTATAGATAAATGAATTACAATGAATAGTTTCATCATAACCAATGTTATGAGTATTAACCACTTGTATCATGATAGAGAGGAACTTTGGGGAACGTAGTAAAAAGCGATAGTCTTTAGATTTATGATTGAAGATATCATTCATAATACTATAGAACTCTCGCGATACGAGATCATACGCCTGTTCATCACTAAGAGAATCTAATCCCTTAAGCATTTCCAGTAATTCACCTTTAGGAAATGGGAATACTCTTCCATCTACAGGAATAGTATATTTAGGTTTAGGATTGGATTTTACTTCTTCAAAGAATTTATCTTCCTCATTCATATTATTCTCACCTCTCTTATATTACAGTTTACAAGTAAATTAAAAATAAACCTAGAGCCAATTAAACGGCTCTAGGCATATTTTTAACTTTTGATTTTTACATCTCATCGACCTTTTTAGTCTCAGTAAACTTGCCCTTACCCTGCTTGGGAGTAGGCTCACCAAAGAAGGCAGCACGATTCTTATCAATCTGAGAATCGGAGATACGGCCACGAACCATATCAAACTCATCAGCAGACGTATCAAAATCTTTACTGAAGAATTCATCAGCGGACGTATCTACCTTAGCTTTGCGAGCCTGGAACTCCTCATAGATCTCTTCAATCTCTTCAATAGGAAGCTTGGAGCCAGAGACAATAATATTGATGTAATTACCCTGAGCTTCAATTCTCTGAACATGAGTAAAGAACTCAAACGGTTCTCCATAAATATCTTTGATAACAGAAGATGAGTAATCTACTGCATCATCAATCTTTTCAGAGATATTGAGTACAAGACCAATACGTGTTGCAGAAGCTTCTGTAGAGAATCCTCTAGCCTCATCAATATAACGACGCACAATCTTATTGTACTCTTCTTTATTCTTCGGCTTTCCAAGATCGCCATGAACCACCATCTGGTAACCAGGTGTAATAACGAGCTTCTCAAGATCAACATCATCGATATTTGTTTCACTATCAATGAGCTGTTTACCAAGAAGAATCTTAACACGCTCTACAAACTCCAGGTTTGCAGCCTGCTCAGCTTTACGCTCATTGCCGTTGTTTTCGTCAAGGAAATAAGAGTTGCAGATACAGTCAACTGTATAATCCTTACTAGTCTCCTTGAACCAATCCACAGTGTTCTTCAGACCACGAGAGTCATTGAAGAATCCAGCAAATACAGTCAAATGCACAGGCTTCTGCAGAACCTGATGAATATACTTAGCAAGAGTGATAGATGCACCAGAACCAGTGCCGCCCTCTGCAGAAGTACAGATCAGAACAAAATTATAATCATCGCCCTGAATAAGCTGGTCAATCCCAAGATTGCGAGACTGAAGGTTAGTCATTGCAAGAGATTGTGCAAGATGACGTTCTTTGGCACATCCTTTAGAGTTACCTTCAAACTCGATGGCGATTTCCTTATACTGAGCAGGAACATCCTTCAGGGTGCTATTCAGAAGAATAACATCCTTCGTACCCATAACTCCTGCTTCAAGAAGAGCAATAGCAGCCTTATTGCCTGCTGCACCTACTCCAATTACTGCACACTTAAGCATATTAAATACCTCCGTTTACATTTTTGATTTCCTCATTCTGGAGTTTAACTAATTGTTCGTCGTTGTTCCACTCCAGCAATTCATATGAGATACATTCACCAGCTTTAAAAGTCACTCTCTCATCACGTCCATCTACATCAAATTCACATTGCAATTCAACTTCAACAGATGGAAACTCCTTTGAAAGAGCAGCAAAGATTAAATATGGGGCACCCCAAGTGCTAGTGAACCTATAATTGGTTTCACTATCATTATAATCCAGATGCTCCACATCATAAATCTCATTTACGCCCCAATGTTCTTCACACCACTCTCTTTCTTCCTTTTCTGTCTCAAAATGTTTCGGAATAGGGAATATGTTATTCAAATAGATAGGCATAACGAGATCATTCAAAAAGCGAAGCTCAAGTTTATTGATAACCTCTTTTAGAACATCATGGTCTCCTCGTATACAAAGGTCTGTATAAACACGGTTAGCCATATTATTCACCCCTAGATTCGTCTACCATATTTTTATATTTCTCCTGAAGATCATCATCTTCAACCCATTCAAGCCTTGAAACAGACTCAATCTTTCCATCATAGAAACTTATTTTTATATCACTATACTTGTCATCTCCTTTGATTGATGAGATAAGTTCCATATCACAATCTGGGAAGATAGCAGATAGCTCTGCAATAGCAATATAAGGTGGATGCTGTTCAGTATAAAATGCGAATCTTGCACCATACCTATCGCATTCACAAATATATACATCAAACGCATTCTCAGGTGTTCCCCAATGCTTTAGTTTCCATGCGCGAATTTCACCTGGATCATTGAGATCTGTTGGTACATCTACAATGTTATCCAAATCGAAATTCTTATTGATAGATCTTACTCTACCATAAACACATACTATATCGCTTTCATTTCCATAGACATTGAGTACATTCTCAATAACCTTCTTGCTCATCATTTTTCAGCACCTTCTTAATAGCAGTATTATATGCATCCATATCAAAGTCAGAGTCTGACCAAGTCATAACGCTAACCCTTGTGCATCTACCCTTACCAAATGTAGAAATAGATCGTGTATTAGTGTAGGGATAGTCAGAATGAACATTAAACCACACATTTGGAAACATGGTAGAAAGCTTTGCAATACAGATAAATGGAATCTCATCTTCAAACACAAACTGATATGACAAAACGGAGTTGTTTATATTATAACCCATTTTGTTTATTATGCTTGGATGATATTTTGTACCCCAGTTATTTTTCCTCCATTTAGCCTTATCACGCTCATTATCAAACTCTGGTGTTTGAATTATACAGTCTAGGTCAAATACAAGATGTTTGCTCTCCACCATCTTTTTAATCGTACACAGATCCTCATAGTTTCCAAGTATATCCAATCTACTTTTAACTTCATTCATCTTTCAGCACCTCTTTATATCCATCTGTGGGATCAATAATACCAATAGGAAGGTTTGTCCAACTCTTCCTGAGATACGTACTCATGATCCCAGCCTTATAGAAGAACCTGTAATCACATCCATTAGAATCATAGTTTTCACAATGAATACAGAATCTAAGATTTGAATATTTCTTGGATGCTTCTGCTACCATGTTCAATGGAGCCCTAGTAGACTCTATACTCCAAGAAACTTTACTACCATCTTTAGTCTCTGTATAGTGGGTGGAACTAGAACTAAGATGAAAAAGAAGATTTTTCATATCAGATTCAGCGTCTTTATTTACAACTATGCCACTAGAGTAAAATGCACTGATGGTACAATGAAACAAACCACTAATTTTCAACTAACTCATTCCTTTCAAATATCTTTACCTGAATTTATAGTCTTCCCATTAAAATCGATTCTGACATCACTAAAGATCTTAGCAAGTTTATGTATTGCAAGATCTGGAGGAGATTCATATGTTTTAAAATGATACTCAATACGATATGGTTCATAAATATCATCGTATAGATGAGTTACATCTATGGCATTACTGGGAGTCCCCCAATTCTCTCTACTCCACTGATCATCCGCGTAACCGAAAGAATCGGTTATTGAGTTGAAATCTAATACAAATCCTATATCTTGGTTAGATAAGAAATCATATATTTCCATTATTCTGCTCAGACTATTAGATTCAATAGAGAGAACATTGTCTACAAGTACTTTTTTCATTATACTTCACCCTCACAAATATTTGATTGATGTATTTGCAATACTTGCAATATTATAACTCCAAGAATCATTACTTGCATATCCAGCATCCTTCATAGCTGCTAGAGTAGTGTATCCTTGATCATAATAGTTTCTTTTAATCCACATTGCACCAGCAATAACACCCTCATCAACACCATCACCCATTGTGTAAGCCTTTCCTGGATTACTGTCTACAGCATTGATACCAAAGAAGTTATTGCGAGTTACAGCAAGATAACTAGTCCCACATCCACTCTCTTCAATAGCATGAGCCAGAATATAGATTGGATTCAGACCTGTTTCTCTAGAAGCAATAATAAATGCTTCGCCATGACCTTTAAGAACAGACTGTGTACTCATATGCTCAGTCCACTTATCGATCAATTTATTCATATCATCAGCATTCAATGCAACCTGATCTCCAAGATCAGTATGAATACCAATACCATTGTTCTTCAATTCATTGATAGCAACAGAACGCTTCCTCTCTCGTTCTGTACGCTCTGTTTCAAGCCTCTTAACCTCTTCTTGTCTATCTCTAATAGATTTAAGGTTTTCGAGCATTTCTTTATCCGTTGTTTCACTTTCAATCAATCTTGTTTCTAGACTGCTAATTCTTGAATCAAGCAATGATACCTTATAATACAGTGATACCATTCCTACCATCAGAACCATCATAATCACAGTCATGAAAATCAAAGTAGCCTTAATATTTCGCATTTTAGTTTGACCTCCTAATTTGTCACTACATATCTCCCTTCCTCATTGGGAAGGGAGATATATGATGTAGTTTAGTACTTAGTTAGTTAAGCTTCCTGCTTTTAACTAATCTATCGTTTACTTCTTCTGCTCAGTGCCGAACTCCACAGTATTTTCTTTCTGTGCTTTTTCAGCCTGCTGCTCATTGTAGATCTTCTGATCTCGTTCGCTCAACTGGTCGAATCCGAGACCCATATCTCCAATCTCATTGATGACGCCCATCTTATCAGACATCTCAATCCCTCCTTTATCAACTTATCTAATTGTCCATGTAATATCATTATTTTACATGATCATAGAGTATCTTCTCCTCATGATACTCTATAATAATAGTATATAAACAAAAGAAAGATTAAGTTCAGAACAAATCCCTCTACCTATATAGGTAGAGGAAAATATATCAGATTCTGTTGTATCTCTTCAATGTATATTCAATAAATTTATGGATAGAATCAACAAAACTATCCTGGCCTCCAACCACAATGTCTGAGCCAATACCAATATATTTAGACCTAGATTCATCTCCATTAGTATCCACTACTGCAATCCCAGAGATATCGAAGCTTTTATCATTATTTCCAACTACATTAAACAAAGCAAACGGAGTTCTATACTTTTGTGCAATAACTTCTCTTTGTTCTTTAGTAAGATTGATAGAAATCACTTTCTTGTATTCAAAATCACCCATATTGAAATCAATATCGTGTTCTTGAACTTTAATCTCAGCTTCTGCCATAATAATTACTCCTTTACTTGTTCGTAGTATGAATAATAAGAGTGAAATACATAAGAACTGTTCTAAAGTAACTGTTCTTAGTAGCTAATCTAGCCTTTCTCTTTTGGTACCTTGGAGACATCTCCAACCATGACTCTACAATCTCTTTAATTCTATTGATATGTTTATCTTTAGAATTAGGTTTAGGTACAATAGAATAAGTTATGAACTTGATATCAGATACATCTTTAGTCTTACTTTCCCTAAAGTATGTATATACAAGCAATCTAACCAACTCTTTTACATCTGGTATATTCTTATTATCATTAAGAATAGATTCGATTATAGATTTAACCTCTTCTGTTTTAACTATTGTATCAGCAGCCATCTTACAGAATCGATAGTCTACAGTCATAGAATTAATTCTTGTCATAGAATTCTCTATTACTCGTTCTGCCCTCAGTGAATCAGAGTCTGCTAATTGGAACTCATCATCAGTCAATAGCTCTCCATCAAAGGTTATATAAGACTTATTCTCATAAGCTTTGTAGTACAATCCAGCGATGTTCTTCATAAAAGATTTGATTCTGTTATGAAGCTGCTGTATAACATATGTTACATCTTCATCGTCAAACTCTTTAAATTCCTTAGGATATGCATTCATCCATGTAGTTGCAATAGATCTTATAGTACCAAGGATATTACCCTCTCTCTTAAGATCATATTTATTAGAGAGATTGTTCACCACATATTCCATTACATGTTCATACTTAGATGGCTCTGCTTTTGGGAATGCCATATAATGGATAGACGGATAATATTTACCAGTGAATCCCATATATGTAGCAGCCATCTCTGCATTCTTCATATCTTTCTTAAGAAGGTAGTATCTCAAGATACAAAGACAAAGAACTGTAATCTCATCTTTTGCATACCGAGGGTTAAATGCTGCTATATCCCAATAATAAGTCTCACTAATAGCTTCTTTAATCTCTCTTCTATCCATGTGAAGAGCATTAAGCAACATATCTCCATCTTGTGTGCCATATGCTATTCTATCTAATGGTCCAGTAGCAAATAATTGTTTATGACGATCATTCATAAACTTAGCAAATACTTGTTTGAATGCTGTAGGGTGTGAGTCTAAAGCTTTAGATATCTTAGGATATAAAAGAGTTAATATTGCTCTTGTATTCTTGTTCATTATATCAGCTCCTTTATACCGAAGTCAACAAAAAAGAAAACCACTGTATTTTTACAATGGTTTTCTCCATATATTTATCTTAGCAATCAACAATACGATCCATTATATAAAGTATATACCCTATTATCATATGTGATTTTGTTGTATATTTAAGCTCTTCCTTTAGCCTTTCTTCTACCATATCTCTATTATATCCCTTAGATGTTAAAACACATCCCAGAATATGTTTACCATGTGTATCCGTAATGATTATGTGCATACCTGGATCACCATAGTCAAATTGGACTACAAAATATTCTACATAATCATTATTTTTATGCCCTCTAAGATATTCACGCGGAAGCATGACCCTAATAGATGGCATTATAGCATAACCACTTTCATAGATATATTTTTTAATGTCTCCGTTTATAATATTCACCAGAATATTATCCAACATTCCTGGAATATATAGTTCATGTACTTCAAGACTAAAATTAATCATCTTATACCTCAATCTCTTGTTTCACCATTGAAGCGCCCTTTAAATAACAATGTGTTGCTTTACCATTCTCAAGAATATACAAATCATCAAAATTATATTTATCTCTATCTTTCTCATCAAAGATAAAAAGATGAATAGCCGTATTCTTAAGATACTCATTTTTAGACATTTCGACAAAAGGCTTGATATCTTTATCATTCACAAAGAACTCAAAGACTGAACTGCCTTTTTCATCAGTATGAATTGGTTCATATGGGTGATCTACAAACATAGGAAATGTGTCAGGAGGATTAATGAAAGGAATATCTTTCATAATACTCTCCATATTATCTACAATTTTCATACCTTCATCATAGGTATCATGACAGATAACAAGCTTTACATGAAACATTTTAGTTTCCTCCTTCATAGTTTGAAAATAACATTACCATCAATCTTGAGATTTGGATCTGAGTTGCGAAGCATAATGATATCAGCATTCTGCATCAGTAACTCACTATTATGACTAATCATGATACACTGTTCTACATTAAGCAATCCCATCATCTTCTGAAGAAGTATGATAAAGTTCACTCGATTCTGTGTATCAAGACCACCATCCATCTCATCAAGCTTAATGATATTATACACACTTGATGCTTTATGTAATAAAGCAAATGATATGATCATAGAGATCATACATATCTGAGATGTACTCATAGAAGATATATCATCATTCAACAATCCTCTACCACTACATGGTATTCTAAACTCATTCTCATTGACCACAAATGGGTGTAGTACGTATTCACCACCAAACATCAATGACAATAGCTGATTAGAAGTATTGATAATATCATTCATATACATTCCCATGAACACAGTCTGTATTCCTGTTGTTGGAGATGTATACTTCTTAACCTTTTCTATTACTTCATACTTCTCAGAGAACTGTTTATACTCTTCTACATATTCATTGTATAGAGTAATGCGATGTTTCAAAGATTCTATCTCTTCTACTACTTCACTATACTTAGAACCCATTACATCATCTAGTTCTAGCTTAATAGAACTAAGTTTCTCTGTAACTTGTTGTGCTTCTTCATATAGATCACTTAGTTTAGATACTTCTTTCTCGTATTCTTCTTTCTCCTTCCATTTATCATGATACATTTTACGATGTAAGAGAAGATCCCTCTTATTATATAACTCATCATACTCTTCACATACGCGAAGGTATTCTTCTTTTACTTCATCGAGTTTCAATTTATCTTTTTTCTCTCTTAGTTTATCAAGGTCTTTGTTAGTCGTAAAAATAACCTTTTCATTTTGTTTAATGAGCTTTTCTTTTTCTTTGAGCTCTTCTAAACGCATTAAATTAGACTCAATTGAGACTCTGTAATTTGCCAAATCGTAAAAAGTTCTCATATCCAAGGCCAAATGGTCTGTAGACTCCATAAGAGACGAAATCTGCGCTTTTGTCTTAAATATGATATTAAATTTAGCTAAGAGATTCTTATTATTCGTATAAGTATTGAAGATATGACTAGCCGCTCTTACAGCCTTATCAAACTCATATCTTTCTTTACGAATCTCATTCCAAGACTGTATCTTATCCTTTATATTCTCTATTTGAGCAGATGTCTTATTATGATCAGACACAGATTTGGTCTGTTTCATATAAGCTATTGCTAAAGGACATTTACTAACTATCTTACAATCTTTGGGGATAGATAACTTATCAGATACAGCTTCAGAAGATAATGATCCTAGTTTAGCATATAGCTCATTGAGCTTATTATTTAAGATCACAAGCTCATTATCAATCTCCTCATGTGTCGGTATATCTGTAGTTCCTTCCATTACATATAGAATAGCAGGAACTTTCATATCATTTATATGAAGATATCGTAGATTCTCATTTATATCTTCAATACAAGCTTTAGCAGATTCATAGTCAAGATCAGTAATATCATCAGATAAATTCTTAGCATCTAACCATAGCTTAGCTTTCTTGATTTCCTCTTCAGCCTCATCAATAGATGCTTTTATGTCACTATACAAGTAATCTTGTTTATAGTAATTCAACTCTATCTCTTTCTCTTGTATCTCTCTATTGATATCACTTACTGAAGATTGTACAGTATTATACCGCTCTTCTAATATAGCCCTGTTAGTAAATAAAGAGTTAAGCTTAGTCTTGTATATTTCAATACAATCGTCTAGTTTAGAATCATCTTTACTTGGCTTATATCCATGAATTTCTCTCTCAATCTTTAGTATCTTAGCTTTCAATTCTCTTGTATTAGAGATAATATCTTCACTATCTATCTGTTCAGCTCTTGCCTTTAATGCTCCCATTGTAGCAAGCAACATGTTTCGTCTATCTTCTAAAGTACCAAGAGTATCTTCTAACACCTTTAATCTATTGACAATCATCTCTCTATTACCAATAGAAGCAATTTTAGTGTTTATAGAACCCATACTCATCTTAAGAGCAGAAGATTTCTTTACTAACTTCTTATACATCTCATTGTATTCTGACATCGATTCAATGATAGAGTTAATAAATTTCTTTCTTTCTGATGGTTTCTTATCTGCCAATCCACGATCTTCTGAAGATAATTGAGATAATGAGACAAAGTTCTGATCAAAATCAAAAAGAGTATTGATCATATCTTTGGCTTCACCAATATTACCATTAGGATTCAGATCTATAGTAGTATCTCCCATTACTTTGAAGATGTTACATTTAGTCTGTCCTCTTTCACCCTTCTTATTGATGGGATAAGAATAGATAATATTGATAATAGAACTATCATCCATCATATACGAAATGGATTTCTGAGCAGGTTTACCAGGAATCAAATCATCACTATTGTCTCCCATAGGAGTCAAAGCTTTGAATATAGTGGATTTACCTGAACCATTATCTCCTTTAATGACGACGATATTGTTTCTACACTTAGAGAAGTCGATAGAGATATTCTCCAAACCCATACCATTATATACCCCTATATAATTTGACAAAGCAAGAGAATGTAATCTCAATACAAACACCACCTCTCATCAAAAATTAAATCCCATGGCCATAGTGACCATGGGAATATATTAACTTCAACTATTATTAAGGAAGGTCTTCTAGAGGAATAACCTGTTTAAATGACTCAGGAATGCGCCCTCCATGAGCAAGCAGATTGCTAAGCGCATCCTCTAAACCTGCTTTATATCCTTCTCTATATGAATATTGAATAATATTATCAATAGCTGGAAACATATCGTTAGACATATCTGCCGTATGATCCCATACCTGTTCTGGTATTTCTACCCGTTCTACAACTGGCTTCAGATACTTCATAGTATCTTCAACTTCTGCCATAATATTGATAGGTTTAGGTACAGGTGTAACTGATCTATTTACAGGCATCGCAACGGGAAGATTCTGATCAAAAGAACTATCTACTCTTCCATTTGCAGCATCAAACGCAGTTGCATAATCCATAAGCCCGTGGATAAACTTTTCACGAAGCTCATCACTCTCAAAAGATCCTTTGAATGTCACATTGTACATGGTTTAATCATCCTTCCTTGTTAAGCTTCTCATTATTCTTGAGCTCAAGATTATATTTGCGAAGCTTTTCATCAATATATGCATCGCCATTCTCTACGTTATGAATGGCATCTGATGCTCCATCCATGTATCCCATACGATACATTAGTGATGGCATATCCATTATATTAGTTAGTGAATCCACTATCTTTCTATTAAGCTCAGAAGCATCTTTACGAAGTGGAACTCGTTTTACAATCTCTTTAAGCTGAGGTACATTTTCATGAACTGGTCTGCTATCTAAAATCTCAGAACATAGATCGCTTGTAACGGGTTCCATATTAAGAACAGGATAAAATGGAGATTTATCATAGTTATCCTTTTCTTTTTGCTCCCTAGCCATCTTATCATCTACATTTGATCTTTCTTCGTAACCTTTTTGTGTAATTACGATCTCATTGTGAACCATCTTAGATCACTCCTTATAAATATACAAATCTCAGAGTAGATATCTTACCACTCCTCTATTTATATGGTATATAATTATTTGGGTTATTGATATATAGAATCATTTATATAATTTGATATATCATATAGAGAACTTTCCATTAAGATTGGAGGAATGCGTAATGAAGCAATTACTTCAAGTATATATCGTTAAGATACTTATGTGGCTTGGAAACTTTTTGTTTTCATGCTTTGTATCTTACGCTGTATATAAAGTTAAAAAGAATGAGAAAGGAGATTTAGACATGGCAAATCCCGTATGGTCCGCTCTTGGACAGATTGCACTTGCTACGGCAGCATCTTATGGTTCTGCAAAGCTTGCAAACTCTCAGACTGCTTGGAAGCCGTTCAGAGATCAGCTTCTTCAGCAGCTTACGTCTGCGGCTCTGACTGTTGCTGTTGCACAGGTCTCGCATGCTGCTGGTGAGAAGGTGAAGGATCCTACTCAGAAAGCTGTCATTGATGCTGTGCTTGCACAGACTCAGGCTATTGCTGAGAATCCACAACCTCTTATCAATGCTGCAAATAGTGCTATTCATAGCGCTGTTGATAAGCTTGGTAAGAAGTAAAAAAGAAAACCACTTTTGTGATTTCCTTTCCCTCTACCCATATTGGGTAGAGGGTTATTTTATATCTCCATAATACCATGCTTCGATAATATATTCTAAGAAAGCTGCTGCTTCTCTTCCAATATTATGATCTGAAGCTAGTTTAGTTATATCAATAAAATCATATTCTAGTTTGGTAAACAATGAATCATATTCAAATATTAAGTTATCGTTTGTATCAGTTACTCTTAATATAAATTTCTTATCATTAGACTCTGATTGTCTAATATCTACCTTTACATTGTCCATTACAACATGTACTGTACTAACTTTATCTAAGTCATCTACAGTTTGTAATGCCAACTTCTTTAATCTTTCCATATCTCTTCTCCTCCTTATGATACTATTATAATAGTATATAATTATTATTAAAATTATACCCCTCTATCCATATGGATAGAGGGATATGTTAATGTATCAATGTTTAATATTAAAATTCAAATACAGATAATTATCACCAACAGGATACAAAGTTTTATTAACAATATTTTTATTTTTAATCAGAATAGTAGCGACAAGAACTTTATCAAACTTCAATGGATCAGAATAAGGTTTATTATTTTTCATTGGAGGAGTCCAATGGGGTGTCTTAGTTACCTCTACTTTAACTTCTCTCCATTTAACCTTATCTCTATAAAGATAAATATAGTTCATAGCATTATCTATCAATTTTCCCGAAGCTCCAGCAAAGTCAGTATAATAACCTCCAAGAAAAACAGGAATTGGCTTAATGGTAAATGAAAGTTCTTCTATTTTAGGAGCAGGCGGTAGTACAGGGCTGGGAGTACTAGCATCTTCTATAGAATTTATAACATCATCTACATACACATGCGTCGGTTCATTCATATATATCTCGGCATATCCATCCATACCATTCCAGAATTCATTAGCACTAAGGCTTCTACCCTTTTCTAATGTATCTTTGGATGATATGATGATAAAAGCGGTATTACCACCACTATAATCACCAAACGGTTCTTTTATTACTATAAACCATCCATATCTTTCATTATAACCAAATTGTTTAATCTGGTTCCCTGCTTTAGGTTCATAATAAAAGCCAGACAGATACTTGCTTAGCATTCTGAGTTGTTTAGGCTCATAATATAAACCATTTCTTATCAAACTTAATTTTATAAAATAAGGTTCTCCAGATGCTCTTATATCTGTAGAATTTAGAGATGTATTTATAATATTTACAAACAAATATATATCTGTACCATCAATGACAAGATTTGGTAACATTGGCTCTAATTTAAAATTATAATAAATATTTGATGTATCAGATTCATTAGATTTACCAACTGAAGTCTTATCGGGATGATATGTACTACTACTAGAATCATGTAGAGTAAGATTCTGTATATCTATACATTTTGTAGAAATAACTCCTCCATCATTATCATAACTAATAATATCATACGCATACAAATTGTTATATTTTCTAGTTCTTAACATATATCCTGTACCATCAGGGCCAATTCCAACTACAGCTCCAGTTAAATTATCTGTCTTTTTTACATATGCGAATAGGACTGAATTTAGATTCATATCAGCAGACTTAACCTTTTTACATTTATTCGGAACCGGAAGAGCAAAGTCATTATTTATCTTACTATACTTTACAGTTCCTGTATTAAGTTCCTTTACTAGTTTTCCATTAGAATCAAAATTGATCATATGGAAAATACCTTCATAACCATTTGTAGACCAAGACTTTGCATTAGTATTTATATCAAATCCAAATTTTGTTTCAGTATCTTTCCACTTTTTATCTATCAATTTATCAGTTATACATTTAATAGATCCAAGACTAAAAAGAACACGTCTAACAGGACGAAGTGTCATTTTGCTTGGGTTTATAAGTAAATATTTACCTTTAAAATTACTGCCCATACTGTGATCAACTTTTGCCATATTATATTTCCCATATACACGCAAATCAAGAATATTATAATCTAAACTAAGTATTTTATCACCTATCACAGGTGGTTTATCCACTGATTTAGTATATGCATATAGATTGTATACACCTTTCTTACTAGTCGCATTACCCCATGGGTATCTGGTCCAATCTACACCATATTTACTTTCATCACATCCAGTTCTATACATACTTATATACGTACTAGACTGAACAGGACTACTATTTACTCCAGATACAGTCATCTCGGCAATATTAAACATTTTTATATTGGAATCAAATGATGTTGATAGCATTATTAAAGGTTGAGTATCGGGTGTCAGACCCCATCCAAAAGTAAGATCATTTGTTTTAGTAATATTATTATATATATTCATATTCGTAACCCTACGTAACTTATTAGTACCTGGTTCTATCCTGTAATCAAAAAGGAGAAAGGCTGATTTAATAGTTGTGGAACCTACTGGGGTTAAGCTTAATCTTATACCAGCAGAAAGGGTTCCACTTTGTTCATCAACAAACAATATTAGACATTTTGGCCATATAATGTTTGGTTTAGCAGAATTATACGGGATTTTAGGAAATACCCATGTATAATTTGCTGATGATCTACCATAACATACTAATTCAGAGTTAATCTTATTTTGATTCTTATCATACATATCTATCACAAATTTATCATACATGTAATTTCTTAACACAATCCAAGTGTCAATCATTTTATCATTGTAATGAGTGCTTGTATAATATATAGCACAATCCGAATCTGGTCTGATTACATTGGTTATATTTATACATTTGTTCCACTCATCTGGGTCACTAGAACCATTCGTAAGAACAGTATACCATTCAACAACTTCTCTTCCATTATCTTTTCTTTTCACTTTTACATGAATCGACTCGTATTGAATGCCAACTATTCCTATAACTTCTGCACCCATTTTCTTAAAGCATGCTGGTTCTACTTTCTTATCTACCAAAGTAAAGTTATCTTCACCTGGCTTCTTAACCGATTTATATATACCATATGGCTTATAACTATCATCTCGTACAGTATTCCACATGTTTATATTTCCGTCTTTATCCGACATGATAAACGGTGGTTGTCCTATACCAGTATTTGTTTCCATAATCCTATATTCTTCTGATGTACTACTAGACGGTAATGCTGGCGTAGTACTTGGAGGAGTAGGATTAGAGGATATAGGAGTAGGATTAGGAGTTGCAGGAGCACTAATAGATCCTTGCACAGGAATACGTATAGACTTTCTATATGTAACTTCAGTTGCATTCATCTTAATAGGTATCATATTAAGACACCTATTATAGATTTCATAATAGAATTTTCCTTGCTTAATAAATTCATCAAAACTGTATTCTCTTCCATTACCAATAGTATCTTTAGTTGAAGCAAGTATTGTTATTGGATATTGATTTTCAACACGTCCGTCTGGTTTTGCCATAAGAGTAAATTCAAGCATATATCCATATCGATCATTATGATCAAAAAATTCTATTGGTGCACATTTTATATAGTTTTTATCTATCGCTATACCTAGGTTTAGAGATAAGATATTTCTAAATAGAGCCTTGTATTCTGTAAAATTAAACGAATCATTTGGTTGTTTGGTCATTTCAACTATTGCTCCATCATAAGAAGAATAGTTATATCCCTTTAGATTATTATAGTATACCATATACAAATTATCATTATCTTTAAATGAGATTATATCAAAACTAAATCCATATTTTTCACCATAATTATCTTCTTCTCTATGATTTTTAAGCACATCATAGTTAACTTTACACATTGTGCTTGTAGAAGCACGCGTATTCGATCTCATGATTTTAAATTCATTATTGATCTTAATTGGTGTATGTATTATATTACCATCATATGTACTATACCCAAGTACCTCTATTTGTTTATTCTTAATCTTATTATATGCATCTGCACCAATATAATCACCAATATATTCTCTACCATAGTCTCCTAAACTATTGGTTAAATTTGTAACTATATCTGCAGAATAACCAGAACCTACCATCTTTCTTATCGTACTATCAACTGTAAATAAAGTTAATACTGGATATGTGCGGTTTAGTTCTATTTTCGCAATACGTAATACTTTATTATTAATTATTGGAGACATTACCAAATCTCTAATATATCTATATGCAAACTCAGATAAAGTGGTATTATTATACAATTCTTCTATTTTATCATCATAGTATACAGATTGTATTATATTAGTGGCGATCACTGTTTTGCTATAATCAATAACTCTGTTATTAAATACTGGGTTTTTAAATAGCATTACAATATCGCCGACGCTGGTTCTATCTACATCTATTATCTCTTTAACATAATTCTTATATTCTACACGCCGCACAGCGCCACATATAAACCCATTTCCAATATATTTGATTTTACTCATAGGCTCTTTTTTAAACGAAAACTCTCGGGTATATAATTTCTTAAGATCTATATTATCTTTATCCACTACTGCATAATTATATGTATCTGTATTATTCGGTATATTTCTTAGATATACGATTTTAGAATTATCAAAATCAAACATTGTCCATCCAGTATCTGCATTTGACACATCTACATTCTTAATTGTTTCCATATACAATTCTATATTTGCTGCACCAATTTGTATTAAATGATATGCATCAATCATTGGATCATATATCAAATTAGCACGCATATTTTTTGTATGTACCTTATATGGAGGAATCTTTTCAATAGCATATGATATTAGAGATCTAAATCCATAATCTTCTTTATTTGCTTTTGTTATAAGATGATCCCTTAAAGTATAATTTGCATCTGTACAAAACCTATCCATCTCTATAGAATAATTCTTAATGCGTGCTCCATCATTATATCCATATCCTAATGACAAAATTTTCTTATTTGTATTATATGCCATAAATATATTCATTAGTGCATTATATGGGGTTCCACTACTTACATCTAATACTATTTCTTTTTTGACCATATTACCGGATTTATCAAAAACTGCTATGGTATGGTGATTTCTATTCACATTCTGAACATAGTACAAGATATAATGACCAGTAGACCTGTTCCAATATAGTACAGCATATATATTATTAATACCATATGAGTTAAGGTATGAAATGTTATTTAATAACAAACCAGTATTATTTAATTTAAGATCTACATATTTTTCTTCTCCGACAGTAGTCAAAGTATTTGGGTCAAACTTGATACTATAGAGACGTAGATCGGAATTCTGTTTAGTATATAATATAGTATCATATTGTATTGATACTATCATATAATAATTATCCAGAACATTTTTTATTTGTTTTACCGATTTATAATCTTTTGATAGTAACTGGGTGCCAAACAAACCATAAATATAGGTGTTGTTTTTAGAATCAGAGAATATATGATTTATTGGAAAATAATTTATATATGTGGTCGGCATTGGCATACCAAACATCTTAACATCTTTATCTTCATATTTATATTCTTTAGGTAAATTAGTAGAAGGAGGAGGGGTACTTGGTTTAGGAGTTACATTTTTAATCTTTCTTTTATATAACACATCCATTGTATTGAATCTTGTTTCAATTATATCTTTTGTATAAATTTCATAATAGAATTTGCCCTCTTTAATCATCTGATCCCATGTATATTCTGTACCATTACCTATAGTATCTTTTGTAGATATCACTATCATCCTATCAATTGTACCGTAACCTTTATAGCATATAACTGTTATCATATACCCATATCTTGAATTTTTAGCTATATCTTTTATCTCAAGCACTTTGAACCCAGTGATCTTAGTTATATTTTCTAAAAATTTTCTACATTTTGTAGCAGTATATTTGTCTCCAGATTTGTTTAATTCATATAGGCTATTATCTTTACCATCGTAAGCATACCCATCTATACCAAATGTATATAATTTTGAATCTATCAATTTTAGATCGGCCTGCGCATGAATTTTCAATGATTCTAGTTTCGCTTTAGTATAACTCAATGTATTAACATTTATTGAGTATATATATGTATTATCATCATAACGTACAGCAATATATGCTATCCCATTATATAATGGAATACCATATAATGGACTCATATTTTTTTTATTTTTTAATTCAGGAATCGCATCTTCTAATATAAACATTTTATTTCCACCATCATAATAGTTATCATAATGATAAAATTTATCATATGGCGTAATAAGTGGATATTTTACATCATTTTCGTTTGGTATCAGGGAATATCTTATTACAAACTTATTATTCTCTTTATCCCCACCCGAAAATAATATACGTGATATAAACTTTCCTTTATACAACTCTTTGCTTTCAGTCGATGAATGAAATGATGGGTTTCCACCGCGTCTAAATAAAAAGGGTGTCTGTACACCATATTCATCATATATTGTAGTGGCATGGAAGTTAAACGATCCAATACTAGATTTTTTATAATTAATGGTTCTATCTGCATTAAATATAGGGTTTTTGATAAGTATTGTCTCATGAGTATCAGCTAAAGAATTTTTTGGTATATCTCTAAGAAAATAAAATACTACATAATTTCCGATTTCATTATAATAAAATCTATCACTAATTAACTGTATCGATTCTTTTGCATCATATACGTTATTAGGGATATTGTTTCTATCTACAAATTTAATTATTTTGGATGCTGTATAAGGATGATATGTACGCAAAAAATATTTAGGTGTTATGCTGCCCATATTAAATATAGACCACCCACCTTTAATATTATTCATATCAATCTTGTCTATTACGTGTAGATATCCATCTATGTTATATTTTGCGACCTGACTCAAATAATATTTATCAGCTACGCTATCATATGTTAGATTCACTCTTTTAAAATTATTTGTAAAATCTTTCTTTATTTCTGTTGATGCAATTGCAGTCAAATCAATAAAATTGAAATTTGATTCGGATATATAATCAACGTTAGTAACAAGTGTAGATGATAATTTGTAATTTACGTCTGCACAGTATTTCACAATATCAAAATCTTTATATGTAAGCAACGGTGTAATATTATTGTATTCTCTTCTTTGTTTTCCTTCTTTATAATCAGCCCAATATATTGCTGATCCACCTATAAACAATAGTTTCCGTTTTGAATCATATGTAAAAAATATACTATCAAAAGACAACAGAACGTCTCCAAGTGACGGTATAAATTGGTTTTTATTGTTCTTTGGTCCTAAAGATGCTATTCTTTCTGTCTTTATAAGATTAAGATTTTTATCAAATACATCTATTTTCATATATGTATCATCACCATAGTATGCTGAACTACAACTAGGCTGCAGTGCTGTTACAACTATATATGATTTAGTAGTGTCTTCCCAATAAAAACAATATGCATTGAGAATATTCCATTCCAGGTTATATTGAAAATCTACATACTGTTTATATGTACCGCTAACAATACTAGAAATATCTGTTATGGTCCAATCAGCACGTTTCCAGGAACCATTAAGCTTAATCATTTGTATTATGTCGCCATATGCTACAAATATTATATCTTCTTGAGCAGAAACAATGTTAAAATTAAACCGCGTCTCATCATCTGATGAAACATTTGGTACAATTGATGATAGATTGTCCGATATATCATAACGTATACCGTAATTAAACATAAATAGGTTTTTATTATGACGCAAGAAAAACATGCCTGGACGTGTGGTTATTAACACTCCATTCAATTTTTCATGTTCGCCACTAGCTTCACCCAGATCAATATCAATAGTAGTATTACGGCCATACCCAATTTTCGGAGGAAGATTCAGAAATAGATATTTCTTCATTAATTCATCAAGAAATCCGCCATCTTTAAAGAAGTTCTCTATTTCTTCTTTAGTCATTTTATCAAATTTCTTCTGTAAGGAAGGAGATAATTCATTCCATTGAAGAAGATCTTCTAGAGTAAAATCTATCATATTATATTCACCCTTTCATCACATTTACTAGATGGTCTACAAAATATCCCTCTACTCATAATGAGTAGAGGGTGAAATAGCTATTTATAATTAAGATATAGATAGTTATCTCCAATAGGATATTTGGTTACATTGATTACTTGGTTTCCTTCGACTTTTACTGTTGCTACCAAAACAGATTCAAACATATATGGATCTGAATAGGGTTTACCTGCTTTTATAGGGTTAGACACTTCAGATTCTGGAAGCGGAGCATCATATTTCTTTAACGTGATACCTTTTGCTCTATTCTTTCTATGTAAATAGAAATATGTAGTTGCATTATTAGTAAGATCAAAAGGACCATGCTTATCCATATATGAATACTTACCACCTAAGAATACTTCTGCCTTACCTATAACACATTTAGCAGGCTTTATAACGGCTTGTTCATCTTTCGTCTTCTGTCTAATATTGAATATAGATACATCGTACTTATTACTCATAAATTCTTTTAGTGTTCTAGGTTTACTAAGTGATGTTAGTTGGTCTCCAATACTACAAATAGCATAGGCCCCATCACTTACGGGTATTAAACAACACATCCCATAGAAAGCAATATCTGCAATTTGGCATACAAATGGATTATTTATATCTCTTATATATGTTTTTATATTAGTTGTATTTGGATAGTCTAGAGACAGTTCATTCACTACCATAGTACTATCTAACAATCTTTGCTTCTTTATAGTAAACTCAGAATTATCATCTACTCTACTTATCTCATATACTCCAGTATCGTAAGTACCATCACCATGGTCTCTCATCATCATTATATAAAACTGGTTACGTGATATAAAATACATATTGGATATAGGTACAGGAGCATTGTATCCTGAGCTGGTAGTAAAGTATAGTTCTTTACTTCCTTTGATCTTATGGTGAATAAAGACATTATTTTTATCACACAAAGTTAGATACAATGAACAATCTGCGCTAGAATATTGTGATTCTGTAACAGTTTTATCTTCATAATATGATAATATATATACCATAATAGTATCTATTGGGTTTGGAGGGTCAGTTTTATACGTATTTACTCCAGACATACAGTATTTTAAATGATTATCTAAAAATGTTTTATAAAGAATACTTGTAGTATTAAAGTCTAGTATAACTAACTGAATTTTTGTTGAATCATGACATCGTGTAATAAACTGTATGGTTTTTGAATTTATACTAGTATTTATTGCACTTGTAGCGTTTATTATTATTTTAGATGGTATTCTATTTCGAGCAAAAACATCTGTTGCAGTATTATCATATAGTGATACCGATGTATATCTTATACCAATTTCTTTACTATACGAGAAATCTTTTAGAAATGCTAATTCATAACCAGATACTACACCTCTACTTAAATTCTCTATTGTAGTCCAACCTGATGAGGGTTTAACATATCTATAGTTAAATTCTTTTTGCATTTTACCCGATACATACTTATATGCATCTTTAATAGCAAATGCCGCATCTGCAATTTTATTAGGATTGGATGTGGTGGAATAATCAATAGTAGCTTCAAATGTTTCGCCACTAGAATAAAATACATTTAAAAGTTTTATATCCTTATTATAAACTTCATCAAACCATTTTTCTTTATCTTCTTGAAGAGGAGTATAAACATGCTCTCCTTCTTTATAATGAATAGGAACACCATCCTTTAAGATAGTTTTCCAACCTTCATAACCAAATATTGATCCCATAGTATAAGTAGTGGTCTCTAATATAGTATTATTATTGCTTTTTATCATTGTATTGGCATATAACATGTCTCGTTTTTCGCAATAACCCAATCTGATACTTTCTATATTTCCTGGAGTTTTTGTTAATTTCCATCCGCATAGTGTATCGGTTGCAATATTACAAAGAGGGTGTTGATGCCCAATAAGAGTATTTGTGAGGAATTTAGGTGTCAAATTTGATTCAAAATCTACAGTTACCAAACTATACGCGCCAGCAATAGGTATTGCAAAATCATCTGCATTTCTTCTACTTGTACTAACAGGTGTTAACTTACCATTTACCATTTCTCCTCTAATCAACGGAGCAAATAGGATATAAGTTGCACTTCGCATCATAGAGTCAGGAATCTGGACCAAATCTACGTTCATAAGAACATAATCATGTGGCGTTTGTTTAAAATAGGATCTTCCATTATAATATAATGCTGGTACATACTGATGGGCTCGTACTTTATCTTTATTATATGCAACCACCATAATAGAATTTGATGGTGTACCATCAGTAAGAGTTACACATCCATATGCTTTAATCCACGTTCTATAGTGTGGCATATATGCTATACTGACATATCTATCGTGCTCTGGTTTTATTCTATATAGATTGTATTCTGGATTATCAAAACTCATTATTTCCGTTATATCTTCATATTCTTGCCAATCCTCTGGATTGGAAGACCTTTGGGTTATTATCATGTGATAATAGATATTATTGTTATACCTGAGCTTAACAAATGCATATCCATCTGTCATAGACGTTAACCATAGGTATTCTATACTAGTGGTTATCTCTCCACTACTCTTCATATTAGAAAGATATCTAGGCATCATAACTTCTGCAGATTTAATATTAGATCCGTCTTCATTGACCCACATCTTACAAAGCCTATTTTGTTTATCAGTATACCACATACTACATCTTAATTCTTCATCTTTAATATAATATGGACCACTAACAATATTGTTTGGGTCGAACTTAACTACTATCGGTGTCTTTGTTCCATCTACAGTAGTAATATCTAATGTGGTGTTATCAGAAGTATTAATCTTTGGTGGAAGATTAACAAAGAATGCATTTTCTAATGCATCTGATAGAAATCCTTTATCTTTAAGATAATTCTTTACAGCATCTTTTACAATATCGCGAAATTTAGCTTTAAGTGTTGGAGATAGATCATCCCATATAACTTTATCTTCTGGTGTCCATGACATATTAGTTCACACCTTTCCTTCTTATACTGATTATTAAGAGGTCTAAAGAATATCCCTCTACTCATTATGAGTAGAGGGATGTATAGTGTTAATGAGTAATATCAAAGTTAAGGTACAAGTAATTGTCTCCAATAGGATATGGAGTAACCTTAGTTACTTGGTTTCCTTTAACCTCTATCGTCCCAATAAGTACTGTTTCAAACATAGCAGGATCAGAATATGGCTTATTGGACCTTAGTGGATTGGATACAGTGAGCAGAGCTTTATCAAATGCCTCTACAGTAACATCATCTGCCCTATTTCTTCGAGACATATACACATAATTCGTACAATCAGTTTTAAGCTCAATATCTTTCTTACCCTTAAACCATGAATATCTACCACCCAAGAAAACATGCCCTTCTTCAACAGACGCTTTTGCTTTCTTAAGGTTATTATTACCTACATCTAGACTTTTATTCAAGTCATCTACTGGATTGGTGTCTGATAACGTGTAAAAAGAGTCTTCATAGTTTGAACTAATATTAAAATATTCCCACTTAGATGTGTTGGTAAGTTTACAATCGTTTATTATAGATCTTTTTACAATAAACCCACCAGTTTCATCCATAAAGCATATATAATATCTGTATCCATCACAATTCAAAGTTAAAGAACCCAGAGTATCTGATTTTGATAAAAACCATCCATTATCACCATCAGTAAACTTATTTGGATTATTTAAGATGAGATTAATGAAATCAGTCTTATTAGTTGATGTATCTTGTATAATGTCAATATGATGATTCACTTTGGTATCTTTAGTGGTTATTGATGTAATAAATATACCTTTCTTGATAGCATCATACATAATCCTAGTACTTTCAGTACATATATCATATCCATTTTTAACCACATATGTATGCTCAGCACTAATAGTATTTAATTCATCCTCTGATATGTATAGATAATAATGTATGTTATTACTTACCTTTGTGGCAGCCACTATTACCCAAAGATTATATTTCTGGATATATTCGAAATCTATATTATCTTTATAAATAGCTCCATGGCTGTTTATATGGTTTATAATACTATCTATTCGTTTAAACTTCTCATAATAGTTTGTCAATATTGTTTGATATGATTGAAGTGTTTTATAGTTTTCATCAAACATACAATGATATTCTGTATTGTTTAAATAGAATACCTTAGCAATCATCACATTACAATTACAGATAGATAGAATTTTCTTTATTCTATTATTTGTTAAATCTAGAGGCCTGGTTCTAGAAGGGTCATCCCATTTAGGAAACATATAGTATGGTATATATATATCTGAATTTTGAAGAGCGTCTTCACCTCTATACATATATGCCACAAATAGCTGGTCATTCCCATTATGCTTTCTATAAAAAAATATTATATTTCCAGAACATGGGAATGGAATCATAGTTTTTGATATTTCTGTTTCATTAACCTCAGATCTAGCTTTTATAATCGCTGATAAATCCAAATATTCTTTAGTTATATTATCAAAGATAGATTTGTTATTTTCTAGAATATTGTTCGGATCTATTTCAAATACATTAAAAGTGTTATCAGAGTGTACAGGACCTACAATATTTCCGCCACCAGTAAATCCATATCCTAAAAACATAAAATATTTATCTACCTTTTCATCATATGTTAAAGTAATCGTATCCAAGCAATCATATTGGTTACCTTTAAATATCGATAATGTTTTGTGATCTCTATCTATGTTTTCTTCTATAGCCGTATAGGTTGGTATATAACTTGGATCACTAACAAACCTATCCATATCAAAATTCTTAAATATTCTTATATACATTATTTTGTTATTAGGATGTGCCCAATTATTATCATAAAAATAAGTAATCAATGTTTTTCTTCTTGTATCATATGCGAGATCTACTGATCCTGATAGATGAACCAACTCTTTAAATGTTATATTTAAATCAATTTCTTTTTTGCTATAAGAATCTTTGTCGAATACTTTCAAATATACCTTCTTAGTCCTATAATCGGGACATATACCAACTATACTATCATGATTCTTCACATAATAGAGTCTGATAATCCAATGAAGATACCAAAGATCTGATTGTTTATTTGTATCATACATAATATATAGTGAAAATGTCTTTAATTTTGAAAAATCTATTGTGTTATCTGATCTTAATGGAATATTATTTAGATCTAATACATATATAGTATCGCTATAACCGGAGAATATAACAATCCCATTTTGAATAGAGACTATATCATAGCCATTAGATAAATTACATTTAATAAAATTAGTGGAATCTAATAGGTTATCTAAGTTGACTCTGGCTATAAATAGATTATTATTCAAAACCATATAAATTTCTGGTATATTGGATGGGCCAGTCATAACAGATGGCCCATGATTATACTGTATATGACTAGCTGTATTTTTCATTACTTTGTATTTTCGTTTAACTACATCTATCTTGCTTAAAACTTTATCTCCATTGACTGTTTTAAACACAAGTTTAGTATCGTCAGTCGTACCAATTTTAGGAGGTAGGTTCTTATACGATAATCCTCCAAGTAGTTTAGCAAGATCATCGTTGTTAAGGTAGTTTAGAATTTCTTGTATAATTATATCTTTAAACTTTGCTTTTAGACTAGGAGAGAGGTTATCCCACCTCATCTTGTCTTCTAGTGTAAATGACATTATTTATTCATCCCCTCTCGAATTAAACATTATTAAATGGTTGACGCAATATCCCTCTACCCATTATAGGTAGAGGGGATATGCTTTATTCTTCTGATTTCTTATTCTTAGCAAAGTCCATTCTTGCTTGTTCAATGATATCAGTAATGGCTTCATCAGGTAAGAATGACCGAAGGAAATACTTCTTTACCCTTGCTTTAGCAAGATCAAAGAGTTCACTATCCTCAGTATTCTGATCCATATACATACCCATGACGTTATCTACATGCTCATTAGCAGACTGGAACATCTGACTAGAGTTCATCATAGCAAGATACATCGGAGGGGGTAGTTCAATATAAACACTATCCTCACACTCATATTCTGCATCATAGACGTTTGTAAGAATCTTATTACAGATCTTAGTATATTTAGCTTGTAGATTATATACCTTACGAAGGAATCTAGAGCTGGACATTGTATAGTGTGTAGCAAAATCAAGCTGCTGTCTAGCTTGAATAACTTCAAGAGGGACATCTGTAGAGTTAACAGACATTTCTTCAAGCTGATTCATTAGCTCTGTAGGATGTGTAACATCCTGTCCCTGCATAATCTCAAATCTAACAGGAGAATCGCCAGACTGTGATTCAGGAATCACATAATCATTGAATCTGCCCGTGATATTCATGATATTATTCATGTTCTCAATCTGTCTCAAACCAAAGTTACTTTGTTTGATCTGATTGATTGTATTAAGAAGAACAGCAGAGATATTGGTATCAGCATACTGTTTTACATAATATACTCTCTTATCATTACCTCTTGTAAGAATAGCAATGACGTTAGAGATATAAAGACATGAATAGAGCTTAGCAGGAAACAGAGCTCTGGATAAAGCAGATATACCACGATGTGATTTAGGATCAAGATGGAAATATGAATGAATCATATCTTCAGGAGGAATAAAAGTAACCTTGACTCTACTGATTCTTCCTTCTTCATTATGAGTCATATTATACTTAAGAATCATATAGATCTCTTTTGTAAGATCCTGATTAGCATTAATGAATTTAGCATCAATATGCTGAGATACATCCATTGCAATCTTTTTGAGAATTGCATTATCTGCATCTGATCGATTCTCTTGTAGTCTTCTAGCTGTAGAACCAGGCTTCAATCCTCCTAATGTGGAAGAGAAAGTGAGCTGTTCTACATCCATAGGTCTGTCTGTCTCAATATAATAATATCCAAGACATACATCATCAATATACAATGGTTTAACCATTGTATGATCAAGAATCTTTACTACTGCTCCAGGAGACTTGATATCTGTTGTTTTAGAACTATCGATAACTCCATCTTGCATAAGAGGGTCATCTAACCTATACATCTTCTTATCAAGATCATTAGGAACAGTTTCGTCAAGTTTGGCTTCATTAAGAGATAAAGCTGCTGCTTCACTAAGCACATTACGAGCCTTATATTTATTCATAACAGCTTCATCAATGATCCCACCACGATTAATCTCGAATGTTAATCCATCTCCACTAACGTCAAAACTAGTTACATTGGAATCATTATCATAAGAAGCTACAAAAGACTCTTGTAGTGCTGCATTAGTGCCAGCATCATATGCTTTCTTACCATCAAGAAGACGTTTCAATGCTTTCTTATATGGGACACAGTATACAAAGCATTCTCCATAGATATCTGTTTCACTATAAACACGATCAAGAAGATTATCAATATCATACTTCTCTCTCATGTTTTGGATATTGTTATCTACAGAAATTGCAGACAGATCAGAAGAGGATGATCTGATATTAATAGCGTTTTTAGTGAAATGATCTGCACTAAGAACAGCTTCTTTACGAGTTTCTAATGCCTCTCTAAGTTTAGGCATATATTTCATGATAACATCGTATTCCTTATCTGCTTCTTTAAGATACAGATTCTGTGAATACAACTGCATTACATTTTCCATCATACTATCATTTTCAAATGTACTGATAATGGAATCAATAATACTCTTATCATTCTGCATATGACCCACTCTAGAATAGAGTGATGAGATATTAGAAATACCTGTATGAGAGATATTATTATTTACTATGCCATCTATAGCCCTATGCATTCTAGAGCGCATAAAATCAAGTGTTCTAGATAGCTCTGGCGAGCTACCCTGTGTATCTGTATATAGTTTATCTATCGAGTCTTGTACGTTCTTTTCAAGTTTCTTAATCCTACTAAGATTAACAAGTTCTTGTTCTGCCACAACAACTCCTCCAATCCATTTCAAATTATCAGGATGTCGAAGATATAGGTCTTAATGAGAAAAAATAAACCCCTATCTATATAGATAGGGGCTATTCTTTTACTCTTCTATAACAGTAATAGAAGAAATGCTGATGGGTGGGACAGCTACTTTTACGCGCTTTCCATCGTCAAGTCTAGCACAATAGTACTGGTTCCCATCATCATCTTCGAACAATTCCCCATCAGGAATCGCTGCATACTTCGCTGCTTTATCATTCATAGTCTTTGACATGATATGTTACCTCCTATTTAATTCTCTCATTATGATTTGGTAAAGTATTCATAGAGATTGTGAGATTGAATTTCTCCGCAGACTCTGCACTTATTAAGCATGATATCATAGTACCCAACATTATTCTTTTCTGCATATGTCATTACCTGAACAACATCTTTATCTTCATTTTCATCAAAGATATTAGCGGCAATATCAAGGTGAACAGTTCCATTGGCCATAATTCCAGAACCAATAACTGTCATATTTTGAATAAGAGGCATCTCTCGATGACTCAAATCCTCATTGATATCTCGCATAATATTGTTTGTAATAATATCATTCATCTTATTTACCCTCCGTTTATCTAACAGCCATTGCTTAAATGCAATGGTATTTTTATTTAAATTATGATCTGCATCATAATCTGGAATGGATCTATAATTAAACATTTTGTCTATATCTTCTAGATCCATTTCCTTTAATACATTTATTAATATACAGCCTCCTTTGGTTTTAATAGTTACTGGGTATCCTTTTATGTTATCAATATAACATGGATTGATATAAAGCTCACCATCAGATCCATTAAAATCTTCTTCATAAGAGAACTTTCCAAATCTAAATATAGTTCCAGATATAGAAACAGTTCCTTCTGTAGATATCGTGAATCCATTATACGGAAGAAAATTCTTATCTGTAATACATTCAAAAGATTTACTTCTCTTATGCAAGATATCAACAATCTGGTTCTTGATAGATAAGTCAAAATATTTAGTAATCTTACTGATTATTGTATCTTGAGATATCATTTACCATCCCACTCTTCTGCAACACTCCTATCATGGTCTCTAATATACGAGTCAATATAAAGCTTTCCAGCTTTGTGATCATATTCTGCATAGATAAGCGGTGTATACGGGAGATATCCATTACATATACCTTCAAAATGGTCATTTAAGATGACATTGAAGATATAGAGATCCAGCTCATCTGCCTTAGCAATAAGAGCCACCACCTCTACATCTCTCCACATCTTACGAGCATATTCATTTACTTTTGCTTCAAGAACCTCATAATTAAACATTGTATCTTCTCCTTTTTTACAAAACATCCTGATACGAACGTGCATCGATAGACGGAATATATTCTTCGACACATGTGCCAAGCATATGCATGTTTGCCTTATAAGATGCACCATTCTTATCTTCTTTATATGTGATACGAATTGGTACACAATTGTTCGATAATGGTGAACGAACAGTGGCAATAACTTTTAGTTTAGCAGACTTGTGTGTCTTTATATCAAATCCATCAATATGCATCCTTTCAATAATTGGCATACCGTTTTCTTTTAATGAGTTATTGATATTTGCCATCAACAAATCACAAAAAGTATCATTGAATCGAGAGATAATAGAATCAACAGATTCTAATACATTGAGTTTCTCCATTACTATCATCCTTCCATAAACTTAGAGAATATTCTATTACCTTTGATAAGCTTTTTGATTACTGGATCATCCATAGCAAGATTATTTGTGGCTATCTCTACATACCCTTGCCCACCAGAACCTTCCTCTTTATATTCAAACTTACCAATACCAAGTATGTATCCATTAAGAAAGATCTTGCTCTTATCTGTCATAGCACATGAATAGATTTTAAAACCTCTCTTTGGATCAATAGTATAACCATATTCAAGCAAAAGTTCTGCTATACTTCTCTTTACTGGTCTAAAGAGTATAGCAAACTCTTTAAGCATCCTTTCTTCTGTCATTGAATAAACCCTTTCTCATGAAAATTATCTCTTCTGATAGCGCCTCCAGGTATATGTATCTTGATCCCAATATAAAACACATCATGATTTTTATCATATATACATTTTATATGAGGTCCTCTTGGATTCCTTTTTGATGTATATACTTTGAAAATCTCATCAGCATTTTCATATTCGCAGACTTTAATGCAATCATTTTCATCTGCTATGATGCCTCTATTGATTATACCAAACTCAATAGCTGCTTCAGTAATCTTCTGATGTAGTTTAGCAACTTCATCAATAACTCCCATTGCTTCTGTATATCTATCTAAATCCATTATACTCATCCTCCTGCATACATACTATTTACAATAGTCTTATAAAGATTGATATTCTGGAAATCAAGCTTTATCTGATGATTAGAGAAATATATGGTTGCTGAACTAAGACTTCTATACAGATATTCTATATATTCTATATAAATATCTAGTTCATCGTTTGTTGGTTTCATACTTATTCTGACCCTAGACTCCTCTTTTTCTCCAGATAGATTTACTTTAGTCACAACAATACTATCTTCAAACCATGTGATATCATTATTAGTCTTAAGACTATTAAGCTCATCACAGATTTGTTTGATAACACGATTGCTTCTAAGTAATCTATATGCAACTTTAGCTGGATAACCCGTGCTTGTCATAGACATCATTCTCCTTCATATTAAGAATTACCACATCATCCATATTAGCTGCAGCCACTTCAATTTCACCCCTATCTGGGAATGCAACAGCCGTAAGAACTTTACTCAAATCCCTAAATTCTGGAATCACAATGTAATATTCAGCATTGTATTCCCTACAGCTAAAGATAACCAATGGGTTATCTGAAAAGCCAATAGATTTAGCATATCTCTTGATAGCTTCTTTAAAATCTACCTTTTTATTTATTCTTCCACGATTACGATAATTATGGATCCTATCTACAAGATGAAAAGTAGGTATCATCTTATCTTGAAGACCAATAGGGTTGCCTCTATCGTCATATATCGATACAAGAGCATATGTATCGTATTCAGAATATTTGAATGATCCAATATTGAGCAAGGACCCATAGAAGTCTGTATATAACCGCTCTTTTGTATCAATCTTGATCATTCTGAAAATATTTTTGTATCTTTTTGAGATGATTTTGTTTTCAACTAAAAGATCAAAAAGATACTCGTACAAATCACGATAATGGGAGTGGAATATATTCTTTGGCATGTACTGTTTACCAAGAACATTAACAGATTTAATGTTAAATTTAGATCTTTCTTCACCGAAAGTGTCGTATATCTCCACTGTGGCAGTACTTGATGAAAAGTACTCCTTATAGACCAAAGTTATATCATACATCAGATCGAAGCTACACTCCAACCACCTATCATTTTCATGATAGTCCATATCAAAAATCTCATCAAGATCAAGATCATATCCATTAGATCTAATCTCTTCAAGAATCTGTTTTACCTTATCCTCAAAATCCCACACACCAGGAATAATCTTCATTTTAATCAATCCTTTCAAACAAAACTATATCCTCTATCCCATTATGGGATAGAGGAAGATATTTAACTTCTTACAATCTCAGCTCTACCGACTTTACCACCAATCTTAATACCCTTACTGATACTAGATCCAATAGGTATGTCGGATACTTTAACCTGGTTAGAATTGCTATTGAAGAATGTATGAATGACGTCATTGTCTTTACATACAGCAATCAATACGATCTCATCACCCTTAGCAAGCTTAATAACTGACGAACCAGCCTGCATACGCTTACCAGCTTTGAATACACTAAGAGGAATGCTATTCATAAATCCATTAGCAGTTACTGCTACTAGATTAGTAGCTCCAGGATAAATACACTCGATTCCATTCATTGGGAATCGTGTATTCATACTATAGTTTCCCTTAGATGCACGTCTCTGATATGGAGCATCTTGTCCATGTAACCTAAGTGCTTTACCACCAGAGTATACAAGGAAATCCATCGATACAGGCATGAACATGACATCAACAATTATATCTCCATCATCAAGTTTAGAATAGATGATACCAGATAATGGAATTGATGTGAAGTCAACACAATCCATTCTCTTAATATATCCGTTCTTAGAAAGAGTATAAATGAAGTTATTCTTATTTTCTGCAAACTTCTTCATTGCGCTTTCCATAATAATAGATGAAATATCCGATGTCAAATTCTTCAGTACCAGTCTAATATCCATAAAATCAAATGGAATAATTGATACCGGAAGTTTAAAGACTTTACCAAGAGCACCAAAGATAAGAATATTATCCCTATTATCTGCAATAATTACACATCTTGGTGTACCACCAGAAAGACCAGTGATATTTGCATCTGGTTCAACCTTCTTAATTCGATTATCCCGTGTGATAATAATCTTAAACATTCCTGCAGGAATATTGGAAGCCTCTTCTTTGTCTATCACCCTAGACATACGAGGTCTACCATATTTCTTTTTAGCTTCTTGAAGCTCTTCAATGATCTCGTTATCTATGGCTTTAGGATTGTCTACCATTTTCATGAAATGTTCTGAATCCTTATAAGCAGAATCTCGTTCTGCTTTATACTTAGCCAGATAACCTTTAGAGACCTTACGGAAGTCTATATCAAGAAGATACTTTGCTTGAACATCTGTAACATTTAGAGCTTTGATTAAATACTCTATATATGACTTATCATCAGTTCCCTTGAGATTTCTAACCATCTTATAGATATTATCTATCTCTCCAGATTCAAGAGCTTTAATATATAGCTCCATCTTATGGAACTTTGTTTTAGAGTCTTTTAATCTGTTACAATACATACGGAACTTTGTCATACGTCTAAACTCAATAAAGTCTAATAGATATTCCTTATACGAGATTAGAACAGGTTTGTTCCCTTTTAAGACTTCGAAATTGACATTTCTAGTCTTCTGAAGCTCTGTAGCAGAGTATAACAGACTACGCACATAGTTAGGATCAGATCCTTTGCGTAGAATGATATAGATAGACATATCGTACTCCCAGCTCTCACCACTGGATTCATTGATTATATCTACTACCTGAGGAAGTTTCTTTGCTTCTACAAGCTTTTCAATGCTCTCTTGGATCTTATCAAAGAATGCAAGATCTGGTACAGATGTAATGTGAAGAGCAGGATATTTGTTATATTCAACTACATCAATTCTAGCTCTTACTTTATACCTACCCATACCAGTGCAACAGATTTGTTCAAACTTTGTCTCTTCGATAATCTCCGTTGGCATACAGTTATCTGGTACCAATATAACCTTGGCTTTAGGATTTTTCATAAGCTCGATGGTTACATCAATCACTTCATTGAAGTTATGTCTTGGTATGTCTACCTTCATACCAGTTGCAATACCGAATGCCCCATTAATAAGAAGATTTGGTACTGATGCTGGTAAATAGATTGGCTCCAACGCATTATCGGAATAATTGTTTTCCCAATCTACTGCATTAGGAGATTCTTTCAATTCTCCAAGAATACATTCCAGTCCATATTCAGATAGCCATAGCTCAGTATATCGTTGTGCAGATGCTGGGTTGCCCAATGGATCTCCCCAACCACCCTGTCCATTGACATACGGTATCTTACATTCAAAAGGATTAATCATTGGTTTAATTGCATCTGCAACTGCTGTATCGCCATGGGGATGATACATACCAATTACCTGACCAGTAAGTCTAGAAGTCTTTACTTTACTTCCATGACTTACTGCTCTAAGATCTTTATATGCTGCATATAAAACTCGTCTATGCACACACTTCAGTCCGTCCCTATAATCAGGGATAACTCGTTTACGTGCTACATAGATAGAATACAGCAACATGTCTTCGTTATGTTGTTCTAGTATATTTGAGTCTTTTATTGTTTCTGCCATAACTCTATCATCTCCTTTGTGGTTATACTAATATAGTATATAATTATATTTTACATCTTATACGTAAACAAAAAGTGTCCCTCTACCAAAAAGGTAGAGGGAAGGACATTGAAAGGAGTATTATTATGAAAATAAATCCCTAGGGGTAAGGATTTACTTATAAGTTAAGTGGTAGAACCCATTCCTCCTTCTCGAACAGATCCAGTACCACTATTATCTGCAACTTCAAAACGAGTAATGATTCCTTGTACAAACCTATCTCCTACATAACCTTTTACAATCTCATTCCCATAGTTATAAAGTGGGAGATAGATATGTCCCTCATTATCGGGATTATTGTAATAATCTGAATCAATAATGCCTACTGTATTAGCAAGCATCAGATTCTTCTTAATACCCGTAGATGAACGAGGATAAAGCATAAGAACCTGATTAGGTTCAAGCTGACACTTTACTCCTGTAGGAATAAGTTTCATCACTCCAGGAGGAATAGTAAATGGAACTACTGTATGAAAATCATGACCAGCACTAGTCTCAGTCATATGCAGAGGAAGACGAAAGGTATTATAAGATTCTTTCAATTTTGCCTCAGATTCAAATTCCTGGGCAAATACCTTGCTGAACTCATCAAAAGAGATTTTCTCGAACTTTGCCATCTCTAATTACCTCCAATTTAATACGTTTAGAACAACATCTATTTCTCATTTTTGTGTCTAATAAAAAATAAATAGTTAAATTTCTAACAAAACCACTTGTTTTTTATTCAAACTTTCTTTTACATCAATGAGTCTTTGATTAGAAGATCCTTTAAATGGTAGAGTGACATCTCTTAGTTTAAGTACAAACTCTCCATCTACTAATACATCTACTAGTTTAAGAAGTTTATACTTATCACTCTTCTTATCTTTAATAATATCTTCATATAGCTCTCCACAATAACACCATATATTCTTATTAGGAAACTTATTCTTAAATTTTCTTACAAATGGGAGTAATTCTTTAGCATTACACATAGGGCAACCACCAGATAGAGTAATACCGTCAATATAATCTACTTCACATGCTTTGAATATACCCTCTTGTATAAAATCAGTAAACTCTACACCATATGTGCTACACCATGTATCAGGATTATGGCACCCCTTACAATGATGTGCACATCCAGATACAAATACAGTCACTCTAAACCCTATACCATCAGCCACAGATTCATAGTCGATTCCACTAACATGAAGCATTACAAAGGATCCTCCTTTCACATAAAATATGAGAGTACCCATAAAGGGTACTCTCCTTTAGTTGATTCTTTTATATTTCTCATACTCAGGAGAATCTATATATTTGATTCTCTCTGTCACTCTATCCGTTATTTCTTCTAAAGTTTCTTTACTTATATCTGGCAACACTTTGGGGAACCTATGTTCTCCAAATAAGATCACCTCAGCAACAATTCTTGCAGCTATCGCTTCATCTTCAGTCTTATACGTACCAAGATGATACTGTTTTCCATTATAGCATATACGAGCATGTGGGCCAGCACCACCTTTTACATATCTTATACCCTTACTATCCATATTATGTATATTTTGAGCATTGGTAACAGCTCTTAGATTACATTTACGATTATCTAGTTTATTATGATTAATATGATCTACAAACAAATCTGTCGGTAATATTAGTCGATGCATTTTAATAGTTTTACCATTTATATTACCATTAACATATCCTAAACTGAGATGCCATTTAATATTATCTATCTTAGCTATATCTTCTGTATCTATTATAGCTTGAGCAATCACATCTCCATAACCATTATAAAGATCTATATATGTAGTATCTCCACAGAAATGGAATTCATTTGGATCGGATGCTCTTCTATGCCTAGTATCCAGAAATTTACCATATTCTTGATACTGATCATAGTGATATCTGCATAATCTATAACCATCTATAAGATAAGGCTTCTGGAACATACGATCGCATATATCACACCGATACATAGATCTTCTAGTTGGATTTTTGTCATATACAAAATTCATATTAGTTTTCCGAAAATCCAATTTATTGCCATTTAGAAAGTCTATTCTTGAAACCAAATTCGGTGTTGTATTCATAATAAGATATGGAAGACGTATACTGCCTCTTTTTCCATCTATATTGGTATCCGTTTTAATTGTATTTTCATTACGACACCATTTGTGTTTAGATACCAATTCCAAGTCCTCTAAATCTATGATAAATCTACCACTTGGTTCATGATTTGAATCATAGGTTGTCAAATAAGCACAATTATTTGCTTCATCTATTTCAATAGGATTTGGTGTTTTACTTGTAATAGGATTTGTATCTAAAAATTTGCCATATTTTTTATATTGGCTATAATGTTTTGGACATACTCTTAGTTTTCCATTATATGCTCCATAAGTTCTATAACTTGTTGCACCACATACATCACATACAGTAATCATAGTTATTTACTCCTTTGCTTTAATCTTTTATCTATATCATAAAGTAAAGGAGTAAATAGCTTTTAATATTTGCCCTAATTTGGTATCTTTAGGTTAGTTTAACTGGTGAAAAGTTATGAGACACTCTGTCGTATACCTCACAAACCTTTCCATGGTTAAAGTTCCTATAATCTGTCGTAAGATAACCTGTTACTCTACGAAGACTAAGGATATTTGTACTTCCACACTTATGGCACTTCTCAGCAAACTCTTCTACAGGAGAACCACAATCCTTACAGGTATCGATGGGGAAATTAATAGCAAGATAAGGAATATTCTGTTTCATAGCATAATGAATAATAGTCTCTACAGCCTTATGATTATGAATTACAGAAGACTCCAATTCAATATAATTAATCTCTCCGCCAGTAGAATACTTAGCAAGTTTTGCCTCTACATCAAGTTTCTCATTGATAGAAACCTCTGCAAATACAGGTACATGCAAACTATTTGTCAAATATTCTGTATCAGTAACACCCTTAATCTTTCCATATTCTCTCTGAAGTGCTAGCATGATAGTGAAGCATGCAGTTTCGGCTGGAGTCGAGTATGTACTAAAGTTAAGGTCATGACGCTCAGATGCCTCATCTGCACGCTTCTTGATGGTAGAAATGATGCGATCAGCAAACTTCATTACTTCTGGATCTTCATGATGGTATTTACCAAACATAGCATAGCATGTATTAGCGATACCAATGTATCCAAGAGCAAGCGTACCATGTTTCATAGCATCATATACTTTACCAGATTTAGCAGCCTTTTTACCATCTGCAATCACATCGTTATCATACATGAACCATCCAGCTTTGATGCTCTGAGAACAGACATAATTGAATCTATCTACAAGACTCTTCTCAGCAATATCAAGAAGATTATCAAATGCCTTAAAGAATCCTTCTACATCTGCTTCTTTGCGTTCACCAAGGCAAATACCATATTCAATACCAAGCTTAGGAAGAATCATAGTAACTGGTGCTACATTACCACGACCAGTCTTCTTATACCCCATACCATGACGATCATAACCAATCATAGTACGGCAATTATGAGAATTGATAAATTCAAAGTCAAATTTATCAGATTCTGTCTCTACATCATACTCATCAGTACCACGATACCCAATATATTCAATTGCAGTAACAGCAATTGTAGTATTAGATTCTTTACTAAGAGATGATACTGGAACTTCGTCTCCGATCCTAAGACTCTGTGCTTCAATTCTACCACGATTAGTCGGAAGAGGATGATCTTCTGTAAGATACAGAGATCTATCACCAAAACTAATCTTATACCATCTTCCCATATCATTATTATGAGTCATTCGTTTGACTTTCACATATTTATTAGACGATGTATCAAAGATAAGCATACCAGGAGTATCTACATACTCTGAATCCTTGGATACGGTGATTGGGCTTTGTGAGAAAATCAGTCGTTTCCAGGCATTACTAATAGATTCTGTTCTATTTACGCCCCAATTAGAATATGTGATCGTATAATTAGGATCAATAGCACCCATCGTAGCCATCTCTGCATCTGGATCATATGGTTCTCCAGTAAGATACTCAGACGAATACACATAATTTTTGTCATCAGATTTGGAATAATTATGTGTAAATGTATCTGTGGTCACAGAAACCATATCCCCACACTTAGTAATGAAGTTTACTTTAGCCATTCCCTTTTCGAGAAGCTCTTCATCACTCATGCCTTTAAATTTTCTGATATAAGGGCTAAACATCGAATGAGTAGAGTCAAGAATCATTACAACAGTATTATTCGGATTACGAACATCTTTTACAAGATACCCATTCTTTTCTTTTTCCTCTATAGGAATGGCATTGAAAAGATCTTCAAGTGTTATAGATTCATAGAATGTGTTACCCACAAAACAGGTCACTGTACAACTTTTGTCAAGCGTAGGAGCATCTACTACTCTAAGAGGATGAATACCAGGATCATTGCTGGTCCAATCGCAGTTTACAATGTTCAAAATATTTTAGACTATATCACCATGAGTTAAACTCATGCCGTGCGCTTCAGAATATGGGGTTTCACCATATTCTTACTCTACTTGCTTCGTGTATATTTCTATACCTTATTTTCAACCCCGCTCAATATGCTGAGCTCTTATGGATTTATAGCTTTCGATAGTCGTTAGACCTTATACATACATAAATACGTATTTATTTTTATAAATGTGATTTTCACTAGCACATCGGCTATGCACTGTCGATGGAGATAAATGAGGATCTGTTGCAGATAATTTCCTTACAGCATCATATGCGTTTTCAAATATACGCTCTTCGCCAGTTTCAATTATCGTACATTTTACTTTACGACAACACTCTTTATTCCTAAGATTTTCATCCATAGGAACAAATCGAACATTACCATATTCATATCCTTTATTTCCATCGATTCTGTCTATAGACAGCCCAATTGGAGATCCGTATTTTTGAATTGCTAAGGCATAATGGTCTAATTCTTTTTGTAAAAAATCAAAAATGATTCATATTTAAATCCCAATTTGCTATAATGTGGATAATCTTTAGAATTTGGATTTAAACATCTTGTTCTTGCAGAACTATATTTGAATTTAAACAACCTAAAAGTTTCTTAGCCATAACAATATTCAATACATTTCTTCCAATAACTTGCACATTGAAATCCGTGATGAGGAGTATAGTTGTTATACCATAATTTACTATACTTAATTGGTGCACCACAAACATCACATTCATAAGTTATTGAAGTATCATCTTCATAAATAATACGCATAATATTAGCACTCCTTTATATTTTTAAGTGCTAAATCTATGCATGTATCTTGGCTCAGGATTATTTGCTCTAATAACTGCAAAACTTAGAACAACCTTCCCTGATAGCAAAACTTATATTGAACCATTTCCTGTTCAAACCAATTAATTTAACACTTAATTGGTAAGTTTCACACCTTGTATAATTGTACAAGTTCACACGGTTTTCATTGCTTGAGCATATTACAAGCAATGCCCCAACACTCTAGGGTATATTCTCTTAGTAAGAGATTTAATTGCAAGCTGTAACAGATCATAGTTAGGAGTACCAGGACGATCATTGATATCCTTCTTATATTTAAAAATACCAATCCTTTACACCCTCGGTTTCCCGATATTTGATTAGGGGAGTAGACTATCTCATCGAATAAACGACTGTTACCATCGTTTATGCATGGCATTTCGGAAAGTACAGGAATTTCACCTATACCCTAATCTAACTTCATTGGTATCGGATTTCTCGAACTACCGAAGTTTCGAATAGTCGTTACACTTTATCAAATTTCCATCCATTTCTACATGGTACTATATTAAGAGAAATGAAATTTGATCTTAGCACGGTATCGCCAGCTATCCTAACTATACTTAGGACCTTAGGTTCTCTTAAGAAGCTTATTTGTTCATACTAAACTTATTCAGCTTCGACCGTTAGCATTAGTTATTAACTAATACACCCTAGATTTCTAGGTTAACCATGTTTTACTTCCCCGTTAGTGTTCAGGGAAGATAGCTGTCAAATGGTGTTTACCAATACCATCAATAGATGCTTGGAGAATATGTTTTGTTACAAATCTGCCTTCAAAAGTATAATTCAATCCAAAATTAATACTTGTGAACGGAAGCTGACTTCCAGGCCTACTAATTAGAGAATTAAGGTTAGCATACATAGCTTCTGTAGCCTGATGGCCTTCCTTATCGAGCATCTCCATAGCATACTTATATGCTTTCTTATTATAATCCTCAAATATATTGAGTTCTGCATCAATAGAAGCGTAGTCTATTACATCTCCATATTTGTTCTTAAAATCTTCATATTGTTTATCTTTTGTACTAAGATAAGTAAGACCATCTCTAAAATGCTTAAGGAAAGACATTCTAACAAATGGTGCAAGATCGTCATCAATGTGGGCTGACCCGATTCCGCCAAATTGCTTGACCAGAATTGTGGACTATATCATGCTTAAGATATGCTTTATTTAACCACACATACCTGCCGTCGCGCTTCGGTGCATACTCGCATACGCCCTACTCTACTAACTTCTTGGTTTTATAAGCCGATCAATATCGGCTTTAATTCCAAGGTTTTCGATAGTCTCTAGACTCCTAAGACCGTAATATTTTTCTTCTAAGGCTTTCCTTGCAATAATTGCTTCTTCTAGAGTATCATATCTTTCAGAGATAAATTTTCCATTAACTGTTATGATTGCTCCATATTTATCTCTTCGTTTAGATACTCCTCTAATACCAGTATTGGATTGTACTGAATTAGAGTTATAAGCATTTTGTGCTCTAGTCACATATCTCAAATTAGATTTCATATTATTATATCTATTTTGATCTATATGATCTATCATCTTTCCATCTTCTTGTGGATAAAGCCTATGAAATGGATAATCATTACCAGAGATAGTTGCTCGTGCATATTTACTTCTATCAGACCAATTGTAATCTTTTGCCTGTTCCCAATCCTCAAGATCGCAAGTCATCCAAGACTTATCACCTTGAGAGCTATGGAGGTGCACAAAAACTTTATCTCCATGGACAATATAGTTATTTGGTAGAAGATGCTTCTGATATTTAAAACATCCACATGATTTTCTGACTGTTGGTTTATTGAGGTAATCTAATCTCATTGTTTTAATAGTACCACAATCACATCTTACGTCTATAACCAACCTGCCATCTTTTCGATATGGTTCAGAAATACATTCAAGCATATCATAACGTCTACCAATATAATTATCCATTTTTGCCAACTCCTCTATTTTAGTTATTGAAAAGTTGGCTTAGAAATATATTATTAGTTTTAAAAGCACAGGATTGTCTTTCGATTTCCCTGTTAGCAAATTCATAAATCTACCATTTCCTGTAGAACTGTTTAAGTGAATTCACACCCAGACTCTGCTGGTTCACGACGTTTTGTTTTCCTTACACTTGGGGTATAAGGGCAGTCCCATTAGGCGGTGAGTCGAGACTGCGATTGAATTTGGAAAATAACTGCTACTTGCTGACATGCGCTTGCAAAGGATTTAGCTCCTCTGATATCGCCATTTCTATTATCAAATCCATTTTTAGTAAGTTTTGCTACATCAGCAAACAGACAGTTATGATCGCCAATAGCATATTCAGTAAGATCATGTATATAAAGAAGATTATCTTTACGAGCCTTTACAACCACTGGGTCGATAAGCTCATTAAGAGCAAGTTCTTTTTCTACAATGCCACCAGCTTCATTCTTACGACCACCAAATGAATATTCATCGACATTAGCGTTAGAATTCTGCACATTAGTAGCAAATACTTTCTCTTTGATCTCTTTCATTAGATCAGAGTGCATATTACGCTTTCTAGTTCTTTCATTTCGATACGTAATATATGCTCTAGCTACCTTAGGAAATTTCTTCATCAGAGCCTCTTCAACCTGATCTTGAACATGCTCTACAGAATCCTTTTCCACCTTAGATGAAGCAATCTTATCTGCAATTTTACTTGCAGCATCATAATCAATTTCTCCTACTTCTTTCATAGCAGGAATGATGGCATTAACAATCTTTTCCTTCTCGAACTTGACTACTGTGCCATCTCGTTTTTCAATCATCTGAATCATATTGTTTCTACTCTCCTTTATATTGATTCATAATAGTTTATATAAAAAAGAAAGAGGATGAATAATAGCCATCCTCTTTCATAAAATGCTATGTCAAATACGTGTAAAGATAGCATCCTCATACCCATAAGGGCACTTATCACTCTTAAACCCAGCAGCCTTCTTGTGACCGCCACCACCAAGAGCTTTACAGATAGCGGATACATCTACATTATTTTTAGTCGTATAAAGAGATGTTTCCCACATGCTACCTTTCTTATGTGTGACCATAACAAAATCATACTCATTCACATGATCACCAAAAATCTGAGAATTACCATATCCTACTATAGCAATTCCTTTAAGATTATCCTTCTCTACTTCAAAAGCGAATGCATCATAGAGAACTTCATTCTTCTCTCTTGCAAGATCAGTAAGCTTCTTGCCAACCATAAGAGCTTTATCAAAATCTCCATCTTCATCCCAGATAAGATTTTTATAGATCTCAGACCCAGGTGCATAGTTTGCAGATGCATACACATAATTATTCAACCACAAACTCTCTTTGAAACGAAGAATCCAAAGATCGTAGTCATTTACAAGACTTACAAACCTCTGTGTCGTTTCAATGGGAGTATAGATAATATTCTGAATATGCTCGTATGTAATAGCAGTGCCACACTTAGAGTTATTCAGATTCACCATAAGAGAACCATCTTTGACCCTATCCATAAACTCTTTATAGATGATATCTACAACTTCAAAACTAGTCCTATGGTGATCAAGCCAAATAAGGTTCTTACATGTATTTGCTACCTCTCTAAAAGTCTCTGCATTCATCGAATAATCTACAATCACAACAAGTTCTGATTCATCCAATCCAAGAATTGTCTTTTCAATAGGATTAAGGATATTATGATCAGAATAGTTGATCTCTACAAAATGATCAGCACCAACCTCATGCAAAAGATGTGCTGCACCACGGCCATCAAGATCATTATGATGGAATACAATAACCTTATCGTATTTATTCTTAAGATAATCACCAAGTTTTACCATGATTGCATCATCAGTCATACTAAACTGAATTTCTTCAGACACAATGCTTTTATCGCCGAGTTTGAACTTCACACAATATTTTGAGCCTGTGTTCAAATCATATACATATCCTTTATCATACTGACAGCTTTCACCTGTAACATAACGCTTAGCCATAAACAATCTCTCCCTTTCTTGGGTACAATGAAGTCAGTGTCTTGTGTAGACTTTTGATACAGTGCACCCAATTAATAACAATTATTCATACCATAATAAATACGATTACGTATTTACTCATAGATCGAGCGATTGATATAAAAATAAAGATTCCTCCTACTCAGATGAGTAGGAGGATATGCTTTACTTTTAGAATGTATATTTAGACATATCAACATCTTTGAACAATGATGATAGATCTGATTGAACCTCTCTGATCTTCTGAATATCTTTCTTAATATCATCTGATGTGAGTCTGAGCAAGGTTCGTTGCTCTGGTCTGATCATAGATACAGCAATATCATTGACAGACATTTCACCTAGACCTTTATATCTTTGAATACCAGTTGGTTTAAACTTGTTAAACAAAGTCATTAACTGATACAATGTCATAGGTTCACCATTCACATAATAAGTCTCAAGACTCTTATCAACGAATGGCATAATATGATAAGATGCACTATAGAATATCTCGTTGCATACCACAGTATAGTATTGATCTCCAACAAGACCATCTAGCACCATCTTACCATCTTTAGTCTTAATCTCTAAGAATCGATGCATCTTCTTAAAGAATTTCTTGAACCATTCAATCGGCATCGTACGATATCGAATCAAATATTCAAGAATCTGCGGATCTACTGCATATGTTTTTGCAATAGGTTCAAGAAAAGCTGTATAATCCATATTAGCATAAAGCAAAGCACTAAGTTCTTTATGACTAAATGTAGTCTTCTTATTAGGCCCAACTTTATATGCAGATGAGAACTTTTCTTCTAGATACCTATTGTAATCTTCTCTATCGATAAAGAACCTCTTCTTATGTTTGCCCTTTTTATCCTTACCAACAACAATACTATACAATGGTGCTACCATTATATACACACGACCATCTTCTACAAGAGGTCTAAAGTGAGTAAGGAACAGCTTTGACAGAAGCTGTCTGATATTCAAACCATCTGCATCTGCATCTGTACCAAAGATGATCTTATCAAATGGGCATTTATTGATATCGAAATTCTTTCCAATGCCAGCTCCAAGAATAGCAGCAATACCACAGACTTCTTCATTCTTGAGTATTGCTTCTCTTGTATTTGTCATGCTATTAATGATCTTACCACGTATGGGGAATATACCCTGAATAGTATGATCACGAGCATTAAGCATTGGTCCTTTTGCAGAATCCCCTTCACATATAATCAGCTCCAGGTGCTTCTTCCCAGATGGCTTAATGTATTTAGATGGCAGATTTGAGAATGCAGATGTCTTTACTCTCTTAATGAAATTAACCCTATTTGATTCTTCACTAAGTCTTAGCTCTGCAGAGTCTTTATAGAACTTGCAAAGTCTAGCGACATCATTACCATTCATCTTGATCCATTCATTGATCTGTTTTTCGAACACATCTGCAATAAACGGAATCACATCTGTATTAGAGAAAATCTCTTTAGCCTGTCCTGAAAAGATAGGTTTCAAATGAGATACAGTAACCACTGCAACTAGGCCTGATAGAATATCGCTACCTATACACTTAGTCTTAGACTTAAGCAAGAAGATCTTATTCATATAGGTCCTAAAGTAGTTGGTTAAGGCTTGAGTAAACCCTTTTACGTGTGCTGATTCTGAATTCACAGTTGGGCACATATTCGCAAAAGAAATTATATCCTCAGATTCTCCAATTTTAGACTGGTCATATGTAAATGCAATATCGCATTTCATCTTACCATTATCTGCTGATAGAACTATCGGTGTGATAATAGGATCATCACATTTGATAACTAAGAACGACAGAATGCCATCTATATTCTGTACAGTCTCTTCAATAACAGTTCCATCTTTCTTAAGACCCCTGAAGTGCATTGTATTAATTACTCCATTAGGAAGCACCGAAGCTGGTGGAGTAAGATACAAGAGTTTAGTAAGCAACCCTAATACATCTTCACAAGTCGTTGTAAGATTGATCATAACTTCAGGTGACGGCACAAATGATATAACTGTTCCTTGGTAATGATCTTTATTAGGAATAGGAACTTCGCCCTTCTTCCATGGATGCCCGTCATTAAACTCTACTTTTCTTGCATTTCCATCAAAGTAATAACTTTCAGCAATGAATTTCAATGAACAAGCGTTTGTTACTTTACTACCAACACCATGTCTACCACTAGAATACTCTCCAGGTTTCTTTTCATAGTTAGATGAAGTGTGCTGTGTAGTAAAGATTCTTATCATATTTTCAAATGGAATCCCTCGTCCAGTGTCTCGGACTTTGGTCCACATAGTGTTCTCATCATATTCAACCCAAATCTCATGACATGGGCTGTCTACCTTGACCATTTCATCAAAGGCATTTTGTGCAATCTCTCGGATCATATTTAAATGACCACGAGTGTCATTATATCCGAGGTACTGTCCAACAGTTTCTCGTACTGCATCTACAAAGGAAGAGATTGTCTTAATCTCATCTTTATATGACAGTATGTTTTGTTTCATCTTGTCGGATACTTTCAATATAAGTACCTCCTTAGAAATAAAGTTGTAATAGGACAAAATATCTAGTGTGGAACTTGTCCACACTAGATATGTCCATTTATATTTTTAACTTTATCCCTTAAAGCTTTTCGATACGTCTGCAGTCGTTGCTGCTGTGGACGGTGCCGCCATCGGGGATGGACCTGCCTGAGGAGCAGGCTCAACAATACCTACAGGACGATCTACATTCTGAGTCTGTCCACCCATCATCGGGTTATATCCACCCATCATTGATCCCTGTACCATCTGACCAGGCTGCATCACGGGTGCACCAGGCATAACATTCGGCTGTGGCGCCATCTGCGGCTGAGCATATCCACCCATCGGCTGACCCATATTCATCGGAGGAGCGCCATAACCGCCCATCTGACCAGGCATCATCGAATACATCGGATTCAGAAGCATATTTGCATTAGCCCATGCTCCACCACCGTTGTTCTGTTCAAGGTTATACCCCGCATTTGCCCACTTATTACGATAGCTGCGAGCAACACTGTAGAACTCAGGAATCTTCTTAATGAATGCAAACGAACGATACAGTGCTCGTCCTGCTTCAATCGGAACAGGTCCAAAGTTCGTCTTTGCAGTCTGAATGATGTCATAGATATCATCAGTTGCATCCTGAACCTGTTCATCACTCAGATCATCAACAAGGCTGAAACGAGACCCGCAGATGTTGCAGGTAACCGTTCCATCATTGTTATTCACGAGCGTCATGTTGTGTGTCTCAGGATCCTTGTGAGAACACATCTCACGGAGACAGTCATCTTCCGTTACCGAAAGACGGAACCCTTTGTTACCATTGCGAAGCTTTGAAACCTCCTCTTTGGTAAGCGTTTGGTTCATAATGATGTTTTCCTGCTGAGGATGGAGGCTGTACCCATAACCATTGTTATACGGGACTCCCATCTGGTTTCCTCCATAGTAAGCATTTGCATAAGACATTGTGCTTTCCCTCCTTATAAGGAATAAAAATTCATCAAGAGTGTGTCTTTCACCCTTGATTAATATAATAGTATACAACCATTTAAAAGTTTAATGGTGTTTATTTGTACTTAAAGAGAGGATCCTTCTTAATTACATCCATAGGATCTGTACCCTTAAAGATAAAGTCTTTGCCGCGTTTAATAGCAGCATCTGTAAGTGTAACCTCAGAACCATTAAAGTTGACCTTTACACCAAGACCCTTAAACTTCTGCATGAATCCATCAAACAGCTTCTCGTTGAGTTCAACACGGAACTGCTGAATTTCACCGTAGTCAACACAATACAGCACTCCAGGGTTAAGAACTGTATCAGTACCCATCGGATACTCACCGCTCTTAACCTGTCCTACATTGAATCCTACAGCATATACAACACCATTTGTGTCGTCCCACATAACAATATCTGTTTTCTCAGATACAGCAAGCGAGTTATCAAACTCGATTGAGATTGGTACGATGTCGTTTACGACCGTTTTTGCGCCAGTATCCTTGTTCACAATTGTCTTCGGATAATTGACGCTTCGTAACACGTTTCTTATATTGATTACGTCTGGTTTGTCCATAGCGCTCTCTCCTTATCTGATGATAATATTCTCTTGGCACTTTGAGCAGAGTAACTCCGACTCTCAATATATCATTATCTGCAGACATAACTAAGATATATCCTTTATAGACTCTTATATCATATCCTTCTTTGCTGATACTGGTTAAATAAGTGTATAGATCAGGATACTTTTTATAATCTTCTACTATATTACCATATCTAAGAATATTGATTATAAACCTTTTTTGAGCTCTTTTAGGAATACCGGCACGCTGTTTAATTCTTTTTGCCAAGTGTCTTGATTCTTGAAAAGCGGTATAATTAGCGAAAAGGTTTCTTCATCATAGATACCTCCTCCAAGAAAAAATAACGGAGATGATGTGCCCATCCCCATTACTTTCATTGTCATTAGAGTTCGTATCTATACTGTTTAATTTGACTCGAAATCACATCAAGCCAACCAAGATTATGATCAAGGTTGATTACAGATAGATATGAGTATATTGTGTTGTACGCTATATCACATTTCATGATATGGCTATATGTCATCTGGAATATCTGATCATTATTGATTCTGGGTTCATTGATAGAGAGGCGATCCATAGCATATTTCTCAATATCATATGAAGCCTTCTTTTGATATGCTCTATTGATCATAATGGTCATGAACTGATAATCCATAAACGCATATCCATGTTCATTCTTATCAATAGAACCAAACGCAAGATCTCTAAAGAATAATCCAGAGAATCTAACTAATTCTTCTGGAGATGTATATTCTAACCAGTTATTTCCTTTCATACTGATTAACTTTTCAAAAAACTGTGATTTCCTTCTTTTAGCCAAAACAAATCACTCCATTTCCTTATTCCAAAGAGCTTCTACATCAATATTAGGATCTGTCCCCAATACATGATCGTTCAGATCCTCTACTGTTACTTCAGCAGATGCTGAAATTACTTTATCAGACTCAAGACACATCCTCATGAACGAATATGCAGTAATATTCGTTTTCAATGTCTGATTCTGCGTCATAACATACGATTTCAACAGATTCATCTCAGCAAGCATAGACTGGAGATAAAGGAATGTTTCTTCTCTTGTAGACTTAAGAGCCCCATCCATTCCAATATAATATGCTTTACCTTCAGGAGAATCTGCCCCATCTTTGAATCCCATAAATGATTCCCAAATACGCTGCTCATCCATAAGTTCCAAAAGACACAAATACACCTTAGGACCATCGGGAAGAATTTCATTCCCATTCTCATCAAACCGTTTAATTACATTGATTAGCTCTTCTACCATTGGCATGATTAATCAGTCTCCTTTGTACCATATTCCTTATCATAACTATCTAAACATCTTTTCAGATGCTCATAAGCTCTTATATACCTATTTTTAGCAACTATAACTTCTTTTTCAAGCTTTTTGATTAAATCTTTCTTATTGTGATACTCTTGTTTATATTCTATAGCTTTTTCTCTATATGCTTCTATAATTTTTTCTTTATATAGTTTCCTTTCATCATTCATATTTTTCTCCTTTGGTTATTACCTTTATAACCACTATTATAGTATATAATTCAGAAAAACTTTCTCTTTGGTATAAAGAAGAAACAGCCCTTTGAGAATCTAGTTATACCAGTATAATCTAAATTCCTATTGATAGATTCATTCAGATACTCTTTAAAGTATATACCAGTACCATACTGTGCTCCTTGAGAAATATGTGTTGTAACAGCATATGCATATTCGAACTTCTCTCCAGGATAATATGGCGATAACTTGATTCTCTTTCTATCTTCTGTATCTCCAACAAAGTACTTATAATCACATTTGATATTTACAAATGGATTAGATTGCATTGTGGGTAAGAAATTTATCATAAATGTCTTACCATCAAATGTGGTTGGCTCTGGTTGATTAGAAACAATACCAATTAGACCATTAGCAAGATTAATGCCATCTACTTCTCTAGCCCAGTTATTCTTTCTACATACGAGCTTTTCACCATAATTAGGAAGAACAGTATTGAACCCAAATATCTTCTGCCTTATATATCTATTGAATTTTTCTCTTGTTGCATTCTTACCACAAATTACCACTTCAGAGTTAGATATAATGGAATCCGTAATTTGGTCATGTTCTAAAACCATAGCATTTCCATAGTGACCAGGTGTTATAATCTCATTGTTTAAGATACGATTAGCGAGGTATATAATACCCGATTTGCTATTTTGCCTCATAATCTGAGTAAGATATCTGACAGGGCCAGTATAGAGATATGCAGGGTTATCCATAACTGGAGGAAGCTGATTCAGATCTCCACAGGCTAATACTTTCAACCCTCTGCCTTCTATCTCAGACTTAAGATTCATCGGTATACAACCAGCTTCATCTATGCAAATAAGCTTCTTCTCTGGAGGCAGCTCTCTGGGGACAAATACCATTTTCTTTTTAGGTCTGTTTAGATATCCATCCATCTCATCAGATTCTTCCCATACAGGTTCAAATAACCATGAATGAGCAGTTTTAGCATTAATAAGTCCTTTGAGCCTCATTATAATTACAGCAGCACCTATATATGACATGGGTGCTACCTCTGTTATATCTAACCCCAGTCTCTGAATAATGGCATTCATCACTACAGATTTACCAGTACCAGCAGAACCAGAATATTGAAACACTTGTTCTGAACTATTCTTATACCATTTGACAGCTTCTTTTACCAGATTCTCTTGCTCTCCAGTAAGTTCTATCATTTGATATCCAACTCCTTTAGCTCAGCAAACTCATACTCAGGAACTTGTTCAAGAAGCATAACCATATCAATGTATTTAAGAGAATCTTTCTTATATACATGAGATGTATATGTAACTCCATTAGAAAATTTAATCTCAAGCCTTCCAATAGTATCAGGCTTTCTATTTGTAAGAGACATGATATCGATGCCCCATTTATTCCTTGCTATATACCAAAGAAGAAGCTTATGAGCATATTTAGGATTATTATAAACCTCTAAAGTCGTTTCAGTCTTATCCACTGGATATCCGATATATCTACATGGCATCCCATCAATAAGAATAGGTTCTGCCCCACTAAAGTCTTCATCATCATCAGTATAGACAATAGTACCATCCACATAAATATCTAATCCAAGATGACGCATAATAAGGTCCAATGCCAGTTTACTATTCTTCTCTTCAAGCTCAAGTTCTTTCTTAGTCATTATTCATTCTCTCCTTCAAAATTACTCATTTCGACACTCTATTAAACTATAGAGAGGGGTTATAGTATGACAGATTTCAATACAACTGAGGTTGCTATCCTCTTAGAGACAGTTAATAAGTATACGCCCGGTACACATAAATTTCGCCTACAGTCGATTGTTGGGTTGAAAGAAAACTCTACAGATATAGAAACTAAAACTATATCTAAAAGTAATCTCATGAATAAGAATACAGGTAATGTGCCTATATCTTCTGCCAAAACATCTACAATTATTGAATTGCCTTTACCTAGAGATGTATCTAGAAACTATCCGATGAAGTTTATTCCTCCTGGAACTAGATTCTTAGTGTCATTTACATCTGGCGACATTACTAAACCAGTTATCGTAGGAAGGGAGTTTTAACCTATGATTATTAAAGACGTAACAGATCCAGCTCTTACACATAATCTATCAGAATTTTTAATGGCTGGCAGAGCAGAACATGTCACTAAATATGGAGATGCAAGTTTTTTAGAACGAGATAAAAATATTCTATACATAGTAAAAAATGTTATAGAAGATTATATCCCAGATCTTAAAGAGATGGCTCTAAGAGTGGTATTAGATGATGATGAATATCTTAAATACCAATATAATCCTAAACGACTTGCATATGATGTATATGGAGCAACAGAGTTGTACTATATCATTCTTATGCTGAATAATATAGGCAGCATCATTGAATTTAACACCAAAGACCTTTTATTGATGAAGAAGCAAGAGCTGTTCAACTCTATTGCTAGTATCATGCTAACAGAAGGCAAAGATATTAGAAAATATAACCAGATGCATACATAAAATACCACTGGAGCGGATATCCGCTCCAGTATATATGCTGTTTAAACTCTCTCAATAACTTTGAGGAGCCGTGGTTTAATTGGTTCAACTCTTTTGACGACTTTGATAAACCCGAATTCTCTGTTACATACTTTATCAAGTATATCATATGCTGCTCCAATAACATTACCACCTAGAATACTATTCTCCAAATTTTCTCTTCTAGAAGGAGTAATATTTGGATTAGCAAATTCAACCATATCATCAATAATCTCTTTAATCTCTCCCTTAGGTTCAAGCTTAATTGTCTCACCAAATGCTTCTTTGAACAGCTTCTCATCTCTAATAAGCTTAGTTCTATATGCTGGTTCTGTACAACCAACATCTTCAACATACTTAATTCTATTCTCCATATGGAATGGCTGATAGAATGTGGTTACATTAGTAAAGATACGATAACGCTTCTTAGTTAATCTGAATCCCATATAATTCTGACCATCTGGCATTTCTTCTCTTGTTATAAAGATAGAGCCATCAAGATTTTCATCAATAAGACCAGATTCACCAATCATTGCTCTTCCAACTCTTGTAACCAAATCATGTCTATTAGAATTACGACTCTCATCAATAGTTCTAACAGCATCACGATTAAACTGAGATGCAGTCAATACAGGGACACCATAAAAGATTGCATAATTACGGAAGTCATTGATTACATTACCCAAATCAATTCGCATATCTCTCGTATAATCTTCAGGACGAATACGCTTAATATAATCCTGAATCATACAAATAACTTCATAGCCCTCATCAGCCAAGTCTTCAGTAAGTTTATACAAATACGATGTATCTACAGAATTGATTGGTTTGTAACGTACGATAATGTTTATAGGATCATCTGCATGTACTCCAAGCTCTCTATCCAACAAACCCAATGCTTCTTCTTTTGGAATCTGGTCAAGAGGTCTATTGTCACATGCAATATTAAATAGGGTATTCAAAGCTTCTTGTGCAGTATTCTCCATAGTTAGAACAACCACACATGGAATCTTTGTCTTATCTTTACAGATATAATCCTTATTATACTTCTTAATCTGGTATGCTATATTAAGAAGAGTAATTGTCTTACCATCAGACGGTAACCCAAATAAAGAATATACTCTGCCTCCTTCAAATCCACCAGCAAGAATACCATTCAACCCATGCATTCCTGTACGTAGTTTGTACCTAGGTCTTGTTACATTATCATACAGCTCTATCATCGAATTTTTAGCCGTCATCAGATTAATTGTATTCTTCTGATCATCTGAATCAACCGAATTACGACGAAATTTACTCTGCATCTCTGCTACTTTAGACTCAATACTCTTCGCAACTTCTTCTTTATGAATATAATCAGTAGCGATAAATTCATTACAAAGATTACCCATCTCTGCAACAGAGTTGTTGATAAATAGTAAATTAGAGCACGATGATATTGTCTTTTCTACCCAAACCACATCATCATTTGTTACTTCTCTAAATGATTGTGGAGACAAATCTGCATACTTATCTCCAATCATTCCCATAACATCTCGAATGACTAAGTCTCTACTAGTGATATTCTTAATGAGTTTAGTCTCTAATACATCTTGACAAAACCGATATCGAAGAATACATGCTGGATTATTCTCAAATATGGTCTCATCTAATGCTTTAAAGACATCTCTCAATATCATTAGTGAGTTACGATGTATATTCATGTTCTCTGACAATACATATGCACAGAATAAGTCCATAATAGTAAGGTCAAAGTTAAAACGAATCTTAGTTGAATCTTGTTTGGATTTGCGACTATATTTCTTACGTCTATCTTTGAATGTATCCATACTACAAATCCCTCTTCCGTTCTGATATGTACTATGGTGTCAGATATAGCATAGTTTATAACTCTTCTTCAAAGATAGAAATCAAATCATCAGATGTTATAAACGTACTACCTTCTTGCATATTAATATACTTAGCAAGAATTTCAAATGGGGTAGCAGATTTGTCAAAAATAAAACTATATTGCTGATACTGGTCATTTAGTTTAGTAGTTTCCTCAACAACAGCTTCATTTTTAAAATTTGCATCTATCTTAACGCCAGGATAGTTTCTGAAGTATGCTTTAATAATAGCCAGTTTATCTTCTGCGTTTTGAGTAAACTGAACTCTAATATTCTCAATACCTTCTGCTTTCTTATGTTTAATATATTCAATAACTTCATGTGGATCAGCAGAAAGCATACTGTCAAGATTGACAGTATCATATCTAAAAGATGTAATCGGCTCAAAATGTGTATAATACTGCATAGTTTCAGTGTTATGCAGAAGGATCAAGAATCCTTTATCCTCTTCTTCTCCAAATCTCCATCTATATGGGGATCCACAGTAATAGAAGTGTTTATCAAAACACCCAGGAGTATGTACATGACCAGAGATAACTGGACCTTTACAAAACTTAAATGCATTCATATCAAATACTGGTTCTCTTGGTGATGATAGATCTGCTGTATCTTTACCAAATATAGCCCCTTTATATGTACCATGCATATAACAAGCATCATACCATTCCCGATTAAGGAATTGTTTATAATACTCTTCTCCCATATTATATAACTCTGGGATGACTAATATAGACTTTCCTTTTACATATTCGAATTGTACTCGTTCTACAATTCTTATATCACATCTACCAAGATAATGATAGAATAGCTTTAACTGGTCTGCATCATGTAATGCTGTACCAGCAACGATAATAAGCGTTGTATTCTTTTCTTGACAAATTCTGATTAATGCTTCAATAAAATTACATGCATACATGATAGCATCTGAATTTGCCATAAACTTATGGTCAAAGATATCCCCATTGATAGATACAATATCTAGAAATGGAAGCTTCTCTATATAATCTAAGAACTGCTCTTTCAGTATAATAAACTGTTTAGCAGGTTCAAATGATCCAAAATGAATATCAGCAATATGTGCTTCTATAAATATACTATTCATATCTCGTCTGACGACTTCAATCAACCTAATCACCTCTATTTCAATACAATTACATTAGTTGTAGATATAAAAATCAAAAGTAAATATCTCTCTACTCATATGAGTAGAGAGATGTATTATACTTTAGATATATGAGATAATCAAGTCTCCAAATGAAGTGGTAAGATTGTCTATAACTCTAATAAACAGCTCTTCTTCATATCGATTCTGTACTATTTTTTGTGCAGATCCTTCTTTCCATGTAACTCCCATGAACTTCTTATTCTGGTTAAAGACGGTGAGAGTTATCTGGTCATAAACAATCTTTATCTCCACATTAACCTCTTCAGATGGGTTAAGATAGATATATATAGTATCTTTATATGTAAGAGATGCTATTTTAGAGCGATCCTTATTATTTGGGTATAAGAAATATGCTGAAAGATGGGTAAGAGCTTTAGCCATTATCGTCATATATTCAATTGATGGTGTAATCTGACTTAACTCTTTACGAATAGATCTTTTGATCAAATATTTCTTAATAAAGTTCTTATTCTTTGTATCTAATATCAAATCTATCCATCTATTTGTTACTAGATCTTTCTTCATTTGTTTCCACCTCAATTATCTTAGGTATATTGATCGTAAACATGTTTACCATAGTCTTAAGGATAGCAGAACGAACTATATCTTCTGCACTCATATGTACTTCCTGATTATCTATTGATACTCTGATATCATTATTATTATCTACAGCACATGTATAGTTCAGTGTGATATTGTTAGCCTTAATATCTACGTCATACTGCTTATTTACAACATGATATGAGATAATAATGTAATCTACCCTTTCACCGATACCAATAATAAGAGTAAGATTGACATTCTTGATTCTATTAAGTTTATCTATCACAATATCAAATGAAATGTTGTTCTGTTCTGTGCTATCTAACTTAAACTTATGACTATTAGTATCATCATCAAATTTATACCTAAGACTTCTCTTTTCTTCGTCTGTCATAGACATGAGAAGGGCTGCAATCTCTTCAATAATGTTAGTAATAGAAACAGATTTACTGAGAATAGCATTTAGAACTAATACACACCTAAATCCAAGAACGAATACAATGGGTATAAGTACGCTTCTTAATGGTTTAGGAAGCCTTCTACACTTACGATTCCATTCTATAAGCCTTGTCTTGTGCCTTAGATACAGCTTAAATAGCATTTAACCCTCATCTCCTTTGAGACTCTCTATGAAATTCTTCAAATTGTTTATTTATATCCACCATATTCCAATACTGATATGCCATAGCATTGAAGGTAGAAGAGCATTGATCCATAAACATACGCTGTCTAGGATTAATTAAATCCAATACAAATTCTTCATACTCAGGTTTATCTTTATGGAGTCTGAGTATAATGATACCAGCAATATCTGGCACTATATTATTGAATCTAAGCATATTGCGATATGCTGCAAGCTGTAAACAATAATTTACTCTAATATGATTACTAGTCTTAAAGTCAACTAACCATGGCTGTCCATTGATCTCTAATAGCATATCATAAGTACCACCATACCATGGGCAAGTGAGAGTAAACTCTTGACCAAGCACTTTTACTTGATTAGTTTCGGTTAGTTCTTTCCACCATTTTTCAAAACCTCTGATCGGATGTAAGGGTGTATCGATATCAAGATCCTCTCCCTTAATATATTTTTCCAAAGCATTGTGTACGATAGTCCCGTAGTCAGCGGCTCTATTAAGCGTTTCTTTGTAACTTTGTCTTTTAAAACCAAGGTGATTAGCCCAATACATAAGAGAATCGTTATGTATGCACGTAGAAAGGATCTTCGTAACCCGTGGTACACGTAATCCTTTATATACATAATATCCATCATCTATAATCTCTCCTAAATCTCTTACTGCATTTATATCAAACTTCGTTGGTATTGGGTGTAATTTCTTCATAATATCCCTTCCCGTTCATGATTTAATTGATAGTCTTAAAAGCAGTTAATTAATAAAATGGGCTCTCTTAAAGCCATTAGAATAGATAGATGGGAGACATACAAGTAATCTAAACTGAAAGGACGTTGATAAATCATGAATAAAACCAAGTCCTATAGCGACTGCTATTTGTATAATAAATATCCCATGTATAATAAGATCTTGTTTGAAGCGATGATGCACAGTGAATTTATTGATAAGAACGTAGATTCATTTAAAGATGTAGAATATGAGGTTAAGAGAACTAAGGTCAGTGATGGTCTTCTTAGAGTTCTTAAGTCTCCTAAAACCGTGCTTCTCATTCCTGATAAACCTCTTCCAAAACCATTTACTTGTTTTGTAGCTTCAGATCCAAGATCTAAAAAAGAAAAGAAACTGTTTATTGATACCACTAATTGCATCAATAAGACAGATAGTGGCTACACAGTAAATGATATTCGTCTCATTTCTCATTTGATTAGTGGATATTTTGAAATGTACTATCTTGCATATGGTAACGCCAAAGCATTTACTCATAATACTTTGATTACTGACTCTCAATGTTTCTCTGCTCTCTTTACCCATATTATTGATTATATTGGTAAAATCAGTATTGTTGATGGAGCAAGAGATAAATGCCTTTATCTTAGTTCAAGATACTTCTTTGAAGGAATTTGTGGTATAGATGTAGATCGTTCTAGAAAAGTTTCAGCTAAATATGCTGGTATTTCTGATTCTAAAGAAGCAATCTACTTTATGAATTCTGATGAGGATAAAGACACGTTTACAGATATCACTAAGTTTGTAAAGCTTATTAAGAATACATTTAAACTTGATAAACTTACTCTTGATATCCTTGTAGAGAAATGGATGTTCCTATATGGTCCTTCAACAGTATTTGCTCTTGAATATGGACCAGCATTTGTAAAGATGATCATAGACGCCTATATTGGATCTTATCTGAACAATCAGAAGACAATTGAGAAAGTTTGTGGTAAGAATATGGTTGTTATGGCCAAAGGATATATAGACAGAATCTAATAAATTATATTAGGAGAACCGTAATTGGTTCTCCTAATATGTTTTGTTATGTGAGGTGAGATTATAAATGCCAAGAAAGAAAACAGAAGTCTATTATGAAATAGAACGAGAATATGATGCTAAAGATCATATTGAAAAAGTAGCAAAATGGAAAGAGAAAAACTCTTTTTCTGCTATTGCTGATAATCAGCTTGGTCTGATACCCACTTTTATGCATAACCTTACTTGGAGGAGAGACGAAACTTACTTCAAGAATGGTAGATATGAAGTTAATAGAGATGACTTTACCACTGTACTTCTTGTGAATGGTATTATGAATAATCTTGATATATCAGAAGATGATAACAAGTACTTTGATATGAATATGATTAAGCTTGTTGAGCAGAATATCATAACTCCATTTCTTCTATTTATAAATGGTGCATTTGTTCTCTGGAGTAATATTGATATTGTAAGAAGCGATAACTATTTCACTATATTGATAAGAAATAGAGATAGGGAACGACATGTTGGAAAGGTACGGTTACTTAGGTTACCTCCTAAGATTATATATAGTGAAAAGTATAGTGAAGATGGTGTTAAGACTTTATTTGCTTTTGATAAGAATGGTAGATATACAACCAAATATAATGCTATGGTGCATATTTGCACCAATGACCCTAATATTCAAGTATATAATATAGCACAGAGCAACTATTCTTTATTTGATACTGGAATAGATGTAAAGACAGTGTTGTTTGATAAAAATATGTTCTTCTTCACCAAAGAAGGATGGCTTTCTGAAAAAGAATCATATGAAATTACAGCAACAAATCGTAATCTCATAACAGTTAAAGATGGTACTAAAATAGAAGAGAGTTTAGTCATTATATGGGATAAAAGATCCAATAAAAATGAATCCTCTTCTATGAGAGGGGTAAACCATCAATTTGTTAAGAAAATTATCAATGGTAATGAAAACCTTCTTAATTATAAGATTATCAATTTTATGAGCAAGTATGAGTGTGCTCATAAATATAATAAACCTTTTAAAGAGAATCTTGATAACAATATCTCATATAATTTCTGGTTAGATCAGAATAAATTTGATCAAACTTTTCAGCATTATACTAATATGAAGATCTATGAATACCATAATCTTTATAGTCGTAAATGCTCTGTTCTTAGAGATGTATATGAAGGAAGTAACTATCAATCATTTCCTATTATCTTCTATTGTGGGTTAGCAATGTATGATATAAATCAGAATATAAAATATTATCCTGATCGTATCGTATTTGATAATCCTAGACAAGCTCATCCTGATAAGCAGTTTGTTGCTAAAGAGTCTGTAGAGATAGTATGGTTTAAGAAAGTTATCAATGGAAAATATGAGCCTAAAATTGATAATAATAAGATTCTTGTAAAGGACAGCTATATTCCTGTAGAGGATATAATCCCGCTTGTAGAATTACCAAGTAAACATCTAGCTGCAGTAAACTTTAAACTGTCTGATGATAAGAAAGAGATTACTCTTAAGAAGAATAAGCATTTTAGTAAGAAATTATGGCTTGTGTCCCGTAATCAGTTTATTCATAAGCAATATGTGCTTAATGGAAGTAATATGATTGAACTTGGAAAAGAGTTCGAAACTGCGTATGATGATGATAAGTTTATGATATTTGCTGATAGCAGATTTCTAGGAAGCTTAGAATATGATCTTATTGTACCTACCATAGCAAACCAATCATACATTAAAAAGAAAGCCCTGTATCTTAAGTTCAAGGATCCTACTGGTCAGGTTATTGACGTATACTATTGCTCTGGATTAAATGGTCGTAAAGTTGACTTTATTGGAGATCTTCTTATTGAAGAGAGAAAGGTGCATGCAGAAAGAGATGGTCAAGTTAGATTTAGAGTTCCATATCCGTTTGTAAATTATCCTAGAGAATATACATCATTCTTTATTATTAAGAATGATGCTTATGTAGATAAGTCACGTTATGCTATTGATGGGGATTATATTGAATTCTATGATAAATCAGAAGGTCTGTTTAATGGGCAAAGACTTACCTTTGTCTTCCCATATTACCGTCAAGAATGGGATATGGATGGTGAGATTGATGAGGATGATGTGGCTGAATTTGTATATTATCGTAAGAGAACTAAAACAGCCACCAATAAAATAGAATTTGATGATAATGGTGATGGTATTCCTAAAGATGAGTGTCATGTGCATGTATTTAAGAATACTACATTCATTACTCCAGATCGATATACAAGAGAAGGTCTAAAGTTAACTTTTATCGATGAAACTATTGATCCAGATGTTATGGTTACAATGGTTGCAGCAACAGGTGAAGAAGATCTTCAGGATAATAATATTGTTCTTGATATATTTGAAACAGTTATAACCAATGATGGTAATACTAGATTTGCTATTCCGTCATATACAGACTCTTTCTTTATATTCTATAATTCTCTTGTACTATCTCCTTCTAGATATATAGTAGAAGGAAATGAAATAGTTATGATAGATGGAGAAACATATAAACGTGGAGAAAAATTGTTGTTTGTATATGCTCGCCATAAAGATGAACCTCGCAATATAAGAACTATTGCTAAGACCCATTTTGTTACTGAAAAGGTAATTGGTAATACTACCAAGGAAGGAGTATCTGTACAACTAGAGACAGATAACTTTATGCATTTCGGTATTAGTACAGAGAATAGCTTGATATTTGTTAACTCTACATATTATGAGCCAGAACGATATAGAATAGACGGTGGGAAGATTACTCTTCTTGATGGTACTAAATTCACCAAAGATGTAGAAGTGGTAGCATTCTTTGTTAGACAAGAGCGGCAGAGTAGCGTGGATCTAGATGGTGATGAGAAAGATGTCATCATGTTCGAAGATGTAGACGTTTCTATGCGTAATAATTCTAATAGGTATACTGTACCATATCCTATGCCAATCTTTAAGAGAGATTCTCCTTTCTTTGTTACTATTGGCGGTTCATTTGTTCCACAAAGTAGATATACGGTAAAAGACAATATCATCACAATTGATGATGCTTTGGATAACTTTAGAACTGGTCATAAAATAAGGTTTACTTTTGTTCACGATAGATTCTTCACCCATATTGATAAGAGTGAGAAATCTGTTACCCTTAAAGCTAAACAGAAAGAGATTGATATACCAGTTCCATTTAATAAAATTATCAATCTTAATAGAAGAATGATAGTTGTATATGGTGGTGTTCATCTTAGTAAAGATAGGTATACAGTTAATAGTAAGAAAAAGAAACTGTATCTAGATGATCTAGAAGTCAAAGAAGGAGATCAGATTCATTTTATTTTCTTCTTTACTAGAACTGATCATACTGGACTACCCTCATATCTTCCTGTATCTGGTTATTTCAGAATCAGAAAGAATATGATAGACAGAAATTTCAATAAAGAAATGATGTTGGTATTTGTTAATGGAAGACTTGTACCGCGTAGTCAAATGATAGATATATCTAATCAATTGCATAAAGTCTCTGCTGATATAGGTTGCAGATATAATCTGACTATATTAAGCTCATCTCCTTTGATCACTCAATTCAAAGGAGAATATCATAAGAAGCTTGATGAATGGTCAGAATCAATCAAGAATGTCCCAATCTAAAAAGAAAGAAGTGACTATATATGATCTTAGATCAAATAATCAATGAAGCTTATATAAATAAAACTAAGCGTTGTATTGAAATGGAAAAATGTATTGAAAATCTTCGTAAGAAGTATATGGCTAGCGATGATCTTAGTACTGCATTAGGATCTAATGCAATGCAAACGGTAGCTAGTGACTCAGAGTGGATTAAATGGCAATCTCTTATTGAGGATGAATTTGGTTTCTATTCTGTTTCTCTTAATCTAGACTTTTCGTCAGCGGCCCCGAATGCATATACATTCCCTGTTCATCTTGCGATTGATGCTTGGCCTAGACTTCGTAAGTCTCTTACAGTGGGCAAGACGTTTATCAAGTTTGACAAGAAAGATGAGCTTTGTACATATATTGCAATTACACCAGAGCTTTTGTTTAGTAAGATTCTTACGCCTCAAGAGATATTGGCTATAATTCTACATGAAGTTGGCCATAATTTTGAGTTCCCTGTATTGGTTACTATGCAGCCAATTAATGTATTATCTACTCTTGCTACAATCTTTAGCACGTTGTCTTCTGGACAGATTAGTTTGTACCCGATGTTGTTTGCAGCTATCTGTACACCTGGAACAAAGTTAAAGAATTCAATCAAGAAGTATATTCAAAAGAATAAAGATCTTCAGCTTGCTCTCGACGTGTTTGATACTATAAGGACGTTTCCGATCAGACTACTCAATATCTTCCTGTTCTGTTTTATGCCCCTATTGTCATCATTGGGTTTGAGTAGTGTGATTAACTATATTGCAAGTGTTGCAAGACCTGATAAGTTTGTACAGAATCTTATCTTTGGTTCACTTTCATTTAAATCAGAGAAAGTGGCCGATCAATTTGTTGCTGTAGTTGGTTATGGTCCTGAATTGGCATCTGCTTTGAATAAACTTAATTATACACACGACTATGTTGGTATGTCTGAAGCATTGGCTAAAATTCCTATTATTGGGCATATCATGGGTTTTAATGCATATATGTTTGGCCATGTTGCAAGTGTCTTTGACGGGCATCCAGATATTAATACACGCTGTATGTCACTTGTTAAGATTCTTGAGAAGGATCTTGAGGATCCGAGAATTGATTCAAAGACAAAAGCTATGGTCAAGAAAGATATCAAACTTATCTATGATGCGGTTGGCAAGTTTAAACAAGGTAATGTTAAACTTAGAACCAATGATGATATGACTAATTATGAAATGGAAACCAGAGGTCTTCTTGACGATATGGTTAATTTCTTCCTCGGATCCTATGGAGACGTTCGTAGTGTTATTATGGATAAGATTGCTGGTGGTTCTAGCGAAATTCATAATAGTCTTGAAAAGAAGAAACGTGGGGAATCCTGGTTCTAACGTATATATACAAAAAATAAACCCCTGGGAATATTCCCAGGGGTATTGATTTTATTTTTCCTCTTCTGTATCCAACGATTCCATGAATTCATTAAACTTCTCGTGGTCAGCCTTTTTGCGCTGATCATCGTACTCAGCCAAAACTGTAGTAATAGCCTTGCCGAGCTGTTTATGAGCCCTTTTGAGATGATACTTAGACTTGGCCAATATGTTAACCAACTTTGTATCAGCTCCATAGAGAACTATGTAATTAGAGATCTCATTCTCTAAATCCACTATAGTTTTATTGCACATAGAACGAGTTTTATGACTTTCTTCGATAACCATTTTGGCTATCTTAAGAAAATCCTCTCTTTTTTTCTCTTTCGTTGTCATTTGCATCGAACCTTCCTTTCTTTGTCATATACAACGATAATAACAGGAGTGTCACCCATGTGTGATCACTCCTTCTACCACAACGAACATTGTAATCAACATAGTACAGGCTGTTATCCACACCATGGCAGACACACTAAACTCACCGAGTTCAGAGAGATGTCTACCATGCGGCTTCAGATAGTTGTTCACTGATACACATGCCGAATCAACAACACAGACAACGCTAAATAAAAACGATGCTGTGAATACCAAATAGATCGGCAGCCACATCATATCGTTATTCATAATGACCTTAAGCAAATATGTGAAAATACGATCATCCATTTCTAGTTTCCTCCTATATGCCTGGAAGTTATGTATACATCTCACGCTCTTCGATTATATCGCAGATCTCATTGAGGGTGCCATCATATGTATGACAATACTCCTGAATAATTTCCCTAAATCCACTATCCAGGTCTTCCTCATATACTCTTTGAGTAGCACTAATACTTTGATTAGGGTATTTGCGAAATACCCACTCTTCAAGAAGCTCCCCTGTATCCTGAGAGCGCATACAATATGTAGCCTCATTATATTTATCAAGATCATTTTTAATGCTCTCTCTCACATGACCGTTCATCATAGTTAAATCTCCTTTCTTCAGAGAGTTATATTTCTCTCCATGCCCGGTTTCCAAAACTTGAAGATAAGGCTGTTATCGACAAGCTCTACTGAACCCATCAAATCAGCCTTTTTCCACGGTGCAGCATTGTCGTCTTCTAACCACTTGAAATAATTGAACACAGTAGATGCCATTTCTTCAGACGTATTATCTGAAGTAAGTTCTCCCATCCACTTATCAAAGTGATCTCCAACCCATGTAATTTCCCAGGTTTTGGAATCATGAACTGGTTTATATATGGATATAGAATAATGCTTTTCATCTACATTTCTATATTCACCCCCAGTCCAATGATCAAATAGAAAACGGATCTCCCTTAAGGAGTTAATTTGTTCTACAGTAACCATTTTACCAATCCTTTCTATCCAAGAAGATAAATGTCATTTCCTTGACCATAATTTGTTTCCTCCTTTAGAAACATCACAAACTTTCATCTACCTATATAATATATAATAATAAAAAAGAAAAATTACAGAAGATATCCCTCTACTCATACGAGTAGAGGGAAACCTTTTATATCTCTTTATCCTAAGATTTAAAACTCTTCTGTATTAGGAATCCAATAGTTGATATCAATCACTTCTCCAGGAATTACATCCCTTTTGAGAAGCTCAGGATTCAACTCTTTAATCCCCTCTGTAAACTCCCTAATCTCTCGTGGAGCATATGTGTTCTTCTTAATGAACTCATTCGCAATCCCACTAAGAGTGTCTCCGCTCTGTACCATATAATGATCTTCTACAAACACCCATGGATGAGCTTCAACAGATCCTCCAAATACTCCTGCTGCAACTAATGCTGCAATCAATGCCCTTTTCATTTCCTTTACTTATCCTTTCTATATAGATGGAAATGTATGAAAAGAACTTTGGAAGGGATTACTCCTCTTCCTATTTCTCCTTCACTATTATAGTATATTATTATATAATAGTTTTCATCTGTTTTATATTTACAACTCCTTATATACTCCAAAATCTATAGCTATCCTATTAACAGATCTATTATTTTTACCAATGATCATATGCTGTTGGTCATAAATATAATCAAGAGCCATTATAACTCTTGTATAGATATGATAGTTTGCATCAATATGTTTATTAGCTAGTAGGTATCCTGGAATGGTATCTGAATACATATGGCTTCCATTTATATATCCAGTTATTATATAATCCTTTCCAGAAGGTTTTAATACTATATTAGCATTATTACAAACCTCCCACTCTACCTCACCACATGATTTTATAGCACGATATACCATATTATCATTAGACGCACCTAGAGAATCTAAATTTTTGACCTCTTCGGAACAAATATCATATATACTGTTTAATATGGTTATAACAGAACTGATCACGGGTACAACTAAATCGAGTTTCTCTTTAATAAAATCAAAGATTTTTTGTCTATCCCAGCTAAACATAATTGTCTTTGTATTTTTAATAGTAAACTCCATCAAGATTTTATTGTTCGTATTTCTATATAGACGAACACTCAAGAGAAGAGTTACATCTGCAGTAAAATCAACAATTACATTACTAGTTTTAATGAGAGATTTGGCCTCTTCATAGATCTTATTGTAATCTACACTTTTCAAAATGTCTATAGAGATGAGCGCTTTCCCTCTATTCATATGACGATATTGTTGAGTAGAGATATGCTTATTATACACAGAATATATAAACTCTATTATTCTATTTATATATCTACGAGTTTCTTCATCATATTCTGTTTTGCAGTTAAATAGTTCCATGAGTTTATTATAGTCAATTTCATGAAAAGCGATGTTCATTATTGACCCTTTATGAGTCATAATTTCAATCCATGGCTTTTCACTATGTCGATAACAGAAGATCATAAGGTTTTCATATCTAAGTAATGTAAATTCGATAAAAATATTTCTTACCTCTCTATTAAAAAACCCATTTAATTCTTTTAAAAGATCCTCTTCACAAATAAAACCTTTAGACTGACTGAATACGAATTTCATAATAATAACTTCCTTTCTTTAATCTTCTACACATCAAAATCGCTGATAATGTCTGCTATAACATCATCGATAATATTCTTATCTATATTAGGAAGATCCTTTTTATAGATCTTATGTACCAAGATTATTATAACAAACCGAAGAGCTTGCCTTCCATCATATTTTGGATTGGATAATAGATCCATACCAACTGAATTAGAATATTTCTTATATCCATTCAGAAATGCGGTAATATTGGCTCTTCGTCTATTAATCTTAAGCTCTATACGAGCTTTATTAGTTATGGGCCATATAATAGATTCATCTTTACGAAGTGCAGCCCCTACTTTAGTCCCATTCAGAAACGAAAGAGTATTATGCTTGTTGAATTCTTTCATATAGTTTATAGCAATATGAACATGCTTTTCAACAATTCTTATGATCTCATTATTCAAATATGAATAAGTAGACAATAATTTTTTGTAGCTATAGTTTTCTGTATCCTGAACAACTATAGGAATGCCTTTGTGCTCAAAGGTAAATGAGACATAGAGTCTATTTAAATCATACGGATCATTCGCAAGTATTTCTACTCTAAGAACATTTCGTCCTATTGCCATAAAAGATAAAAGAATCCTATTGTCTCTCTTAATCATCTCCTTTATTTGTTTCTTAGTTTCCTCAATATCCTGCCTATAAAGAAGGTTTACGCTTACTGATGACACTGTATCTGTATTATGTGATTTCATAATTCATATCCTCCTTATACAGCTTCTTTAAGCTTTGGAAACATAATATTTTGAATGCAGTTAAGTATCTCTAAAAGATGAACATAGAGTCTGTTCATTGTATCTTTACTGATATCAGGACATTGCTCAATCATCTTACGGAGAACATTAGGCTTAACATTCTTTCGTAACACTATGTATTCTTCTTTTTGATTCATCTTCTTATTGATTGTAATGGGTTTAATAAATAGACATCCACTATCTTGATAGAAGATAAATCGATAGGCTTTCTTCTCCACACCATAAATAAGCATATCTGCTTTCCCATGATGTGGTTTGATAGAATTAAAGATCCTTGCCGCATCTCTCATGCAGCTCCCGTTGATAGAAGATATAAGTTTTGTAGTCATAGACAATCTCCTCCTTATATTATGCTTAATTACCATACTATAATTATAATATATAATTAAAAATAAACACTAATCCCTCTACCCATATAGGTAGAGGGTATAATTTAATCAATGTTGTTAAAGATAGACTCAATCTCTTCTATCCATGGTCTTATGAATGCTATAAATTTATCACTAAAATTAAATGTATTTTCTAATGGATCAATACTCCATTCTATACCCCACTCTTGTAATGGTGTATTGATTGTAATTTCTCCATTATATAGATCAAGAACATAGAATCCATCATCCTCATCATAGTGTGGAATAAGAGTAATCATAATCTTACCATCTTTAAAAACACGAATACTCGTATTCTCATTCGATTTCAAAGATTCAATTAAAAAATCTTTGAACTCTTCTGGGATATCACAATCCTTCTTATATTGGATATCATACGTCATTTTATTTCCTCCTTAGCATATGGTAGTTTCGGTAAACTATACTCTATATCCCAATCATTAGTATATGAATATGCTTTCTTAGATTGATCTAAATTAAGTACGACTTTATTCTTATTATCCTCAAAACACTTTCTCTCTAAAGAGCGCATAAAACAAGTTTGATAGAGTTTTTCTTGCATATGGCCGTTCCTAAAGAGGTTGACAGCAGGGCATTCAAAGCAATGCAAATTAGCGCATTGCGTTTCATTACACATGGGAGCCTCTTTATACTGAGAAATGAAATCTGACAGGATTTCTTTATAGAATCCATTATATACGTCACCTATATAAAGATTGCATCCTTTAAATAAAGCATCATTAGAAAAGAACCCACATGGAGCTATTTTACCATTCTGCTCTATATAAAGCATCTTTCCTAGATGACGACAATTAATAGCCCTTAGTCGATCCTCTTCTGGATTTAGAAGAGAAGCAAACTCTAAAGTTTCCCAATTAGCCCAATTGAAGTTTCTCTTAATCTTTAATTCAATTAATTGATCTAGAACTTTCCTAAACTTGTCTCTAAATTCAACAGTTCTGTATTCCTCACAATCTGTAAGATAGTAATATTCTATCTTATCACACCCACAATCGAGAGCAAATATAAATGAATCTACTATATCATCTATAGTATTAGGGGTTAGAGCAATTCTAACTAATACATCTTTACCATATTTACTCTTACCAAGAGTCTTTACTACGTTCCTAAAATATTCATCATCATATTTAGCAATCTTGGTAAGTCTAGATTTAGAAGAAGAATATATACCATCCCATGATAATTTACAACCATATGAATCTAACACACCATCATCCATAAGACTTATCATATCTTCTATCTTAGTACCGTTGAAGATAGAAGTAAAATAAGTATTGGTTTGTTTATATCTTTCAAGCTTCTTGAACTCTCTGTAAGCTTTATAGATATCTTTAGCATATAGAGATGGCTCTCCGCCAGTTATCTTAACTTCTAATTTATCAGCAAACGTAATTAAAGGATGAGATAAAAACTTGACTGTATCTTTATATATCTCAAATCTTTGATTTATTGTTTTGATATCATGTTGTTGAAAACAATATATACAATCCAGATCACAGTACGTACCAATCTTAAATACAATAGCAGTAAGATCTCTAAACATCTAAATCTCCTTTCTATATTTTGGTGCATGCCAGAAACAAGTATAGTTCTAAACACCTTAAATTTAATATGTTTAGAATTAGTAAAAATTATGCGTACGAGAAAAATTAAATCCCTCTATCATTTAGATAGAGGGATTCTTTTATTATAATCTCTTTAATTTTAAGTATGCATTATTATCAGAACTGAACCATTTGTCTACGCTCTTAGAGAATTCTGTAGAACAAATGAAATCTCGTGCTGTATCATTCTTATTGATTTTTTCTATATCTCCCATTATGAGATTATAATCATCAATCTGAAGATTGTTTAGTTTACAAACTCCATTCTTCTTAATGAATGGGATCTCATTATTCAATCTAAGAATCCATCTAATAATGGAGATATACATATTTGTGTTAATCTTATCGAAGACAGTCAATCCCCTGATAAGCATCTTAGGATCTTTAAGTGAATTATCTATATATTTAACCAATGTCGCCAATGTTGGCATTACCATAAGTATGCTCTGTCTTGCATAAATATCGAACATATTCATCAGTAATGCTGCTTTACCATATGAATAATTTTCATATTGATATGTGAGACTATTTACCTTAGCATACATCACATCAATAATACTAAGAATATCCTTGTGATCTCTGAGAATGTTTAGGAAATCTGCAATGCACTCTACATATGCATCTATTATTACATCTGTATTTTTATACAATGTAACCTTTTCAAATATAGAACTCATATGAGCGCACAAAGTACGCCACTCCACATAACTATTATTTGTAGTAAATAAATGTGTTGCAGCTTTCATATACTTCATATGAGTATAAGTACTACATTCTTTAAGATCATTGTTATCAATGCTGTTATAGAATTCTACGTATTCTCTCATATAATTCAAATATGTTCCATCAGCATATTTAAATTCTATAATCGCATCTAAACATATAGCTCTAAGATCATATAGAGTATATTTGTCTGTTTTAGCATATTTTCCGTCTTTACCCTTCTTGATCTCACTGTATATCTCTTCCAATCCAGATAGATCATATACATTATTCAAGATCTTATATGCTTCATCCAAATTACCAGAATGATAATTAGTAAAGATAAACTTATCGAGTTTATCTTTAATCTTTTTCAATTCTGGATTTTGCTCTATATATGATGGATTGTCCATCATAATCCAATCAGATAATGAAGAGCATTTATCCCTCAGATCTTCCATCTCTTCTATAATTGTTAAATAGTCAAAATACTTTCTTGAATCGAGGGTAATGGCTTTATATAAGGGCTCAGGAAGATAATTTAACATCCCTTTCATCTCCTTTTACAGCATTCTTAGTATACCTGTTGCTTTCTCAAACCATGAATCAATGTCATTTTTTGTGTTTGGTACAGGACTAAGTATATGGTTTGATTTATGTAAATTCATATCAGATAAGGCATACTCTCTATCCTTATCTGGGATATGAAGGTCAATGGCTTCATTCATTACTCTTGAGTTTTCTTTCAATTTCAATAAGAACCGTATGAGACACAAGAACATCGGTACGTCATTCTTATCATATAGCTTAAGCATGTTGATAAGATATGGAACACCCGTTTCATAATACTTATTAATCAAGAATGTCATACACTCTATCATATCTTTCAGTACTGGTACTATGTTGAAGTTCTCTTCTTTCACCATCTCACTAGAAAGCAGTAAGAAATGAGTGTACAGCACTTTAAGATAGATAAATGATGCTTTAAATATTCCTCCATCTTGACATGCTTTGATGATGCCCTTCTGTACATCTATTATGAATGATGGAGAAGTATCTTTTAGAAGCAGATAGTCACAACCCGCTAGAATAGACTCGATCATATCTACCATGATTATATATGTATGCTCATCATCTAGACCCTCATACATAGTTCTGAAATCATCTATGGCATCTAATATTATATTATTCATATTGAGAGGAATAGAGGAGAAGAACCCAGCATCTTTATCAAATCCAAGAGATATTATAGCATTACTCATAGTCTTAAGATCAAAGTAGAACCCTAGACTAGCTCTTTGATCATCAGTAAGACTACTGTGAAGATCTATATATTTCTTCACGTAGCTTTTATATTTAGCGTAATCTGCTATACTATAAGAATGTATAAGATGAGATAAAGCAAACAGCTTATTCTCATAATCCATAGAATACTCAGATAGCATGTCTAGAGCATTTAGAGAATAGAATCCTATAGAAATTCTATACTCTTCAATTAGTTCTTTCTTATTGTCTAGATTGCTTATAATAGATGCATGTAGCTTATCATCTGCTTCTCCGATTTCAATAAAATCCGTAAGAGATGTACAGCTATCTATTCTATTCCTAAATACGTCTAGTTTCTTGTTAAAGTCTCCAAGTTTGTTATTCTTCTTAAGATAGTAATAAACTCGTTCAGGAATATAATTAATCATAATATAACTTTCTCCTTTCAACTATCTCTAATTATATAGTATATCAACAGATATGGCTTTTGTATGCATCCAATTCTAAATATCTTAAAGCACATTGCTGATGTACAGTATGCGGTCTTATTTTAGCCGCCAAAGCACAATCAGTACAATGAATACACTCACATGCATTATAATTGCATGTATCTGTTACACATAATCCTCTCATCTTATCCAATTCTCTATTTATATGATCTATATCATCTGATATATCAGCGGTAGGTTCTACATACGGGCTATATTCACATATTTCATCCATTATACCACATGGATAAACTTTACCTTTAACAGTAACTGTTACTTCTTCACCATACTTACATACTAAATTTCTGATTGTCCTTCTACCGTGCTTAAAATTTTCTATATTATAAATATGAAGTTTATCCTTATACTCATATATGGTGGACAAGAATATCTCTTTAAAATTCTTAATAAACTTCTCATCAAAATATGATTTATCATCCAATAGATAATAATAACACCATGAGTTTGCTTTATATTGAACCATATCATCTAATATCGATTTGATATTAACCACAGTATCACTATCTAACACTGTTGCTATACATGGTACTATAGGAGCTAATATAGGAAGAGCATGATGTGCATAGTGATGTCTTCCATCATCTATACCATCATATGATACCATCATCGCTTCAGTAGATAAAACACCATCGTTTATAAGATCTAATACATTTTGAGGATTATGACCGCAAACAATCGTAGAATATATTATATCTACAGGCTTAACTCTTTTAATCTTATCTATCTCTTTCTTAGCTTTTCTCAGTTTATCGGGAAATAGAGATGGTTCTCCACATACAAGATTTATAGTTACTCTATCGGCCAAATCCAATTTAACCAAAAACTCTCTTAGTTCTTTCCATCTAGTAAACTCCATATGACTCTTACGGGCATATTCTTTAACCTCACAAAACCAGCATCCATTTGTGCAATAGTGATAGATATTCATATTAATGAAATTGATCAAGAATAATACCCCCTCATATAACTCTTGTAGCTATTAATAATATGCATAAGTTTCTCTAACTCATATTTATTCAATGATGACAACCAAGTTCGTATTGTATCATCATATATTTCCATCATCATACATGTAGATTCTAGCTTATGGTACTTCCACTTATCCCCATATTCTAGATATCTTTCATACCTACATCCACCATCACATAGATAATTATATTTACAGCCACTACAAGACGGATCTAGACATTTCTTCTGTATTTCATCAGACCCAATCTCTATATCTTTCTCTTGTGATAATGCTGTACAACATGTCTCTCTTCCATATGGGTCTATAACAATATATTTGCCACCATCACAAGAACTATATCCATCATCTTGATTCATATATGCAATTATCTTATTCAGATGATCCATATACATCTTGTCCAAATCAAACGTCTTAATCAGATTCTCTTTCAATCCTATATAAAAAGACTCTGTATACAGATCTCTATGAGCAATTACAAATTGTCCACTAATACTATACTTCTTCAGATCTTTAAATATTTGATGTAATTCAACCATCTGATGAACATTATCATTTGATATCACACACTTTATATCAAACTTCAGATTTTTTCTAATTGCATACCATATATTCTCCCACGTCTTATGAGATGTATCCATTCCATTAGAATCAATACGATTCTTATTAAATCCATCCCATGATAATTGTATCTCAGACATTGGATATTCTTCATTGAATTCAATGAACTCTTTAAAGTTAGCCATTGTCGATGTCACTATTTGCATCTTGAATTGGCCATAATATTTCTTTACCACTTCTTTAAAGAGTGAGAAGTTAGCTAATGGTTCTCCACCAAAAAAAATAACTCGGTCTGGGTTATGTAGTTTTATTTTTTCATCAATGAGATCCATTGGTATAGAATGTGGGTTAGAACGATTCTTGATGTAGCAATATTCGCATCTATTAGGGCACAATTCAGTTAGCATCAAATATATCTCTTTGTACATCGTCCTAATCCCTTCTTCTATGATGTATATATTAAAATACTATACTCTATACCCTTTGTTTCTAAGTTTTATCTGGATGCTTTGTATTGTCCTATAAATTGATTCTCGTCTGTCTGTTGCTGGGCAATACTCTCTTCCCTGCATTTCATAAAATATCTCAGGAATAGAATATCCTTCTAAAAATAGTTTAGCAATTTTATCTTTCTCTTCAGGAGTATAGGCATGTTTTTTACTACTTTTACTAAAAGTATAGTTGCAGCTTATTCCCTTCCATGTATCTCCATTTCTTATATCTCTAAGAAATGTATGATTAGCGTTATTATTAATATAACCCATTATTTGCATTACTTCAGTATTAGATTTTCCTTCCTGAAATAATTGACAAATTTTGTGTACAGTTTCTGCTGTTGCATGTGGTCTAGATGGTGTAATGCCTCCTAGTTCAAACACCTCATGTTGATTATTTGCAGCAGAAGTGATCCATTCGAGGTTGCACGCCCTATTATCTGATTTGTCTCCTGTAATATGATTTACCTGATATTTATCAAAATCACATGGAGGGTTGCAGAACTGATATGCTACTATTCTGTGTAAATGAAAAAGCATGTAGTTATTTGTTACTGTAAGTAAGTTTACTTTATGATATTTGTTTTGATCTGGATATGATGGCAATCTAATTCCACTATGCATATCATATATTTCACCGTCAGTATTAACTGTATATTTATTATGCATTACATGTGGATAGGTAATCATAGATATGCCTCTTGTCATAATATGAGGTACGGTAGAATATGCATTTCTATTAGTAAGGTTATTATTACAAATAAATTTAAAAGGATTAATATATTGCATGATTAAATCTCCTCATTTTTAACAGAATTCAGAACAGGAAATTCTTTATACATAGACCCATATACTCTTTTAATAGCATTGATTTTTCTCATTGCTTCATTAGATGAGTCATATTTTACCCCTTCAATATGGTAATATATATCATATGGGTCCATTCCTCTTCTATAAAATTCTTTTATTTTTTCTTTATCATGCTTTGTATATACTCTATTTTGACTATTTCTTGGAAATTTATATTTGCTGCTAATACATGACCAAGATTTTCCTTGTCTAATGTCTCTTAAAAAAGAATAATTCGGATCACATATATCCATACCTAATATAACCATTACCTCTGTATCACTCTTTCCATCTGCAAATAAAGTACATATATTCTCAATAAATTCTGGAGTTGAATCTGGTCTGATTTTTCCAGAATATGATATAATTCTATCTGAATGTAAATATGAAATAGCATGCTGAACATTTGCTGAAGCGCTGAGCCACTCTAAATTCCCACAACAGTTATTTTGTTTATTGCCGTCTATATGATTTACATGATAATTTTCAATATCTGTAGGAGGATTGCAAAATTGATAAGCCACTATTCTGTGTACCATCATGGTTTTCATTATTCCACCAATAGATGGAAGTGATAAACTAAGATATCCTTTTGAACCTAAATATTGTTTTAATTCCAATCCAGTTAAGATATTAATTATTTTTCCTTCTGTAGTTACTGCATATTGATCACTTTTTACTCCTGGATATGATATAATTTCTATCCCTCTAGTATAATCATGTGGTATAGTAGAATATAAATATCTACTAGAGTCACCTCTAATTATACCAGCTCTTAAAGGAACATAATAAGACATTTTGACATACTCCTTTCAAAGTATAAATGATTTTCTTATCAAAATGTCTTATATGTAATAAAATTTTACTCACATACTATCTTTATTAATTTAGCGCTTTTTATAAAAGTTAAATTCCTAAAGACATTAAAATTAAGGTATTAAGACCAACCTCCACAGTTTTGATTGTGGCACGTTCCGCCATGGCAATGCTGGCACGCAACCTGACAACCTGTTTGGCACGCAACCTGGCAAGCAAGCTGACAAGTATTTTGACAGGATGTTTGACAAGAAACCTGACAACCTGTTTGACAAGAGACCTGGCATCCCGTTTGGCATGAAATCTGACAACCTGTTTGACAGCTAGTCTGACAACCTGTTTGACACCCTACTTGGCATACGGATTGGCATTTAGTCTGACAGCTAGTCTGACAACCTGTTTGGCAAGATAGCTGACATGTGCCATCACAATGACTACTTCCGCCAGAATCATCAATACCGAACCAATCTTTATATGAATTGAGTGCTGTATTGATAGCCATAAGATTATCTATAACAAGATTAAATGTATCTGCCTTAATCTTTTCATCTACAGCAACATTAGGAACTGGAAGAGCAGAAGATGTATTATTGGTAAAGACAATTTGATTTCTCTTTGTATTAGAACATGCATAGACGATATTATCTGGAGTTGGGCTATTTACATACCCGTATCCTGTCATTTTTACTCTATTTGGACAAACTATGGCCGTATTGGTACATCTAATGATCTTCTGAGTTTCATCAATATTTATATTTGGCCCTTCTACAAAAATCTGTTTCCCCGTAATTGTATAATATGTTGGGTTACCATCTGAATCTAAAAGAGGGACAGGATTACGAAGTCCTTTAACCATAACAGGATTACCATCAGCATCATGAACTGGTTCTCCTGTAACTGGATCTACAAGTTGCATATCTGGCACATCGGTTTCTTTATTATATTTAATAATCATAACGTCTCTTTGAGGATATGCACACTCAGTAACTTGATAAGTGGATACTTTGGCTCCTGTAGTTCTAGTAAGTTCATTAAGATAATTAATCATATGATTAATATCTCGTGCATATACTGGTTCATTAACACGAGTAGCATTAAATGCATCATTAAGATTCTTTTCTGTTGTAGAATTTTTAATACCGGATAGCTGGCTTACCTTTGGAGGAGTACCATCTACATTCATGGTAGCCTTAACCTTTTCAATAGAGTCTCTCTCATTGATAAATACTCTAATAGCATTTATCAAGGCTCTCGTAACATCTGCTTTAACTACGTCTACTCGTGCTTTTGGTTTATCAGGAATAACGACATTGACTTTTCCTCTACGAATTCTTGTTGCCATTATTTATTACCTCCTCTAATTGGTTATATGAAACACCATTCATTGTTAAGAGAATAGCAAGAAGATTTGTTAATTTACTATCAATATATTCTTTAAAATTGTCCATAATACAATTCTTAAGATTATCTATCATTTCTTGAATATGATCAATCTGAGTTGCTAACTGAACCATATAGAGATCATCTACATCCCTATTAATAAACTCATCATATACTTTATCTACATATACTTTAATCTTAAGATTTTCTTGTGTAACCGTAAGAGCTCTATTATTGGAATGCTTAATATCAATTATATTTTGAATCTTAGAAGATACTGCTTTTAGTGTCACCCTCTTAATATCACAATATGCGTCAGTGGGTTTAGTATATTCTCTCGTTTCTCTAAGATTTTCTACTGGGCATCCGCATTTACAAATACATTTAGCAACACATCCATCACATTCGGGCTTAACAAAATTTGTATGAGTGATACGATTATAATACTTTTCATCATCAACCCAATCTAGATTTCCAATATAAAGCATCTCTTTAATCTCTTCATTAGAAGTTGGTCCTTGATGACAAGCATAAATATCGCCCCTGTAATCGACACAGAACCATCTTTTATCGAAAATAGAGCATATAAAACGATCATATACTTCTGGTAGCGCCATAACTCTAAACAAATCATCTACATTTTTAATAGATAAATTTCTAGTGTTATCTTCCTTAGACATTTCTTCTATAAAGAAATCTGTAATCTGAGAATAGAATTCTTCAAGCTCTTTAAGATGCTCATCTGACCATTCAACATCGCTTACTGGTATTGGACAGAAATTATTGAGTCCCATGTCATATAACTCTTTAATTCCTTGGAAAAGATACTTTACATCTTCTGGTAGCACAGTAATACGAGTTTCTACATAGATACCTAGACCTCTATCTATAATTCTTTTAAGATTTTTCATTACAGTATCATATGAATTACATCTATTCTTATCATGTACTTGTTTAATACCATCGATAGATACTAAGAATGGAATAGAATTATCATCCATATAATCCAATATTTCTTCTGTAAGAATTGTTAGATTTGTTGTAAACCCATATTGTACTTTAAGATGATTTTCATTACAATAATCAATAACAGCTTTAATTGTTTCCCAATTAAGAAGTGGCTCTCCTCCAAAGAAATTGATCGTATATGGCATCATATTTGAGTCATTAGGGGAATAAGACTTCTTAATGGCCTCTATTGCAATTTCAGGAGGCATCATTGCTCTAGTTTTATCTGTTTCAAAGCAATAAGAACACCGCAAATTACAATTATTAGTAACATTTAGAGTTATAGAATCGCTATTCTTATAAAAATCTTCAAACTTTACCTTCATGAATACACCCTCCAAATACAAAAAAGAAACTCCCGAATGGGAGTTTCATATTTATTCTTCCTCTTCTTCCTTCTCCTTCTTTCCATACTTCTTAACGAAGTAGATGTCAGCAACACCTATAAAACAGAATATTGCACACTGGCAATAAATTGCAATATCGACATGCATATCCATATCAATAAACATAAATATTGCAAGTGCAATAAATGACGGAAGTTGCGCAGCAATCAATAGCTTATTTTGAAGAACCGTGAGCTCTCTTCCAGAAACATGAAGATTGACGCAGTCTTTAACTGCGACAAATGCAACTGTTCCCGTTGTGCTATTCACGATTGCCAGTAGGATAAACCTGATGTCTGGGTTGTCCAACCCCATTAGGGATGCTGAGATGTAAAGACATAGATCAACCACTATTATTGGTGTAATATAACTCTTAATCTTGCTTATAACATTATCGCTAATAGCTCCTGTCATTATCAGAGCCGATAATCCAATCTCGATAAGGTTGGAGAAAGCAAGTATTTGTTGAGACACATGGCTAAAGAAATATGTCTTTATAGCTGGATTTGTAATACAAATCACAACAGCCGTAGATGCCTCTACAAGATACCGAATGCGTATATCATTCTTTGAAATGGTCATGTTATATTCCTCCTATAGATGACTCGATATACTTCTAAATTTATAGTATATCATCTATCAATAGGAACATAACAAAATGATCACACTACCTATATACTAACCGATGTTTAACCCAATTACCATTAACCCTTGCTTCCAATATTTGATCACCACTATTAAGATGGATAGCTTTATTATCTGCAATAACAAGTGGAAGACCGTCTGCTCCTTTGGTAACCCCATGCACCGGTTCTGTAAGGCCAACAGTAATTACAACACCATTAGTTCTACCATGGATCGCATTGATAAGATTTCTTATATTGTTGAATTGCTTAAAGTTAGCCATCTTACCAATCATATCTTGAAGCGAAGGAGCCAATTCATAAAAACTTATTTTACTAGATTCTTTATCATAATTGCTAGCCATGATATATTCCTCCTATCTTATGAATATACTCCACCACATTTATACCATCTTCCTCCACCATATCCCTCTACAGTGTGATCAGATGTATTGATCATAAGCTCTTTATCCTGCTGAGGATTAGGAACACTGTTTTCGCTTGCTACAATAGATACACGTACAGTACCAAGATTACGATATACAGTAGACACCTTACCAGCAGCATCATCAAACTCTGTTTTACCAGTCTTAGATTTAAGCAGATTCTGAAGAGAAGGAGCCAATTCATCAAAGGATACTTTATCTTCAAGATTCATAATTACACTCATTCCTTTCGTTTTAGACTATACAATGATGTCAAATTCATGATAAAATACCCTCTACCCCTTATGGGTAGAGGGCAATATTTATACGGTAACTTTATGAAGATTATATGGGATATCTATATATTTATACCCATGATCCGTTTTATATTCTGCTTTACTTGGACCACCAGAAACAATCTTTAAAAATGTAGAATCAGCACTGTATACAGCCGGGAATGCATTTTTGAATTCAATCCCATCATAATGTAGTCCAAATATTGGCATATAGCTTATACCAACATTTTTATAGAATGGATCAATAAGTACCATAAAATAGCTAATAGGTCTTTCAATACCATTTATTTTCGCATATACAGCTATTGGTACTGATCCCCTTGTATTATAATTATAGAATATATCTTTAATAGATGAAGTAACATTAATTTTGCGCTCTTTATCCATAGAGTAATCTGAGATAATGGTTTTCGCAGGATCTAGATATGCTTTTAAAGCATATTCTATTGGATTAAATTCTTCATCTACTGCAGTTATATTCACATTAAATTCAGTATCATCATAATGGACAACACACCTATCTATCCGCATAGATGTAACTCTAGGGGTTTTATCTATTATAATTATAGGTCTCCATGCCATATGCTTATTCATATAATTTGTAGTATATGCATATTGGTCATATGGATTTAGATATATATTATTATGATGATCTCTATAGATTATATAATAATATGGAGAATCCATTTCTTTATATGATAACCCTCTAGTTATAGTATAGGTTTTATCATGATGCCATATTTCTTCTGGCTTAAGAGAAGTATTAAGCTCATTGGTAAATATGTGCTCATATTCATCAAAAACATTAGATCTATCCACTCCAATAGTATGACTACTAGTTATATTCTTTAATCTAATAGCAGTACCATCCAATGTATATACTCTATGCTCAGCAGAGTCAAAACTAAAATCTGTATTTCTATTTTCTTCAATTATGTTATTAATGTAACCGCGATATAACTCTTCTTTATACGCAGAGGCTAAGGGTCTATCTGGAACAAGCATCGGTTCACCATAATTATTGTAGCCGATGCAAATAAAATAGAAACTGCCTGGTTCTACAGGTATTTCATTAGTCTCATATTTCATTTTTCTTCCATCAGTCAACAGTGGTAGTGTGGCTTTACCTAAATTTGTGAATAAGCCAAATACATTAACGCCATATGGCCCTTTATCACTACGAATAAAGTCACATGATATACATGTGCCTTTCCTAATATCCTTTAATTCTGTAACTTCCGGTAATTGTGGTTTACCCGGGATACATTCTACATATTTAGCATATCTAACCTCTATTTGTGGTCTAAAACCAACCATCATTTCACTATTATTTGTATGGTACATCTGTTCTATATCTGTATTACTACCGCGACTTATTATATATTTATCATCTACTTCAACACTATCTAAGAAAATTCCATCAGTCAACGATGGATAATTTATGTGCCAAAATTCTTTTGCAGATAATCCTCCTGTTTCAGAGAATTCAAGAAGATCTTTCCATTCATCATGTGGATTATATTCCTCATTTAAACTTACTTTAGATTGTATTAAACTCGGATATACGTCATAAAACATGTTACTCATATTTTTATTTTTTGTACAAAACTCTAATGAAGTATTATATTCAAGCCAGTAATATCTAATAGTACTGGCTTGAAGCTGGAATACATTTCTATCTGCAATTAATTTTACACCATTCGATGGAGTATAACCGACTTTAACAAAATTGAATAGCTGCTTACTACTTTGTGTATTTTGTTCAAGACGTATCTGTACATTATTAATTTGGGTAGGGGTTACTGTATTTTTATTTGCAATTACAAGTAACATAGCTAGATATATTTTTTTCATAGGAATGGCAAATATCTGTCGATAACCGCTTTTACCATTTATATCAAACATAGTTGTTTTCAATGTCTCTATATCTTTTGTAATATCAACTTTTTCCCATTTGCTAGATGTAGGATTAAATGTATACCAATTTTCTTTATCTTGGCTTACAGCACCTAGCATAGTTATATTACGAGTACCACTAATGCTTATATCACTTAAACACTGCTCAGAATGTTGTGAAAGATATATTGCATCTGATATAAATAATTGATCTTTAGGAATAACAGTGACTTCTGCACAGTTTATTGAGATCACTTTATGAAATTCACTAGCATCCATTTCTTCTGTAATCTCTTCTATTATATCATTACCAAGGTCATTTGTCTGATCTATTTTAAGATTAAATTTATTAGTGAATTCGAGACCATGATTGGAATTAAACGGCACCCATAATCGTTTATTTATATTTCCATACTGCAGTTTAAATGTGCTTAAATCTAAATACTCATTACCATTTATTTTAATACATTCATATTCTTCATAGGCAGAAGAAAGTTGAGAAAGAGTAAATGTACCATGATAGTTGTTCCATGATATAGAACATCCATATTTTGTTCCAATCGGATCATTTATAATATCCATTACTCATCAACTCCTTTCACTCTGCATATTCTAATTCTAAATGGGCTAAGCTTAACCAAATCTTCTGTAGTAACAGAAATAAGCGGTTTGAGTGTATTATACATATCTAATTTATCTTGATTAGAAGCATCATCGATATTACTTCGAATATATTTTAAACCAGGCGTGGTAAAGGTTGGTATTTCGTTTCCATTTTCAGTTTGCATAATATATCACCTCAATGCCAGAAATCTGTACACTTAGGATTTTCTTTATATATTAACGCAAATCTATAATTAAAATTAGAAGCAGTAGGACCATAATTTGGCTCATTATGAGTATCTATACCATGCACGTCTAATGATATGCCAGAAATCTTACTATATCCATTATCCTGACAAAAATCGTTATAATAATATGCCGATATTTTTGTTCCAGATACACTTTCTGCTCTAAGGAACTTATATATTGCATCTTGTGTAAAACTAAGTTTCCCATTTAGACCGCTACATACAACAAGATATTCTCTAAACTTTGGAAGCCGTACTAAGAACTCTCTTCCACCAAAATTGGCTATCTTGCCATACACCAATCCAGCTCTGGCCATATCAATCCATTTTATATCGGCCATAACTACGTTATTTGTAATCAAAATCCCTGGTGCTACTTTGGTAAGGAACATACCACCAGAATACACAGGGGTTGCAAGTCTTATATTAAATTCTACGTCTGACCCCGTTAGAGTCCTTCCAATATCTGTAAAAGAACCCATTTCTACAGTCTTAAAATCTTTAGATCTACTATATGTACAACCGATGACATCACCAATTTCCATATCGTCTATATTTGTTCTAATAGTTCCAGTATATTGAACAGGATTAGGTAGTACCATGGTTATTACCTTCTTTCTTTTAAAATAAAATCCATGCTTTCTTTCTTATATATTACTTCCCATTAGGATTACTTGGTGCTGCAGATACTGCAGCAGATGGTCTTTTAGGCATTTCACCGCGCTGAGAATTCATTGCAGAATCAATACCATGACCAATAAGGCTCTTACCACTAATAACTGCATATCCCATAAGGATATCATTAATTTCAAAATTAGTGTTAAAATAACCATTACAGAAAATGGCAAGTGTATAGATAATCACAAAATAAGTAGTGTGATTCAACATACGAACTGCAATAAAATTCTTTACCTGTGACAAAAAATTAGACATATCAGTCCCTCCTTTATCCCTATGTTTCCAGAACCCTTAAATGGCCTAAAAACATCCATATAAAGACAATTATCGACTTTTATGTAGAAAGGAGTTGAGTAGTGTGTTTAATTGGCGAACCAGATATGCAATCAGAGCACTGATGCTGATATCATTGATACCAATATTTGCTATTGCAAATACTATATTCCAATCATTTGAAACAATCGAATGGAGTAGATCTAATTATATCAGTCAGGCAGAATTTGTAAAACAGCATGAATGGGATTTCGTTAAAGTTATTGTTAACGAGAATGCTGTTAAAGCAAAGATACAGGCTGACTCAACTAAGAAAATTATTGAATCTGAGCTACTAAAAGAGTATAGTAGCAATATGAATCAATTACGTGTTGATCTTCGTAGAGCTCAGACTAATGTTGGATATAAACCTGATATGGCTCATACAATCATCTATGATGCTATCGTTGGTAAGTTTATCAACGTACAGAGCGATGATAATAGAATGGTTATCGTAAATGAAAGTCGTGTTATATTTGACCCTAGTCTAGCAGCGAGTCAAAAGGGATCCAGGGAATGGGATAATGAATTCAACTCTTCAAAGAATAAAGATCTAGCATCACATGCTATCCAGAAAATAATTAATAAACAGACATCTGAGCTTATACTTACAGAATCATCATATTATTATATAGACGATAAGTATTGTGCTGCAGATCTTACCATCAATAATCTTAAAGAAGAGTTTTATGAATATGGCCTACCAGTATTAAAGAAATATGACGGACTAGTTCCAGCATATATTACCGAGGACGGTGATATATTTGGTGTTCCAGATGTAGATCATAATGGATTAAAAAATCAGAATGACAAGATGATTGTCATTCAGAGATTTAATCTATATGATGCTGTACAGCAGCATAAAGAAGTTTTCTCTGCTTATGAACTTATTGCTAAACAAAATAATGAGAGATTGGATAGGGAAGTGTCTGACATAATCTATAGACTGGTGCTTAATATTGCCTCCATGTCTCTGGTATTTGTTACTATCTTATTTATTGTGGCAACATGCCTGAAGTGGAGTGATGTTAATGGGTCTAGAAGATCTGATTAAGCTTGAGGGTGCATTGGAGATAATGACTATTATCTTCATTGCATTCTTAGGAAGCTTTGCAAAAGTATACCTACGGATAATGAAGCTGAAGGTTAAAGCTTCATTCTCCAATCTTATAGAAACTATTTTATCTACTATCACTGCATCTATACTAGTATATAGCTTCTCTGAGCATATAGTAGTACATTTCTCTAATAAAGGATTACTTATGTTTTCCTTTATTGCTGGATTAGTAGGATTTGAAGTTTTGGTTAGAATATCGAATCTGAACAGTTTGCTTAATATCGTCTTCAAATTTATAGATCTATATACAAATTATCGTAAAATTATGATTGAAAAAGACCAAACTGATATGAAAAACGACAAGAATACATAAACACCTAGATCTAATGATCTAGGTGGTATTCTGCTGTCGAACACATATGTAAATCCATTATATAAGGAGGTTTTAGAATGTCATATTTGAATGACGTATTTTACGCAGACCCTATTAACAACAAGATGTTCAAGTTGACGAACGACGGTTTGGTAGGGGATCCCGTTCTCACTGGTAAGAGCCCTTGTGCTATTCATGTGGCAACCAACCAGATTGATATCTACGTTACCAATACTGATGAAAATACAGTAAGTTGGTATCGTAATGGTGAGCTTCAGAAGGTGATTCGTGTTGGCTCGAAGCCGCACTCTATCTGCGAAGATCATCTTGGTAATATCTGGGTATCCAACTACCTCTCTGGAACTATTACGAAGATCGTAAATGGTTCGGTTGAGAAGCATGTCTATGTTGGTAGTGGTCCGAAGGGTCTCTGCTCGGATGAAAATGGTGATATTTGGGTTGCACTGTTCCTTGATAACTGTGTTGTTAAGGTCAGCTCCGACCTACTTCTTCCGTTCAAGATTCGTACTGGTCGTATGCCTCAGGCAATTCGTGCTGGTAAGAATAGTCTTATCTGGGTTGCATGCACTTTCTCTAACACTGTTGTTAAGCTCAATAAGGGTGTCATGGAGAAGAACATCCCTGTTGGCACTCATCCGTATGACCTTGTTCTTGACAAGGAAGGTGCAGTATATGTATCGAACTTCAATTCGAACACTGTATCCAAGATTGTTAATGACAAGGTTGTTGCTACTATTCCTGTTGGGAATAAGCCGTATGCACTTGCTACAAATCTTGATGGTGATGTATATGTATATAATTCTAATGCAAATACGATCAACAAGATTCACGAAAATGCAATTGGTGGAGTCATTGTAACTTGCTATAACCCGATGGGTATTGGTGATGCTACTGGTTTCCAGGCATACTATGTGCATAAGTATCGTCATAGTGGTGGCGGTCATAGCGGTGGTGGAAGCACTACTATTACAATGACAGATCTTGATTCTGATCTTCAGGATAAGATCAATTCTATTGCTAATAAGGCTGATAAGCCCATTGTCGATAGTGATGTCACCCACGATCATCCGACGTATGACACCGTTAAGAAGGCAATTGACTTCCTTCTCTACACTCCGCCGAAGATCAACTCGTTCACGATTGATAGGACAACGGCTGAGAAGGGTTCCACTATTGCAGATGTCACACTCGCATGGTCTGTAAATAAGACGATGACAAGACTTGAGATCGATAATGGTGTTGGTGATGTTCTTGGTACTGCTACAAAGACTATCACTGGAGCAAACTTGACGACTGATACTACGTATACTCTTACGGCTGAAGATGATAAGGCTGCAACGGTTACGAAGACAGTATCCATTAAGTTCCTTAACTCCATCTATTATGGTGCTACAGATGAAGAGCATGTCGATGACTCTGCAAAGATTCTTGCTCTTGAGAAGTCTGCTCTTGCAACGGAGAAGAAGCTTAGCTACACGTTCGACTGCACCGGTGGTAAGTACATCACGTTTGCTATGCCGACGACGTTTGGGCTTGATATCTCTAACTTCAAGATTGGTGGTCTCTCCAACTCTGCATGGGATGTTGAGACGGTAAACCATACGAATGCAAGCGGACACCAGGAAGAGTATAAGGTCTTCAGAACGCATGATAAGCAGAATGGCTCGGCTATTCTCGTTGAGATTGCCTAATAGAGGGAGGGAAAAGAACTATGGCTAATATTAGCGGAACTAACGTAGCTGCTCCGATTCGTCCGTTTAGCACGGATGATAAGTTTGCAACTGCTGTTGCTAATGAGATTAAGGGTGGACTCCACTGTGTAGACACAAAGACAACTCTCCACGCTATTCCTGCCTCTCGTAGAGAGCTTGGAATGTTGGGTTATGTGGCTGCAGATAAGAGATTCTATGAGCTTCGTACCAATCCTGCTGGAGATACGACTGATGATGGTGATTGGGTTGATCCTCTCACTCTTGGTAATGTGATTGGTACTGATGGTAAGACTCTTGATGAGAAGCTTACCAAGGTTACTAGCACAACCAATACGAAGCATATTATTTTCAATCTCCAGGATGCTCATAATACAGGCACGAATAATGTAGAGCTTCGCTCTCCGTTTAAGGCTGCAGTTAAGAGCATCGATGCTGCTGTTCCTGTTGGAGCAACACTTGATACCAGTGGTATTGAGTTCAAGGTTGAAAAGTATAATACTGATACTTCGACCTGGGACGAGGTTAAGACTGTTAAGCTTGATGATACCACAACTGGTAATGCTAAGACTGAAGAGGTTACTGGTCTTAGTGTAGCTAAGCTTACTCGTTTCCGTATTAATATCATTACAGCAATGGCTGCAATTAAGAACCTTGAGGTTATCATCACTCTTGAAGTAGAGGACTGATTCTAAATGGTTGACAGCTTGGTCAATAAATATACTTCACTCGATATTCCAATGGAAGAAGCGATGGAAAAGTATTATTGGCCTGCTGCATATTTTCTGAGTAGAGAAGGGTATGATGTAGAAAATCATACTGATTCAGCAAAGGCAATATTGTTTATTAGGGCCATTCAATATGGCCCTATCAATATGCCTGAACTATATCATCAATTTGCACACCGTATGTGGAATGAAGATACTCAGAGCTATAGCGGTTGGCCTGCCATTAGTTATATTGATGATGTAAGACACGATTATGCTACTATAACTGGTATGTATGATTTTTTAATCAATGAGACTAATGGAGTAAGGTTCAAAGATGGACGCTTCTATAGTGTTCATCAGTGGATCAATGGGACTAAGAACGAAATTAATGAACTTCGTGATAGATTCCAAAATGAAAAGAAGGATGCGTTACAGCTTCTATATGAAAATGTAACGCACTAAAAGAAATGGAGGTAATACTATATGGCTACACCTATTATTAGCTTGTATAGTGATGACAACACGACTCAGGTTTCGACTTGGTCTCCTGGTACTGTTAAAGCCGACCATGTTTCAAGCGAACTTGAAGTCTATGTATGGAACAATAAGTCTGCAACCCCTGGTTCTGCAAATACTGCTGTTGTCTCTGATATGATTGAATGTACTGTTGGTGCATTTGATTCTAACGGTAAGGCAACAGATCCGATTGCAGCAGATAAGTGGATTCAGGCTAATATCAATGATGCTAAAGATAGTGGTGGAACAGATGATAAGTGGGAGCCGATTGGTGGTGCAACTGTAGCAAAGATCTATAATGCTGCTGCTAATCCGACCTCGTTCACCGGCGATGATTCTAAGGACTATGTTCTTAAGGGTACTACGAATACTGGACAGATCGTTCCGAAGTCTGGTTCTCCTAGTGCAGCACAAACTGCAAATAAGGTGAACTACGCTAAGATTCGTTTCCGCATTGCTGTTCCTCAGAATGCTGATGCTGGTACTACTGGATTCAAGATTCGTTTCCAGGGCTACTACGTTTAATCTAAAAGCATTATATTACCCCTCTACCCATTATGGGTAGAGGGATTTTATATTATTGATCTTACTTAAAGATAAAAAAGAAAGGAATGATATTATGAATTGGTTTAAAGATAAGAAGGTCCCCGAATGTATTGCAGATCGAGTATTTATGTACTACGTTATTCGAGATGATGGAATATTTATTCCTGAATACGAAGATGATGGTAAAGAAACTATCTTTACAGAAATCGATAAGAAAAAAGTATCTACTCTTGGTTTGATTGGAAGAGGAGTAGACTTTCATTTTGATACAAATGACGGTATATTCGTAGATCAAAATGGATATAAATATAGTTTGTATCTTCCTACAAATAATATGCACATTAAAAGTGCTACAAGAATACCTGATCTTTATAATGGTGAGCCATATAATGATATTATCCAATATAAAGGTTTTATCTCAGATGACCTTAGTATGGCTGATAATAATGGAAATATTCAGATATATACAAATAGTTATAGTATTGGGTGGAAGAGAACTGTAACTGATGGAGATACTACAATTCACGTAAAAATGATCCTTAGTATTGTGCTTGGAGAAGGGATAAAGATAACAACCACTCTTTCATCTAATACATTGTTTGAAGGATCTGCATGTATCATAAGAGATGATGGATTACCGTGTGTATCGCATAATTGTAACGAGAAAAAGTCTGTAACATTTGATTATATTATTTCTTAAATACTCGGGGATGGCTTCGGTCATCCCCGATAAGGTCTGTCGGAGACATTGGTGTAATATTATACAGAAAGGAACGTGATATAGATGGTTAAACAGTTCTTAATATCTCAAATGATTGAAGATGATCATGGTGTAGAAAAAGAGCAATTCTATACAATTACAAGCGAAAATGATTTTAAATATATTGGTGATACTCTGGATTGGGCTAAAGCGTTTGATGGGAGCGTTTTAGATAGAATACGTAATGATCAATACAAACAGCTAAGAAAAGGACGTTTATATGTAAATAATAGTGAATTAGAGTATGCAAGGATTACGTGTACTGAAGGATATGTACGAAATACTACTGATGCACAAGCAATACATACTGCATATAATAAACTAACCCAGATTGGGGTGAATAATAGCGTTATATCTCCATACACATATTATAAATATGGTGTAAGTTATAGTTTTACTACAAATAATATTGATGATGGCTATTATAAAGTAATCAAAGATGTGGATATTCCTGCTGATACAACATTAGTAACAGGAGCGTTTCCATCTGTTTTATCTTGTACTGCAGGATGTGAGTCTATAATTGGTGCTAAAAATGGCTCAGTAGAGATAGATGCAGAAGAAGAGAATATTATTTGGCTGAAGCACAATACAAGCACATTTGATAAAATATCTGGAATTACAGTGTCTCTTAAAAGTGGGTGTAAGCTCCCAGTAAATTTAGAATTTCAGATTTACAAGAATAATCAGTGGGAAACAGTATATACAAATAAACTGAGTACAATAAAAACACATGAAGAAAGATTCTATGATAACAATTATACTACTAAAGAGGTAAGATGGGTATTTAAATATGACCCATCTGAAGAACATAATACTTCAACAAAACTAATTCTAAGCACACTCAATATTGTTGGTAGCAGAAATGGCGCTAAGCTACAGTTATGTAAGTTAGAAGATTTAAGGCATGAAGATATGATTAGTAAAACTGATAGTGATATGAGAAAAGATAATAATAATGGATCATTAGATGATATAATGAGACACTACAATGATAAATTTTATAAACGCAAAATGACAGGTGGAGTGGTAAACTGGATTATTAGCCATAAAACAGCCACTAGTAATTCAGCATCTCAGTCATATAGTGCTGGGATCAATATGCTTAATAAAGCCAATACTGCTCCGTATCTGCAAAATATTATTGCATCTAGTAAAGGAGTAGACGGGTATACACATATTCATAAAGAAGATGTTATTGTCTCATTTGATATAAAAGATGATGAAGAAGATACTGTTGGTTATAACGTATATATAGATGAAGTAAATGATAAAGGAAAAATAATGCAGGTTAATGGACTCGAATCCAACACCAACCGCTCTGTGGTTATCGAAAACAAGTATTTTAAAAAGATGAATGATGCTGGATCAGCATATACCACACTTTATATTACTCCATTTGATAGTATTGGTATGGTTGGGAATAGCTATCCTATTTATGTATATAAGCAGAATAGACTTCCTACTATTCTAAGCACAATGTTTGAGAATAATTTTACCGTTACAGTAACTGATCCTGATAATGATCATGTATCATGTAAACTTTTTATCAATGATTTTGAATTTGGAGAGTTTTCTCTTAAAGAATCTCCTGCAGTACATTCATTTATAGTGCCATCGACTAAGGTTAAAATCGGTGTGGAAAATACCATAAAGATGGTGGCATCAGACGATATGCCTGGAGAGGCTAGAACTGTCACTGCTGAGCATAAATTTATCGGTGCACATTATGGACTCTTATTTGCTGATGAGGATGAAACTATTCTTACATCAGAATTTGATGATATTTTTAAAAAGATAGACTTTGGGACTATTGTGGCCGGTAATACATCTTTTGCACAGAAAATCAAATTGCTTAATAAGACCGGTATAGGATTGTCTAATATATTAATCAAATCTACTATTAATGATAACCCGGTAGAGGAGTATAAAATTGAGTTTGATACTGATGAAGATTTTGGTAATCCAAAACAATCTTTAATGGTTGAAACGCTTCCCAATGGAGCAAAATATCCATTTTACGTAAGAGTATCTTCTAAATCAATTAGTGCTACTCCTCAATCTGCTGAGTTTGATGTAACAGGTGAATCCAATTACTAACATCAAGCTCATTATTCTCAATACAATGAGAGGTGAACTTAAATGCCGACTAAGAAAAATAGATTCATTGGTGCTGTAGATATTATTGCACCACCAATAAAAAAATTCTACTTAGAAGTGGAAAAAGACGCTCTTCTCTTGAAAGCAGAAGAGTATACAAATTATGGTGACTCTAGATCTATGCAGGTTATAAATTCTCTTGATTCTGATTCTGCAGTAATCATGAATTTTGTTGGCCTGACTAAGATTCCTTCTAAGGTTCTAAACAACTTAGTCAAAATAGATTTAGAGTTATATATAAACGGTTTTAGAGATAAACATCATACTGTTAATATGTATCAGTATGATAACTCTAATTGGGAAGAGATATTTGTCTCTTGGGGTAATGCACCTACAAAAGGTGGTCATCTTGACTATATTTATATCGAAAAAGACGATAGAATTGTTAAAAAAGATATAACTGCTGATATTAAACGTAGAATAGCAAATAGGATAGATAATGTAGGATATTATCTAAACTCAGATGATACTGCTACAAGAAGAATCATATCTATCATGTCTCGTGAGAGTGATCACAAACCTGTTATTGCATTTAGTTATTATGATATTCCTGGATCTCCTGTACAGAAAACAATCACAGGCACAATGATCCATGCTGGGAGAATAGATAAAGAAATTACAGGTCAATTTAACATTGAAGCGGACAGAATCAGAGTAGAAGTCTTAGGAGATATCTATATTCCTAAGTATATGGCTGTAAATGAAAAGTATTTTGATTCTTCTGATACTCTTATTGGAGAAAATGTTCCTTTAGGCCATGAAACAGAGTTGCTTAATGTATATAATCCAGATGAATCTGAATACCATCATAGAGATTGGGGAGTTCAGATTACTGGTACAATGAGTTCATCTAGAAAAGGCCCAGTTAAATGGATAATGGGTGATATGAATGTCTGGATGGGTTCTGTATTTAAATTAACCTTTAAAGGACCAAGCGATACAATCCTATATGAAGGCATTGAGCTTTTAGATATTATGCACTGGTATTCTGATATGTATCTACCGAATTCTACAGTACAAAAGTCAGAATCTGAAGGTGATTTGATTACTGGTACTGCGGATGTTGTTGGTGGAAGAACCATTTATATTACTGGATCCGTTGATGTATCAAATCCATTTGCTGGTCCTGAAATTATAGGTACAGCAAAAGTTTTGAAAATAATAGATGATGTAGAAATAACAGGCGATGTTATTGTAAATGCTGGGTCTCATATAGAGATAGAAGGATCTGTACAAGTTCCTAAATTCTTTGTATTTGATCATAAATATTACTTATTACCTGATAAAACCACACCAGTGTTTACAGAGCATAAAGACACAAACGTCTTTGATTCTGCAAATGTATACAATGAGACACTACACCCTTCAGATTATGAAGAAAGTGATTTGGAGATCACCGGTGAGATAAAGGCTCAAGGTCTTATAATTAAAGAAATAACTGGTAGATTTATTGTAGTATATGAAGTCCAAGATATTCCTAAGATTACTGGTACAACTGATATTGCAGTTCCTCATCAAGAAGGAGAAATTACTGGTGACCTTGATATTCAAGGAACAATTATAAAGAATATTACAGGTACAGTAAGTGCATCTAGACCACTTCCTCCAAAAGATATTACTGGTGAAGCTATGGTTATTCTGCCTGTACCAAGTCTTCCAGAAGTAAACTGTCCTAGTGATAATATTGCATATAAGCTTGTTCCTCCATTTATGTCACCGCCATCTATTCCTGAAATAGATGATAATCTGTCTGGTCCATATCTTAGAGTAATAGGGCGTGTATTTAAGGTCTTTGAAGACAAAGATACGGGCTATGTATCTTCTCCTGGCACTTTGCTTACTGGTGAGATATATGTAACTATAGCATCTGTGTTTAAATGGACCTTCTTGGATATAAGTACATTTTTACCAGAAATATTTGATGATAAATGGAATATTATGAATGCTATCTCTAAAGGATGGAATAGATATTTCAGTGTAGATTCAAAAGGTGATTTTATCACTGGTCAGATAACTGCTATGGGGTTTGTATTCCCAGTTATTACAGATCCAAATACTCAAAATACAGTATCAGATGGCGATCTCATTAAGTGTCCTAGTGATAATGTAAAATATATCAAAGATTCAGATGGAAATGATACTATATGGATCGATGATATAGCTTCTGGCCCGTATCTTAGAGTATTGGCTAAACATGGAAAAACCTATTGGTATAAACATGGTAATCCCAATCCTATTCATAATGCTAATCCAGAAGATCCAGATATGGATCATTCAGATTTCAGTAATGAGCGTGATATGGAAATTACTGGTGTATTATATGTGAGTGCTAAGCATACTGTATGGCTAAACGGCACTCTTATTGTAGGAACTCTTGAGGAAAAAGAATTCGATGGTACTGTTACTACGTGGGGTATGGAAAGAGCTGAAATTGAAGGTGAAATTACTGTAATAGCTGCTCCTAAACATACACATGTATATATTACTTAAACTATATCCCTCTACCCATATTGGGTAGAGGGATGCATTATCTCTTATTTTTATCATACTTGTGGAGTTTAGCAAGAAGTGCATCAATCTTTTTATCTCTTTCTCCATGTTTCTTAACTCTCCTAACTAATTTTGTAGCTTCACTTAGCTTTTTTGGTTTACGCAACTTTTCTTTACCTCCCTTTAAAATATACTCCCTCTACTCTATATGAGTAGAGGGACAATTTAACTTATTGGCTTCTTACATTCTTAGCCACCACATAAGATGTAATTCTTTCATCTTCTTCATTCTTTAATTTCACTATCTGTGTATTAAGATAATTTGTATCTACATATAACACTAAATACGAAATTATGTTCTGTAGTGCGTTTTCTGTAGTCAGAGTAAGCTTGAGCCAATCTATTTGCAATTTGACTTCTTTGCCTTCGTTAAAGAGCTTAAAATCAATGAACATAGAAGGGCTAAGATGAATAGAAAGTGTATAATCTATAACTTTTCTAAGATCTCCGACTAGATCATCGAAGTATATGACAACAGGCTTCTTGTCTTTGAAATTATCTTCATCATCTTCATAATTCGTAGTAATAAACTGTGGCCAACCTTTATCATTAACTTTAGGAGCCACTTGCATTGGGAATGAATAGAGAGAATAAGAATTTGTATTTGGTTCTGCAATCTTAATGAATTCTCTTTCTTCTGCAGTATAATATGCAAAGAACTTAGGAGCAGGCATAAGAAGCTCAGCTTCAAAATCAACAATGTAATTCATCATTGTATGACCTTTGCGCTCTCCATCATCATATGATACATTCTCTGTTCTAATATGCATATACATATCAGGAAGCTTCATATAATATTGGAACCTTCCTACTGCTGTAGTGAATTTATAAAGTATAGGTAATTGAGAATGCTGATTAAGATAACAAAGGAAAGTAGTATTATCTTTAACCATACCATTATCTATTTCAAATCCAACATCTTTGGTTAGATTATAGATAAGACTATCAGGAAGCAATACATCAAGATCTACATATTTACCCTGTGTGCCATTTGCTCTAAACCTAACCTTACAATGTTTAGCCATGTTCTGAGCCATAGTAAGAGTCTGTACTTTAGCTCTATAGTGGAACATGATCTTCTTCATTTCAAAATCAATACCGACAAATAGATTTTTCTCTGGGTCTTTAAAGAATGTATCTTTGAATCTAGCTCTATTATAATAGATATTGGATCCATAATTATATAGATCCAGATTGTCTCTATTGAATTCCTGTTCTACTCTAGGTACAATAGATAGACATGGTTTAGGTCTCTTAATAAGCTGCTCTCTGCTCATAACCCTAAAATCATCAATTAGATTCTTCTCGTTGATATAAACTGATTTAAAGAATCCATCTACAAACCCATCAAGATACCATTCTTTCATATATTCTATTGCAAGCGAATATGTATTTGCCTCAGATGGCATTACGAGAGCACAATTAAGAGAACCATTTAATTCTCTCACGAATTCTATCTCTCTTTTACCATCTGGAAATATCTCCTTAGGAGACACTATGATTCTACTTTCTCCCATTATAGATACACCTCCATTATGATGGTGTCAATTCACAAAAAATAAACCATCATTTCCTATGGTTTATTTTTTAGCACAGCCATTGACATGTCACCATGTGTGGCCCCAACTGACCTATTAACGATTCTAAAAAATCTTTATCCTAACCTTAATCTTTACAACTACGGTTGTTTTCAGATAAAGAATAACGGACTCAAGCACGCCCCTATACTAAATGTCGCCATTTAGCCCGATAGCGCCTAACCTCGCGAGCAGGTGGAACTAGTTCACCACAAATATATCAGTGCCATTCCCAATACTTGTTTTATACTCTTTCAGATAACGAGCCTGGATTTATCGCCACGTCGGATAATGTACACTCCCCGGTGGGTCCAGAATTTATTCTAATCCATTATTACCAATACGATTAATTTAGAATCTAGGTCAAGTATACCCATAATACCATTCTATCATAATAGTATATAATTAAAAAGAAAGTTAAACAAAGAATATCCCTCTACCCGTAATGGGTAGAGGGAATGGTTTTGTTTCTGGTTTAAATCAAAGCCCAAAGAGAGTCTTCATACCTTCAGCATCCATATCTGTCGGCACACCATAACGACCGGTATCAAGAACCAATGTAATGGTGCTAAGCTTATTACCATCAAAATGGATCGGATCTGCATCATAATACTTACAATGCTTCTCAAGATACTTCTTGATAGTCTTATCCTTCAGAAACGACTTGAATGCCTCTTCAGCCTTCTCTTTGATAATGTCCTGTACAAATTTCATTGTTCATTATCTCCTTTTCATTTTAGATCTATATAACCATGCATAATGTAGAATGGAACCCCATCTTCAATATACCGATTATCCTCTTGATTCTCTGTCTGAAACAAAGCATATGTTATTGTAGGATCCTCTACATCTTTTAGATGAGCTACACACAATAAATGCTCTATTTCTAAAGAAATCTCGTTCTGTTCAAAAATCCAGCTACCAACCTTAGGTATATCAGATAAACGCCGAATTGCCATTTTATCTAACTCCAATCATATCTAAATCTGTACGTTTACGAAGGAGGTAAATCTTTATAATTGTCTTTCATCCATTTTTCTACTTCCATTGTAGCCTGTAAATTACATCTCTCCAAGAAAGCAACATTGGTTTCTCTTATATGTTCTCTAAGAGAAACTTGAAGAATCAGACAAATAGGATTACCTCTCTCTCCAGTACCTTGATTACGAATTGGATGTATAACTACATCCTTTTCATAGTCATCAGCTTTGGATTCAATACTTACAAATTCAGTATGAAATTTCTGGTTCTTCAACTGTTTATAGAATGCATTGGATTCTATCTTAAAATACATTCTACACCAACGAGTCTTCTCCATATGACAATATCCTCCTTTATTGCCATGTTTCTTTAATCTTTTTAATCTCTGCCATCTCTTCGTCTGTATAAGAATCCCTTCCAAGACCAATCAGACCGTTGGCCGTAATAAGAATGTCTTTAAACACATTAACCGTATTATTGAACATCCCATCATTACGAGAGATCATCATTGAGTTTCTAGGATTAAAGCATTCCATTGCCTCTTCCCAGAACTCATCATTTGGAATATACATGCCATTCAAACAGTCACCGTCAAACAACGTATAATTTATATACGTCAGACTATATCTTCTACCCAGAGGGCAGCCTCCCACTTCGGATTTCTCCTACTCTACTCGGTTCTATAGTATAAGACTATATCCTTTTGATAGTCGTTGAACCTTTTACCTTTTAAGGCAACTTGGTTGCTGATAGCTTCTTGTTAATGAATCCTTAGCACCATATTTATTATGGCTTTTATTTCAGCATAGATTCAATCTTAAAATTCTTTCTGACTTTCGTCCGCATATCACGCTTATCCTTACGGATTACGTTGTAGCTTTTAAGATATTGAAAGTGTCCCAGCAGTTCAAGAGGATTCACTCTCTATATTACTATAGAAAGAGGACCTTGTTGATCAGCGTTCAGTGGTGTTAGAATCTGTAATGGCATAGACATTGTAAACGAATCATTTATCCCGATGCAGCGCATTGCAAGAATGCTACCGTAATTTATAGAAGGTCTTATCTTCACATAGATCGCTACTCTATGCAGTTCTCTTATGAACTTCTGCAGTATTTCTCTGCATGTGGAGAGTACATCATCAACTCATTTCTGAGCTGTACCGCGCTGTCCTTCGCTTTGAAGGCACCTACTCGTTGAACCCTTAATCTATATCAAATAGACTAAAGGATGCTGATTATACATTATGAAACTGCCCTTAGCACCTAATTATATTAGGCTTTTATTTCAGCATAGGCCATCTCTGATAATTCTTTCTGACTTTCGTCCGCATATCACGCTTATCCTTATGGATTACGTTGTAGCTATCAGAGCTTTAGTATGTTCCAGCAATTCACGGTATCGTTTTAACCACAGCGTCACCGCTATAGCGAACCCTTTTGTTGATTCCTGTTAATTATCATCGGGATTCCGTTTCTAGAACGGATAAGATTGTCTATAATCTCATATACTCTTGGATTCTCCTTAATCTGGGATTTATACCAGATAGAATATGCATGAGCATAAGAGATATTATACGAATGAACAAGAATATTGATGATCGTTTGTTGAAGCAATTCTACCATCGAATGATACGGCAACTTAACCTCATCAATACGAAGTGTTGGATCTGGTGTAATAATACAACGTGTTGTAAAATTACATCTACCACCAACAAGTAATCGAAGATTACCTTTCTTACCAGCTAAGATCTTCTGGATCTCAATATACAAAGCATTGTATCTTTCTTGAAGATCCCAAAGTAATGAAGTTCGATACTTATCAATCATATAGACTGACAGTTTATCTTCATTAATCTTAGCTGCTAATCGAGCCATAATATTAAAGATAGCATTGGTTCCTTCAAAAGTAAACCTACCACCTTCAACTTTAAATGGTCTCATACCAGTAGAATATACGGGAATAGCATCTATAAAGACTTTATCCTTATCTTGGATAATATCATTATAGACATCGATCTTGTTACTCTTATTCTTCTTATGGAAGTACTCTAAGATCTCATCAAACTTCTCATAGAATTCTATCATACCGATTCCAGAGTAAGTCTTATCGATCTTAGTATGCTTCTTATACTTCCTTTTTATCTTCTTATCATAGATGCGTCTATCATAAGCAGTCATTCTATTACCATTCTCATTCAGATCAATATCTGGCTCAATAATAGCTTGAAGAGTAGATACTCCAAAATATGATCCAAGAGACTTAAATAGATTAGGATGAATGATTTTATATGGTTCTTTCAGTTTAATCCATCCAAAGATACTAAAATCATCTCCGATGAACTTAACCTCTGTACCACAATGCTTACAAATAAGACGAGCATAATCTGCTCCCTTAGTTGAACCACATGCACAACTATAACGATCAGAATATGCATTTGGATCTTGCAGTGTTTTCATGAACTTATCGGAATAGATTGAATCTGAAGACTTGATATTCTTCTTCAATCCTTGTGGTTCTTTAATAAAGAATCCCTTACCAATGTTCATGTCATGTTGCATCTCTTCTGACATGTTAACCCGCTCTAGAGATGTTTCAATATCGAACATCTCGCTGAACGGATATTGTAAGTTTTGTCCCATTATACCACCTTTTCCTTATAAATGGTTATCATAGTTCTATACTACTTCTCCTTTCCAAGATTATAGTATATCACCATACCTCTCTTTGACCTTAAAATACACACCTCATTATATGGTAAACAGATAAATCAAAAGATACCCCTGTACTCATATGAGTACAGGGTAGAATGCTCTTATTCCTCAAACATATTATCTACATCTATTTCATGTAGCTTAACCTGGCTATTATGGAATGCCTTCATATCAATCAACTTGATCTTAGAAGCCACCTGTGGTGTAACAACACCAATGTTTTTGATACCAAGTCTATAGAAGAAATTACCGATACATCTATGACAGATACCATCTTTAGATTCGCAAAGAGAAGAGAATCTGAACTGTACTGTCTTGCCAATATATTTATCCATATTCTCAGAAGTAAGCTCTACAAACCTAGAGCCTTCTTTGATATATGAATACATATAATCTTTTACATTCTTTTTAGTAATAGTGACAGTAATAGTTCTCTTTGTACCACAATCTGTTCCTTCTGGTAATAGAACCATGTGCTGGAATGATTTAAGGAATAACTTCTCCCAATATCCTCCGATAGCAGTCTTGCCAGCCCGAGAATAAGGACCTTCAGCAAGAGATTTAGCCATAGTAGCATAATCTTCTTTTTTAATTCCATCAATATAGTTAGACATACAGACATCATAACCCTTTGTCGGATCAGGATCTCTAATAATACCTTTCATAACAAAGAGATTCTTAAAGTTATTACCAAAACTACCTTTAGCTCCTGAATTATAGATATCCATTGCAGGATCGTCTTTAAGAATTTCTTTAGAATAAGACAGAAGTTCTTTCTCCATCTTGTCTGCAGCCATCAGTTTAGATGCTTCATCGCCGTTAAGCTCTTTAGCATACTTTTTCTGCAACTCTTTCTTCTTAACATCAATCTTTGCAGTAGATAAGAGCATCTCTTCAGAGAATGAAGAACAAAGAATGTTACAATATGGCTGAAACTTCTGCTCTTTCATAATATATCTCTTAAGTACATTAAGATCTATTCTATTCTCTAAAAGAGCATAAGTAATCTTCTGATTGATATCATCTGTAACATCTGAGGTCAACGGTTCATTTATATAACCGAGTATATGAACCAAATCCTTCTCAATAAAAGCTTTATTATATACCCATAGTCCAGCAGTAGTAGTAAATGCAGATTTATTCTTCATTTTATCATTGCCAAATTTACCGGCTGGTACATGAATAATATCAAATGGTTCAAACTTTCTCTTATTATTGAAGATACCAAATGTTTCCATCATAAATGAAAGACTACATGCAGTTCTTTCATCTATATTGAGGAGATAATCGATATCTTTTTGATCTTTGATTTCTTTACTTCGTCTTTTCATCTCATCACCTCAATAAAATATAGGACAGGGAATAATCCCTGTCCTAATACTTTTAGAAATACACTTGGTACGTAATGTCAATAGACTTACGAAGATCAATCAAAGGTTCATTCGGGAAGTTAAGCTTAGTAACAGGACGGATATCCTGATAGTAGTTAAACCCATCAACTACACGTTTCCAAGCAGTGCAGAGAGAAATAGTATTTACTCTTGCACTATTGATACCAACTGTCTTGATGAAGTAATCTCTACAATCATCTTTAGTGATACTCATAGTCATAGAGACATATGTTTCAACTGGTGTCTGATCTGTAACGTCATAGACAGTACTATCAATAGATGTACCGTTAGTAAACTGACGAACCAATTGAGGTTTGGAATCAAATGCTTTAAAGTAATAAGCAAAATGATCTCCAAGTGTCTTTCTACCATAATAAACAGCTCTTAGCGATCCACTAATATCCTTATTTTTAGGCTTATACTGGAATGGAACAAGAGCCTCTGGTTGAATCCACTTACGATAGTCTTCTTCATATACCTGAGAGTTCTCTGTACCGCAACCATCAGTACCAACACAGAACAAGAATACTTTATTTTTATCCTGAGGTGTAGTGGTATAGATAGTATTATCCAGATTCAGTTTAGTATTATATGATGGAGTAAGAGGCACATCAGGAAGGTCAAATAGAGCCATAGCAAGAAATTCTGCACCAGGAAGGATAAGTTTATTTTTACCTTTAAAAATAACTTCACCTGTATCTCTATTTGTGAGAATGATCTTAGTCTGAAGCTTGCTCAAACCCTCTGTATATGATCTTTCGTTAAGAGTACAATCATCGACTATATTTTTACCAACATTATCTTTTAATTTAAGTTCCATGGGTCGATCTCCTTTCTCATACGGATTATATTGGTGTCAATCCCATCTGTATTTGATGGAGATCTTATCTCTCCATGTTTTTGATATTTTATCATGATACTCTGTTGTCGTCTGAGACAACTTTCTTTCCTTCATAGCAATATAATCTAGTTTATCTAGATTACATCTCATTGTAATTACATCATGAGGTCTTATACCCATGAGATTCTTATCAGTAAACATCCATTCTACACCCATTTGGAATAAAACAACTTTATACGATTTAAAGAAATTAATCATAGTAAACAGATATTCAAGAAGATGCTCAGGAGACATACCAGGAAGGTGCATATAGATATAACGGAATTCCTTAGAGTCAATATACTCTTCAAGGATATATACAATATCTTGAATCATATTAATGATTTCTTCTTCCATCGCATCTTTATTACCCATAGATTCGATTCTCTTAATAGAGTTATATAACAATCTATCCTTCTCTTTCAAGAATTCAGTAAATGTAGCTGCTACTTCACCATTATTCAGTTTAAAGAAGTCTAGGTTAAATTGCCATATCATAAGAGAATCATACATCTTCTTCCATATCATATGGATATCATAGTTACGAGCCTCAAACATATTCTCTACAATAGCTTTGAAAACTTTCTTATTGGTTTGATACGTATTAATAAACTCTTCTATGCTATCGTATTCAGTAGTTTTATTGATGAAATCAAATACTTCTTTATAGTCTTCTGGTCTGCGTCTTATATCAAGGATCCATTCTTTTAATGCATCCATATCTGCTTTAAAATTGAATCCTTTTACCCACATAATCTGAGTAGGGGATCTCATAATTGTATCTTCAACCCCTTTAAACAGATATGCTAGTGCAGTCATATAACAAAAGACATGAGAAAGTTTAAACTGATGATATGGAGATATCTTAGGAATAGATACAGTAAGTCTTTCTTCTGTAAACACATCATCATAGAGCATATTATAGAAATATGGTATCTGGAAAGACATTTCAGCAATATCAATAAGATAATTAAGACTCATGTACTTTGTACGAGCGTAATTGAATTGCTGTTCTGCGATAGCTGATTTGATACTAGCGTGCAACTCATTAGCATACTCGCTGCCATCCTCACCATCCCAGAATTTATCTTCTAATGTAACAGCGTCATATGACTTAACTTTATCTTTTAGTTTAATATATGTATCAGTATCCGTAAATGCAGTAAGAGGAAGTTTAAGAAATTTCATATCAATATCATTATCGAAATCCTCGGACTGTTGTTTAGTTACCCATGGAGCAGTATCTTTATACATAAAGAAGAACGTATAACTTGGTTTGTCCTTAATACTGGGAGCTTGATTAAAGACAAGACCATTAGAAAGAACGTCATATGAGTTAGGGTCAATATAATTCTGTTCTGTATCAACAAACCACGGCCATTCATTTTCAATGAAATCATCAAATGGTACTGGCATCTTCATGATGTAATTCTCATCAACCTCATTACTTGGAACTGTAATCTTCTTTACTTTGATCACACTATTGCGTTCTGTCATATACTTATTATTGAATATATATAGAATTGTAACCATATCTCCTGGTTTGCAATCTATATCCAAAGTCATCTTATACTTCTTAACCTTCATAAACTTTGGATCTACAACCACTGAGTTATGAATAATGAGACATCCATGGCCAGTTTCAAAATAAGGATAGAATGGAAGGGTTAAGAAGAATTCTCTTTGGTTGTTTGTAGTGACAGTAATATTTTGTGTCATAACTCTGATAGCATAATCGCTTTCAATATTATACACATACTGTATAGAAACTCTTTCTCCAGATCTGGGTTTGATATTATTATCTGTAATAACAATTTTATCATTATCGATATGATAATGAACCCCTTCGGTTAACGGATATCCAGCACTGTCAACAACAATCTTATTGCCCTTCTCAAAATATTTATCTACAGGAAAGTTGATCTTAAATACTTCCTGCATATTTTCAGAAGCGCCAATCCATTCTGTATATGTGGCAAGGTTTTCTGTAATTGGTCCATAATATAGATGCACTTTAAAGGATTCTCCTGGTTGTAGACCAATAGAATGGTCTTTAAATGCAATCACATTGCCATAGACTTCGAATAGTCTTGCCTCTATATACCAGCCTCTAATCTCAACAAAGACATTATATCCAAAATCAACATATTTCTTTACATTATCATTCATCTGAAACACAATTTGGAATGGTTCTTCTGCAGTTAAAGTCTGTTCAAGATGAAAGATATTGATATTCGAATATACAGATTTAAGGCTATAAATAAAGTTAAATGTAACTCTTCTTCCTTTAAGAAGACTAGTTCCATCTGTAAATGTGATTGTTTTATTCGTGCTATCATATACATATCTATCATCTTCTATATATGTGGAACCAATGGTTACAAAAAACTGATTACCATTTAACAGATAATTAGAAAATGGTTCAGTGATCTTAAATGTCTTTTGTCCATTAGAAGTAGCCACAGTATGAGTCTTAACAAATTTAGTCTTTACATTAGCACCATAGAAATACACAATCAAAATTCTCTTACCAGCAAGATCAAAGCTATTATTGAACGTAAGAGTTGTATCAGCCAAATTAATCTTATACATAGCCCTATCTAGAATTGTAGATCCTACAATAACTAACAGCTCGTTATCAGTCTGCAAATAATCTTTACTTGGAGGATTTAGTGATATAGTTTTTGTTTTAGAGCTTAGATTCTTCTCTATAACCTGTACATGGGTTTTGATAGAATCTTTTGTATTTGCATCAAATATATCAAATTCAGTATTTTTATCATAATAGAACTCATATCGTATTGGTTGATTCTGATAAGCAGGATTTTTTACAGTAATCTTATCATAATCATGAACATCGTATTCACTTTCAGATAATCTATGATTACCAACCCATGGATATAACAAATTACCTTTGTTTAGATAATATTCAAATGGGTATGGAATTGGATCATTAGGGCCAGCAGTCCTGGTTCTATGAACAAGAATATCATTATAAATAGATTTCATAACTGTCTTCATTATATATATATAATTACCCCATGGATCCATATTTCTATCTCTAAGTAGATAATATTTATAGATATTAACACTATTAGCACCAAAATAATTAATGAATGTTAGCATATCGGTTGGAGACGACTTATATTGAACCAGACTATTGATATTCTTACACATCATGATCTGATATCTAAGAGGGATCTTCTTATAGTATGGAACTCCATATGTTTCGTATATAAATGCAATACAACGAGCATCAAGCATATCTTTCTTAATTATTCTATCTTGTACCTCAGTTACAAGTTCAAGCATGGTGATAAAAAATATAAAAGATGCAAGAAATCCTTGATAGTGTTCTGACTCATACTCCATAGCCGTTGAGTCGACTCTTCTACGAACAAAAGTTCTAACTAATTCATATTTTTCTTGAAACAGCTCATCAATATCTACATTACCTGTGCTTGGCATATAAAGAATCTGCTTATCGATACATTTACGAGCTTTATATATAGATATGCCAGCACTGATATAGTCTAAGTATTTTGCTTTAGGGTGATCTGCTCTAATTTTATCCATTATGCCATACATCTCAAGCATCTTAGCCCCATCTGGACCCATTTCATGAATGTATGGGACAATAACATCTTCCCCTGGTGGAAGAAGATAAGAGTATGGTGCGAATGCAATACCGCGATCACCAAAATCAGGAAGACCACATATCATTCGATAATAGTTATTTGTTTCTACATAATTATCTATAACTTCTTTTCTAGCTTTCTTAACCAATACAGGTCTATATATCTCTGGTATAGCGCTCTTATGTTTAAGATATAGGTTTAAGTGCACCAAATCTCCAGGAGATAATACGGATACCAGCATCTGTTCTGTATATGTATACATATTAAAATCTGCGCCATTTTCCATAGCGTAAATATATAATTCAGCATTTCTGATTGAATCTATGGTTTCATGAACAGTGGCATCTTGTTCTGATTTAATAATACATCCATATGCAAGAGTTTTGATATAAAACAGCAGAGAGTCTGTAAAAGGGTTATCTAGATATGTCTTTTTGATCTTTAGAGACACTATAATCCCTCCTCTTTCTTTTCCAATTACCAGTATGTAAATCCAGTTAAATCATGTCGCATAACATACAGATAAGGTAGGATTAGTAAAAACTTAAACATTTCATGGAAATGGGGAGGATTGAAATGTATAGGCAACCCAGTGTGCCAGAAATCTGGCAATATAATGATATAAACCCCACGTTACATTCTCCGAACTCACCATTCGAACTTTCATTCGCACAAACAAGAGAAACTATGCTCGATGTCGAAGTATATAAAGCATTCTTAGATAATGCTATTGCAAGATTTAGACATTCTAAAACATATACTCATTATAAAGCGCATCTCATGGAACTTGGTTTGGACAGATGCCAAGTATTGTCTAATATTCATTCAGATATAGATCAAGAAATGGCTACAATAGAGATGCATCATAACATACTTACAATCTTTGATGTTGCTCTTATCATAACTGAGCACATGCTTAATATCTATAATTATATTACAACATTTGATCTTGTAGAGTTACTCAAGATGGAACACACAAAACACCATGTATGTACTGTTATGCTAACCAAAACAGCCCATCAGTTAGTACATAGCGATCCTGAATTTATTATACCTCCAAGTATGTGTTTTGGTGATTGGCCAACATTCTTGCAGCTTTATAGAACTGGTATTACAAGAGATATATGCTATAAACTTCTTGTATACATTAAACAAGTGACTGATAAGAAACTTGAAAATGAAAATCATATAATGAAACTAATGCAATTAAGAGATACGATTCTTGATTGGTCCAGATGGAATGAAGAGAATCTATTGATAACCAATGCTTAGAAAAAATAAACCCCTAGGAATATTCCTAGGGGTTTATTTTTATCAGATGCCAGAAATTTCTTTCTCTACTCTGATCTTCTCTTTGATCTCTTTGAGTTTCTTAATCATAGTTTCATATGCCATGATAGCGATAGGCATAGAAGCTCCAACAAATTCAATGATTGCTCCTGCTACTCTAGAATCCGCATTCCAGCTAAGCTTTCCATCTTTTGAGTCCCAATCAAAAGATGAATTCAACTCTTCATCTTTGATATCAATAGACTTAAAAAGACGGCGCTGAACCTCTTCTGGGAAATGGAGAAGTTCATCATTTTCGAATCTGATCTGAATCTTCATTTTAAGTTCTCCTTTCAAAAGAACCATTATGAGATATAATGACTCTCTTATATCTCTTCTACCACTATAATATATCATCAAAGATAAGACAGATTACATTCTGGTAATTGAAAGGGGAATGAATATTATGAGAAATATTATGATACTTATAAATTATATAAAGTTTGTTTGGAGTAGTGTGAATAACAAGTTTGGGTTCTGGCTTGCAATCTTTACTGCATTTGCAGTATATTTGAATCCTTATAATATCATCTATGGTATAGTTCTGTACACTTTTATGATACTCAATAGAAGAACTAATGTAAAAGAAAAGGAATTCGAAGCAAAACTTTATGATGCTAATGTTCCTAAGGCATTAGATACCATTATTGATGAAGCATTCAATGAGTACATCTTTATGAATATCGGGTTCAAGAAAGATAATGACTATATAAACGCAGAAGAGGAAAGAGAAATCATTAATAATATGATTGACTCTGTATCTTCTAGAATATCTTCTACAATGCTTATGAAATTGGAAGCATTCTATAACAAAGATATGGTTCCAAATATCATATCAGAGAAGATATATATGGCTGTAACTGCGTATGTAGTAGAAAATAATAGACCAAAACCCGATCATAATAAAAAAGAAAGTGCAACTATCACAGATGTAATGAAGTATATTTAAATCAAAACATATCCCCGTATCCTTATATGGATACGGGGATAAATTGTCTTCAATCCATCTTAGGATTGTCTGAAATAATAGACTTCTTAAAAGTCCTATTTCCATTACTATCTTCATAAGTGGTAAGAATGTATGTCTTAATAACCCCATTCTCCTTACACTCTTTTATGATTTCGACAATCTTTTTCTTTTTGCCGAATATACTATCATATACATCTTTAGCATATGTATATACTTCAGCAGCAATATCAATACCCTTCTTCAGTGTATCTTTATCCATAACCAATTAGTTCTCCTTTCACCTAACATGGTATGCCATAATACTATATAGATTTCTAAGAATCCCAAGATTATAGCTAGCATCAAGTGCTTGTGTAATATCAAAGTCTTTCCCTATAGATGAGAGATATATTCTATTGCCATCTATGACAGATCTTGATCTAAACAAAGATCTATTATTCAATTCTCTATAATAACCTAATGGAAGTTCATATGAAACCATTTGATTATAAAACCCAGTGATATCATTCATAGCATCTACGAATGCTCCATTCTGAGCTAGAGAAAAGATATAACGTAAGAAGTCTAGCATAAAAGGATCATGAAGGAATAAATTATTATCACTGATTCCTTTTATGTCTAGCTTCTCCATTTGTTTAGTATCAAGATAGTAATAAAACTCTACACCTAAGTTGTAGTAAGACGTATATACGTTCTTACACACAAACTCAATATTATCAAACTTAGTCACCTGTGCTTCTCTACCAACGAGATATATGGCATCTTTTTTGACAGCCATAACCTCATATTCCTGAATCTGATTTGCTTCAAAGAACATTCTCCTCATCTCTCCAAAACCTTTAGAGAGTTCTTTATTGAGGTTAGAATCATACTTGATCATCAGACCCACACGAATTTCTCTTTCCTTCTTTGGAAGAGAATAGAGTTCATCATACATAACTTGGTTTATGAGTTTCTTGTATAAGAGAATATTAATATTTGCCTTTGATATATCATACTCTCTTATATAATTGGATATTAGATAGCTGATTGAAGCTAAGTAGTTGTCTTTAACATCGTTAAATAGTCCCACCACTAATATCCTCCATGATAGCAGATGCTTTCATAAGTTCTTGTGGATCTGTAACGAGCATAGTATAGCGCTCTTTGTCCATCATGAATACTTCATACCCCTGAGGAGACATCACACTATCATCATCCAAGAACATCAAATCCATTTCATCATGAATTATCTTAGGAACAAATCCATATCGTAATTCTATTAGTTTACTAATAGAATCTACTAAGTTTTCTACTAATGGAGAACTATCATCATATAGTACAAATGCATTTCCTCCATAGTATTGTCCCATCATGACATCCATGAATGCAATAAATGCATTCTCTTCAGATAAGATGTAATTAGCATAATGTGTATCGAACTCAGGGGATCCCATATCTGCATTACGGAAAAACTCTAACATCTGTTTTGGTGGAAACATATCATTTACATATCTACCGATATTGGTAAGACACATGAAATTGTACACCCACCATTTCTGTTCATTCATATCCGCATCTAGCATTAGCATAGAGGCAAGATTAGGTCCTCCGAATACAATCATCTCAATCACGCTCTCATCAATGGAGTAATACGTCGATCTACAATTGCAGTTCGAATATTTGTAATGTATCTCATTACAAAATCCTTAATCTGTTCCATACTCAGATGCCTAAAATCCTGTCCATACATAGACAAGATTTTATAACACACAAGATCACTTGGCGCTATATTCTGCGGATACTCAACAGCAAATGTATTCAGATCCATTACATCATACAAGAACATTGTGTTGTATCTTGCTGATTCATACATAGGATCAGGGTTGATAGATGGCTCTGGTGGAAACCCGTATCCAATCCCATCTGCTACATATATTCCAAACTGGCTTGCCATAAACTCAAGAAGAGTTCTACCAAACTTAAAAGCAGTGCTTTCATCCATCGGAATATAAAAGCAAATCTCTTTGCCAGCATGAAGGGCTGCAAGAATAGTTGCAAATACCTTCATAGTTTCTGGTCTTGCCAAATACTGGATATAGATGTTTTTTGCTGCTTCTTCATCTCCAAATGTATCTGCCTCAGCAGACTCATAAGGAGGAAGAAGAATACTAGCAATCATGACTGGAGTATACTTGAAATCTTCGATATCCTCTGTGAGGGCGATTACATTTATACCTCCAACCAACATCTGTTGGATATCAGAGCTTTGATTAGTAATATAACAATTAGCAAACAATATCATTCACCTCCTAAAAATAAGGAGAGGGCACTTATACCCTCTCCTTCATATAGTATATCACTATCAATAATCTTCAAGCTTCTTCTTTGAACGCTTCTGAGGTGCCTCTTCGTCTACACCATACTGCTCAGCAAGCTCCTCATATTTATCAGTATTCTCTACATCTTCATGATCAGATTCAGACTCATCTTCATGAGTATCGACAGAAGAGGTCTTCTTAGGGAAGTCCTCTTCTACAATATCACGAACGATCTTCTCTGCAGATACCTCATCAATTTCAAACATCTTGACGATTCTCTCTACAGTATACTTAGTGAGATCATCCTGGAAAGTGATAATCTGATCCTCATCATATTTGTCTTCATACTTCTTGCAGAACTCGTCTTCAAGAATATTAATCTGATCTTCAATTTCTTCTCGCTTCATCCGAGCTTTTGCACTGACTTCAACAACCGCATCACTCTGAGTCTCTTCAATATCCTCTGTGGGCTCAATATTAATTACTTCGGGAATCTTGACCTCACCGATAAGCTCATCAGTTTTAATCTCTTCTGGCGGAGCATTAAGATTTACTTTCTCATTTACCACAGGAGCAGGTTCATCAATCTTCTTCAATGTACCAAGTCCTGGAACATGAAGGAATTCTTCTCCCTTATCGTTGATCTCCTGAACAAATTTATCATACTTCTGTTCAGTTCTCTTATCCTTACGATGACGAGATGCTGATTTGATTACTGCATCATCAGCCATATCACAAGGATACTTAACTCCATTTCTTGTCACATATACAATGATTTTTTCCATGGTTCCTATCTCCTTTGATCTTTCAAGTGCACTCTTAATCGAGATTACTTGATTTGACTTTGCTAGTTCTCTTGCGGTATACCTAGCACCACATACCTCACATATCAATGTGTTGAATCCAGCATCATAATCTATCAATCCTGGGCATTTTAGACCTGTTACCCTATCTACTTCTGTACAATGCATCTTATTTATATCCATCGCATAAGTATAAGGAAAGTCTATAAGCATAGGACCGAAATTCTTTCTTATAGCCCAATTCATGAAGAAGTTCGTACCAATATCCTCAAGAACTAATCCACGAAACTCAGTAACTATAATATAGAAAATTTCTTCAGCAAATTCTTCAAACTGCTGACGATTACGAATAGGATCTCCTCTCTCAACGAGACCAACAGTTCCACATGGAGATATATCAAAGATCTTATCACAAAATGGCTTAAGCATATTTTGTGCATAAAACTCTGATGGGTTATCGGTAATACCGACTCGGTCAATACCGACCTTCAATAAGAATGTATCATCATATTCAGATTTATAGACAAGCCTATTGGTACCAGCATGAAATCTGGTAAACCCTCTAGGCCTGACTATTTCATCTAACATATAATATTTCTCATGAGGTCTTCCATTAAGCTTTGCAGATAACGCAATCTGATTCATTCTTCTTACATCATCTGCTCCGAGATATGCTGATATCGGAGGATGCCACAGAGCATCAAAGTCGAAGTTCTTATATAACTTTTTCTTATTATATAGCTTCTGTAGCATCTCATTCCGAGTCATCTCAACCTCCCAAGCTTGTTCTTCTTGTAGATAGTTTCGATGAACATTTGTCTTCTCTTCCGATACTCTTCAGAGTTAACAATTGTATCATAATCTGGTTTGGCTGGTAATGATGGGTGATTGCTTGTACCACTTCTGCTTCTAAACAACTCGTGAAGCTCATTAGGATCAAACAGTCTTCTCAGATCTTGACGTTGCTTCTTCAATTTATCACGAAGATGACAATGCCATAGATATGCAAAACCATATTCACCATTAAAGAATTGGTTCAAACCTTCATCTCTTACCAAGCCCTTATCAAACTCTCGATACCGCCTGATTATATCTGCCTCATAACCAGCTTTAATTTGATCTGGTGTGGGCTGTGAAGCTACAATCTGTCCGAGCCTATTGCTAAGCTGACCGCTAAGAATTGCACGCTTATTCTTACGATAATAATCTTCAGCATCTTTAGCTGGTTTATTCCACCATTCGTCAAACCATTGATCATAAGTCATACCTTCTGGTACATCTTCGATCGCACACTTCATTATCTGTTTCCAGATAGCATATTGGTTCTGACTACTCTGTTGCTGAACATTCCAACGATTCTTAAGTTTATCTTGCCATTCAACTTCTCTTTCATATTCTTCTTGAGTACAACAAACTTGAATATTTGTTAAGAGTTGCAATCTCTTGATAGAACTATCAGGATCTGTTCCATTCTTAATGGCTTCGATTTGTTTACGAACGCCATCGAGACGATCATCACTTTCTTTCTGATAGCCCTCAATTACTGCATCTTCTCTATCCTTTTGACTAGGTTCATATGCTCTATTCTCAAGCTCTCTCACATACTGATCGAGCTCTTCTTTAGATACATTATCATTCTCTGTTGGAAGAATATATGTTTGCCCATTGATAACCCTGATATTGGATTTAACTTTGGCAAATGGATCCTTGCTTCTATAATCAAACAACTTCTGAAGGCACATCTTTTTGAACTCTTCAAATTCTTCAAGAGTTGATTCATGCTGATACCAAAGAAGTTGTTCCGAAAGCATACTATTATATCTCTTCAGCTCTTTTGCAAGGTTATACACCTCTGCAAGCTGTACTCTTCGCCATACATCTTGTGCTGCACTCTTATAATCTTCGATCTGAGCTTCTTTCTTGAAATGCTCTACTGCAGCTTTATCTCCATGATACTCATAATGAGTCTTTCCATCTTCATCGGTCCGAAGTTTCTTCACACATACAATAATCTGTTCTTTCTTGCGTTTAATGGTCTTCGGCTTACCAAAATCTTCATCCCCTGGTCTAATGACCTTACCTACAGGATACTTTCCAGAATCTATTTCTTCCTGAGTAAGATCCATCCATGAATTTCGATCTCCATACCAAGAGCTATAATTATTATAATAACTATTACCCATAGTTCTCATTCCAGCCATGTTTGTGTAATCAATTGTATTAGTGCTGTTTACTTGAGGATGTGGACCATTGGCTGCATTCATTGCAATCTGTTGTTGTTCATCAATCTGGTTTACAGCTTTACCCACACTCATAATCTTTTTCATATCTTCTGATGAGAATTCTACGTTCAATCTTTTTCCTCCATCATCAGGATCAATATCGATATTGGCTGAAACTGGCTTCACTTCATCTGCAAGTGCTTTGCCAATTTTAGAAAGATCAAAATATTCTTCTCCACTCTTTGTTGTGGATCGACTAGCGGCGAACACCTTCTCCAGGGTATTCTGGTGTGCCGCATTTAAAAATTTCCAGAATAATCCGAACTGGATGCAAATGGATTGTTACCCATAGCACCATACCCACCAATCTGATTACCATAGATATTCTGAGGACCCTGTACTGTCACATGAGCATTAGGGTGACCAATATCAGGTTTATCAATAGGATAGAAATCCACATTAGCAATATTACCAATATCAGTCACAAAGTCCTTCTCAGACTGTACTGCTGCAGAAATATCTGGGATGACTTCTTTCGGTTCTTCTGGGTTGCTCATCACAGGAACATAGCTATCTACAACTGGTTCCTCAGTCGGCATCTGTGATGGAGCTGTAAATGCAACAATCTGATTATTGATATTCTGCATCTGTTCTCCTACAAACTGATCAATCTGCTCAACAGGAACTCCCTGTTGCTGCATCTCAAATGCCTTCTGCTGAACAAGATTGGTCTGATGAGCTGCATACTTCCTAACCATATCCTGACGAACAAAATCTACAGTCTCATGATTCATATCAGGAGCTGTCTGCTCAGGCTGCGAATATGCTGCATACTGAATTACATTAGACACATTGCCGCGCTGCATCTGTGCTTCCTGATGACGCTGCATAACTTGCTGCTGAATGTTATCAGAATAATACTGAAGAACATTGGTAATCTCTTTGGTCAACTGTTCAATAGTCTGACCAACATATTCAACACAAGCACCATTCTGAGCCATGATAGAAATCATATTGCCCATAACATTGCTTGTATATACACAGAACCCTTCTGCATTGATAGCAATGTTTGCATAAGGATCAAACTTTGGCAGAACAGCCTGATACATAGGTGCTCTTCCACGCTTTGCAAGCTCCTCATTAATAAATGTTTCTCTGGCCCACCGATACACATCAGCGATGTTCTCCTGTGCAGATGGATACTGAGAAATAAAGTTCTGAACCATAGCTTCAATCTTTGTCGCATTGTTCTTCCAGAACATGTAATGGAAAAGATTGATCCACATAAACTCGGTAGTCTTCTGATCACCAAGATATGGCCCATACTCTTTGTCAGAACGAAGAGGAAGAACTGCAAACTCTGGGTGTGTGACCACATTAAAGAGATCTCCACCAAGCTGATTACGGATATTCAAAATATACCGATTAACTGCATCTTCTTCTTTCTTAGAAGGCATGATTGCAGCCACTCCACAGCTTGTAACAATTCTCCGTTCATCTGTCTTTGCATTTGCATCATTGACATTCTTAACTTTCATTTTATTTTACCTCCTATCTTGTATACTTTGTATATAGTATACAATCACCTAACTATTTTACCTACCAACCCTAATAAGATCACAAATCTTTTTATACAGACCATCAACAAGATCATCATATCGAGGATCCATATAATTGTAATCTCGTACAAGATCCATAAGAACTCCTCTAAAGATAAATAATGCTCTAGAAGAGTCTGCTTCTCTTGCTGCTCCTTCAGTAGCATAATAGATTCTAGCATACCTCTTAGAGATATCCACAATCTGATCGGCCTTGTTACCAAGATTGACTTTCTGTACAGATTCAGTATTCAGAATTAAACTGCGTACCGCATCTCCAAAAAGATTCAACCACTCTTGACCTAGACTAGAATATGTTGGTCTCCACCGCATAAATTCTTCATATGCAGTTCCATGAATGGCAGAACCATCTTCTTTGTAACTAAGACCGTTCTTAGATGTGATTACAATGATCTTTTCCATACTCATTAAGTGTAATCTCCTCTCTTTTAATCACTCAATAGCTTTAGGTAATTATCAACCATACTTTTACTCAAAACATAACTCATTGCTATTTCAGGAGCGGCATAGTTAGCAAGAGACATCTTGTTATTTACACTACTCATAAGCATATCTCTGGTGCGATTGTCTACATAATTATTATAAGAGCAGATCTCTCTCATAATCTCTTCTGACAACAATACACCATTCTCACGCTTAAAAGTGATTCTAGCTTTCTCCAACATTTGTGCATTATTAGGATTGATGTGTCCTAATATATGATGTAATTGTAAATGTACACCATGAAATGCAATCATGTTGATGATAGCAGAAAAAATTTCCTGATTAGCAACTTTAGTACCAGAAGATGAATACATAATCCCATTTCTATCTTGATTTTTAACCCATCCAGATATCCAAGACGTTAATCCATCTACTGATATTTTTGAATCGGAGAATAGGTTTAGAAACGTATCCATATGAGCAAACTTAAGTAAACTCTGTACACCCATATAGATAGCATAAATCTCTCCATAATTATTTGTAGTATTATACAATACACGTACACCTTCATCAATGATCTTACCATGATACACTGTTACATATCCTGCACATGTACTAGTGATACCCTTCTCATCTTTATACAAAGATGCATCTGTGTATGTATTGATAGCATTAAAGAATGCAATCACATTACTCTTCCTCCTCTCATTCTAAATGGGTATCAAGGTAATCATTTACTATACCTCCAATACCTTCATCAGCTTTAATCTCATCAATGAATTGCATCAGTTTATCTTCTTTATTCATCAATGAGATCAAGTCCATTGTATACTCAATACCAGAATCTGCTCTGGATCTGAGTTTATATACAATGGTAGATTGAATCTGAATCGCTGTTCTCATAGCATGCTCATCAAACCTCTTACACGCTTCTGAGATAGATTCAATCACAGGGTCCTTGGTGATCAAAGCTTGCATAACAAACTTTGCACAAGACTTAATGATCTCATAATTGATTGTATCATTAGTCCTAACCCATTCTTGAATTCTTTCTTTTTGTTCCTTTTTCATTCTTCGCACCACTTTCTATAATTTTCATATTGATCTGGTAAGAGATGAGTTTTCATTATCTTATCCAACTCTTCATTCTTCTTAAGTAAACCAATAAATTCATAACAAACTGCTTTATCTTCTAAGATACCTCTTAAAAGATGTTTTGGATATGCTTGAATCTCATATGTGATGATTTCTGATATTCTATATGAATGACGTAAAGCTTTTTCATCTTTAGCTTTACAGAGCTCGTTAAATCTATTAACAGCTCCACTTTCAGTCATATAGATCATAGTTGCTACATTTGCACATACAGTACAGAGATCATCATAACTATTCGGACCCACGAACATTGCCATTTTCTCCAATAGCCCATGCATACCCAAATCTGTTTCCTTTTTCATAGCTTTCCGCTCCTTTCTTGTTACCATAATAGTATATATCTAAATATTTGTTTACTTTTATTAAAATGGTGCATGCTAGAACTATGATATATACTAAAATGCAAAATATAAAACTTCCCTTATATACCCTTCTGCTATACTTAAAATATTTGCAATATAGATAAATTACTAGCTCCATAGACATCCATTTTAATGTATTTAGAGTATCATATTTTTATAAAAATATCATTTATAAATAAAATATCCCTCTACCCATATGGGTAGAGGAAATATAATATTTTTATTACTTCTGAAGCAATTTAATACCTTCAGATTTGCATTTCTCAATGATAGACATAGCGCACTCATAGAGCTCTTCGTCATCATCTTCATATTCAAGATCATCATCATAATCATCGATATCGTCATAGCTTTCATTCTTTGATTTACCACAAGTACAAAGATATGAAGGCTTCTTACAATCAGGACAGATTTCCATTTTCTTTTTCTTAGCCTTCTTAGCAGCTTTCTTAAGCTCTTTGGCCTCAATACAGATTGCAAGAGGCTTATCTGTTCCATTACCATTAGCAATTTCATCAAGAGCTTCTTTAAAGCTTCTACAATGAGTACCAACCATATACTTTACAAGATCATCCATCTCAACAAAGTATCCATGCTCATTGCTAACCTGGATGTTGACTGCTTGAGGCAAATACTTAATTTCTCCTTGACTAATCTTATCGATAGCATCAAGAACGTTATTGCACTCAATCTCACATGCATTAGCAGAATAAGAATGGCAATTCTCACCACACTCTGCTTTAGCAAGTTCAGCAATCAACTGAAAAGTGTTTCTATAAAGACTCATATCTGATACCTCCAATATTATAGATTATCGTAGTGTCGAAAAAAGAAAGATTATATAACCCCTCTAATTTACTTTGATAAGCTCAATTATCCTATCTGTAAAACTTTTCTCTTTCTTAAGGATCTTATCTCTTGGATCAGCAATAATAGCAGAACCAACAAGAGGTTTAGTAAATACTCTGATAGCACCATTACTATCATCTGGTTTGGATGGTTTCACTTTAACTTTCATATCTATATTCTCCTTTCATCAATATAGTATATTATCGTTTATAAGATTCTTTAATCTCTTCTATTCTTTCTTCAAGGGTTTGTTTAACCATATTAAGATCTGTTGGATAAAAATCTTCTGTATCTACATGAATGAAATGAGTCTCAAGAATCTTTCTATTTTGCTCCATATCAAAAGTTTTAGATATCTCTTCTATTTTCTTAAGTGTATCCAACACTTCTGGTTCCATATAATCGTGATATATATCAATAAACTCCCAGTACTTACCAAATACAGCAGTAGTAGGAATAAATATAAATTGATTATGTACTAGTTCATGTACTGTTTCAGATAATGGTATTAGTCCTACTCTAAGCATGTAATGTTGATACATAACCTCTTTAGCAACCATATCTTCAGATAAAGGTTCTCTACATACACATCTCTTATTGTATACTGCCATTACGATATCATATAATGTAATTGGCTCATGATGTATATGAATCTTTACTTTATAAGACTCTAAGTTAGTTATATTACTGAACACAGAGCATTTGTTCATCCCAACGTAATCTCTTAAGAATCCAATAAACTGTCTATATTCAAAAGATCCTCTTACAATCCGTTCTATAGTAGTAATATACTTCTTAAATTGTTTAGGATCAGATAAATCCCAATCTTCTATTTCGAATTCAGGTATAGAGGATAGTTTAATTGTATCTTTCTGTTCTTCTGTGACATCTAATCTATTAATATTTTCAGGATTTCTCATTATATAATCACCCCTTTATCAATGTGTTTAGACACTACATACCCCTCTATCCATACTAGGATAGAGGGTATATGTAAGTTTAAGGTAGTGATTTATAAGGAGGTGATTGGATCAGACTTTACTCTTCAACATTCGTCTCATCGGTACGAGGAGGAAGCTTCTTCCACTCCTCATTGACAAGATTGGTCTCAGCAATAGTCTTCGTCTTAGCATTCGGGAAGTAAACGCTAAACGTAAACCACTTACGACCATCTCGTACCCAAGGACGCCATCCAAAGCTAAGTCTTTTATCTGTATCAAAGATCACACCACGAGAGTTGATCTTGATGCAAAACGTGTATGGAAAATTACCATTGGTAGTAGTAGGAGCATTCGTCAAAAACTCTTCAAAAAGATTCTGCATTGCTTCCTCTTCAGATCGAGCATCCTTAAAAAATCTCTTGAGACCAGAAACAGCTTCACATACGGCATCTACACCATCATAGAAGTTGTCAAAATCCTTCTGGTATACTGTAGCATTCTTCAGAACCATCTTTCATTTCTCCTTCTTTAACAACGACTTATATTTATCCATAGGCGCATATCGACATTCGACGACAGGCTTACCATATGCATTGATATATGGGTCTCCAGTAGCAATAAATGGCATTGCCATTGGATTCATTACCCAATCAGAACCATCAAACATGTAATATTTAAAGATGTCTCCACGCTTTACATTATATATTTCTGTAGGGCGTGTAAATTTACCATCTTTAAGTATAATACACATACTAACATGTTTCTTAGATAATTTATTTTTACAATCTAAGAACTGTTCCATTGTAGGGTCATAAATAGTCTTATCCATTATCCACATACTCCCTTTTTATATAGATAATTATTCAATGATCTCTCCATCGACTACCTCTTCTTCATCGATAATTGGTTCAATATAATCTTCTTGCTCCATCATATAAAGAGGAAGACTCTCAAAACTCAACATGAGTTCATCCATCTCTTTATTTTTAGCAAGAGGTTCATATTCCCTAAACAGATCATGAAGTTGACATGCAATATCCTGTATTTCTGCTTGTGCATCTTTGGCTTCTCGCATCTTAAAGAAATGATAAAGATTTCTATAAGTAAATGTCATCATAAGAGAAGTAATTACATTAGATGGTAAGAAAGATCTTGCATCTTGTCTCTTCATACCTTGATCTGACATTTGTTTATAAACATCACATAATTCATCACCAAGTTCTTGAGAAGTTCTAGATACAGTTGTACCAAATATATTTAGATTATATAATTTGTTAGTATCTCCATTAGAAATGAATTTTATAGGATCTACAAATCCTTTATCTTTATAATCAACATATCTTTGAGATACTTGTGATGTACCGTTGCGGTGTCTCACAATCTGAAGAGAGATTACTCGTGAGATATTTTTAAACACCACTGTTACAGCAGCAATATCCATACAGTCATATAGACCAAATCCATATGGAGATACTTTCTTAAGAATTTTATCAAGAGTGTGATGCTCAGTAGCAAGAATCTCTACATTCTCAGATTCGAGTTTCTTATGCTCTTGACCAGCAGAATCACAGAATACATCATTATCGATACTAGCACGAGAATACTTGATATTCTTCATATTCTCTACCGCTGTAGCAAACAACGCTCTATCCATAACTCCATCTTTGATAAAATCATCATAGTACACAGATTCAGTACAAGAATACAGTACTTCTTTAATAGATGAAATAAATGGATTATGAATACAATCAGGACAGAATCTAATGGTATTCTTATATGCCCTAATCGTTCCACCAATAAGAACATGAATATTATTCTTATCCTGTCTAACCTTCCAATTCAAATATCTCATTGCACTAGCAAGATTAATGAACTCTGAATACAGAGATGTATTAAAATGAAGCATCATGATGATATTTGTATGCTCAAATGTAGACTCATGTCCTCTGAGTGCTACTCTAGCAATATGCATCAATCTTTTCTCATAATCATCTTCTACATCTTGACCAATACAAATACGTGCAGCTTTAGATACAAGATACGAACAGTCAGATACATAAATCACTTCATTCTCTACAGTACCATCTGTAATCTTATACCCATCATCTCTATGATGATCAGGAATAATGGTAGAAATATCATCTACTCTTTCAGAAGGCATATCAGAAAACAAAGCTTTAATTTTTTCTTGAATTTTCATGTGTAAATATTCCTCCATACACCTTTTTATGAAAGTGAAGATTTGGATCTGTAAGGTCCATAAACTCTCCATATGAGTTTACTACAAATAATTGAAATTGGTATGTTTTTGCTGTAGTGAGCATTTCCTTTATAGGAGTTCCAGCAGGATTATCAGAGAAAATAATAACCAATTTAATTTTAGATTTGCCAAAAATCTCTTTATATTTCTTTAAAGTATACCAGATTGGAGATTTTCTGATATTCTTGTTATATGCTCTATTTTCAATAGAGTTTCTACCGGGAAACATATTGTATCCTCTTTGAGCATGTTCGAGAGGTTGAGCATATGATTGATCGAAGATTCTTGGATTTCTTATTAGTAGACTGGTTGCTCTTTCTTGATTCTTCTCGTATTCTGATTTCTCTTCATATCCAGGAGGATATATAATACATTGATTCTCTTCTGGTATCTTGAATACCATCATATAGTCTTTAAACCACTCCATAATCTTCTCAGCAGGAGAATAGATTACAAATGTAGCTTCAGGATTACGACGAATAGCAGTAAGAAGTATATCTTGATATATCTTTACAGGTCTTTCGTCATAATCTTTATCTGCAATGAATGCAATCCCGTCTGTCATTCCTTCTGGAAATGAAGATGGGATTTCAATTAGAAATGAACTCATGACCATTCCTCGCTCTTAGCTTCAAAACATTCTATGATATTAGCAAATATCTCCTCTCTATTCTTAAACTCTGTATGTCCACCTATATCTTCTGTAATATAAATATCTTCTTGTCTATCACCACAGAAATTGAATGTGTTGAATCTATCATATATCTCAAGCATCTTTTGTATGTTTGATTCATAGATATCTCCACTAGACTTTTCTTTCAATTTTTGTATCATAAGATCTGGATCTGTAATCATCTTAAACAGTAAATCTGCTACAGGAAGTCTATATGTATATAAAGCATTTGTAATTAGATCATCGTATTCAGCTTTAGTATTACAATTATAATACAATCCCGAATACCAGAATCTATCAAAAATAATATACTTAATACCATTCTTAATATCTTCTTTGATCTCTGTATTCCATTTATCATACATCTCCATTAGATACATATTTCTGATAATCTTTTTATCTATATCTTCTGGATAATTCTTTCCTAGAAACTGTTTGATATAATAAGATCTATTATTATCATAATCTGGGAATGTATATCTCTTAGCTTCTTTACCAATATAATTGGTTAGAGCAATAGAATTGGTTTCTTTAAAACTACAATCTAGTCCCTCAAATACAATAATCTTTGGATACATATCTACTCATCTCCTCTTAATATCTTATTATTATATTACTGGGATATTGAATTACTACAGAATTAGATTTAAATATATTTATTTTTCTCTTGTTTTTAAGAGACTCCCAATAAGGGAGTCTCAAACCAGACGAGCGCGAAAGACCAGACGAGCGCGAAAGACCAGACGAGCGCGAAAGACCAGACGAGCGCGTAAGACGAGCGTAGCGC